CCGGAGGTCTTCTCTGCTGCGTCCGCCTTCGCGGCCTCGGCCTTGGCCGCCTCCTCTTCCAGCACGGGCTGCATGGCGCGGTTCATGCCGTACAGGTACCCGCCGCCGCCACCACCGAGGAAGCCGAGGGTGCTGCCGAGGCTGGCAGCCCCGGCGGCGGGCGCCGTGGCCTGCTCACGCAGCAGGTGTGCTTTCTGCTCGGCGTCGAACAGCGCCTTCCTCGCGGACCCCAGCTCGTCGAACGCGTCGGACGACTCTCGTGAGGCCTGGGTGAACGCGTCGCTCATCTCCTGCGACCGTCTGGCGAAGTCGTCCGCCCACTGCTCCGGATGGCCGGACCGCAGCCCACCACCCCGGGACGCCGCCCTCCAGGCGTCGTCTGCCCGGTCCACACGCTGCTGCGCCGCCCGCAGCAGGTCGTCGGCCTGGGCCGCCAACGCCCGACCGCGCCCACGCGTCAGCAGTGCCGCACCGCCACCGAGCAGGGCCCCGCCGGCGACGGCGCCACCGAGCGACCCGAGCAGTCCGCCTGCTTGGCCGCCGAGCTCGCCGCGAACGGCCATCTCGGCCTTGCGGCCCTCGGGGGCTTTGTTGAGCCCGACGATGGCGCCGACACCGGGCACCACGGCCGTCTTCTCCACGCCCGCCTTCTTCTCCGGCTTGTGGTCCAGCGGGAAGTCCCGGTCGGTCTTGTGGTCGAAGTGCTCGCCCAGGAAGCCGTCGTGGCCCTGACGGGCCAGCCGGTGGGCCTCCGGCGAGAGCTTGTCGTTCTGCGCCGGCACGCGGTCCCAGCCAGGCTCGGCGGCGGGGTCCTGCTTGGGCTTGGGGTAGGCCGAGACGCTGCCCACGCGGGCGTCCTCGTTGGTCTCCAGCTGCGACGCAGCCAACTTCAGTGCCTCGGTCACGCTCATCTCGGTCTCCTACTCCGGCGGGATGCCGATGTTGCCGATGGTGGTCGCCTGGGTCCGGAACTTGAGGCCTCGCGGCTTCCTCGGGGCGCCCTTCTGGTTCTCCTCGCGGATCTCCTGCTTCTGCATGAAGGTCGAGCCATCGCCCGGCATCCGTGTGGAGCTGCGCCGCGGCTTCCATCCGACGTCCGCGCCCTTGATGATGGCCGCCTCAAGGGCCTTCTTCGCCGCGGGGTCCGCCTCCACCAGCTCCTTGGCCGCGGCCTCCTCGAACTTCGGCGCGCTCTTGAACAGGATGCGGGCGGCCGTCAGCGTCGGGGCCGACGTCGACACGGCTCCCGTTGCCCGCGCGGCCTGGGCGGCGCCGGCCAGGCCCTTGAGGAGCTTGGCCTTGCGCACCGCCTCTCCCTGGCTGACCTCCTCAAGCGCGCGGAGCTCGTCCTGCGCGATCTTGGTCAGCTCGTCGAAGAAGCTGGTGGCGGCCTGCTGGATCATCCCTGCCTCTGCGACATGGCCTTGCGGTACTGCCGCCCCATCTGCAGGTCCTTGGCCCCCTGGAGCCCGACTGCGCCCGCGGGGATACCTGCTCCGAGGCCCCAGACGAACTTGTTCTTGCCGAGCATCGCGGCGAGCTGGCCAAGCGTCATCTCGGTGCCCGCCTTGGCCGCCCCGGCGATGGTGGCCTCCTTCTTGGCCCCCTGCTCCGCCAGCTTCCCGGGCTTGATGGGGATGCGCCCGCTGCGGGTCTTGGTGTGGTTGTCCCGCTTGTTGCGGTTCTCACGACAGGCGCCGATCTTCTCGAGCTCGTCGAAGAACGCGTCCTGAAAGGCCGGACTGAACAGTAGCGACATGGGGCACCTCTCCCCTCGTTATACCGGGTGGTCAGGCTACAGCCAATGCCTACCCGACCATGGCCCGGGACTTGAGCGCCTTCACATAGGCGAGGACGCGGTCACGCCGCGCGATACGCTGATCGAGCGACACTGCAATCGGCTCCTCCTTCCCGCGTCCATCGACACGCGCGAAGGTCTGATCCTCCCTGGACAGGTCCACAGGCTCACCGGCCTCGTCGGTCAGCAGTCCGTGCAGGTTCTCCAGCGGGGCCACGGCGCGGCTGTGGAACCCCTCGTCTGGCGAGCCGTCGAATGGGAGGCCGAGCTCAGCGTACGTCTTCCGCCGCCCCATCTCGTCGTACTCCAGCTCGGCGCCTCCGAGGATGTCCTTCAGCGTCGCCACGGGCCGGTGGATGTAGTTCCACGCCATCTTGTCGGCGCCGCCGTGCTCCTTGGCGTAGCCGTAGACGATGGCCAGGGCGTCGAGCATCTGCGCCACGGAGACTGTCCTCGATGCGTCGTCGCCGAGCTGCACGGTGCTGACGACGTCGGCGTACTTGCTGTTGGGGTCCACCACGAACCGCTCCTGGTCCGTCGCCACGGTCTTCCCCTCTGCCTCCACACCGCCGAGGAGCTCGGCGTCCTCGTCCGACCCAGGCACGGGCACCGGGCGCTCCGGCTCCCCGACCTCACGCGCGGCGAAGACGTGCTCGTCGACCAGCGACCCCGTCCCGAAGAACACTTGGTAGATCTTCTCGCCGATCTCCTTGTTGCCGTAGTGCGGGGACACCCACGGGGGACGCAGCGCCTCCTCGGCCGGCATGTCGAACGACAGCGTCCCGAGGACCTCGGCCGCGCGAGCCGGGTCGATGGTCTCCGTGACGACCACGGTGTCGTAGTAGAAGTACCTGGCGCCGCTGCCCGACTCCTCGTACCGGATGACGCCGTCCGACCGCAGGCTGTGGATGGGGCCCTGGACACCTGTGTCGCCGATGCCCTTGGCGCAGTCGTTGCCGCTGCCCTTGGTCACCCGCTCTCCTGTCTCGTCGTCCATCGGCTCGACGCCGAGTACACGGTAGGGGGTGCCGGGCCCCGCCTCGTACACCGGGTCAGGCGGCACGACGCCACCGCTGCCGAAGATGGACCCGTCGGCCGTCCGCGGGAAGATCGGGTTGGGCGTCAGGTCCTTGAGCAGGTCCAGCAGGTCCTGGTGCCCCGCCTCCAGGAGCTGGTCGTACTGGAGGATGAACACGACGGCCGTCTGCTCGCTGGCCGCCACCTCCTGCTCGGTGATGGCCATGTTGAGGTACTCGTCGTCCGTGCCGTCCGCGGAGCGGTGGGCGCGGCAGAAGTTGAGGACCCCCGAGGTGTAGCCGCCCTGCTGGTCCGCGACGATCTCCATGCTGCTGCACAGACCCAGGAACTGGGTGGGGAAGCGGATCTCCTGACCCAGCCCGGCCTCGACCGCAGGCACGTAGCCAGATCCAACAGCCTCGATCAGCTCCCGTTGGCTCACGCCGTCCGGCACGTGCATGGGCTTGTCGAGGATGGCCATGGGGAAGCCGCAGACCGGCAGGTAGTTGAACTGCCCGCTGAACTGGATGACCCTCGGTGCGAACCGGAACCGGAAGAAGTTGTGGTGCGCCACCCTCTGGGCCCAGCTGTTCTGCACGTCCTTGGCGTTCTCGGTACCCGCTGTCTGCGAGGCCACGTAGTCCCGCTGGGCCTTGTTGGCGTAGAACTTCACCTCGCTGACCGAGTGCATCTTCGGCACGATGCCGGAGTGCACCTCGTGCGGCATGATGATGGCCGACTGCGTGTAGTACGAGCTCCCGGCCAGGTCGAGCATCCCCGACAGGTCGGGCGCGTAGTAGAAGTAGTCGAGCAGCTCGTCCGGCCCGATGAGCTCCATGCTCGACCGGAGCTGGTAGCGCGTGCACTCCCGCAGGAGCTGCCGGTTGAGCGAGAACGAGTTGTAGTGCTCTGGGAACAGGACGTTGCACCGCGGCGGCGCAGCGAACCAGATGTCGGGCCGGAAGATCTGCGTGTTGAGCCGTGCCCCCGAGGTGTACTCGACCGTCTTGCTCCCCGTCGTCGTGTGGTTGAGGGCTGCCTCGATGGACGCCTTCGCCAGCTCGAGCTTGCGGAGCGCGGTCTCGGCCTTCTGCGTCGTCGGCGACCCCGTGGTCGACGCAGCCGTTCGCGCCTCGACGATGTCCGCCAGCGCCATCTCGACGTCGGTGTAGGGCTGCGTCCCGATGTGGTCGTCGAGCCCGGGGATCACGGTGTTGTCCATGTACCGCCAGATCCCCCACACCATCGACGCGATGTCGATGTCCTCCTCCGTGGGCGTCGCCGGCGCCGACTCGTCCGTGAACGAGGTCACAGACTGCTCGACGGACGCCGTGCTCGTGGTCAGCGGTGCACCCACGCTCCACAGCACCGTACTCTCGTCTTCGGGCTGGCTGCTCGCCTCGATGGCGGCGACGACGTCCTCGATGTCGGTCTTCACCTTCGTGAGGTGGCCGCGGCTCTCGCCCGTGATGGTGGACGCGTAGGTCGGCTCGTCGTAGCTGCCCGGCTCGCCGCCCGCCGTGAAGTACGGAGCGGGGCACGGGACCATCGAGTACGTGATGTACTGGCCCACCATCCGCAGGATGTCGCGGATGGACATGAGCCCGCCACCGCCGCCGAGCGAGTTGGTGAGCCACTGGCTGAAGACCTTGCGGTTGAACAGGTCGATGCCGGTGGTGTCATCCAGGTCCGTGGCGATCTGCCACAGCAGCTTGTTGCGCAGCTCCTCGACCGTGTTGAAGTCGTTCACCCCCTTGAAGTCGCCGGGGATGCCACCGACCGCCTCGATGACCGACACAAGTCCAGCGAGGAGCCCCTGGAGCTGCTTGAACTCGTGGAACTTCGGCGTCTTCCGCTGGAGCAGGCTGCCGACCACCGACGCGGGGTCGTTGATGATGTCGTCGAACAGGTTGGTGTTGGCGCCGATCATCCGGGCGTTGCTGCCCATGATCCCGGACCCGCGGGGGCCGTAGGTCAGCATGAACTGGTACGTCGTGTCCCAGGCGATGGAGGCGTCGAGGCACTGCAGGATCAGGGTCCGCTGCGTCCCCTGCTTCATGTACCGGAACCCGATGAGCAGCCCGTAGAAGCACAGCTTGTAGTCGTCCAAGCGGATGATCTCGGCCTCGGTGAGCGGTCGGCCGTCGGCGGTCTGCGTGACCTCCGGGACGTTGACGATGTCGTGGGCGAACAGGTGGACCATCGACCGGGCGTGGAACTCCAGGCCCTGGTCGAGGGGGACGATCTGGATGGTGGCTGCGCATGGCGCGTTCTCGGCGATGCTGATGCGCGCGCCGATGACGGGGACCTCGACGCCCTCGACGAGAAGCCGCAGCTTCAGCCAGCGGGCAGCGGCCACATCAGCCTCCCGCCGGGATGGAGCCGCTCTGGCTCAGCGCGCTGCCGAGCACGCCTTCGCCTGTGGCCAGCGCCTCGTGGCCCGCGACGCCACCCGACTCGACCACGGCCGTCTCCGGGACGTGCGGGTGTTCGACACCGAAGTACTCGGCGGCCTCGTTCTCGGTCCGGACGAAGTTCTGCCCGCCCTCCACCACGATCTGCGACATCTCCTCGGCCGTGGCCTGGACCTGCGACACGACGCTGGCGGTCAAGTTGACTCCGAACTTGGCGAAGTTGAGGAAGGTCTGACCGAACACTTCGGCGTTGGAGGCGGCGAGCTTGGTGAGCAGCAGCGGGTCGTGCGCCGGGTGGAACGGGTAGACGTTCGGGATGTCCCGGGCCGGGTACTCGTCGATGTTGTCCCAGATGCGCGACCGGCCGACCCGGTTGGCGGGGATCACGCCATACCGGCTCGTGTCAGGTCCGCGCACCGTGACCTGTCCGAACGCGCTCCTCGCCTGCCAGCCGGCTGGTGCGGACCCGGGCGCGATGTGGGTGCCGCTGGCCACCATGACGTGGGCCCCGAGCGCACTGATGGGCACGGTGTTGGCGCCACCGAAGGCGAACTGCTTGGCCTTCTCGATCAACGTGTGGGCCATCCCGAGTGGCCCGGTGATGTTCTGGATGCCCCACTTCACGGCGTCGATGACGCTACGCGCCTTGAACGCGGCCGTGTTCATGTTCCGCATCCGCATCAGCGACGACTCCAGGGCCGTGTCGAACTTGTAGACGTCGATGCCGCCCCCGGTGATGGGGTACTGGGTGCTGCCCACATTCGAGACGTCGGAGTGCCGGGTCACCCACATCGTGAAGGTGAACGGCACCTCCCGCGGGCGCCGGGAGTCCTCGGTGGTCGACGACCGGATGAGGTAGCCCTCGAGGGCGATGGAGTCGTAGGTCAGGTACACGCGGGCGCCGCGCTCCACCAGCTTCGTGCCGCGCAGGTTCTGCTCGTAGTTGTGCCACCACTCCGAGCGCCAGTTGAAGTCCTCGGAGTTGGCCAGGACGCCCGAGAATCGCATCATCCGAGGCTTCTGGCCGAAGAAGAAGCCGTAGTCCTCGCCGAAGGTCTCGACCAGGTGGAACTTCTCCTCCTGCACACGCTGGACGGACTGGATGATGAAGTTGGAGATCAGCGGCTGCGACGACCACGACCCGCTGGAGGAGTCACGGTTGCCGCCGGAGTCGTACAGCCCCAGGTTCTTGAGGTCGGACGTGAAGACTTGGATGGTGGCGTAGGTGTCATCCTTGATCTGCATGCCGCGCAGCGGCCGGCGCACGTGCGAGTAGTCCCGCAGCGCAGACCACGCCCCGCCCGGATCCGTGTCCCAGGTCTGGGCGGCGTCCGCCTCCATGGCGAACGGGTCTTCTTCGACCAGGATGAAAGCCGCCATCACACCTCCGGCAGGGAGAAGCCCAGCTTGGTCAGGTAGTCCTTGACCTGCCGGGGGATCTCGGTCGTGGCGTCCGTGCCGCGCACGGTGGAGGTGACGTGGGACCGGGCGAGGAAGGCCACGACGTCGTCCATCGTGATGCGGTCGTACATCCGCGCCACCCGCTTGCGACCGCCCCGCATGGGCACGGAGTGAACCATCTCACGCCGCGTCAGCGTCTGGTCCCACCTGGGAGTCGCCCGGCTCATCTACCCGCTCCTGGGCTGGCAGTCTGCTCGGTCAATTCGGTGACCTCCCGCAGCTTGGGCAGCTCCTCGCCGACGGCGCGCACGAAGATGGTGTTGGCCTCCATCGCTCGTTCGATGGACTGGGCCAGCTCGACCACGTCCCCCGACAGCGTACCTGTCCTGGCGCCTCCTGTGGAGGCTCCAGAGATCGCGCCACGCTCCTGCGCCACCGCGAGCATGTCAGCGAGCTTCTGGCCCTCGGTGTCCGAGATGCTCAGGTCGCGGATGCTCTTCTCCAACTCGTAGTACAGCTCTCGCCCTATGCGGCCAGCAGACTCCGGGCCGCCCTCCCGAGTTTCCATCGACCGCATGAGCCCCTGCACGTCGACGCCGCTGCGGCTGGCGATCTGGGCGAGCACCATATCCCTGTTGGTGCCGCCGATACCGCCGAGCCTCCGTTGGCCCTGCTGCATGCGCATGCCGACCCCAGCGGCGAGGACCTCGCCTTCCGGCCCGAGGGAACCGAGGTAGGCCATGACGTCGCCGCGTGCTCCCGACCCCATCCCGCGCATGAGTCGCGCGAGATCCGCGCCGCCGGGTCCGGCAACCTCGCCTGCGGCCATCGCCGCGGCATCCTCAAAACTCAAACCCTCCAGCTCGCTGGCGTAGGCCCGAATCTCACGCAGGGTCGCCTCGTCGACCCCATGCCGCGCCGCGTCCTCCTTCGAGATGCGGGCGCTGAGCGCGGCGCCCTGGCGGTTGGCCTTGTTCTGGAATTCCGTTACGACCTCGGTGGCCTCGTGCATGCCGGCTTCGGTCATCATCGCCTTGACCTGGTCCGGGTCGTTATCCTGGATGATCCGCTGGAGCGTCCTCAGTTCCTTCTGCGTCAGGTCTCCGATTTGCTCTCGGAAGCGCCGGAGCTCCTGCTTCTCCCCGCCTGTGATGGTCCCGTCCTCCTCCTTCTGGAGCAAGTTCCGGTACTTGGACGTCTGCTGGAACTTGTCCCCGACAGTCGTACTGGACCCGAGCCACGACATGACCTGCGTGCTGCTGTCGCCTGTGAGGAGGTCGCGGACCTTGCCGCGCATCGGCGCGTGCATCATCCCCGCGCCGACCGTGTACGCCCATGGCGTGAGCGACGCCTTCGCCGCCTCCCCGACGCTCTCGCCGGAGATCAGGCCAGCGTACATGCGCGTCATCCAGCCGCCGCCGTACTGCACCGCCGTCATCGCCGGCGCCACGAGCGACATCGCCGGCCCCGTGTACGCCCAGTTCCCCAACGACCCCCGGCCCAAGGTCTGGACGGCCTCGTCGATCACCTCTTCCCGCCCGCGCGCCGCCATCAACCCCATGGCCCCGACGCCGTAGTCGTCGTCCGGCAGGGTGACGCCGCCCTGCTGCGCCGCGAGCCGGACGATGTCCTCCCGCTCCTGTCGAGGTCGTCCCTGGAGGTACTCCTCGTAGAAGCCTGTGCCTCGAAGCCCGCGCTGGACACGCCGCGCACTCATGTTCCCGGCAGTCCTGGCACGAATCGACCAACGGGCGCCCCCCAACGCCTCACCGAACTCCGAGCCCATCTGCGAGAGGTCGACGTTCCGCCCGAGACCGACGTCGGCGGCGGTGAGGCCACCGAGGAAGCCTGCACGACGCTGCTCCAACTGCTGGAGTTGCCCGAACTGCCCCTCGGTGATCTGTCCCCGTCGGAGCTGGCGGTTCGCGGCACCCATCCGACCGAGCCCGCGGCCAGTCGACATCGCGGTGAGCCCCGCGACATCGCCCATGCCCGTCCCCATCATCCAGGCCTGGCGCTCCTGCTCGGTGATGGTGACGTCGTACCGTCCCCACAGGCGGTCGAAGAAGCGGTCAGACCGCTCCTCGATGCCGCCGCCCAGGCCCTGGCCCAGCTCCTGCAGGGGGTTGGAGATCTGCGCCTCCCACTCCCGGCCCACGTTCTGACGCCACCAGCCCCGGATGCCGCGCTTCCGCTGCTCCGCCTGGTTGATGGCGTTGTCCACGGCCTGCAGGGTCCTCTCACGCTGCGTGCGGCGGATCGTCGCTGCCTCCCGAGCCATCTCCACCATCACCTCGGCCTCGGCCCTGTTGAGGTTGGTGAAGCGCTTCATCAGCAGCATCTCGATGTCTTCTTCGGCGCCGGCGATGCCCCGGCTCCCTGCCACGTCGCGGACGACGGACTCGATCAGCTCCGGGCCGGCCTGCTCCATCAGGTTGCCGCGGAGCAGCTCCTCGTTGGCCACGAACGAGACCCTGGAGCCGCGGCCCCCACCAAGCCGCCGGCTGGCCTCTCCACGGACGTTGCGGATGTTGATGTCGCCGGCGCGCAGCCGAGCGATCTGCCCCATGTCGACTTCGCCAGTGTACCGGCCGTCCTCGACCTCGCCGGTGGCGAGCATCATGGCCCTGCCCACAGGGGTCGTGGCGAACCGAAACGCCTGCTCGGCCATCCGCATCGACAGCTGGTTGTAGGCCGCCGGGCCGGTCATGCCGCCCGTGGCCTCCATGATGGCCTCTTCGGAGATGGCCCCGGACTGTACGGCCGCGCCGAGAGACCCAGCGAGTCGGGTGGTCAGGCCGGCGCCTGTCGCCCGCCGGGATCCAAAGGCCTGTGCCAGAGAGGCTCCGCCCCGCTGCAGCTGGTTGAACTGCTGCGTCCCGTAGCCCATGGTCCCGAGGACTTGGCGCTGGACCGTCGCACCCATCACGTCCTGGGCCGTGTAGAAGCCCGACCGGCGCATGTCCTGGAAGAAGGGGATGGCCTCCTGCAGGGAGACCCCCATCACCGACGCCACCTCCTTGGTCGCGCTGACGATGTCCTTGAACTTGCGCTGGAAATCCTGGGCGTCTCGGACGGCCTGCATCATCCCCATCTCGGGGAGTGCGGCCGCGATGCCGGCGAGGTCGCGGATGTCCATGTTCATCTGCGTGCCGATGTCACGCATCATGGAGGTGACCTGGCGCGCCTGGGCACCGCTGAACCCCTGGCCTCCTTGGGCCCCGGGGTTGTAGAAGTTGTAGCCGCCGAGCGCCTGCGAGGTCTGCCGGTACTGCGAGTAGCCCCGTCCGACCTGCGACACGCCGTAGGCGCCGGCCGCAGCCGCAGCGGGGATGCCGAGGCCCAACGACAGGGGCAGAGCGCCGAGCGCCGCACCGCCGAGCAGACCGACGGGGCCGCCGAGCGCACCACCGAGGACACCCCCGACGGCCGCGCCTCCAGCCGACATCGGCAGCATCCCGGCCGCCCCCATCCCGAGCGCGCCGACCGTCGCCGCGGCAGTCGCCATCTGGGGTGCGTGCTGCAGGGCGCCCATCGCGGCCGACGCGAGTCGGGGTCCAGCCGTCGCTCCGGGCGGTGGCGTGGCCGACGATCCGACGTACCCACCGTGCACCTGGCCCAACGCGGACGCGTAGGCCATCTGGTTGTAGGCGTAGGCCTGCTGTTGCCCGATCAGGGCCCCAGCCTGGTGACTCGACATGATCGTCATGCTGGCAACACCGTACCCGCGCACGCACGCGAAATTCAAGGATTACGGCTCGGTATAAGGGTAGCGCACCCAAACGAGGAGGTCACATGGCTTTCGTCATCCCCCTGCTGACCGTCCTCGGCGGCCCGAGGGTCCTCAAGTCCCTCATGGTCCCGATCTTCAGCTGGCTCGGAATCGCCATCCGCACCGCCCGCGACCACGAGGTCGAGGGGGACGTGGCGGGTGTCAAAGTCCGTCTGCCGCAGTCCGAGTACGGAGCGTTGCTGTCGTTCATCGCCTGGCGCGAGCGCGGTGACGTGCAGCCGCTCGTGGACGAGGCGGGGTTCGACCGCCTGCTGGCGAAGGGACGGCTGGCCGCCGAGTGAAAAGGCTGGGCGGTGCGTGGCACAAGGGGTTCGGTCGCAGTCCAGAGTGACAGCGACCCCGCTACGCACCACCCGGCCCGTCAGGTCGGCGCGCCATCCGGACACGGGGGCGCCGGCACAGAGGACGGCGACGGGGTTCTGCAGGACAGGTGTTTCATTAGCCCGCGAAACTGTGTCGCTGGTCGGGCACAAGGGTAGTACACCGAAAGGAGGATCGTTCAAGTGACATCCGTACCTGTGGGCGTCAAGCCCAGCGACATCGACGTGTCCAATCACTTCTGGGATGCGTTCGATCACATGGAGACCGAGATCTCCGCCCGATGGATCGTCCGGTTCCTGCAGGACCGCGACGACACATGGGGTCCGTTCACCCGCGAGGAGCTCGAGGCGTACTACACCGCGCCCGGCCGCCGGCCCGCGGGAGAGCGCTTCAACTTCAACCGGCTGGTCAGCCCCGAACTCGTGCCGCGTGACGCCGCCGCTGCGTTCGCCGGGTTCATCGGGGACAGGGTGGAGAAGGGCGGCGGCTGGGTCGAGAGGACCGACGGCCGCTACCAGGTCACCGAGGATTTCATTCGCCGCTGCGCCGAAGGGCGACAGAAGGCACGAGAGGAGACGCAGGATGACGGACAGCAACGGGACTGAGCACGTCGAGCCGGACGGTGGCTGGGGCAAGCCCACGGGTACGCCACCGCCCGACTGGGCCGCGTGGCGGGAGGAGCAGGGGCACTACGTGGTCCAGCTCCGCAACGGCAGCGAGGAGGTCTACGGCCTCGTCACGGTGGTGCTGCTGAGCATCCGGAGCGCCTTCGCCCCCGCCACCGAAGAGGAGATGCGGGCGATGGAGCCCACCCAGCTCGGCGACGAGCTGCGGAAGGCCACCTCCCTCTACGACCTCGTGATGATGGCCCAGGACCCGGAGTACCGCGAGCAGGTCTCCCCGGACAACATCGCGTTCCTCAAGCGCTTCAATCTCGTCGAGGCCGACGGGCGCATGCACGGGTCCACCCGCAACATCGTCCGCTCGGCGTTCGAGATCGGCGCCAAGGGCCAGATGCCGGTCCAGAACAATCCGCTGCTTCGCAGGGGCGACGTGCCCGACCGTCGGGAGGACAAGTCGTTCGAGGACCCGCTGATGCGGATGATGCGGACGACGCCGAGCCCCGTCGCCGACCCCATCCCGGAGGTGCCGGGGGACCAGCGGCCCGTCGCGGGCGAGGTGTTCGTCGGCAAGGCCTCCCGCGGCCGCGTGGTGGTGCTGCCGCCGTCGATGAACCCGAGCATCTTCCCGCACCACGACACGGTGGTCTACACCAACGAGAAGTGGCCCACGGAGGAGCACCTCCAGTCCCACCAGCCGCACACCATGCGGACCGCGGTGTTCCTGGACACGTTCGACCGCGTCGAGGACGACGTCATCGGCACCGAGCAGCTGCGGGAGATCGCCAGCCGCTTCGGCGACCCCAACCAGTGGATCCACGCCGACAAGGAGACCGAGGAGTAGCCTGAGTCCCTCCAGCCGGAGGGGCCAGGGGCGCGCCCGACGCGCGCCCCGCTTATCTTAGAGTTGGTGCGGGTGCTCGGGATCGAACCGAGGACCTCCTGGTCCCGAACCAGGCGCGCTACCAGACTGCGCTACACCCACACCTGGGGCCGACGCTCGGAATCGAACCGAGAACCTGCTGATTACGAGTCAGCTGCTCTGCCTGGTTGAGCTACGTCGGCGTGGTGCCCCGACCCTGAATTGAACAGGGGACCCCGGACTTATCAGGTCCGTGCTCTACCGGACTGAGCTACCGGGACACGGGAACTATTCAGTTGTGCATAGGTGCGCCCACCCGGACCGGGCGGGCTAGATAATGGTCGTAGGTGGTGTCAGCCAACGCATGAGGGCACTGTAGCACAGGAGGTAGGGTTGTGGTAGCCCGACCCGGACTCGAACCGGGGACCTTCGGTATCTAGCCGAAGATCCCTTCCACGCGGCCGGCTCGACCCGACTGAGTCAGGGTCTTCCCCATGATGTGCCGGGCTTGTCGTTGGGCCATCTCGCCCGCCTGCTCTGGTGACATCTCCGGTAGTTCCTTGGCGCCTCGGAGGAATCTCCTCTTCATGGCGGCCGGGACCCTCTGGCCGCTTTCCAGGAATTGATGAGCGCGGGGGTCCTTGAACACCTGCGCGAACTGCTGACGGAGAAGCTCGGTTTCCCCGGTAGCCTCTCTCATTTCCCGCAGTCGCCGGGCAGCGTGCCTCAAGCTCTTGGCTTGCCCCTTCGGAGCGGCCAGACGGTTCAGGAGGTTCAACTCCTCTACCAGCACTCCGGGGCTGAGGTGAAGACTCTTGCCTAGAGGTACGGCCTTCCTCTCCAACCCCTCATGCAGCGTGAGGAGTGTCTTTGGGCCACGGCCTTCCACCCCAGGGAGCAGGCCCTTTGCCGCAGACGGGCCGTAGAAGATTCTCCCGGCGTGACGCCCGTACCTGGACTGGAGAGCCTGCACCAGCTCTTCTGGGATCATTCCCCGCTGCCACTCGAAGAACTCTGGATGCTTGAGGGACTTGCGGATGTGGGCCTTCGTCGGGATCAGCGTCGCTCCCAGCTGACCCGCCAGCCCCCTAGACCTGGTAGGTGCCAGTCTCCTGGCTGCCGCGTACAGCTCCTGAGCGGACGCAGCCTCCTTGATCTTGCAGAGCTCGTCAACGAAAGCCGGGAAGGAGGGACTCACGCTCAGAGACTACCCCACCTCGTAGTCGGCCGTAAAGCGGATACCCTTCTTCTGCCCGTTCTTGGGCGGGGTGATCCGCAACGCGGCTACGCGGATGGCTACATCTTCTACGGGCACCAGGTAGACCTTGTCCAGATCGGGGCAGTAGACACCGAAGAGCTCGACTTGCCCCCTGTACCCCTTCCGCTTCCTGGTGCGGTAATCCACGCTGCAGGGGTCGAACTGCACCGCGCCGTTCCGCAGGCGCCCGGTCTTGCACTGGATGCGCTTGAACTCCCCGTCGTCGTCCATGACGAGGTCGTACCGTTGGTTGTCCCCGAAGGGCTGGAGCATGACCTTCCCTGCCTTGAGGAGGGTGCCGAGGATCACGCCTTCCGACTTCTCACCGACTTCCTTGGTGTTCATGGGGCCAGCGTACCTGAGAGCGTCGGGTAGGTCAACCGGAGGTGTTGGTAGGTCTGGCTGGGCTCGAACCAGCGACTTCTGCCGTGTGAAAGCAGCACTCTCCCAACTGAGTTACAGACCCACTGACACCGCTGCTCTCCCTAGCTGAGCTACCGGCCCGTGGTGGAGGCGACAGGAATCGAACCTGCGACCTGCTGCGTGCAAGGCAGCTGCTCTCCCAGCGTGAGCTACGCCCCCACGGCGAAGATGTAGATGTAGAGGGTCGCTCCCCGAACCGGGGAGCTAGATCGCGGCCACGACAACTGGCAGCGCGAGGAAGACGGAGAGTCGTGCGAGACGTTCCATGCCGCGACTGTAGCACAAGTGGCGCGAGCTGTGGGAATCGAACCCACCCAGTTGGTTTTGGAGACCAACTCGCCTGCCTTGGGACATGAGCCCGCACTGGAACCCCCGACTGGACTCGAACCAGCGCACGGCGGATTAGAACTCCGCTGCTCTTCCAACTGAGCTACGGGGGCCGACTTGACTGAACTCCCCTACTTGACCGGCTGCTCAAGCGGCCGGGTTTGGTCAAGTGGTACAGACGTCAGGGGTCGAACCTGAAACCACTGGGGCCACATCCCAGCGCTCTGCCAGTTGAGCTACGTCTGCACGTGGTACCCGCGGGAGGACTCGAACCTCCGACCTTCCGGTTCGTAGCCGGACGCTCTAGGTCCACTGAGCTACGCGGGCACGTGACCCCGGCAGGACTCGAACCTGCGACCTCCGCGTCCGGAGCGCGGCGCTCTGGGTCCACTGAGCTACGGGGCCGGTTGTCAAAGATGGCGGTGCCGCCAGGACTCGAACCTGGAACCAGAGCGTTAACAGCGCCCCGCTCTAGCCATTGAGCTACGACACCGTGGTTGCTGCGCCTGGGGTCGAACCAGGGACCTGCCGGTTATGAGCCGGCTGCTCTACCGCTGAGCCACGCAGCATCGAGGGTCGACCGGGACTCGAACCCGGATCTCCGGATTAAAGGTCCAGGGCGTTATCCATTACGCTCATCGACCCATGGAGGGTGGAGGGGGACTCGAACCCCCAACCGCCGGATTAAGAGTCCAGCGCTCTACCTGTTGAGCCATCCACCCGCAGTTCTCCGTCTCCACCTGCCGCCCCTTCGGGCAACAAGTAGACACGGAGGGGCGGACGCAGATTTACCTGTGCTTGTTCCAGCGGTGCATGAAGGTGGGTCTGACGAAGGTCATGTGGCGAGCGTAGACCAGCTCGAGATGGAGGTCAACGGATCCCGACATGAATCCCGACTTCGTGTCGGGATAGCCCCACGCACGTCATCCGGATCCCGACAGGGGTTGACGACACAGTGTCGCCGTGCTGTACTCCGGCCCATGCACTCCTTCGACATCCAATTCGGATTGTCGCTACAGCTCCTGGGTACCCAGTAGTCGCCGCCCCCGTACGCCCGTAACCCCGGGTAGCCGGGGGCGGGAGAAGTGCGTTTGGGAGAGTGGCGGAATGGTAGACGCGCGGGTTTCAGGAGCTCGTGTCCTTCGCGGCGTGGGGGTTCGACTCCCCCCTCTCCCACCAGTGCCGGAGTGGCGGAACGGTAGACGCGCGGGTCTGAGGGGCTCGTGTCCGAGTGGCGTCCGGGTTCGACTCCCGGTTCCGGCACCACAACAAGAACTCGTGCGGGAGTAGCTCCAACTGGCTAGAGCAGCGGCCTTCCAAGCCGACGGTTCAGGGTTCGAGCCCCTGTTCCCGCACCATGTGCCGGGGCGCAAGGCGTCATAGGGAGAAGGGGACGGCCTCGCTCCTGTTTCGCGTGGGGAAACCCACCCCCGGCACCTGTGGGCATGGCGCAGTCGGTGGCGCGTCGGGTTGCCAATCCGAAGGTCGCGGGTTCGAGCCCCGCTGCCCACACCAACAGCTTTGCGAGCGTGGCGGAATTGGTATACGCGCCGGATTCAAAATCCGGTGGTCCTTCGCGGCCGTGCAGGTTCGATGCCTGCCGCTCGCACCAGATGGGGAGTAGTTCAGTTGGTAGAACGGTTGGCTCTGGACCAGCATGTCGGGGGTTCGAGTCCCTCCTCCCCATCCATCGTGAAACCCGGCTCGAAATCGGGATAAGGGCCCCGAACCCGAAGCAGGAGGTAGCATGCCCGAATTCAAGCCGTTCGCCGAGCTTGTCCGATCCGCGTTCCAGGAGATGGCCGCCGGTGGGCTCTTCGTCGTCAACATCAGTGGGGACGACCTGTACGAGTCCTACCTGGGTGCGTTCCCGGACGGCACCAATCCCGTCTTCCGTGAGCGCACCGAGCACGACTGCAGCAGCTGCAAGCACTTCATCCGCCGCGTGGGCATGGTCATCGACCAGGACCGCAACACGGTCTGGGACAAGGCCGCCCGAACGGCCGAGTACCCCTACAACGAGGTGGCCTCCGACCTGGCCGCCATGGTCAAGGCCGCTCCGATCCGCGACGTCTTCCGCGTCCAGGAGAGCGGCATCGGCACCGCCATGAACCGCGGCGTGAGCCCGTCGGGCCAGGTCGAGCGCTGGCACCACTTCCACACCGGCAGCATCCCGAAGCGCTTCCGCGCGGCGAGCCCGGGGGAGGCCCAGGGCGCGTACCGCACCACCGTCCAGGTCTTCCGGCGCGGGCTGGAGGAGCTGACCACCGACGCCCTGGAGACCGTGCTGGCGCTGATCGACGCCAACAACCTCTATCGGGGCGAGGAGCACCGCGAGAAGGTGGCGGGCTTCCTCAAGACGCAGCAGGAGTTCCTCGACCTCGGCGCCGTTGACCGGGAGCGCTTCGTCTGGGCACGCGCCGACGACCCGGCCACCCGCTTCCGCAACACCGCCATCGGCACCCTGGTCCAGGACCTGAGCGAGGGCATGGACGTCACGAAGGCGGTCAAGCGGTTCGAGGCGAAGGTCGCGCCGGAGAACTACAAGCGCACCTCGGCCGTCATCACCCCCGGCATGGTCAAGGAGGCCATGAAGACCATCACGACGATGGATCTGGAGCCCGCCCTGGAGCGGCGGTTCGCCCGCGTCGAGGACGTCAACGTCAACGACGTGCTGTGGGTGGACAACCAGGTCAAGCCGCTGATGGCCGGCGGCCTCGGCGACATGCTCATGGACCACGCCCAGGCAGCGCAGGGCTACGAGCTCGACGAGAAGCGCGCCGAGGACATCGCCGTCGACGAGTTCCTGGCCAGCGTGCTCCCCGAGGCCGCGGCCGTGGAGCTGCTGCTGAAGACCGCGCACCTGGGCAACCTGATGTCGCTCACGGCGCCGGTCCACCCGGCGCCCCACCAGCTGTTCCAGTGGGACAACGACTTCGCCTGGTCCTACGCCGGCAACATGGCCGACTCCGAGCTGCGCAAGCGCGTGTCCGCCGCCGGCGGACGCGTGGACGGGGCGTTCCGCTTCTCTCACTCGTGGAACCACGACAAGCGCAACGCCTCGCTGATGGACCTCCACGTCTTCATGCCCGGGAACGGGACCTCGTACTCCCGGCCCGGGACCACCCACGACGTCTACGGCAACAACGAGCGCGTGGGGTGGAACCACCGACAGCATCCCAGGTCCGGCGGCGTCCAGGACGTGGACTACGTGAAGGAGGCGCCTCCCGGGTACATCCCCGTCGAGAACATCACGTTCCCCGACATCACGCGGATGCGTCCCGGCACGTATATCTGCAAGATCCACAACTGGCAGCTCCGACAGCCCACGCAGGGCGGCTTCCAGGCCGAGATCGAGTTCGGCGGGCAGGCGTTCACCTACGAGCACCTGGCACCCCTCAAGCACAAGGAGTGGGTGACGGTCGCCACGGTGACGCTGAAGCATGGCGAGTTCTCCATCGAGCACCACCTGCCGTGCGGCACGGCCGCCCAGGAGAAGTGGGGCCTGACGTCCGAGCGGTTCGTCAAGGTCAACTTCGTGACCCTGAGCCCCAACCACTGGGGCGACAACGCCGTGGGCAACCGCCACACGCTCTTCGTGCTCGACGGCGCGAAGAACGACGAGCCCTGCCGAGGCATCTACAACGAGTTCCTGCACCCCCGCCTGATCAAGCACCGCAAGGTGTTCGAGGTCATCGGCGACAAGACGAAGTGCCAGCCCACCGAGGGCCAGCTGTCCGGCGTCGGCTTCTCGTCCACGAAGCGCGACGCCGTGCTCATCAAGATCGACAACCAGCGCCTGTACCGCGTCCGGTTCGGCGCGTAGAGAGGAGAACTATGGACACCGCCAAGATGTACGAGGTCGCGCTCCGCAACAAGCTCCGGTTCGAGAGCCCCAAGGGCCCGCTGAGCCTGGAGCACCTGTGGGACGTGCCGCTGCGCTCCCGCACCAACTTCAACCTGGACACCATCGCCCGGACCGCCAGCCGCGATCTCAAGGAGACGTCCGAGGAGAGCTTCGTCGCCACGCGCAAGAGCCCGAAGCAGACGCTGGCCGAGGTCAAGCTCGAGCTCGTCAAGCACGTCATCGCGGTCAAGCTCGCCGAGGAGGAGAAGGCCGAGAAGCGCGCCGACGCCGTCAAGCGCAAGGAGAAGCTGACGGAGATCCTGGAGCGCAAGCAGGACGCCAAGTTCGAGGAGATGGACGAGGCCGCCATCCGCAAGGAGCTCGCCGAGCTCGACGCCTCCTGACCCCACGCCCTGGGAGGGCCGGCACGCCGCCGGTCCTCCCGTTAGCTCGGAATGGCGGAGAGGGTGGGAATCGAACCCACACGCCCGAAGACACGAGGTCCTGAACCCCGCGCGTCTACCAATTCCGCCACTCTCCCACACGCACTTCTCCCGCCCCCGGCTACCCGGGGTTCGGGCGTACGGGGGCGGCGACTACTGGATACCCAGAAGCTGGAGCGACAATCCGAGGACTTGGATGTCGGAGACGTGCATGGGGGCACTACAGCACGGCCCGCCAAGCGTGTCAAGTTCTCGGTATAAGACGGATGAACCTAACCACGAGAGGTAACCATGACCACCTGGACCGTTATCGTTGGCAACATCGGCACCGTCTACGAGGGGTGCAACAGCCACGAGGCGCAGCAGTCGTACAAGACCTACGTCAGCCTCTCCCAGCAGGGGTACGGCCGGGGGGGTGACGAGGTCGTAACCCTCATCAAGGGCGAGGAGATCGTGCAGGAGCATCTCCCCGACCTCGACGAGCCCCACAAGGTGAGCGAGGGCACGGACGCCCATGCCTACTACCGCGCTCTGCAGCGGGCCGAGGGGGAACTCCACCAGCTCCAGAAGGACCACCGGACCACCCTGGCCCACACCCTGGCCCACAACCAGGCGCAGTCCAAGAAGCTCACCGAGCTGGGCAATACCGTCTCAGCACTGAAGAGCCTACTGCGCAAGATGGCCGAGCAGCGGCTGCTCGACAAGATTCACCACTTCAGCAGGGACGCCTCCATCGTCCCCAGCGGTCTCCCCGAGGCCAACACCAGCAGCGAGGAGGAGAGGGCTGCGCTGCGCGCACTCCAGTCCCAAGGCTTGGTGGAGCGAGTGGGGGAACAGCGCTGGGCGGCGTATCGCCTGACCTACGAGGGGCGTACCCGACGCGACTACCTGCACAACCACTACAACCTCGACGCATCGCTGATGCGCTACCTGACGGAGAACACATGAAGACTGCAACGCTACTCGGCCTCGAAGCCCAACAGATCAACATCCTCGTGAGCAGGGAGCCCAGCGCGGGCCACAGGTTCTGGATCATCGGACTACCCGCTCACGCTACCGGGGAGACCGCCGCGAGAGTTCGCGCTGCCATCGTGGCCAGCGGATACGAGTTCCCGTCTGGGGTCTCCGTGCGGCTGTTCCCCGACGACGTGCCCAAGTACGGCACCCACTACGACCTGCCCATCGCCCTGGCCATCATCGACGCCCTCTACCTCGCCAAGGTGCACTTCACCTCCCACTACCTGCCCGTGGGCGAGCTGGGACTGAACGGTGAGGTGCGGCCCGTCCGCGGCGTGCTGGCCATGCGCTCGGCGGAGGATCTCAACACCAGTGGAGTCCTCTGCCCCTACGACAACATCGCCCAGGCGGCCATGTACCCCGGCGGGGTCGGCAGCGTCTTCGGCGTCCGCACCCTGCAGGAAGCCGTCGCCTACGCCAGCGGGGAGATCGCCGACCCCACTCCGCCTCCTGTGCCGGTCCCGCCCTCCCAGGACGTCGTCGACATGTACGACGTAAGGGGCCATAAACGGGCCAAAAGGGCTATGGAGGCGGCTGCCGTCAATGGCGCCAACATCCTCCTGCAGGGACCGGCTGGCTGCGGCAAGACCATGCTGGCCCGCCGGTTCCCTACCATCCTACCTACCATGCACGCGGTGGAGGAGCACGGCGTGGCGCGCATCTTCAGCGCCTCCGGTCTGACGGCTCCTGGCGCCGCGGCCTACGTGACCACGAGGCCCTTCCGCGCGCCGCACCACACGTGCTCAGCGCAGGCCCTCGTGGGCGGTGGGGTGCCTGTCCGCCCCGGCGAGGTCACGCTGGCCCACAACGGAGTGCTCTTCCTGGACGAGCTGCCCGAGTTCCCGCGGGCCGCCATCGACGCCCTGCGGCAGCCGCTGAGGGAGAAGAGGGTCACCTTCGCCCGTGCGGGCATGGTCTACGAGTTCCCCGCCAGCTTCCAGCTGGTGGCCGCGGCCAACCACTGCCCCTGTGGGAGATTGATGCAGCAGTGCACCTGCAGCAGTGCCGAGCTGCGCCGGTACACGGCGCGCGTCGATGAGCTGGTGGACAAGCTGGAGCTGGAGGTCATCCAGGTGAAGGGGGCCAACCCCTACCAGCTGTACGACGAGCCCAAGGGCGAAACATCGGAGACCATCCGGGAGCGGGTGGAGGAGGCACGAAGAAATGACTGACAACTACCAGCAGTGGAGCGAGATCATCGAGGATCTGACGGGCGAGGAGATCGCCTGGATCAACGAAGACCTCCTCCGGTTCAGTCCGGGGGAAGACGGAGGCATCATCGAGCGTGGCGGGGACACCCTGCTGCTCATCGACAAGAACGGCAACTGGACTCCGCTGGGAGAGCAGTGGCGCGAGAAGCACCCGGCGTTCACCGAGGACGACTACGCCTGGCCCAGCTTCGACTGGTCCATCAGCACCTACAAGGGAGAGCCCCACATCTGGTTCCGGGGCGACTCCGGCTGCAACCTGGAGCACCTCGCTGACTTCGTGCACAGGTTCATCAAGAAGTTCCGCCCAGACATGATCTTCAAGCTCACCTGGGCCGAGTGGTGCTCTGGCCCCCGTGTCGGCGAGTTCGGCGGCGGCTGGTTCGTCGCGCACAAGGGTGGCGTGGAGTGGGGGAACACCTACGAGGACACCAAGATCTGCGCCGACCGGATCAAGCACCCCTGGCTGACCGACAGGGTCCAGTTCGCCCGTCTCCTCTGCGAGATGAGCGCCCTGGGACTGCCGGACGGTGAGGACAACTGGGATCTCTTCAACGACCTGAAGGAGAACATGGACCTCACCGACAATGACATCGACGAGCTGTTCGAGCGCGCCCACAAAGTGTGGGAGGACGCGAAGGAGAGGATGACGTAATGGAGGTGCACCCACCTGTGCGGGTGTTCTGCTTCGAGTGTGGAGACGAGATCGAGGTGGTGGACACACAACGAGAAGAAGACGGCTCGCTGTCTGTCAGCATCTCCGGTGCCTGTGAGCGCGAGTGCCAGCAGGCGGCAGAGAAGTCCTCCTGGGCGGCGCACCAGCGCGAACAGCAGATACAAGAGAGGGCCGACCGCCTACTCCGTGAGGAGCGGCAGAACGCCGAAACCGAGCGGTTCCTGCGCGATGAGCGCGACCGCAAAAACAAACAGGATCGCGCCTTCTGGCGCGCGATGGGATGGAACCGATGATCCTGCCTGGCTACAAGACCAACTACGAGACCCTGCTCCGCGCCGCCAAGGCTGGCGACCTGGCGCTGGTGGAGTGCACCAGCATCGAGACCGGAGAGCCCGTCTTCGTGATCTGTAGCGTCCACGTGAGCGATGGCGAGTACGTCATGACTCCACTGGCCAAGATGTTCGACGGCAACCCCTACGAGGAGGTGGCTCCTCCCAGCTCGGAGAGGCCAGAGAATGAGAGCTAGGGTCACCGCCACCCTCGACAAGCGCGTGCTGGCGCTACTCAAGGAGGAGGCAGCCCGTATGAACACGTCGGTCTCACACTTGATCGAGCGGAGCATCTGGAGGGCAATCAACTCCCCCGAAGGGCTAGGTGTGGACGATGTCGACGAAGCCATCAACAGGTACAAGGAAAGGAAAGATCATGCCGACTGAGGATGGGCAGCATGCTACTTCGTGAGGCGCGGGTCACCTACACCAGCAGGCGCATCGACCTGAAGCGCAAGTCCCTCAAGGGTTCCCAGGAGGCGTACGACGTGGTGAAGCACATCTTCACCCCGGGAGACCCCCAGGAGCGCTTCTACGTCGTCCTGCTGAACGCCAAGCACATGTACGAGGGCCACGCGCTGGTGTCTGTGGGGACTCTGGACGCAGCCATCGTTCACCCCCGAGACGTGTTCCGCCCCGCCGTTGCACAGAGCAGCGCACTTGTAATCCTGGCCCACTACCACCCCTCGGGCGACCCAACACCTTCCGCAGAAGACGTGGCCGTCACCAAGCGGCTGGTCGCTGCGGGGGAGGTTCTGGGCATCGACGTACTGGACCACTTGATCATCTCGGATGAGAGCTGGTGCTCCATGCGGGACAGAGGAGAGATATGAGCATCGCCATCACCGGGACCCCCAACCGGGAGCGCACCTACGACGCGGGCTTCGGCGGCGCGGACAACCCTTTCCCCGACGACCCCGAGCTGTCCCGCTACTACGAGCTGGGGCGGCGGTGCCGAACCGATTGGCGGATGGAGCAGGCGATGGGCCGAATGGAGGCCCAGTGACCGACCCCAAACAACTGGCCCGGGACCTGTTGCGGGACTTCGTCAGCGACATGCGCTGGGCCAAGAAGCAGGACGTCGCGTACCTCAAGAAGGTCCGCAAGGAGTTCCAGCTCTTCTGGCCCACCAGGCACAACCCCAAGTTCGACGAGTTTGGCTGGCCCGTAGTGCTGGCTGAGTTCAGCACCTTCAAGGAGGGAACACCATGATCACCTGGGACGCCAAGGCTGTCGTAATCTGGTGCGGTACGTGTACGGCTCATGGCCGGACACTACGGCTCGAAGTCGAACCGTCAACCCTGGTCGTGGCCGATACCGTCTGGTACTGGCGAGTCCGCGACGAGGAGGGCGCTGTCCAGAAGAACGGGACGCGGCACTCCGCTCTGCAGGCCAAGGCATCCTGTACCCGAGCGGCTAACAAGTACGCCAAGGCGCCGCGGCCGTGAGTGTCCTTGACCAACTCTCTGCCGTCTCGTGCATCGCAGTGGCACTGCTGCTCATCCCCTGTGTCGCGCACCTCATCACTGAAAGGAAAGACCGTTGATCACCTACGAAGACCTGATCCGTCCGCTCAAGGAGGGCGGGCACTACGAAGTGTCCCCCCAGACCATCTACAGCTTCCTGACGCTCGTCAAGAAGGGCGACCGGGCGTTGCTCTACCAGGGCCACATGTTCGACAGCAGCCAGATGGGCAAGACGGCCCTGACCGTAGCTGGCCCCGGCCGTACCATCGACGACCCCGACAACCCGCCCAAGCGTATCGGCAACGCGCCGTCCAACTTCAAGGAGCTGGAGGGTGAGGTGGACATCCCCAGCCTCCGCGCGGGCATCAAGGACTTCGACCCCATCTCACGCGAGAAGTGCGTCGCCGCGGCCGAGAAGTACCTCGGAGACGGGCAGCACGGCGAGCTGCTGTGGGAGACCTACCTCTGCACCATCACCAATTCGGGCTACCAGGCAAGCGTGAAGGGTGAGATGACCCCGCTCAAGGAGCTGGGCCTCGTCTCGTACCGAGCGAAGTACCCGGCTGGGTGGACGCTCACCAGCAAGGCCTGGAAGATCCTGGAGGCGTGATGTCCGACGCACAACGCATCGAACAGCTGGAGGAGCAGGTCGCGCGTGTCCGCCTGATGTGCAAGACCCTGCTGGAGGAGATCGAGGAGAACCCGGTCGCCCAGGTCGGCAACGCGGCCATGGGCATCCGAACCGCTGTACGGGCGATCAACCACGCCCTGGGCGAGACGGAGGAGCCGTGAGCCGCATCTCCTGCGGCGTCCCCATCTACAAGCCCAACGATGAGTGCCTCTGGTACTACTGGCTCGACGGCAAGCAGGGCTACTACAGCGGCTGGCTGTGGGCACGTACCCGCATCGGCGCCCGGCGCAAGATCAAGAAGAAGCACCCCAACAACAGCATCGACTCGGTGCTGCACCAAGACCAGTACCACGGTCGCAGTCAGCACTGCCCGTTGGACAGAGGAGGACCATGAGCAAGTTCGACATCGACTTCGAGACTACCCGAGACGGCACGCGGTGCTGGGGCGTCATCTACAGGGATGGCGAAGAGGTCTGGAGGGACAGGCCCTGGCCTGCCGACGGCAGCGCCCAGCAGGCGGGCTACGAGAAGCTGAAGAAGCTACGAAAGGCGGAAGCGGTACTGGATGACGCTTCCCAGGAGGCCCCCAAGTCAGCCAACACGGTCTGCCGTGTTGAGTTTCGGCTCTACTACGACGTCCCAGAGCACCTCGTCAAACGCGCTGGGGACACCATCATCAGCGCCATCGAGTGCATGGTCGCGGACCACGATGTGGTTCCAGAGGTCCGCACACTTCGGGCCGACGAGGTGGACCAAGACCTAGTGGACTACGCCCTGGGCTTCCTGGACGAAGGCTGCCCCACCTGTGGCGGCAGCCTGGACGACGGCATCTGCATGAGCGGGTGCGACAACCTCCTCCCCTGACAGGAGGCCCGCGTTCTGCAGTGCCTTCTTTCTTAGATCAAAGTTGGCGGAGAGGGGGAGAATCGAACTCCCGGCCCTGTCGGGTCAACGCCTTAGCAGGACGCGGTAGGGCACCAACGCCTACAGCCCCTCCTTGCCGCTCGAGCACGCACCCAGAATCACAGAAGCTCCGAACATACCGGCCCTTTGTTCGGAGCTACTCCGAACATTGTGGCGGATGGAGAGCGGATCGAACGCTCGCTGGTGTCCCAGGCCTCGACTTTCCAAGCCGGCACCTTGCCACTCGGTCACCCATCCGTGTTGGAGGAGGGTGGGGGATTCGAACCCCCGCACCCAGGGTCACTGGACTCGCCGGATTTCCGGACCTTGACCCCCCTTTTGCGCAGCTCTGCGCGCCAGGTGCTGTCGCCTAGTGCATCACCTGTGGCGAGGCAGTTGCCCAGGACAGGTACCCGGCAGTGTGCCCTACCGGCAACCCAGTCCTCCCCCACGTATTCATGGATGCCCCCATCTTGGTCGACGGCGACCATACGGTCGGGAGGAAGGTCGAGTACACGTGACACCTGCGTCCAGACGTCGTCGATGACATCGGGGCTGTGCCTAGACCGCGTAGCATGCCAAGGGACCGTGGGAAGTGCCCCAGCGAAACAGGTCCGCACGATCACAATGGCGTCCTCGTTGGCGCCGTGCTCACACATCGTTTTTCTTCTCCAGTCCGTAGTGCTCCTCGGCGTGGCAGTTGGGGCACAGCAGCTCCAGGTTCTCTGGGTCGTCCGTGCCCCCGTCAGCGCGGTGCACCTTGTGGTGCACAATCAGGATTTCCGGCAGTCGGTTATACGGGCACCGCTCACACTGCTCTCCACGGAGCTCCCCGAGCATCTTCCGGAGACGCTTCTTGCGCGCCATGTGGCTATTAGGTTGTCCCTGCCCATATTTGATGCCTGTCCTTTTCTTGTTCGAGCAGGCCTTGCTGCAGGTGATCCTGCGGCTGTTACCGGCCAGAAACTCGTCGCCGCACACCGGACAGGTCTTCGGCTTCCTGCACCACTTCCCATAGCAGGCCTTGCTGCAGAAGACCTTTCCGCTCTTCGAGTTCAGATCGCGCTTCCTCCGGTAGACGGGCTTCTCGCAGACAGCACACTCGGCATTGGGTTTGTGCATGATATGAAATCATAGCACACCCAATACCAGAAGTGGCGGGCAGGGTGGGAGTCGAACCCACGGAGCTTTCGCCCACTGGTTTTCGAGACCAGCACCATAAGCCACTCGGACACCTGCCCTCACTTCTGCTTGGGCGGGTCGGCCTTCTCTCGTGCCTTACCAGACTCGGCCAACCCTCCCAGTCGCTCGATCCGCAGACCGTAGTGGTGGGTTGACTCACCTGGCTTCAGCGCCGCCATCTTCATGCCGAGCCCGGGCTCGTTCCATGGCGCGTCGGCCAGCACCTCCGCATGCTTCTCTCGTCTGTCCTCGGCCATCTGGGCCTCCGTTTTGCAACCCAACGTCCTTGACAGGACGGGCATCTTGTGGTGGGCCGGGGAGGGATCGAACCTCCAGGGTCGCAATGACTCCGGGTCTACAGTCCGGCGCGCTTCCAGTTACGCTCTACCGACCCACGTGTATTCAGTTGTTGGCGGAGACGACGGGGCTCGAACCCGCTACCTCCCGGGCGACAGCCGGGCGTCCTTCCACCAGGACCTCGTCTCCGCATGGTGGATCGGGCTGGAGTTGAACCAGCGGCACCGAGATTTTCAGTCCCGTGCTCTACCTGCTGAGCTACCGATCCACATGGAGCAGGCATCCGGACTCGAACCGGAGATGACCGGAGCTGCAATCCGGCGCCTTACCAACTTGGCTATGCCCGCTCAAACCTCTGCTCTCCCATCCTGCGCCCCTTCGGGGCCAGGACAGGTCACGGAGAGACGCAGACGCAGTTATGCGGAGTCGCTATCGAAGCAATAGGAAGACGATGACAGGAGGGGTGCAGCGGTGTGCATGGGGCGACCGTACCTCAGCCTGTCGAGGAGGTCAACGACGAAAGAGCGTCTCCAGTGCGCGGCGGACCAGCTCCCAGACGGGATAGGACTCCCGCGGGTAGTCGAGTACCTCACACTCCCGCTGGACGCGGTCAGTGGTCCCGCGCCGCATCAGGCTCACGTCGTAGTTCCCGCGACGGGGGTGGTCGGGGTGGACACCGAAGCCCTGATTGGCGAGGGTCATGCGGCCGATCTCACGCTTCCGCCGCTCGCTCCCGCCAGGCCACAGCTCGATGCGGACTACGATCACTCTTCGGCTCCCTCGACGGGGTTGGGGATCTGGAAGTTGAGCTTGCCCATGATGTAGGTCCGGACGCAGGACTTCTCGAAGTTGGTCATGGGGTCGTCGCCGTGGCGCTGCATGAACGAGTCGAGCGCCTCGATCTCCTCCTCCACCAGCTTGATGGCCTCCGCCTCGGCGGTTGGTACGGTTCCGTCTTCCTTGCAGATTCGCAGCATGTCAGTTCTCCTCTGGGCCTCAGTGTCCCAAGGCGGCAGAATCCCGTCAACACCGTCATAAGAGCCGTAGCTATAGCGAAAAGGAGGTAGCCGTGAACGTACCTTGGACCAAAGTCCTGGCCGAGGTGGACACCGACGAGGCGTCGGTAGCCATCGAGAGGGCCCGCCTGGACTGGGAAACCAGTCTCCACTCCATGACCATCGAGGTCACCGACGACGAGGGCACCATCGTGCCCACGACCGTCGACGACCACAGCTGTGTGGTCCGCCTCGACAACCAGCTCCAGCTCGGCGTCGTCGGGTCGTCCTACAAGGACATCCAGAACGACCGCGCCTTCGAGATCTTCGAGTCCATCGCCCGCGAGGGCGACCTCAAGTTCACCCACGCCGGCGAGCTCGCCGGCGGCCGCATCATCATGGCCGTCGTCGACCTCGGCCGCACCATCGAGCTCGGCGATGACGACATCATCTTCGGCCACATCTGCATGTTCACCAGCCACAACGGGTCCCGGGCTCTCGGCGCCATGCTGATGGCCACCACCTCCGAGGGGAACGCTGCGCTCAACGTCAAGGTCCTCGGCAAGCGCTCCGGCATCAAGATCCGCCACACCGGCGATGTCAAGCAGAAGGTCAAGCAGGCCTCCAAGATCATCGACACCCTGATCGCCGCCTTCGAGAGCTACGAGGAGAAGGTCGTCCGGCCTCTCATCGGCTGCGAGCTGTCCTTCCGCGAGACCAAGGAGGTCCTGCTGGAGCTCGTCCCCGACCCGAAGCGTGAGGGCGCCTCGAACTCCAAGGCCGCCAAGCGCCGGGACAAGATCCGGGAGCTGTTCGAGATCGGCCCCGGGGCCCACCTCCCGTCCCGCGAGAGCACGGCCTGGGGCCTGCTGTGCGCCGTGAGCCAGTACTACGCGGCCGAGTGCCACACCCGCGGCGTCGAGGACGACGACGAGGTCGGCAAGCAGACGAACCGGATGAAGGCCGTGTGGTTCGGATCCGGCGGGCAGTCGACGCTGAAGACGGCCTCGATTCTGCTGGACCTCATCAAGCGGAAGCGGGAGGCTCAGGCCTGATGCCGGGGTTCTGGGAGAGCTTCGAGGGCCGGGCCTTCGTCTCTCAACTGCAGGCGGTCTTCCCGTCGGTGACCCGCATCGGGATGCACGTCAAACAGGTCGCAGACGAACTGAAGCGCCGCAACGACGAGTCCCAAAAGACACGACAGGTGCTTCAGCAGCTGACGCAGCAACTGCAGGACGAGGACACGGTCCGAGAGGGCAGTGGGGTCCACGTCCTGATCATACACGTGGAGGACCGAGATGGTGTACCCGCAGTTCGTGGTCCTGGAGATGGGTCGGGGGGACGCCGTGGATGAGACGAAGATGCCCCCGCCCGGCGGCTGGTCCGAGCGCAGGGACGCCAAGCTCAAGGAGGTCGAGGCCGAGAAGGTCCGGCAGTCGAAGCTCAAGCACATCCCCCTGGAGGGGTGGATCTTCGGCTGGCGGCGCCCGACGCCCAAGCCCTTCGAGTACATGGGCTGCTGCGTCGTGCTCGAGCCCGAGTTCGTCAACGTCCTGGTCGAGAACTCCGAGGAGGTCACCTACGCCGAGATGCTCAAGCACTGCGACCTCGTCATCTTCGCCCAGGTCTTCGACTACGTCCGGAGCCAGCGGGAGGGCCATGGCGGGACGCTCAAGGACGACCGCGCCGTGTCCTTCCACCGCGCCGAGATCCCGTCCACGGGCGAGGTCTACTACTACGTCGACCACTCGCGCATCGAGTGGGTCTACAAGAAGAGGGCCGCGTGACCTACATCACCGACAGCTTCAAGGCCGGCGGGCACATCGACCAGCGTATGCCGAGCTACCTGCCGCGGCCGCAGCAGCTGGAGTACGCCCAGGCCGTCCACGAAGCCGTGGCGGACCCGCACCACCTCATCGCCGAGGCACCGACCGGCATCGGCAAGTCCCTCGGCTACCTGGTCCCCGTCTCCAACGCAGTGGCCACCACCAAGCGCAAGGCCGTCATCGTCACCGCCGGCATCACCCTGCAGGAGCAGCTGCTCCGCAAGGACCTGCCGATGCTGCAGGACGCCGTGCCCTGGCACTTCAGCTACGCCTTGCGCAAGGGCCTGAGCAACTACGTCTGCCTCTACCGGCTGACGCAGTCCCGAGCGAAGCCGCCGGGCGGCCGCGAAGTGCGTGAGGCCTTCGACCGCCTGTCCGACTGGGAGCGGACCTCGGCCTGCACCGGCGACCGCAGCGACGCCGACCTCCCGAACGCGGACAAGGCGTGGCACCTCGTGTCGACCAACCACCAGGACTGCCTGCGCGGCGACTGCACGTTCAAGGAGGCGGGCCGCTGCTACGCCTACCGCGCGTTCAAGGGCGTCGCCGAGGCACAGATCGTGGTGACCAACTACCACGTCCTGTTCGCCGACCTGCAGCTGTACAGGCTCACCGGCGACCACCACGTCCTGCCTCCCTACGACATCCTCGTCATGGACGAGGCCCACCAGGCGGCCGACGTGGCCCGACAGTTCTTCGGCTTCCGCGTGACCCGCCGGCAGTGCGCACGCGCCGCCAAGCTCCTGAACGACGACCCCCTCGACAAGCCGAGGATGTTCCGGGGCCTGATGGCCGAGATCAACGACGTCTTCGCCCACGCCGAGACCCACTACGGCAAGGCCAAGGGGAAGAAGCGGATCACCGAGGCCGGCGCGCTGAAGGCCCTGGAGCTCGCCAAGAAGCTCCACGACGCCGGCGACGCCTACCAGGACTACCTGGACACCAAGAGGGTGCCCAAGGAGGTGGGAGCGCGGCTGAAGGGCGCCATCCGGCGGTGTGAGCACATCGTCGACGCCCTGGACTCCCTGGAGCACCTCGAACCCAACCTGTCCTACTTCGTGGCCAAGGAGCGCAGCCAGTACTCCATCAACGCCTGGACCATCCGCGTCGACCGGCTCCTGCACAAGACGCTGTTCGCCGACCTGGCGACAGCCGTGGCAACGTCGGCGACCCTGGAGGTCGACAGGAGCTTCGGGTACATCCTCGGCGAGCTGGGGATGAAGCCCAAGGTCGAGGGATCCGTCGGCAGTCCGTTCGACTTCTCGAAGCAGGCGCTGGCCGTCACGCCGGGCATGCCCGAGCCCAACGCCGACAACTTCCCGGACGCCGTGCGGCGCTGTGTCGACGACGTCATCCAGCAGGCCAAGGGCCGAACGCTGGTGCTGTGCACCTCCTACAAGATGCTCAAGCACCTGCAGTCCACCCTGCAGCCGGGGGCCCACACGCTGATGTGCCAGGGCGACCGGCCGCGCATCCGGCTCATCGACGCGTTCCGCAAGGACACGCACTCCGTGCTCCTGGGGACCGAGTCCTTCTGGAGCGGCGTGGACGTGCCCGGGGAGAGCCTCAGCTGCGTCGTGATGGACCGTCTGCCCTTCCGGTCGCCCGACGACCCCATCAGCGCGGCGCTGAGCGACCTGGACAGCATGGCGGCGTTCCAGGAGTGGACACTGCCTCGCGCCGTCGTCCTGTTCCGACAGGCCGTTGGCCGCCTCATCCGAACCGTCGACGACCGCGGCGTCGTCGTCCTCCTGGACCGTCGCCTCCTCGCCAAGAACTACGGGGGCATGTTCTGGTCCGGGCTGCCCGAAGGGATCAAGCACACGTACAACGTCGATGACATCGGCCCATTCCTGGAAGGAGGTGCACGTTGACCGAGATCGACATCGAACGCGAACGCATGGCCTGCGCCTTCTGTCTGGGAGGCGGAGAGCTCCACGAGCCACACCCGGACTTCCCCGACGAGTGGGACGGGACCATCGCCTACTGGTACGAGGGCACGCCCGAGTACGCCACCGAGTACCGTGACGAGCACGACTGCCGCACTGCCCTGATGTCCGTCTCCGCCGGCCTGCCGTCGCCGCCCGACGGCTGGGAGCTCCTCGGCACCCACACTGCCTCTGGCGAAGCGGAGTGCTGGTGGTGCGGTCCCGGCACCGGCTGGGATGGCAGCGACGAACAAGTCCTCGCTGAGCACCACGCCGAGATGCCGACGCCGACCGGCTACCGTGGCGACCCCAAGTGCAAGCTCTGTGGGGGCGACGGCCACGTCTACCTCGGCGGTGGTTGGGCGGAGGTCGTCTTCGCGCGGCTGGAGGACGAGGATGAGTAGACCGCGCGCCTACGCAGAGGAGACCACGGTCTCCGTGAGCCGCACCCGCGAGCAGATCAACAAGCTGCTCCGCACCTGGGGCTGCGAGCAGATCCTGTGGATGGACAACTTCAAGGAGGGCAGCGCTCTCCTGCAGCTCGTCTGGATCACGGAGAAGGGCCTGCAGATCCCCCTCGAGTACTCCATCAGCCTGCCCACCGAGGCGGAGATCCGTGCCGAGTACCAACGGCCGCCGACGAAGGCGCAGGTCGAGAAGCGGCGCCAGCAGCGCAACCGGGCGATGTTCCGGCTCCTGCTGCTGAAGCTGAAGGCCGACCTCAACTGGGTCGCCGCCGGCGGCGAGGATGAGATCTCCGTCTTCCTGTCCCACGTGATCATGAACGACACCGATGGCGTGCCGATGCAGATCGGCCAGCTCGTCGGGCCGAAGCTGCTGGAGGGCTACACCGGTCACCCCGTGAAGCTGCTGGGAGGACCCCATGGCCGCGAATGACGACCGCATCATCACCCTGAACGCCGGTGTCGGCCGTGACTCCACGACGATGCTGTGCCTGCTGTGCGAGGGCCTGCTCGAGGTCAAGGACCTGGGCACCCTCACCCCGCTCGACATCGACGTCGTGGTGTTCAGTGACACCGGCTGCGAGTGGCCCCACACCTACGAGCTGGTGCCGCGACTGCACAAGCTGTGCACCGACAACGGCATCCCCTTCATCGTGCTGGCCAAGCCGCCGTGCAAGCCGGACCCCAAGGACTACTCCTGGATCACCCACGAGCCGTGGACCGACAAGATCGGCGGCGGCGCCTACCACTACCGCCTCGGCGTCCTCGAGGACTACCGCAGCCGCGAGACCGTGGTCTCCCTGGGCAAGGGGGACTGCACGGACAACCACAAGATCCAGCCGATCCGTAGGTTCGTGCAGGATCTGTCCGTGCAGCGCTTCGGGCTCACCAACCGCCAGTACTCCGGCGAGGTCCGCAAGGGCGTCCGGGACCCCCACGTCAACCTCATCGGCATCGCCGCCGACGAGACGCGCCGGCTGTCCAACGCCGGCCGCAGCCCGGCCTACGTCACCGAGCTCTACCCGCTGGTAGACATGGGCATCCCCAAGGACGACGAGGCGGCCGTGCTCTCTCAGTGGGGGCTCAACGGCGTCAAGAAGTCCGGGTGCTTCGTGTGCCCGTACCAGCCCGCCGGCTGGTGGTGGGCGCTGTCCGTGAGCGAGCCGGAGCTGTGGCAGCGCGCCGTCGAGTACGAGACCACGGCGCTGGCCCGCAACGCCAAGATGAGCGTCGCCAACGTCAAGGTCGCCGGCGATCTCCTCACCATCGACCAGGTCGTCCATCGCTGGCGCGAGCGGAACCCGCGCGCTACTGTCGAGGCCGTCCTGGCCAAGAGCTACACCCAGTGCCCCGCCGAAGCGCGGGCTGACATGAAGGGCCTCTCCGAATGACCCCGTTCCTGAAGTGGTTGGGCGGCAAGGCCCGACACATCGACACCATCCACAAGCACCTGCCCGAGCCCGCCGAGCACATGCACCGCCGCTTCCGGGTCTACGAGCCCTTCGTGGGCGGCGGGGCCGTGACGCTCTCGCTGCTGGACCGCCTGTCCGCCGCCCGGCCGCCGGTCATCCGCGACCTCAACCCCGCCCTGATCCTCACCTGGGAGGCGATCCGCGACGACGTGGAGGGCGTCATCGACGAGCTCGAGCAGCTGTGTCGCAACATGACCAAGGAGGCCTACGAGCTGGCCCGCGCCGACTTCAACCACGCCAAGAAGTTGATCCCCGACCTCATCGTCCGGCCGTCGGTCGTGCTGGCAGCGTACTTCGTGTACCTCAACAAGACCGGCTTCAACGGGATGTACCGGGAGAACAAGCAGGGCAGCTTCAACGTGCCGTGGGGCCAGAGGGAGAACGCGGGCGTGTACCGCGCCTCCCACCTGCGCGCCGTGAGCCGGGCCCTCGACGACGCGGGCGCCATCATCGAGTGTGGCCCCTTCCAGGGCGTGCTGCCCGAGATCGGCAGCGACAGCTTCATGTACCTGGACCCGCCGTTCCCGCCGACGGCCGGCAAGGAGGGGTTCACGGACTACACGCCGGGCGGGTTCAACGACATGGACCAGCTGGAGCTGGCCGTGTTCCTGCGCAGCGCCACAACGCAGGGCGGGAAGTGGATGCTCTCCATGCCCGACCAGCCCTACGTCCGGGAGTTGTATCGTGGCTACAACTTCCACGAGATCCAGGCCCGCCGGGCCAACAGCGCAACCCCCGAAGGTCGAGGTGTGGTCAGCGAGCTGCTGATCACGAACTACTGATGCACGCCACGTCACCGCACCACGTCGAGTGGGAGGACCTGGATGTCCAGCACCACGACGACGGCGTCGTGACCGTCGACATCCCCGGGCGCGTGCTGCCCATCGTCATCAACGTCGAGGCCGAGGACTGGAAGCTCGACGACCACAGGTCGTTCGTCCGCGGCGTCCTGTTGCAAGAGGGCTACCTCGTCCTGCCGCTGGAGTTCGTGGGCTACGGCCGCGCCATCCAGGCTGCCAACGGGAAGTGGTTGTGGATCCACCTCCTGCTGTACGACGACATCCCCATCCACGCCATGTCCGACGACCGCGCCGTCCACATCCGAGTCTGCTACCAGGTTCCGGGGAGCATGCGACAGGACGAGCTGGTTGAGATCCGAACCCAGCTGGGTGAGCATGAGCATCGCCTGGCCTACAAGCTGATGGACCTGATCGCAGATGAACTAGAGCTGGGACTGCGCTCGGTCAGCGCCCGGGCCCTCCTCAAGGTCGAGGGGTGGTCACCGGACGTCGTGGCGGAGCATGTCACGCAGGAAGGAGGAGTATGAGCTGCGAACACCTGCCGACGGACGTGGGCTTCGGCTACGACGCCGGCAACATCAAGGTGACTGCGCGCTGCAACATCTGCGGCGCCAACCTGTACTACCACATCCCCCGCGACGAGTGGGGGGTCACCGACGACAGCCCCGTCGTGGTCGAGAAGTGGCAGGAGGCCGTCGATCTCTGCGACGACCTCATCGGCCGTGCCGAGGAGCTGATGGAGCCCCACGACGACATGGCCGCCAGCGCCATGGACTTCCTGGAGAGCGTTCGTGCCGACGCCGAGAGACGGCAGAGCGTCACGGACGCGCAGCTCGAGGGCATCGCCAAGTGGCGGACGGCCATCGAGAACGCGGAGGACCGGGCGTGCTACTAGAGATCACTGCCCGGTACACCGAGCCGCACCGCGTCTACCACACCGTCGAGCATCCCGCACGGATGCTCCAAGAGGCCGCTAACCGCGGCATCCCCCTGACCGACACGCAGATCTGGGCCATCTGGGGCCACGACCTCGTCTACGAGCCAGGCGCCAGCGACAACGAGCGCCGCAGCGGGGAGCTGATGGTGGAGATGCTCGACCGAGCCGGCCACCACCCCGACAAGGGCCGCATGGTCGAGCAGATCATTCTCGACACCAAGGACCACGTGCCGCACGTGCACCTCTCCGAGTTGGTCATCGACCTGGACCTGCTGGGCTTCGCCGACCTGGAGACCTCGCTGCGGAACATGCGCATGGTCCGCGAGGAGTTCACCCGCGCCCTCAAGCTGACCCACGAGCAGTGGGTCACGGGCCGCCGCGACTTCCTGCAGGGCATGCTGGAGCGCGACCCGTTCTTCGTGTCGGCGCCGTTCCGCAACCTGTCCAGCGCCGCGCGCGACAACATCGGCTACGAGCTCCAGAGGTTCCTGACGTGAAGGCCATGTACGCCGGGTCCTTCGACCCCCTGACCAACGGCCACCTCTGGGTCATCGCCGCCGCGTCGAACATCTTCGAGGAGATCGTCATCGGCGTCGGGTACAACCCCGCCAAGAGCGGCCACCTCCCCCTGGACCGCCGCATCAGCATCATCCAGCACGTGCTCATACGCATGGGCCTCGACGCCCTCGTCATCCCCGTGAGCACCGACACCTACCTGGTCCACAAGGCCGCCAGGCGTGGCTGCGGGGCGCTCATCCGCGGCGTCCGCAACTCCGAGGACCTGCGCTACGAGCAGATGGTCCAGGAGGTCAACCGCAACCTGGAGCCGGACGTCCAAACCGTCTTCCTGGTGCCCCCACCCCACCTCGCCAACGTCAGCTCCAGCCTGGTCCGGCAGCTCGTCGGGCCCGGCGGCTGGGAGAACATCGTGAACAAGTACGCGCCAATGGAGACCGTCCAGGCCCTGGCGCAGGCCCGTGCACGGGCCGAGGAGAACTCCAGTGGATGAGGCCATGTGGGTCCTGATCTTCGCCATCTGCAACGACCGCTTCCTGCTGCGCCGGAAGACGCACCCTGCCCCGCAGGCTGGGAAGTGGAACGGCCTGGGAGGCAAGGTCTGCGACGACGACTACGCCGACCAGACTGCGGACCGTGACACCAAGGCGGGCTACTTCGACCTGCCGTACTACACGGCCATCCGCGAGTTCGCCGAGGAGGCCGGCGTCGACCTGCCGGGCCAGCGGCTCACCAACATGGCGACGCTGCACCTGCCGCTCGGCGAGCTCCACATCTTCCACGCCGACCTGACCGACGCCGAGGCCCAGCGCGTCGACACCACGCCGGACAACACTGGCGAGTACAACCGCTGGTTCACCGTCGACGACGTCAACGACCTCGCCAACGAGGACCGCGTCGCCATGGACGAAGCCGGCATCGCCGTCAACGACGACAGCGAGTGGGCCGTGGCGCACACCGTCGCGCTCATCGACCTCGTCCGCTCCCTGACCGGGGAGTGGGCCTCGATGGACCGCAGCGGCCCGCCCTACGACCCCGCCTACCGGAAGCCGACCACCTGATGCCTATGCAGGAGCGTGTGCAGCAGGAGATCGCGGCCGTCTGCGACGAGGTCAAGGAGCTGCTCCTGGCCAAGAACCGCGAGTACGGCAACAGTGCCTTGGAGCCTGTGCGGATCTTCTCCAAGGCGGACAGCGTCGAGCAGATCAAGGTCCGCATCGACGACAAGCTCTCCCGGCTGTCCACGGCCGGCGAGAAGACGATCACCGAGGACACGGAGATGGACCTCATCGGCTACCTGGTGCTGCTGAAGGTGGCTCAGAGGCTGCGGGACTGATGGACGTCGTCGTCTGCCAGCAGTGCGGCCTGGAGCACTTCCTGGACCAGCTGTACGAGGAGCGCCGGAACCGCTGCGATGGCTGCGGTGCCGGGCTCCCGCTGTCCAAGCCGGTCACCGTCGAGTCCGAGACTCCCGAGGTACCACCGGAGCTGGCAGAGGCCGACTTCCTGGGCCGGATGATGGCTCACGCCTACGTGACGGAGCTGACCGCCATCACCGGCAAGGTGCTGGAGGACTGACGTGCTGACGCGACCAGAGCTCGTCCACCACGCCAACCGCATCTACCGGAAGTACCGCCGCATGGACCTGTCGCTCACCCTGCGGCAGCTCTACTACCAGCTCGTGAAGCTGGGGCTCATCGTCAACAAGCAGACCGAGTACGGACGCCTGGGCAAGGCGCTCTCCAAGGCACGGCTCAACGGCGACTTCCCCCTCGAGGGGCTGGTCGACCGCGGCAGGCACGTGACCCCCGACACCGCCACCCTCTACAGCGACGACGTCGACATGGTCGAGCCCGTCGCCCAAGCCTACGCGGGCGCACTGCCCAAGTGGCTGCTCGACTACGGTCGCTGGGCTGGGCAGGAGAAGTACGTCTGTGTCCTGTGCGAGAAGGAGGCGCTCGCGGGCGTCTTCCAAAGGCCGTGCAAGAGCCTCGGCGTCTCGTTCCTCGCCTGCAAGGGCTACCCCAGCATCTCGTCCCTCTACGCCTGGGTCCTCCAGGCGAACCAAGCGATCAACGGTGGCCAGTGGACCGACGACCGCCACCTGCAGCACTGGGCGTTCGCACAGCGCGCCGTCATCCTGTACTTCGGCGACCTCGACCCCGACGGGTGGGCGGTCCCGAAGGTCGTGAGCGACCGGGTCGGGCGCATCCAGAGCTTGACGGGCATGGAGTTCCCCGTGGATGTGGAGCGTGTCGCGCTGAACCTGGACCAGATCGAAGACCGCGGCCTCCCACCCTTCCCGGCAAAGGACAGCTCCTCGCGGTACAAGAAGTACGTTCAGGAGGTCGGCATCGAGGACGCATGGGAGCTCGATGCCCTAGACCCGCCCGAGCTCATCGAGATGATCCAAGACGCCATCTCGGTCCACTTCGATGAGCACGTGCACGCGTACAACAGCGACCGGATCGAGACCCTGCGGGACGACCTCCGTCGGCGCATGCTGACAGACGGATGGTTGGAAGACGCACTGGGAGAGGAGTGACGATGAACTGGCGCTACTTCCGTCAGAAGGGCCGGCGGCACACGCTGGCCTGGCAGATCGCCGTCGCCGACGACACCGTCTTCGTCCACTACGGGATCGTGGACGGGCAGTTCCAAGACACCAGCGACACCAAGCGCCCCGTGAACGTGGGCAAGCGCAACGAGAAGTCCGCGGAGCAGGTGGCCCAGGAGAACGCCGAGAGGCAGATCCTGATGAAGCGCCGCTCCGGCTACTACGAGGTCGACGCCAAGGGCCGCCCGCTCGAGGCCGCGCCCGAGATGATGGACTTCGACGACATCCCCATCAGCCTCCGGTTCTGGAAGCCCACCAACACCCTGGGCGCCGGCATGGTCAAGAAGTTGGAGCGAGGGCACGCCTGGGCGGGCCGCAAGCGCAACGGCATGGCCTACCCGATGGTCGTCCAACCCGACGGGTCCGTGGACCTGTACAGCCGCGTGATGCTGCCGGCCCACCGCGAGGACCCGGAGACGCCGTGGAACCAGTACTTCCGCCACGTCGTGACCGAAGCCGAGGACATGGTCCGCCGGCACAGCATCCCGGGGGAGTCCATGCTCCTGGGCGAGCTGGTGGCCAGCCGCGACACCGACGACTTCTACTACGTCGAGTCCGTGACCGGCAGCCTGTGCGCCCGCGCGCAACGTCTGCAGGCCGAGCAGGGGCTCCTGCACTACTACTTCTGGGGCGTCGGCTTCTGGGGCGGCAAGCCCGCCTGCAGCCTGTGGCCGATGGGTCGGCAGTACGAGGTCCTCGAGGACCTGGCCTTCGGCGGCGAGTTCCTGCTGCCGCCCGACATCTTCTTCCCGGAGGAGATCGCTCGCTTCGTCGACAAGCACCAGACCGCCACGGCCGTCGTCGCCCTCCAACAGGAGGCCATCGAGCGTGCGTGGGAGGGCTGGGTCGTCGTGGACCCCGAGCTCTCCCTCAAGGACCGCGCGTGGAACCTGCGGGGCAAGACCGACCGCTCCGCGCCGGTCGCCGGCAAGTGCAAGCCCATCTTCGAGGACGACTTCGTCGCCCTGTGGAACCCCGACGACGGCTACGGCAAGTGGGGCACTGGCAAGTTCCAGGGCTCCGTCGGCTCCGTGGCGCTGTACCAGTACACCACCAACGGCACGCTGACCTACATCTGCGACTGCAAGGGCGGCATCAAGGAGAAGGGCAAGGACCCCAAGGCTCCCCCCGACTCCTGCTGGCGCCACATCCTCGAGAACGTGGCCAGCTACCCGCTGGTCGTCGAGGTCCACTACGACTCCCGCACCTACGTCTCCAAGGGCGCCAAGACCGACGCCCTGTCCTTCCCGCGGATGGTCCGCATCCGCCACGACAAGGCCCCGGAGGAGTGCATCAACGAGGAGCTGTGACGACACTGTGTCGTCGACCGCGAAAGCGGTCTACGATCCAGGGATAAGGGGTACGGAGGTGACCCATGTATCGTTTCACGCTTCTCGCACTCCTGCTCGCCCTGGGGTGCACTCCGACCGTCTCGATGGAACCGGAGCCACAGTCCCACCACTGGCTCGACGATGACGACATCACGGCCGGCGACGACGACACCGTCGCTGACGACGATGACGACGACTCGACGGGTGATGACGACACCGGCGACGACGACACCGCGGACGACGATGACGTTGGCGATGACGACTCCGCCGACGACGTCGGCACCGTCACCGTCGACCCCGTGGAGATCGACCTCGGCGTGGTCCTCGTCGGCACCGACCGCTCCGAGATTCTGCACATGGAGGTGGTGGAGGGTGCCGGCACGGTCGTCGTGGACATCGACGTCGCCGAGATCCTCGAGGCCGGCTTCACCGTCAATGGCTACGAGGCCGTGGTCGAACTCTCGGAGGATCCTTGGGCCACGCCGGACTACTCGATGACGGTCATCGCGGAGCCGACCCTGGAGAGCCAGGTCGGCGTGTGGTCCGGAAGCATCTACATCGAGGCCTCACCAGGTGGCGAGGTCGTGGTGCCGGTGGTCGTGGAGGTGGTGCCGGAGTGACTGGTTCCCCGGGGGCCCTGCGGGGGCCTCCGGGGCGGCGGTCAGGGGCTCAGCGCCATAGCCCCGAAGGACTTGCCGCACGCCGGGCACTGGCTGACCGCCCGGCCGCTGCGGCTGGGCCTCTTGACCAGCATGGCGCCGCCGCATCTCGGGCAGACGCTGTTGGCGGCTGCGGTGCCGCCCTTCTTCTTCAGCCTCTTGAGGTGGGGCGGGCTCTGCGTGCGGACCTTCGGCATGACGGCTCCTAGTCTTCGTCCTCACCGAAGAACTGCGTGCCCTCGGCGTAGCCGGCGGCGACACCCTCCGCAGCGGCGGCCGTGGCCTCGGTGAGCTCCTTGTCGTTCAACTCATCGAGCTTCATACTATCGCGTTCCGCTGCCTCTTTGGCTACCTTTTCCTGCGCAGCCTTGAGCCGCTCGGCCTCCTCGAGGCGCTTCTTCTGGGCCTCGACGCGCTCGACCCTCGCGGAGTTGGCGCACTTGAGCAACATCTCGTCCGTGATGACGGGCGCCCAGCCCTTCGGCACCTCCTCGGCCGTGCGGCCGTCGCCGGCGAGCTGGGCCTCCAGGAGCCGCAGCCGCTGCTCGTGGTCCTCGGCGACCTGTGCCTGGACCGCCGAGTGCTCCCGGTACGCCCGCGCGATGCCGTGGAGCTTGTCCGCCACCTCGTCGATGTAGTCGCACAGCGTCTTGTCGTTGGTCGAAAAGGCGTCGTTGAAGCTCTTCATCGACTTGTTGACGTTGATGGAGATGCCGTGCACCTCCGTGCGCAACCCGTCGAGGGAGCCCTTCAACTCCTCGGCGAGCTTGAGGGCGCGCTCGGCGATGGTGAGCTTCTTCGGCTTGTCCTTGCCCTTCTTGCCGGGCTTCTTGGCGGGCTTCTTGGACACGACTACACCTCCGCCTCGAGGATCTTGCCGATCTCGGTTTCGAGCGGCCCGACGAAGTCGTGCATCAGCTGCTCGCGCACGGCCTCGATAGCCTCCTGGCTCACCTTGGGCTCGGCGCAGTCCTCCGCCGTCAGAGCGACCTTCGGCTCCGGCCGGGCGTCGTCCACGGTGAGCTGCTCGTCCATGTGCTCCACCAAGTGATAGAAGACGGCCAGCTTGTGCTGCTTGGCCTTCAGCTCGTCCAACTTCTCCTGCATCGTCGCCACTGCAAGTCCCTCCAGGTCGGTGCTATAAGTGGAGTGGTCGGCGTGTACGGTTCCCGGTGACGCGCGGCTGGACACCCCATCGTCGACCGGTGCGTCGTCAGCCACCCCGTGGGTTCGGGGAAAGGGCGGCGCACCTCATACCACCCTCTTTTACCTATGCTGTCAGCATCGCGTAGATGCGCTTCTCCAGTTCAGCGCCACCGGACACGTCCCGAAGGATGCGGTGGAGCGGGTACACCAGCTGCCCCCTGCTGATCCGGGCCTTGTGGGCACCCTGCAGCAGCACGGCCGTCTGGTAGCGGATGTCGTCCTGGGCGAACCGGGCGACGAGGTCGGCCGAGTGCTCGGCCACACGAAAGTAGTGGGCCATGGCCCGTGCGACGTTCCTGGTGGTCGCCCTGAAGTAGATCTGGCCGGTCAGGAACGCCGCGTTGATGAAGTTGTGGCAGTGCGGGCACATCGCCGCGCCGTCGTGGACGTACTGCGGCGCGATGAACTTGCCGCAACCGCCACCGCCACCGGGGCGGCCGACCTCGAAGTTGTCGCGCTCCGAGCCGCTGTCGGCCTCACGGCACAGGTACAGCATCTCGTCCCCGCCGCCGTGGAGCTTGCTGCCACTGAGCCAGAAGGTCAGCACACCCTTGTTGGGGCCCTGCAGGGTTCGGTTGGTCCCGAAGTTGACCTGCACCTTGTACTTGGCGATGACGCGGCTGGCCAGCTCCTGCTTCTTCATGTCCTGCAGCAGCGCCAGCCCGCGGGCGAGGCCCTGCGGCGTCGTGCCGCGCATCATCTCCTCGGCGGAGACGAGGTTCTCGAATCGCTCGTTCGTCATGCTCACCTACCGAGGATGCCCTTGGCACCCTTCTCACTCGGGATCATACGCCCCTCGGCGCCCTCGACCATCCCGCGCGGGATGTTCCGCATATTCGTGCCACCGGGCAGGCTCAGGACGAACTCCTTCTTCCTCCCGGACCGACGCTCGGCACGGATGTGCTCCTGCGAGACGGCCTCGCGCTTCCGGGTCCGCAGCACGTTGCGCTGCGCGTCCCGCATCTCGGGGTCCTCTTCGATCTTGGACTTCCGCGCCCGCGGGTCCTGGCTGCGGACGGCGTAGTCCTGCTGCGGGTTCGAGAACGCGCGGCTGATGACCGCGAACATGGCGCGCAGCGACCCCTCGGCGTCCTGGGTCCACAACGACACGTTCCACAGATACCCGCGCTGCCCATGGAGCTCGATGAGCTGCTTGGCCACGAACAGCTTGGAGTGCTTCAGGCAGTCCATCAGCGTGAACGCGAGCGTCTCCCACCCATTCTCCTGCGCCGGCGTGATGCGGCACAGCACGGTGTACACGCCGTCCCTCTCGCCCTTCCACCGGACCGTGGCGTAGGGGATGCGGCCGATGATGTTGGCCAGGCCGTCAGCACTCATCGTCGTCGGGCTCCTTGCGCTCGGGGAGAGCGTACACGTTGTCGCGCCGCCCCTCCATGTCTTCGATCTGGCACTCCAGCGCCTGGATCATGTAGTCGAACTGCACAATCGACAGCCCGATGGCTCCCATCGCTGCCTGCGTCCCGGAGAAGTGGCGGACGTCCGAGGTGAGCTCGCCGGCGACGTCGCGGGCCTTGACATCGCTCAGCCGGTTCGACAGCACGCCCCTGGCGCGCATGAAGGCGGCCTTGTCGATCCGGACCTGCTCGAGGAGCTCCTTGAGCTGGTCGAGTGAGTACTCAGCCATCGTCCTCTTCCTTGCTCTTCACCGCCCGCAGCGGCGGGAACGTCTTGGGCTTCGGCGTCTCGGGCCGCGGCGCCCTCAGCTGGTCCCGCATGAACGGCGGCAGGTTCACGTCGTCGTCAGCCCTCGTCGGAGGGAGCCCCATCGGCGACGACTTGATCTCCAGCGGCCTCTGCACCCCCGGCGGATCCGGACCCATCGCCGCATCCGCCCTCGTCTGCGCGTTCCTGACCTGCTCCGCCTCCGTCTCGGTCATCGGCCGACCCAGGCTGGTGTCGATCTTCTCGACCACCATCTCCAGGACCAGCAGCTTCAGCTCCGCGAACAGCGTCTTGATGTTCGGCAGCTCCAGCCTCTGCCGGTTCTTCCCGATGTCCTCCCCTTCCAGCCGCAGCTTGTATCCCTCCGCCGTCTTGTAGATCGTGATCGAGTGGATCCGCACCGTCGGCCTCCATTCCCAGGACGTACTTGGCGAGCTTCTCGAAGGCGCCGCCGTCCTTCGGTTCCTCGCCGATGAACGCGCCGAGGACGGGCGCGGGCGGCCCCGTGTCTCGCCGGGTCGGCGACGGCATGACGACGTTCGGGTACGGGCAGCCGTCGTTCCGAAGACGCTTGGCCCCGCTGAACGGGATGCGCGTGGTCCAGATGCGACGTTCCTCGGTTGTGTCGCAAGGCCACGGGCCGCGCCCACGGCGCCACGGCGTCGTCCCTGGGCCCCACGGCGCGTCCTTCCGCATGATCGCGTCCTGGCGGGCCTTGGCGAGCTTCAGGGCGTTGTCGTAGTCGGTCAGCCCGACCTCTTCGGCTTGGCCCCGAACCGCGTGCTTGCCGCGGCGCAGGAGGCGCTTGACACGACGCTTGATTCGGTCCCGGAGTCTCACTCCATCACCTCCACAACGCAGCGGGTCCAGGGCGCGCCCTGGTAGGTCACCGCCGTCGCCTCCACGAGGTGGAGAGGCTCGTCGTTGGGCAGCGCCAAGCCCAGCGACGCGATGTTGGCCTGCGGCGAGTCCACGTAGAGCTCACCGCCCGCGCCGATGGAGGCCCGGACCAGCGCACCGCCCACCTTCAGGTTGATCCAGTCGTTGGGCAGGTCCAGGATGGTCTCGTCGGGCTCGTCGGTGGCGTCACCGAGCAGCTCGTCGAGCTCGTCGTTCAGCGCCTGGGCGCCCTCGATCCCGTCCGGCACGCTACCCTGGGCCGAACCATGCTGGTGGCTCATCGGTGGGAGCGCCCCCCTCTCCTCGAGAAACTGGAGCTGGTTCTTCGGGATCACCCCATGAGTCGTCAACAGGTCCACGATCTTCTGCCGGTTCGACATAGCGTCCTCCAACCGTCATCTTGAGGGCCACCTGGGTCTCGGAGGGGCCCGCCCCGGCGCGCTTGGCACCGAAGACGATGACGACATCAGGCGGAAGCATCCGCGCCTCCACGACGCGGGCGTTGCAGATCATCCAGTCGTCCCCTGTGAGCCACGCCTCCGCGCCCAACCAGCGCCGCAGCGCGTCCTTGTCGTGGCACAGAACGTGTGTGGGGACGAACTTGCCCGTGCCCACCAACATGAACAGCGAGAACATCTGCGACCGCGGCTCCCTCGCCAGCTCGCCTGGGGCCGGAGCCCACTCGGCGAGGACCACGCGGTTGATCATGTCCTCCAACGTCAGCTCGGCCAACAACGGGTCGTCCGGTGAGTCGACCTTGTCCGCCGGCGCAATCCGCTCGACGTAGATCGGCTCCCCGACGTTGAGAGCGATCATCTCGACATCGCCCGGCATGGCGAGGATGCGGGCTACCGCGGCCGCAATCTCGTCGACCGTGGCCGGGCACGGATGGTGCTCAGTAACGCGTACCTTCCCTGGCACTGTCTTCCTCCTCCTTCAGCGCGACCAGGTAGTCGCGGAGGATCTGGCTCAACGTGTTGGACTTGCGACGGGCGTAGGCGAGGGCCCACTGATGTAGGTCCTTCGGCAGCTTGATGTTGAGGCGGCTGGTCTCGCCGTCCCACTGGCCGCGCTTTCGGATGGGGATCTCAGGCATGGCAGGCTCCGATGGTACACACGCTGTACTTACCTGTCAAGGCGGTCCTGCGAGCGAGTACCCCAACGCCTCCACGACGTCGGGATCGGCCGCGTCGCGCATCGCCTTGAGCAGCGGCTGGCTGTACCGACGCATGTACTCCCCCTCGAGGTAGTACGCTCGCCGGGTGAAGGTCTTGTCTTCCAGCCCGTCGTCGCGGGAGAAGTGCTCCAACATCGGCGCAAGGCACCTGTCCGGCAGACGGACCACGCCGGGCACTGCTTCGCGCCCGAAGAGCGCCGCGACCCGCCGGAGCTCGACGCCCGGGTTGCGCAGGAGATCCTCGTAGCGCACGACCGCGGCGCGCTTGCCCTCGAAGAAGTCGAGCCAGGCACGGTGCAGCTTGTTCCAGCGCCCCATCCACTTCGTGACCGCTTCGGGCGTCACCGAGACCCGACGCTTCGTGAGGCGTTCGGCCCATTCGGCGAAGCTGATGCACCAGGCGTAGGGGTTCTTCACGCTCAAGATGAAGCCGAGGTCGCCGCGGTCGTGGGCCGCCTTCACGTTGGTCTGCTCGTACTGCGAGGTGAACCCACGCGCGACGAGCGGCGACCAATCCCAATCGAGCTCCGCCGGCGCGTGGTGCTTCCCGCCGAGCGGGTTGGAGAGGACGCGGGCGTGGACGTACTCCTCGAGGAGCAGCTTGAGGAGGTTCGTGCCGGACCGCTCGATGCCGTACTGCTTGACGTAGAGCTTGCGTCCGCGGGGCTGGCTGCAGTTCGGGCCCGTGATGACCCGCCGGACGTCGGCGATCTCGGGACCAGTCGGCGGCTGCACCCGCCACCAATCTGTTCGCCACCGACCGTTCGTGGTCTGCCCACCATCTGTTGCGAAGCGGCCGACGAGGTCCGCGCCGAAGTCGTAGTACCGCCGCTCAGCGTTGTCCAGCGCGATGACGCCGCCGCTGCGCACGGCGAGGAGTGCTGCCGCGAGGCAGCGGACGCGACGACGGCCATCCACGAGTGCGAAGTCAGCGCCCTGCAGGCCGACTGCGTCCACGCCGGCCATCGGGTAGGCTGTCCGGTCGCCCCACACCGGCACGTGCTGCAGGCGGACCTGCTGGGGCAGCCTGGGGCGAAGGTCCTTGACGGCGGGAGCATGGTGTTCGACCGACGACCACCCCTTCGTCCGGCGGGCGAACCACAGGGTCGACTCGCCGGAGCCCCACTCCAGGCCAACCCAGTTGCCCGTGTCCCAGGACTCGAAGAGGTCGATGAACTCGCGGGTCAGCCACGGCTCTCCGGGGCCACCGGTCAGCGCTTTGTACCTGTGCTTCGGGTTGATCCACGTCATCGGGGCACCCGGCAGTCGTACCCAAGGGCCCGCGCGAGCTGCGGCAGGGCCGCATCGCTCCGAAGGCGGCGACGCAGGGCCACGACATCCGCTGCAGAGCAAGTCTTCCACGGCTCGAGACGGCTCGGGTCGAGCGGCCGGTGGCCTCCCATCGCCTTGGTCGCCCACGGGTCGTCTGTCCTGAAGTGCCGGTGGCAGCCTGCGAAGGTGCGGCAGTCCTGGAGGTGGAAGGCGCGACGCAGCTGCCGCTGGATCGTCGCCGGGTCGGTGACCAGGGTCTCGAAGCGGACGACCTGAACATTCGCGTGCTGCCGAAACCGCAAGAGCATCCGCGCGGCGTAGGCCCACCGGCTCGGCGGGACGTAGAACTTGCCGCCGCTGGCGGGGTGGCGAGACAGCAGCACGGCCTTGGGGTCCCGGACCATGAACACGACGCCCACGCCAGCGGCCAGGGCCTCCCTGACGTCCTCCACCGACTCCGCGAGGTCCACCCAGTGCTTGGAGACCATCCGCGGGTACTTCAGCGCCACGCACGACGACGGTGAGATGTGAACGTCCGGGACACACCGCCACTCGTGCTCCCCGGGTACGTGGGCGATGTCCCGGTACCCGGCGCCGATCAAGAAGTGCATCAGGGTGTTGCCCGAGCGAGCGCACCCGGTGGTGACGATCCGCCTCACCTACTTCTTCCCGAAGAACTCCTTCACCACCTTCGGCCGCATGGCGACAGCGACCTTGCGGTTCGACAGGCACATCGAGCAGAAAGGTTGCTTCAGCCGGTCCTGCTGCAACAGGCGGTTGAGGAAGTGGGGCCGCAGGGTGTCGTGGAACTGCGGGAAGTTGTCGTAGTCGCGGCCGAGGTGCAGCGCCGTGTTCCGGCCGTTGGGGCAGATGTCGACCTTCCCCTCGCGCAGCGTGAACTTCGCGCAGTTGCAGTGCGCCGGCAACGACTTCGGCACCGGGACGACGGGGCCGTTCACCCGCTGCTCCCGTTCCGAGATGACGATGTGCTTGGCCTCGCCGTACTTGCCGGCCTTCGGGAAGGCCTTGCGCACCGCGGCCACCTGGGCCTTGTTGCCGGAGTACTCCGAGATCCGAACGAGGTCGGCCATCTCCAGCACGGGCGCGTACTTCCTGGTGGTCTTCTCGGTGAAGGGCAGCACCGCGGTGAGGATGTCCACCTGGTCCGTCAGGCCGGACTCCTTGAGCCGCTTGACGCCGGCGGCGATGTACTTCCACATCAGAGGCTCGCCGCCGCAGAGCGTGATGACGCGGTAGTGGTAGCCCGACTGCTTGCTGTAGTCGATGAAGCGGTCGACCTCGGCCAACGACATGTGGTGGTTGGGAGAGCCCTCCATCCACTCGCGGACGATGCAGGGCACGCACCCACCCGAGCAGGTCGTGGTGGCCATCAGCGTCATCTTCAGCACGGGTTTCCTGGCGAACCAGGTGCTCCCCGGGCCACGCTGGAGCTCCAGGCCCTGCAGGGCGCAGAACTCGTCCACGGCGTGGATCACGCCTGGGAACCAGCCCGCGTAGTCGTGGCCCGCGAGCCACCCACCGGGCTTGACCTTGCCGTACCATGCCCGGAGGTCGGCCGAGACGTCCTTGTAGCCGTGGCCGGCGTCCACGAAGACCATGTCGAGGGTCCGGTCTCCGATCATCTCCGCCGCGTCCACCGACGGCATGTGCATCGGCCGCACGTCGCACTTGGCGTCGCCGCGCGTGATCTCCAGGAAGGTCGCCTTGGCGTCGCGGTGCTCCTGGACCGACTCGTCCCAGGAGTCCACGGCGTAGAGCACCGCGGGAGGAACGGCCTCGAGCATGTAGCTCGTGCTCAGCCCAGAATGGACCCCCACCTCGGCCATCGTCCGCACGCGCTTCTCCCGGACGAACTTGGCGTACCACTCCCCCTCCTTGGGGAAGAACCACCCCATGACCTCGCGTCCGCGGAACTGCCTGCTGCCTCGACTCTTGAAGTTGATCGCCACGTCGTCCTCCTACCAGGCGTCCTTGCTGGAGACCCTGGGTCCAGTCACGCGATACTGGCACAGGAAGCCGTCGTGCGCACGAGCCTTCCGGTGCTTCTGCCTGTACCGCTTGTAGAAGTCGTAGTCGTGGCCCTTCTTCCAGACACCCTGTCCGGTGGACCACTCCTCGTCGTACATCGTCTCCAGCGCCCACGCAGTGCGGAACGCCACGCAGCCGCTGTGCGGGGCGAACCGGCGCCCCTCCTTGCCGTCCCATCGATGCTCCCCGACGCGCTCCCCGCCGTGGTCGATCAGCCGTGCGCTGCCCCAGAACAAGCCCAGCTGCGGGTCCTTCTCGAACGCCTCGACGGTGATCTTCAGCCGGTCGGGCAAGGAGATGTCGTCGTCGTCGTTGTTGGCGATGAGCGGGGCTCGCGCGTGCAACAGCACCTGGTTGCGCTTCCACGACAGGTTGCTGTTGGGGTAGTGGAACCACACGATCCGCGGGTCCCTGAAGGACTCCAGCACCTTCCGCACCTTCGGGTCTGTGCTGTCGTCGATGATGATGAGCTCCCAGTCGCGCATCGACTGCGCCAGGATCCCCTCGATGGCCTGGAACAGGAACCGCGGCCGGTTGTGCGAGACCATCATCACCGTGACCTTCGGCGCGTTGGTCGCCGTCCGCAGGCCGTGCCGCCGTCGCCAGATATTGCCGAGGCGCATTAGGTCCTCCTTCTCCCAGTTCTGGTACATGTCCAAGCTCACCTCGGGGGCGTCGTCGGCGGCGAGCTCCTCGGCGAGCGCCCTTCGCCACTCGTCGAGGTCGTGCGGAGGCACGAACACTCCGTGGTGCGGAAGGGCTTCGCGGATCCCAGGTAGGTCTGAGGCGATGACCCTCGCGCCCCCGATGGCCGCCTCCACAGCGGCCATGCCGTAGGTCTCGGTCTCCGAGGGCATGAGGTGAACCCGGCTGCGCGAGAAGAAGCGCCGCAGGTCCCGGGCCGGCCCCACCATCTGGACGTTCGGCAACACCTCCAGGCCCTCGACCTGGGTGCCGTAGCCGCCGCGGGCGATGAGGAAGTGCTGGTCGTTGAACTCCCGGGCCAGTTCCCGGACGATGTTGCCGCCCTTCGACCCGGAGGGGTTGATCATGGTCACGCTGTCCCGCTTCGGCGCCAGTCCCCCGAGGATGCGCGACGTGTCGATGACTGGACGGACGATCACGCTGTCCTTCGGCTTCCCGCACTCCTCCCACAGCGAGTACGAGTTGAAGATCCATCCTGCGGGCTTGTACCCCTGTGAAAGCGGATGGTCGTAGCTCCACTTCACGTGGCAGTACAGGTAGACCGGCACGGTGCCGAGCTCGAGGAACGGATGCGCAGCCTCGAACTGCGCCACGACCACGTCCGGCCGCATCCGCGCGAGCAGGGGCTTGACGTAGTGCCGTTCCCATCTTGGGAACCCGGAGTGCAGGAGCACCCCCTCCATCGACTCCACTCCGCCAGGGCCCTCGCCCTCGACTGCGACGACATCGAAGCCGTCCCGGACCAGGGCCTGGGCCAGCCCCATCATCGCGGTCTCGCCCCCGGCGTAGACGTAGGGGGGCAGCCTCGGGGACACGCACAGGACCAGTGGCTTGGTCTTGGGGGGCGCACCCGTCAGCAGGAGCATCGCGGCGCCCCGCCGTCCAGGCTTGACGTTCAGCGGGCGCCCTTCGATCTCGCCCATCCTCGTCACGACGTTGCCTGCGAAGCGCGTGTAGCGCTCGGCGGGTACAGGGCTCGTCGGGGCCAGGACTGCGACGACGTCGCTGAACGTCTCGTAGATCCTATCCGAGATCAGGTGGATGTCGTCAGCCACGGTCCAGCTCCAGCACCTTCCGGACGCCCCACGGCCGCGGGGCCACGCCGTCCCGTTTGATGGTCTCGAACATCTCGTTGTTGCGGTGGTGGTCCCCGGCCGCGGCCGCGGACGGATGGTCTTGGTGGATGATGAGCGGGTCGTCGATCCAGCTGATGTCGCCGACCTGGTCGGCCTTCCAGACGGCGTGGTCGTCTTCGGCGCCCCAGCCGACGAAGCGTTCGTCGACGCCGGAGATCGCAGCCCACAGGGCACGCTCCGCGCCCATCGACATACCGTTGGCACACCGAGACCAGGGGTTGGGCTGCGACGACGCGAAGTAGGCGCCCCAGTCCGACGAGAGGTCCTCACCCTCGGCGGCCTCGCGGCCGCGCCGGTGCTCGCACATGAGCATCAGATTCGGCCGGAGCCGGGCCTCGTAGGTCTCGACGAAGTGGGGGGCTGCGACGGCGTCGACGTCCAGCACGACGACGTGGCGACTCCGGCTCACGCGGATGCCGCAGTTGATGCTCGCGGCCCGACTGAACCGCGGGTCCCGCCACTCCACACGGAGGAACGTGAAACCGAAGGACCTGGTGATGCCGCGGATGTTGTCGAGGTGGTCTGTCGCGCTGGACAGGTCCGAGACGACGACCTCCTCAGGAGGCACCGTCTGGCGCGCCAAGGCGTTGAGGCAGTTCCACAACCGGGCGCCGCCACGGTCGCGCTGCGGGATGACGACCGTGGTGCCCATCTACTCCGGCGGGACCTCCTGCTCCTGGACGTTCTGGAGCTTCGTCAGCCAGTCGTCCAGTCCCTCGAACATCGGGAAGCGCTCCCCGAGCCAGCAGGCGATGAACACGTGCGCCTCGCGCATGTCGCGCTCCGACGTCGTCAGCTCGCCGGCGAAGCGGTCGTTCAGCGCCTGGGCCAGCCGGATGTGCAGGTCACCCTGCACCGCGATGAAGGAGGGGAGGAGATCCCACCGGATCTCGACGTTCCCCTCCTTGCGGCTACTGGGCCTGACGAGCAGCACTGGGCCAGTCCACCAGCTTGAAGTCGAGCTCGAAGCCCGGCACGCGGTACGCCATCTCCTGGATGCGGTCCACGAGCGGCACCGGAATGGTCTGGTCCTCGCGGTGGTACAGCTCCAGCTCCAGGTGCTGCGTGACCTCGCCGGTCTCCGGGTCCAGGTCGCAGGTGAACCGGCAGCGCTTCACCAGCTGCAGCGCTTGGCCGTCGACGGTGATGACCGTCTGGTCCGGCGTGGCGCCGACGAGGATCTGCACCGGGTGGTTCTGGGAGGCGGTGGGGCGGCGGCCTGGCCGCTGTACTCCTTGGTCGATTCGACGTACCATCGTGGTCTCCTCACATCACCGCGAGGTCGACGTCGTCGCCGACCTTCATCGTGATGTCGTTCATGTGCAGCAGGCAGTGCTCGACGTCCTCCACCTTCTTCAGGGGGATGGCGTCCTTGAGGAAGCGGCGGAAGGTGATCCGGTCGCCCGGCTCCACCGGCGGCGTCAGGGTCACGCCCTTGTCGGTGAGCTGGCCGGGGCCGACGCGGACCACGCGGCCGACGCCCTCCATGACGTGCTCGCGGCCGACGTCCTGGTTGGGCCGGTACAGCCCGCCGCGGGTCTTCTCGCCGCGCGGCTCCACGGAGACGAGCACGTAGGGGCCCATCGGGCGGATGACGTCGGGGTGGATGTCAGAGCTGTCCATGGAGTGTGTCCTCGAGCTCGGCCTCGTCGACCTCGCCGTCGGGTCCGCCGATGTCCAGCATCTCCTCGTCCTCGCCGTCCACCACCCCGTCCAGCAGGTTGGCGACTTGACGACCCATCCGAGGGTGCATCGGGACCATGTCGAGGGTGAGGTCCTTCGGGAAGTTGAAGAAGGAGCGCGAGCCCTTCCCCTCCCCCATCATCAGGCAGAGCTGGGTCTTCTCCGCGTTGTTCCGGTCGATGTACCGGATGATGAAGACGTCACCCGGAATCACCTCCAGTACCCTCGTCCCCAACGCTTGCGTAGTGCGCTGCCCAGGGTGGCGGCGTGCGTCCGTCATTTGGATCCTCCACTTCGGGCAAGGTCATGCTGTGGACGCCGGTGTGGCATCCACACTGCCTGACGACCAGCCCATCGGCCGACGGCAGGTACCGGACGGGCTGCTCACAGACTGGGCAGACCGTCCCCGCTGTCATCGGAGGCGTCACCGCCTCCTGGTTGTGCTTGAGGTGCCACAGGATCAGGTCCTGCTTGTACTCGATCCTCGCCAGTGCCTCCATGATCGCCTTCACGGATCTCCTCCACCCTGTAGATGACGGCGCCGCTCGTGCTGGGCCCGAAGTGGAGCGCGAAGCGGCCTCCATCCGGGAAGCCTAGCAGCATGCTGTGCACCACGGTCTTCGGCGGCACGCCGACCGGCTCCACGTCGAGGGCGAGGACCTTGCCGTACTTGAGCATCTGGGCCACGGTGTCCGGCGAGGCGCCGTACTCACCCGGCAGCCCCATCCCACGGGTGGCGCGGTAGAAGTCCTCGGCGCCCATGGTCGTGAGCCGGTAGGGCTCGCCCTCCTGCGCCGCCCGCCCGAGGACAGGGTGGCAGATCATGTGGCTCGCCTTGCACCACGGACACGTCGGCGTGTCCGTGGCCTCCACCAGCGAGCCGTCCGGTGAGACGATGGCGACAGCCGCGAGGCAACCGGTACAGACGAAGATCACAGCTGACCCACTCCTCCCTCACCGGGCATGGACGGCTCGTGGTTGTATGACTCCCAGTCCGGGGCGTCGTCCACCTCGATGCCGGCCTCCTCGTCCATGTCGCCGAACGGGTCCTCGAGGCTTTCCGTCCGCGGTGGCGGCTGCTGTAGGACCCGCACCTCCGCGCCATCGGTGTGCGGCGCGGCCGGTGCTGGTGGCGCGGCGGGCTGCGACGACACAGTGTCGCCGGCCGGTGCAGAAGCGCCGGAGTCGGACTTCACCAGCCCCACGACCTTGGAGAGCTCCCGCTGGTCGATGACGACCTCCGCGGTGAGGCCGACGTCGTTCTTCAGGACCAGCGTGGTCGCCATCTGGCCACCGCGCTCCAGGTCCATCAGCTCTCCGACTCGGATGAGCCTGATCACGTCCGCCTCCTTGCCCTCCGGACCTTGGAGGGTCGGGCACCCGCCCGTTCTCGCCACTCCTTGCTGCCGATCCGCACCAGGTTGCCAGACTCCATCGCCTCGGCCCGGAGCTTCTCGGCCGCCGCCCCTCGGCGGCGCAGCCGCGACACCTGGGCCTGATTCGTCGTCGGGCCCAGCGGCCGGACAGCGATGGGCCCCATCGACGTCCAGTCGTGCAGCACGGCCTTCGCCTGCTGCTCGCGCTCCTTGATCTGGTCCTTCCGGAACGGGTAGAGCGCGTTACTGAAGTCCTCCAGTGCCTGTTGCACGTGCTTGCCCTCCTTGGGCGTCACGATTGCCTGGGTCAAGAGCCTGGCTTCCGTCCGCTGGATCTCCTGCTTCCGTTGCCAGACCAACACCATGAGCGCCTCCTGCCAGCCCCCAGGATCGGGCATGCCGGCGAACTTGTCGTAGAAGATGTTCGCCAGTGCCCAGCCGACAGGAGTCGTTAGCCATTTCCCAGTGTCTCCACGTTGATGGCGTCGCGGATGCGGTCGTCGAACCACCCGTGGTTGAGCCAGATGTCCTGGAGGATGACGAACGGCCGCGTGAGGAGGTCGAAGAACTTCTTCTCGAAGGTCTCCTCGTCCACCTCGCCGTTCGACTTGCGGTGCTCGAGGATCTCCTCGTCGTTGATGCGGGTCACCGACAGCGCCACCTGCACCATGCCCATGACGGTGTCGTGGTACATCTGGCTCGGCCGTTCGCCGACAGTGCTCTTGACCACGTCCCAGGTGTAGCGCTTGGCGAACAGGTCCTCCTGCCCGCTCAGAGCCCGGAAGGTCACCTCGAACTTGCCCTCGACGATGGGGACACGCTGGATGCCCCCGCGGCCCACCACGTAGTGCCGGATGTCGATGGGCTCGCACCGGGCCTCGATGGCCTCCCTCACCTCGGGGTTGTCGAGCTGGTCGGTGCGCTGCTGCATCAGCATCTCGAAGAACTTGGGGTCGACGTCGGGGCGCGGCTTGTCACCCTCCTCCGCCTGCTCTTCGACCGCGGCGTCCGCCTGCTGCGCTGGCTGCTCCTCACCCTCGTCCGGGGGCGGCGAGGCCGCGGCCGGCCCGGAGCCGAGACCGCCTGTGCGGATGGAGTCGCGGAGCTCGTCGGCCGTGAACGCCTCCTCCTGCTCCGGCATCATCGGGGGCGCGCCTCGGTGGGCGTGGTCGGTCAGGACCGGCGTGCCCGCGAGCGGCTTCGCGTGGCCGAGCGGGACACCGCCCTCCTGGCCTCCGCGTTGCGTCGCTGCGGCGATCCGCTGCTTGTAGTTCTCGACAGCCGCGTCGTCTGCGCCGTCGCCGAGTTCCAGAACTTGTCGCTTTGTCGCCACGGTCTATCCCTCCGAGTAGTTCTTGCCCGGGTGCCGGTATGCCGGCGCGCCGGACGGAATGAAGTCCAACGGGGTGACGGGGGCGGCCGGCGGGGGCGCCGGCTGCGCCTGCAGCGCGGACTTCAACGTCGCGCCGACCGCCGACTCCCACTTGTTGCCGCACCCCTCTGCGAGGCACCGCCAGATGATCTTGCGCGGGCACGTGGTGCCCTGCACCGCCGTGGACCCACACCTCGGGCACGTGGGCACGCGAGGTGCCTGCTTCTTCTCCGGGACCTTGCCTGTGCCCGCGGAGATCGCGTCTTGGATGCCGCCGATCCCCTGCTGGTGCTCGAGGTCCTCCAGCCACCGCTGCTCGTCGGGCGTCCGTTCCCCCGCCGGGATCGCCCGGAGCTTCCGGAGGATGTCCTGCCTCTTGGCGTCAAGACCCAAGGCGGTACTCCGCGGCCCGTCGGGTCTCGTCGAGCACCGCGGTGCCGTTCCGGGAGAAGGTGAGCTTCAGCTCGCCGTCCTCGATCTCCACGTCGACGGCCAGCGGCTCGGGGAAGTACAGCTTGCCGGCCTTCGGCGCGAACGCGTACATCCGGTCGACCTGCTGCAGGTCGCAGAAGAACAGGCTGCTCTCGCCGAGGCGCGCGTCGGGCTGCCGGCCGCGGCCGGGCATGTCGACGGCCATTCGACGGATGTCCTCATGCAGCGCGTCGCGCAGGCCCACCGGCGCCAGCCAGATGATGTCTCTCCCCAACAGCCCGAGTCCGGACTGGATGGCCTCACTCCAGGTGGGGAGCTGGAGGGCCCAGGTGACGTCGCGGCACGCGGCGTCGTCGATGACCTTGGACGCCGAGGACACCAGCTCCTCGACATCGCGCTGCAGCTTCGTGATGGGCACGTCCATCGGAAGCGCCGCGTCCCCCGCCACGACGAACGAGGCGCCATGCCCCGTCGGCGCGGGCCCGAGCTGGGTGACGAGGGCTGCGCTCGCCGCTGCGTGGTGACCGTCGCCGAAGGCCTTGTACACGAACTGGCGAACGCCGTTGATGAAGTGCCGGGGTGCCCGTTCCCACAGTTCCAGGGCGCTGAGATCGGTCATGCGCGCTCCAAGGTGTGTACAGCGTATGTACTTACTAGCGTTCGCGCTCGGTGTCAAGCGCGACGATGGTGATGTCGAGGCCAACAGCGTGCGCGAGCCGGCGCACGACGCGGATGCCTGGGCTCCTGGTTTTGCCGGACAGCGCGCCGTGTACGGTCTGGCGGGTGACGCCGCCGACTCGGTCTGCGACGTCCTGGTAGGAGAGGTTCTGACGGACGCGCTGCGCCTCGATCACCTGGACGATGGGATCGGTGATGGCGGACCCTTCCTCACCAGCGAGATGCTCGGCACGTCGAAGTCCTCCTGGCATCGTCCGCAGAAGTACTTGGACGTCCCCCTTCCCGTCGCCTTCACCCGGATCACCAGGTCCCTCTTCTTGCACTTCGGGCATAGAGCCGTGTTCAGCATGCGCAAGGTCACCGCGCAACTCCCCTCCTCACCTGCACCGAGCAGGTCGCCTCCGGCCACTCCTCCTCCACGAGCCGGCCGATGGCGTCCTCCACCGCGCGGTCCTCCGGCGCGTCCTCGATGACTCCGAGGAAGACGACGAAGCGGAGCGGGTCAGTCAACAGGCGAGGGTCGGTGTAGACGGACACGAAGATGACGAACGGCGCATCCAGCATGAGGATGCGCTCGCGGAGGCGCAGGGCCTCCTCGCGGTCCGTCGTGCGGACGTGGGGGGTCGGAGCCTTGAAGGCCGTCACCGCGCCTCCAGGCCCGATTCCATGAAGCGACTCAGCGTGCGGCCCCACTGCGTCTCCTGCACACGCTCGTGCTCGAGGATGTCGAAGGCCAGACTCCCCAGCGTTCCGCTACGGAAGTCCGTGTTGATGTAGGTCTTGACGCGGGCGAGGTTGCGGGCCAACCGGAACCCGTCCCGCACGTCCGGCTTCGCCGGCGTCTGGTACCTGCCGACTCGAGCGGCTCTGCGGAGGGTCGGCGCGACCTTGGGGTTAGGCTGGACGGGCACGGCTGTCACTCCTCAGCGGCGCCAGTTCCTTGTAGGCGTCCGCGTGGTCGTTCACCTTGTTGAGTCCGAACTGGGCCTCGCCGCGAGCGTACAGACGCTGGCGACGCGCCGGATCCGGCGCGTAGCCCCGCAGAGCGGGGATGACCTGCGTGGGGTCGGTGCTGGCCACGTAGATGCCATCGGGTCCGAGGGTCTCGCGGGACGACCCAGAGTCGAGCGCGATGACCTCCTTCTTCGCCCCCATCGCCAGCACGGCCTCGGTGCGGACGCTCTCGCTGCGGTCCCAGCTCAGTTCGAGCACGGCGTCCGCGGCGTTGATGAGCATCTCCTCCGGCTTGCTCTCGACCACGGTGACCCTGGGCCCAGCGGGCTGCGCCAGCGAGATGACCTGCTCCGCGGCCTCCTCGGCCGGGTCCGCGATGATGAGCTGGTAGCCCTCGTCCGACGAGGCGAGGTTGTTGATCACCGGCGTCAGGACCTCGATCTCCTCGACCGTCGGTTCCATGACGACCAGCGTCGTCTCCGCCGGCTGTACGCCGAGGTCGGCGCGGGCTTGAGCAGCCGGCCGCTGCTGCACCTTCTGGATGGGCGGCCGCAGGACCTTGATGCGTGGCTCCTCGATGCCGGCCGCCATGAGGGCGTTCTTCCCCCGGAAGTCCGGGACGACCCACAGCGAGATGCGCGAGTAGGCCAGTCGCTTGATGACGCCGCGCCGGACTGGACGGGCCCCGTAGCGGTGGGCCAGCATCCGCTGGCGCGTACCGTACAGGCCCATCACGCCGAGGCGCGACAGCTCCATGGAGTGGAAGATCACCAGGTCCGGGTTGATGAGCCGCGTCCGCTGCAGGATGTCGGCTCGCTCCAGCTGGAGACGCCTGTGGACCTCGATGGTGCGGTCGAGCACCCCGATGGCCCGCTTCCCAGCTTGACGCTGCTGGACACGGTCGCCGAACCTCTCCAGGAAGATGTGCTCGTTGACCGCGTCGTTCTCGATCAGCGTCCGGACGAAACGGATGTGGGGGCCCCGCCGTGGGCCGATGTGAAGGAAACGCATGCCTGAAGAAGGGGGCGGTCGTTGTGGCATAAGGGTACCTAACAGCAGGAGGAGAGTACCATGCACAGTGTCAGGAGATCAACTGACAAGAAGAAGGCTCGGCGCGCCGCCGGCAAGGAGGCCGACGTGCTGTGTCCGAACTGCAACGAGATGATGGAGTTCCCGGTTGCGAGGCCGTGGCATCCCATCCGGGCAACTCGCCGGTGCCCGGCGTGCGGCGTGGTGGAGCACCCCTAGTCGGGGTTCACGCGCACTGCTCCAGATCCCCCTCCCACATCGCCTGGGAGGGGGACAGCGGCACGGGCAGTGTCCGCAGCTCCTCCTCCAGCTGACTCCGGAGGTCACGCAGCTCCTTGATGCGCTCGCCGACGCCCTCTTTGCGCTGGGTCTGGGGCCACTGGAGAAGCGCACGGATGGCTTCGTCCACGTCGTCCAACGACTCGAGGATGAACCGGCGTCGCACGTCTGGGTGCACGGTGCTCATACCTTTATGGTACGCACGCGCAATCCAACTGTCAACAAATTGCCTGACGCCTGGCCGGTAGCCGTTGTCGCACGGCTGTCTGATAATGGTCTTGGCGGTCGGGCGTTCTCCTCTGCAGGTTGGCGGAGAGGTTCGGCAACCGCGCCCGGCCGCCCTCGAAATTCCGCCCCCACTGCATGGTACAAGGTAGATAGACCGACCGGAGGAAACCTCCGTTGGGTGAGATTAGGTCTGGGTGCGGGTCCGGTCGGTTACCCGCACCCCGACCTTTACCTCGCAAAGGCCCGCGTCGGCCCGTCATAAGCGATGTAGATACCCATCAACCAGCTGAGGAGAGCTATGCGCCACATCACCATCGACCGGAACTTCTGCCGGCTGTTCGCGTTCGTCGGAGACGACAGCCGACCGCACCTGATGCCCATCTACATCGACGACGACGGCACCGCCTGGGCCACCAACGGCCACCTGATGCGCAAGGTCCCACTCCCGCCGCAGGGGAGCAAGGTGCCCCCCACCGCCCTCCTCTTCGACAAGCGGGTCAAACTCCTCGACGTGGATGAGACCGTGGTGCTCGACGTGGACGAGACCCCCACCAAGCACGCCGAGTACGGCACGTTCGCGGCGCCCGGCCGCCCCGGCATCAAGGGGAAGCTGGCCAACCTCGATGCCCGGCCGGACTACTCCTACGCCGTCCCGACGGTGGACGAGGAGTTCGTCCTCCGCCGGCGCTACTTCATCGAGGTCCTGCGGTCGTTCGGCGACCACTTCGCCGTGCGCGCTGGTCTCCACCTCAGCTGGTCCGACCGGCACCAGCGGCGCATCATCGACCCGTTCAGCGGCGTGCTCTTCAGCACACCCGACGCCCGCGACTTCGCCGTCGTGATGCCGGCGCGGCTGGACGACGTGGCGCACCTCCACGGCCGACGTCGGCGCGTGGTCGTCGAGTCCCCCTACGCTGGTTCGATGCCCGAGGAGATCCAGGCCAACGAGACCTACGCTCGGGCCTGCATGGTCGACTGCCTGTCGCGCAACGAGGACCCCATCGCCTCCCACCTCCTCTACCCCCAGGTCCTCGACGACACAGTGTCGTCGGAGCGAGAGACCGGCATGAACGCCGGCTTCAACTGGCGTGCTGTCGCAGACATGACCGTGGTATACGATGACCGAGGCATCACGCCGGGGATGCAGAAGGGCATCGAACACTCCGAGGCCATCGGCGTTCCGGTCGTGCGCCGCACCCTCAAGATGGAGACGGACGATGCTCGCTGACCCCCTGAAGGCCACCTACGACGACCTCCTCCGCCAGCTGAACCGCGGCATCATCCCCGATGGGTTCCAGGCCAAGGCGCGCTGTCCCCTCTGCCACGGCTCGAACACCATCCGCAAGCAGATCGGCTACGACGACGAGAAGAAGAAGCCCGTCACGGCGCGCGTCGGCTGCCCGTGCATCGAGCGCCAGATCATCGCCGAGTACCACCGCGAGCAGCGGAAGCTCGCCAAGGCCGTCTCCTCGCCGGCGACGCCCGAGAAGAAGGGCCCGCGGCAGCCCACCAGGAAGGTGCTGGAGCGCCGCGCCCGGCTGCAGAACACCGTCGACTCCCGCAAGAAGAAGCTGGAGGGCGCCGAGCAGCTCGTCGCCGACCTCGAGGAGCAGGTCGAGCTGGGCACGGTCGAGATGCGCGAGGAGATGAACGAGCTTCAGGAGGAGCTGGGCCGGCTCAACGACGCGACCGGGCACGCCTACAAGGTCCACGACGAACTGGAGGAGACGGCCAAGGCCATCCAGGAGCAGCTGGCCCGCGTCCACGAGGCGCTGCGCGGCCTGGCGTCGGACAGGGAGGAGGTCAACGGCAAGGTGGAGGCGGTCGTCGCCCAGATCGACGGGGTCAAGGAGCGGCGCGCCGTGGACCTCGGCAGGGCCCGCGCCAGGATGGAGAACGCCCGCCGCAACTACGACACGTCGTTCGGCAAGCTCCAGAGCCTCGACAGGATGATCGATGCCGGCAACGCGTGAGGAGATCACGCACTTCCACTTCTACTCCGGCATCGGCGGGTGCGCCATCGGCATGCAGGGCGGGCACGCCCGGGTCGGCCGCATGTACGCGTACCCCCACCTCCTGGGCGGCGTCGAGTCCGACCTGAAGCGCTGCTACGAGTTCGAGAAGCTGTCCGGCGTCCCCGCGGCCTGCTACGACCTCTTCACCGCCGATCAGTACGAGCTGTTCCACGGCCACGCGCCGCCGCGCAGCTGGCGGGAGGTCTCGGTCGACGACATCCGCAAGGCCGCCCGCGGCCGCCACCCCGACGTAGTGTTCACCTCGCCGCCCTGCAAAGGCTTCAGCGGGCTGCTGAACTCCAAGGCCGCGGCCTCGCCGAAGTACCAGGCCCTCAACGAGCTGGTCTGCCGCGCCATCTTCCTGGCCATGGAGGCCTGGGGCGACGACCCACCCGCCTTCTTCCTGCTGGAGAACGTGCCGCGCATCGAGACCCGGGGCGGTCCCCTGCTTGAACAGGTGGAGCAGCTGCTGTGGCACTACGGCTACGCCGTCACCCGGAGCCGGCACGACTGCGGCGAGCTCGGCGGGATCCCCCAGCACCGCAACCGCTTCATGCTGGTCGCGCGGAACATGGAGAAGATCCCGCCCTTCCTGTACGAGCCGCCGAAGCGCAGGGTCAAGGCGGTCGGCGAGCTCCTCAGCACGCTGCCCATGCCCGAGGACCCGGCCGCTGGCCCCATGCACACGCTGTCCCGACTGGAGTGGCGCACGTGGGTCCGGCTGGCGCTCATCCAGGCCGGCAAGGACTGGCGCTGCCTCGAAGGGTTGGACTGGGAGAACTACGGCATCGTGCCGGGCGAGGTGGCCTGGCACCGCGGCATCCTGGGTGTCCAGCGCTGGGACCAGCCGTCGGGGACCGTGACCAGTCGCGGCTCCGTGACCTGCGGTCGGTTCGCCGTCGCAGACCCCCGCTCCCACACGTCCCACCGCGGCCGTGGCAAGTACCGCATCACCCGGATGGACGAGCCTGCGGGCACGGTCATCGCGGCCAACGGCACCGGCAACGGCGCGTTCGCCCTCGCCGACCCTACGCCGCACCGGGACATCGGACGGTACCAGCCCTACGGTGTGCTCCGCGAAGACCAGCCCGGCCACACCGTCACTGGGCAGGCCGACGTCGGCGCAGGCCCCTACTCCATCGCGGACCCGCGGCTCCGCGGCGACAACTTCAACAACATCTACGCCGTGGTCCACTTCGGGGACCCCGCACACGCCGTCACAGCCGGAATGTCGCCGAGCTCCGGCGGCCAGGCCGTCGGCGACCCGCGCGTCGGCCGGTCCATCGCCCGCCGCAAGGACTTCCGCAACTCCCGGCTCTACGGCGTCTGTCGGTACACAGATCCGTCGCTGGCCGTCATCGCCCACATGAAGCACGACAACACCCAGGGATCCGTCGCCGACCCCCGCATCCCTGCTGAGCGCGACCGGCCGGACCCCGTGCCGATCATCATCAGCCTGGACGGGACGTGGCACCGTCCCTTCACGACCTGGGAGCTCGCGGCCCTGCAGGGCTTCCCGGTGCTCGACGCGGACAACGAGCCCCTCGTCTTCGAGGGACGCTCGCACTCCATGTGGCGCGAGTGGATCGGCAACGCCGTCCCACCGCCCGCCGCGGAGGCCATCATGTCCGTCATCGCCGAGACCATCCTCATGTCGAGGCTCGGCGTGCAGGGCCACTTCAACCTGTTCGACCCGGTCTGGGTCCGCGAGATCAAGACCGCACTGAGCGTGGAGACCGCCCATGGACCCCAATGAGACGATGCGTCTGCTCCGGCAGGCCGTCAAGAACCTCGACTTCGACAAGGCCGTCGAGTACGCCGAGTACCTCGTCGAGTGGCTGGAGAAGGGAGGCTTCGCCCCCGAGCCACCGACGCTGACCATCCCGGCCTCCTGGACCCGCACCTGGCTCCGGACGGCCGCGGACGTCATCAACCATCAGATCGAGAAGGGCACAGCCGAATGATCGGATCGTTCAAGCAGCTCTGGAACCTCATCCCCATGGCCTACGGCATGTGGGAGATCGTCGAGATCCCCGACCCGCCGAGCACGCAGCACGAGCTGTTCACCGCCGGGCAGAAGCCCGCGCCGGTGGGCAGCTGGTTCATCATCAAGGACGCCGGCGGCCGCGAGGTGGCCCGCACACGCATCAAGCTCATGGCCAAGGTCATCAGCTCGCTGCCGTTGGTCTACGAGCCCGACCTGCGCAGCGACAGGGACATCTACATCGTCGGCATCCGCAAGGCGTCGTAGCGCGGCAGACCCGTGGCTCTTCTGGGTACAAGGGTGGTACACCCAACTGGAGGAGTCATGGTGAAGCTGAGACGAATGTTGTTGCCCCTGGAAGACCACCACCTCGCGGCTCTCCGCGAGTCGCTCGCCCGTCGGGACGCCGAGACCACGGCGTCCCACATCGCCCGCATCCTCGCCGACCGCGGCCGCATGCCCGTCACCACGACCCGCGTGGAGGGCGCCGTGGTCGAGCTGTTCGAGGAGGAAGGTGACCGTGCCTTCGACGAGATGTGCTTCGTCCTGACCGGCGAGCACCTCGAGGACGGTGACCGGAGCTGGATGGACCCCGACGAGTACGCCGTCGAGGTCCTCACGGAGCACGCGCTGGATGCCGTGAGCGCGCTGCCCGCCTGCTGATTCGGCCCGCCGCCGTGGGGCGTCCATGACCACGCGCGGCGAGGCCGCGGGCCGCCCTTCACCGGGCGGCCCGTCATTAGCTGGCGAATCTCGGCACAAGGGGGTCAACTACATCGAAGGAGGGCTACCGATTCAATGATCCACAAGCTGATCTGGTTCGTGTGCATCTACGCTGCCGTGGCGCCGTTCGGGCTCATCCTGGACGTCGCCATCCGGAAGCTGTGGCCACGGATCCGACGAGAGTACATCCGCGCCCGCGTCCGACATCGGAACGAGACCTACGGTCGTCGCCCATGGCCGTCGAGGCGACGGGTCAAGGGCATGAGCTACCCGAAGAAGGGGCCTGGATTCAAGAAGGGCCGCAGGAAGCCGAAACGGAAGGGCGCCAAGAAGCCCGGGAAGAGGAAGAACCGATGACCCCCAAGACCCGCAAGGCCCACGCCGAGCTGCCGCACGGCGCCCTGATCGTCACGCCCATCGAGGCTGGCGTGAACCCCTGCCTGTCCTGCGAGTACCTGTACATGCGGGACACGGAGACGGACGAGCACTGCTACATGTTCCAGGAGGAGCCGAGCTGCCAGTGTGCGCAGCTCCGGGAGGTGCTGCCATGAGCCACGAACGCCGACGCCCCTGGAGGCCGAAGGATCTCCTGCGGCTCGACACGTTCTACAACCGCATCTGCCACAACCACGTGAGCCTCCCGGAGCGAGGCGGCGACGGCCAGGTGATGGTGAAGGAGCACCACGAGTCCGAGGCCTACAGGGCCGCCATCAACGTGCTCAGTGACCTCCCCTGGGACATGCGCATCGTGATGACCCTCAAGCACTTCTGCGACATCCACATGTCCAACACCGAGATCGGCCTCGCCGCCGGGACGGACGCGAAGGCCGTCACGCGCCTGCAGGTGGCCGCACTGCGTCGCCTTCGGAAGCGCGAGGCGTACCGCGAGTTCCTCCACCTCCTGTCGCCCCGACGGGGCTGGCCGCTCCAGAAGCAGGAGACGCCGGCGGAGATCCTCGACCATCGCCAGTACCAGATGTACCTGGACACCAACGTGGGATGTCCGTTCTGCGGACGACACGAGGACGCCACGGTCGAAGGCGGCCCCGTGGACATCCAAGGCCCCATCGCCGTCCAGGAGTGCTGGTGCCTCGACTGCGGCAAGCACTGGAACGCGTCGTTCCGGCTGGAGGGCATCGGCGGTGACTGACCTGCTGAACCTCGTCTACCACGAGCGCCTGGTCCGCCACGAGCCCGGCGTGGCGAACCTCCGGACCGACGCGGACCTCCGCGCCGCGATCCTCCTCACGCTGGTCGAGCAGATGCCGCAGCAGGAGCTGGACGAGGCCACGCACACGGCCTTCCTGGAGCGTCTGCAGGAGCTGGGCGCCGATGGCGACGGTGCGGTGGGGTTTATGAACAGGGTGATGTCCATCCCCGCCGCGGCCGCCATGTTCCTCGCGTTCAAGCACTGGGACGTCGGTTCGCCGGTCTACGTCGTCGGGCCGCGGCTCCAGTCGATGTTCACGCGGACGAAGCTCGACAGTGCCCGACAGGAGGACTTCCGCCTGCCGTACAGCACCGTCTACCTGGCGCTCCCGGAGTGCGAGCTCACCGTCTGGGGCGGCTCGGCACGCCACCGGCTCATCGGAGCCTTCGTCCACCGATCCAGCTTCCAGGTCCTCGCCGACGACGGCTCCTCATCCGAGGGGCTCTACATCATCCTCGCCGGCGAGGACCACAGCCCGCCAGGTGAGTTCGGCGACGACGCCCTGCGCACCATGCCCATCCGGCTCGACCTGCCCATCGAAGGGCAGATCGGCCGCAAGTCGTTCTACGACGCCTCCCACCCGGACGACGACGACCGGCAGCTGGACCGGGAGGCCATGAGCCTCGCTGTCCGCATCATCATCAACGCCCTGCTCTACATCACCACCGGACTACCGTCCGAGGAGACCGCGGAGAGCAAGAAGCGGCTGGCGAAGCGGCAGAAGCTGCTGCGGAGGACCGGGAAGAAGGCCAAGAAGGCCCACAGCATCGCGGGCAAGCTGAGCCCCGTGTCCGTGGTCTGGCTCGGCCGCTCTGTCGAGCAGACCGCGCACCAAGGCGGCACCCACGAGTCGCCGCGCCAGCACTGGGTCACCGGCCACTGGCACACCTACCTGTACGGCCCCGGCCGCACGGAGCGCCGGCTCAAGTGGGTCCAGCCGTTCTTGCGCGGCGACCCGCAACGTGGTGAGGTCCAGACCCGGGTCCACCACATGGAGGAGACCGATGCCTCAGATGACTCGTGAGCAACTGATCCGCCACGCCATGAAGCCGTGGAAGCGACTGGCCCTGCTCCTGGGGATCCCCGTCATGGCCGCCAGCTTCACCTTCGCCGTCGCCCTCTGCCCGGACTTCGCCGCCTGGCAGTTCTGGGCGGCGCTCGCCTTCATTCCAACCCTGTACACCATTCTGCAACTGACATTCGGGCGCATGGACGCCCGCGCGCGAGCCGAGATCAAGGCTGACGCGCTGATCCAGAGGATCGAGAGGAGAGAACAAGCTGATGGATGACGTTCTGCCGCCCTGCTGCTTCGCCACCGACGGCGACCCGCCGGGCAAGAAGTGCTACGCCGCCTACAACTACGCCGGAGAGCACCGCGGCCTCAACTACCGCGGCGAGCCCTGCCCCGAGTGGGACGACCTGACCCAGGACATCCGTGACAAGTGGGACGCTGTGGCCGCGGCCAAGGAGTCCCCGCAGGTCATGGACCTGACGGCCAAGGACCTCGACCCCGACCTGATGGAGCGCCTGCACGAGGAGATCTCGCGCTGGAAGGCGGACGGGACGTACATCCCCGTGCTGCCCGACCAGCCGCTCATCGCCACCCAGGGCCACCTCTTCGACGCCGAGGTCCTCAAGATGCCGCGGGCGGTCACCGACGACCCCCACTTCCTCCTGGGGATGCTGCGGGTCAACGCGCAGTGCTTCTACATGGAGTGCTTCCGCATCGCCGACGAGGACGACGGCCCGACCACCAAGGAGCGCCGCGCCCACCCCGACATGGATCCCGAGCACGTCGAGCAGCTCAACGAGCTCTGGCACGCCGCCGAGCCCGATGCCTGCTTCGAGGTGATGGAGATCCCGGCCCAGCCCGGCCAGTGGATCGTCATCATGTGGCCGCACTGCGAATGACTGGCATCCGACGCATCCACAGCCGCAGCGGGTTGGTCCGCGACATCCTCACCCTCGCCGAGCACCTCAAGGTCACGGTCGACGAGCCGGACCGGGTCATGGAGGCCCTGCACCGCGAGAATCCCAACACCTGGGGCTGCTCCAAGTGCGGCCGCTGCTGCCGTCGCTGGACCGCTCCAGCGCCCCGTGCCGCGGCGCCACTACAAGGGGTCGTCGTGCATCCCCTGACCACGGCCAATGTGGCCCTCCACAACATGGAGCAGCGGCACCGCGCCGAGAAGGACGCGCTGCTGCTGGGCCGGGGCTACCTCGCTGACGTCAGCGAGAGCATGGTCGTGGCCATCGACCCCGCTCTGATCCGCGTCACGGACCTGGGCACGCCCATGCTCATCGAAGACCTGGGGGACAAGCTGGAGGCGCGGAACATCCGCGCCGTCCCCCCACCGCCCGAGCTCAAGCTGCTGGAGGGATCATGAAATCGCCACTACTCGCTGCGTTCCAAATGCTGGTCTGGGTTGGGCTGGTGGTCGGGGGCATCGAGCTCCTGAACACCAACCACTCCTGGCTTGGAATCGTCCTGTGCCTGCTGTCGCTCCTGGCCGGCCGGCAGGGCATCACGTACCTGCAGGGCCTGCTGCAAGAGGCGCAGGTCCGCGGCGCTGAAGAGTACCGCCGCAAGGTCTTCGCCATCCGCCGCGCGCAGGTCACGGACCACACTGGCGCAGTCCGCTGGTACCGCGAGTCCCCTGGCGCCGACTTCGGCGTCCTGTACGCTGTGACAGCCCGGGGCTACCGAATCTCCGAGGTCTGCTGCGACACCGAGCACCCCCTGGGGTTCGCTCGGCACGTGCCGGACGCTGCTGCCCAGGTCCGCGATCTCGGCCACGAGTTCGAGGTCCGCCCAGTACTGGTCGTCGACGCCTTCGAGACCGACCCGCCAGCCGGCAACAACCCACGAGTCACTGGAAGGGCGGCCGCACCATGATCCCGAAACTCGGTGCCATCCTCGCCAGCGTCCTGCGCCTCTGCATCACCTGCTTCTTCCGTGATCTCCGCTCCGCCGATGGCGCCATCCTGTGCTCGCGTGACGGCGGCCCCACATCCGACTGCAACGAGTGCCCGCTCTGGACCCAGGCCCGCGTGCCCGAGTTCGAGCTGCTGCATCGACAAGAGAGGGCGCTGCGATGGCGGTGAGACTCAGCGAGAACATGCGGGGCCTGTTGGCCCACATCCGCGAGCACGCCACCGCTGCCCGCCCGTGGGTCAAGATCGGGTGGGGCTCCCACTGGGACGGCCGGACCATCGGCGCCCTGGACCGCCGTGGCCTCGTGGACGTGCGCTACCGCACCGAGGCCCTGAACCCCAACGACGTGCCCAAGCTGACTACGCGCCAGTTCATGCACGAGAACCTCGTCACCGAGCCCTGGTGCCGGCTGACTGAGGAGGACGCGTGAGCACGCCTGAAGTCCGCGTCTTCTGCGCTGTGTGCGGCGACGAGCTGTACGACCCCTATGTCGAGGTCGAGGACGGGACGATCATCGTCACCGTCTCCGGCGTCTGCGAGCGCGAACACCGCCAAGCCCTGGAGCAGGCCGGCTGGGAGCACCGGCAGGCCCTCCAGCGGCAGCAGGAGCAGGCAGACCGCCGGCTCCGAGACCAACGACAGCACCACGAAACCCAGACGTTCCTGCGCGACGAGCAGGACCGCAAGGAGAAGGAGCGGCGGGGCTTCCGCCGGCTCCTCGGGAGGTAGAGTTGATCCACAACCTGCGTGACCCGAACAACAACACGGTCGTCGACGTCGAGACCACGGATGATGACCTGCTCCACGCCACTGTCGTCGTCGAGCCCTTCGCCCGCATGCTGCTGGCCCGCGTCAGCGGTGGCCTGACTCTCGACGACTTCATCGCTGACATGGCTGCCCTGCAGGACCTGAAGGGCGAGTGGTTCCTGTGCGTCGAGCACCGGAAGCCGGACTCGCCGCGGTCCCTCGCCACGCGTCGGCTGCGCGAGGTCGCTGCCCGCTACGGCGGCCTGGACTACGTGGAGGACTGATGGGAGTCAAGACCCAGCGAGTCGTCAGCACCTGCACCCCCGATGGCCAGCCCGCGCTCGACGAGGTCAGGTTCGAGTCCGTGAACGCGGGCATCCGCGGCCTCGTCTGCATCCAACTGCCTGGCGGAGAGCCTGGGCAGCCGATACCTGTCGCCTTCGTCCGGCTGTCCGACTTCCTCAAGGTCGCGTCCATTCTGCGGGAGGAGAAGTGATTCCCGTCGACCAGACTGTGTTCGGCGCGCCGGACGGCAACTGCTACTCCGCCGCGCTCGCCTCCATCCTGGAGATCCCGCTGGAAGACGTGCCGCACTTCACCAAGTTGGTGCCCTATGAGACCACGGGCCCGGAGTGGCACCGCGTCACCAATGAGTGGGCGCTGACGCAGGGCTTCTTCCTGCTCGCCCTCGACGCCGAGGCCAACATCGCCGTGTACCAGGAGGCTGACCTGCCCATGCCCTGGGCTGACGCCTACCACCTGATCTGCGGCGAAGCACGCCGCGGGGACGACCTCATCCGGCACGTCGTGGTCGGCAAGGGCGGAGAGATGGTCCACGACCCCAACTCCGAACACCGCAATGGGTTGGAGACCGTCGACCTCTTCGAGTTCCTGGTCCCCCTGGACCCGGCTCGTCGGGAGGTCAGTGCACTACGGCGGCTCGTGGCCATGCGCCTGCTGGACTTCAACCGACCGACGGTCGAGAACATCGCGGCCGAGATGGGCTACGACGCCCCGGACGGCGTGGCTGTCGCCACACTCGTCCGATGGATGGTCGACCGCCCCGTCGAGATGCTGAAGGCCCGACTCCTGCCTGGGTGGGAGAAGACGCTCGGCGACATCTTCGGAGGCAGGCCATGAGCCGCCCCTACTGGTGGGTCGTCACGATCCCCAAGACCACGCCTTGGGACGAGTATCGCCGCGAGCTTGCTGCGGTCGAGGCCGACCCCCACATGACCCTGAACTTCCGCGTCCCGCACTTCCCCCGCGAGATGAAGGTCGGCGACCGCTGCTACGTCGTGTGGAATGGCCGCATCCGCGGATGGATGGAGATCGTCGGCCTCGACGAGTTCGACCGCGGTTGGACCTGCGAGGTCACCGGCCGCGAGTGGCCGCCGGGCAAGTACATCCAGCGCAAGGGCAAGTTCCACCACCTCAACCACCAGCCCGAAATGACCGGCTTCCGAGGCGTGCAGCAGCTCGTCAAGTGGCCGGACGAGGAGGCGACGTGATCAAGATCAACTTCCACATCAGCATCGAGACCGACAACGTCAGCGGCATCCGGCACGCCACCGAGGTCCAGCTCCCCAGCGGGAAGATGGATCTGGAAGAGGCGCAGCGACTGGTCGACAAGTACGCCAAACTCATCTCGACGGACATCTCCGAGATCGGGGAGGCGGGGCACGAGGCGCTGACCACCACTGAGGACGCGGTGACCTACGTCGAGAAGTTCGAGGAGGGGACATGAGCCAGGGGTGGATGGGCTCCCAGCAGGAGCTGCTTGACGCACTGGCTGCCGTCGGCGCAGACCGCGACGGCAACGGCAACTTCCTCATCCACTACGGCGGCGTGACGTCCTTCATGGGCGTCGATGACCCGAACAACGACGTGGTCGTTGATGACATCGCCTGCTACTCAGTTGGCGGGCAGATGCGCAACCTCTCCGAGATGATGAACGGCCGCGGCGTCGGCCTGTGCAACGTGGTGGTGATCTCGTGACCCGCATGGCCACCATCACCGTGCAGTGCGGCAGCGGGCAACGACAGCTCAAGGTGCCGCAGGACATCCGAGACGCCTTGGACGACCTCGCCAAGACCCAGATGGCTGTGGTCGACCTCCGACGCCGCGACGACGGTCGGTGGGAGATGGTGGTCGGCGACGAAGTCCGAGTCCTGGAGACGGAGGTGCCGGACGACATGGAGGAGGGGTTTGTCTTTCCGAAGGTCGTGGTCTTCTAGTGCGCTTCGACGAGCGTGACCTCCGGCGCCGCGGCCACAGGTTCCGGGTCGCCAACGGTACAGGCTACGTCACCGACACTCCGCATTTGGATCGAGCGTTGCGCGTGGGTGGGCGGTCAGCCCTGAACTTCGTGCTGTGGCTCGAGCCCGAGACGCGAGACTGGGTCCAGGTCAGTGCAGCTGGGAGCGACGAACTCCTACCGCGCGGGCAATGGCACGTCTCGCTGTACTGACCACGGGGAGGCCTGCCAGCCTCTCCATTAGCCTGCAATTACGGGGGGTTGTCGGCATAAGGGGTCCAACAACCCGAAGAGGAGGTATCGTATGCCAGACAGGTTCAGACTCGAAGACCATTGCCAGCTGGTGCGCATCAGCGACGAGTGGTGGGCTGCGGACATCGTGCTCACAGAGTCGCTGGCCAAGCTGTTCATCCGCACCATGCTCCCCAACCGCCGGATCACGTGGCGCCACGTCCACCGCATGGCCATCGACATCCTCGAGGGGAACTACCCGTTCAACCCCTTCGAGCCGATGGAGTTCGATGTCGACACGGGCCGGATGCGGGGCGGCCAGCAGCGCTGCCACGCCCTCCTGCTGGCGTGCAAACGCCGTCCTGGGACCACCGTGAGGGTGGCCATCGTCAAGTGCCCCAAGACCGCGATGTACGGACAGGGACTGCCGCAGAAGCCCAAGGACTTTCTGGATACGCCGAGGGCCGCGCTGAAGACGAAGGTGGCGGCGTTCCTGTGGCTGCTCGAGCGCGGGCCGCGGGCTGTCACTGGATCCTGGCGACCGACTACCGCGCAGATCCTGGAGACTTACATGGCGTGGCAGGACCTGGTGGATGTCTCGGCCGAGGAGATCCCGACGATGGGCGGGGTGGATTTCCGGCACCACTGCTGCGGCAACTACGCGTGGTTCATCGCCCTGGACTGCATCTTCCGGAAGATCGACGACACCAACGCCCGGATCTTCAGGCGACAGGTCGTGGTGGGCGAGGGCCTGGAGGAGGGCGATCCGGCGCGGACGCTGCGCATCCGCCTCAACGGCCTCGCCACCGACCTGAAGTCCGGTGCCAAGATGAAGTACCACCACAAGCAGCCGTGGTACCGGATGGCCATGGCTATCCTGGCGTGGAACGCCTTCTCCCAGGACAACGCGCTCAAGCGCCTTACTCAGTCCGCCGACCCCGACACCTTCCCGGAGATCCGCGGCTGGCTGCGGTGGGTGAGCATCTCATGGCGCCCGCCCAAGACGCGGCCGACGGATCTGTACCTGGAGATGGAGGGCAAGCTCGAGCCCCAGGCCGGCCCCCCGCAGCCCCCCGAAGACGACATCAAGAAGGAGATGGCGCGACGCGTCGACGGCACCGGCAAGTACTGCTACGACATCTCGAGGTTGCGCCACGTCGCCGTTGTGACGGGGCTGATGACCGAGGTTGTGGCCGAGACCATGGTCCGCCAGCAGCTGGTGGACGCGATCAAGGCGTCGGGGCTGTCGGTGGAGGCGTTCCGGACCGAGGTGTGGGGTGACCACGCCTGATGGTGGCGCGGCGCTTGAGGCGCACCGGCTCATGCAAGAGGCGTTGGATCGTCTCGGCGCCGGGGATGTCGTCCGGGCGAAGCGCGCCGCGAAACGCGCGTTCTTGCTGCTGGGCGATGTGGTTGCTGCGTCGAAGCAGCCCGTTCCGCTGCTCCGCTCCGATGAGGTGGACTGGTCCAGGTGGGACGGGCTGCTCGGTGTGATCGACGACGAGTCCCTCGCACCGCTGATCGGTTGCAGCGTCTGGGCCGTTGGCAGGCGGCGTTGCAAGCGCGGAATCCGCCACTCCAGGTGGGTCGAGTGGACCCCGAGTGCGCTGGCGCTTCTAGGCCGCGTGAGCGACACGGATGCTGCTGCTGTGCTCGGGTGCACCCACTCTTCGGTTCGACAGAAGCGGCTGTCGTTGGGCATCCCCCTCTACCGTGCCGAGCCGCCGGAGTGGCGCGGCCTTGTGGGCAAGGTGCCCGATGCGGAACTGGCACGTGAGTATGGCGTATCTGTCCACACAGTGCGGGATCGTCGTCGAGCTGCCGGGAAGAAGCCCTGCCCAGGTACAGGCAGCGGCCTGGAGTGGATCGATGAGGACGATGCGATTCTGGGCACCATGCCTGATTCCCGTGTAGCCAAGCTCGTGGGTTGTTCGGCGTCGTCTGTCGGAAACCGCCGGCGTGAACTGGGGATCCCCGCGTTCTCAAAGTACGACTGGGCTCCGCATGAGCACCTGCTCGGCAAGATCTCGGATGAGGAGATGGCGCGTCTCGTTGGCTGCACTGTGCGCGGCGCAGAGAATCGGCGGCGGAAGCGGGCGCGGGGTATTCCCATGCCGGGACGTTGGCCGAAGTCGTGACGGGAGGTGGCCAGCCGGCCCCTCTCCATTAGCTCGCAAATGCAACTACGGCAGTTGGGATAAGGATCACAACACCCGAAAGGAGAGGATCATGATCGATACGAAGACGATGGCTGACGCAGTTCGCAAGGCCATGAAGGAGAACGGAGTCGACGACGCCGTCATCACCATCACCCAAGGCGACACGGCCCGGGTCACGGGCTACGGCGTGCGCAAGGATGGCGCGAAGGTGTCGATGAAGCTCGAGGTGACGCCATGACCTACGAGTTCCCGTGGGGCCGCGCCGCCAAGCCGCTGCAGGTCTGCGAGCGGACCTACCACGACCACACTGTCAAGTTCATCCCAACAGAGCGGTTGGCCACGAAGGTCGAGTGCCTGACCTGCGCCGAAGTCCTGCATGAAGGCACGTTCGAGCCCAAGTCCTTCGCCGCCAAGCACTGGGACGCCGTCAAGAAGTGGGGGTTCGAGGAGCGCGAGCACCTCCGCCAGCACTACAAGCTGCCCTACGTCGAGGACGTGTCCCAGCTGTACCCGCAGCAGTCCATTGCTGGGCTACGTGGGATCATCGCTTCTCGACGCGACATGCAGCTGCGCAAGAAGCCGGAGCGACAGCTCATCCACTTGGCCCTGCGTACCGGGGACGTGCGGCGTGTCCTCGACGGCCTGGCACTGCTGGGGGCGCAGGAGCAGGAGTGAACGGCTCCCTACGGGGAGACGTGGAGGGACCGCCACCTCCCGTTTACCTGTAGAAGTCCACCAGTCCCCCTCACTGACGGGATTCCAACTTCGTCACCAGTTGGAATACGCCACCACCACAACAAAAAAATTTGGTATCCAAGTTGAGACCGTCACTCTGACTCCCGGGGCCCCTTGTAGCGAAGGGGTACCCCAGATCATAGCTGCACGCCAATACGACGCAAAGATGAACGAGCACTCGTGATAAGGGTGTTGTCGGCAGTCGTGGCTCGCCACCACGCAACGGCACGAGAGGCTTTGATTTTAGCCCGTGATTGCGCTGTTCGGCTGTAGGACACGTAGCGCTACGACCCGTACAGGGCCAACACAACTCCAGTTGGGTTTGCTGAAGGTTGAGCTAGGGCATGGATGACCCCTAGAAGGAAACAACGCACTTGCTAGCAACCACGAGGGTTGGACACAAGGGCCCACAAGGCACACGAGAGCATCGCCCTGTACCCCTACACACCACCTGCCCTCCTACAACACCTCTTTGTGCGCGGCTGACCACGGCAAAGGGCATGACCGCAGGGTATAAGGGGCCCGAACTTACTGAAGAAGGGAGAATCGATGGATCACGACATCAACGGGGTACTGCTGTGCCCCACCTGCATCCGCAGCACCTTCGAGCGCACACCGCCTGACCCCGTGGAGCGGGGTGTCTGCGGCCTGTGCGAGAAGGACACGGGCGTAGTCGCCCTGCCCTGCCCCACCGACGTCCCGTACCCCCACACCAGCTGCCTCCACCGGAGGACGCTGTGACCACCAATCCGTTCAAGGTCGGCGACGTCATCGAGGGCTACGCAGGCGGCCTGTTCGGGCGAGACAGCTACAGCGACAAGCGCGTTGAGGCCGTCGGCCCGGACTGGTGTGTCCTGCGATCCCTGGACCCCGATCACGACTACGGCCGCAGTGAGCGCGACCGCAAGCACGGCAGCGTGTTCTTGATCGACGCCGACGACTTCGAGCTTGCCATGGGACACAAGCAGGGCCCCAAGCGATGCACCGCCTGCGGGCACGAGGAGGAATGATGAAGCCACACATGCTGATGCTCAGTCCCGAGCACACCGTCACCATCCGGTCCGAGCGCCTGCCCATGTCGGGCGAAGAGGCGACGGGCCGAGACCCCAAGCTGTCGAGAGCCGCCACCTACTACGTCTGCCGGGAGGTCGAGCGCATCTTCAACAACGGCTCGCCGAGATCGCTCGAGCCCGCAGACCTCGAGGCCACGGTCACCTACGACGTGGGTGCCGATGCCCCGGTGGTCCTGCGCTTCCTCGAGGCGCGCATGCCCCTGCTGCTGGTGGAGCCCAGCATCCGGCAGACCGACCTGCTCGTCACGGTGCCCGAGAACATCGTGCGCCACGGCGAGCGGGAGGCCTACCACCACGACGCCGCCCGCCTGCTGGTCAACAACCTGGCCGAGTGCATCATGCCCGAGCACGTCGAGCTCCTGGACAACCGCACCGCCGAGCTCCTGGCCCTCAAGATGGGGTGCCAGGTCGGCGAGATCGCCGAGTGCCTCACCGACTACCGGAGCCAGCCATGACCTTCCAGGAGTGGCTGAGTCGAGAGGGTGCCTGCGATGACGGCGTGACGTGGGTCGGCGGCAAGCCCTGGCGTGCAGCCTGGGAGGAGTGCCGGCTGCCTGCGTGGCTGTTCTGGCTGGCATGGAAGTGCGGCGCGCCCGACAAGGAGCTCTTCGAGGCCGCACTGATCCTGTGGACCGAAGAGCTCCGAGAGTCCGGGGACAAAGGCGCTGCGGCCCTGGAGTACATCGAGGACCTGCAGGCCCGCTCGAGCGAGAGCCTAGCACACGCCCGCGTGCGCGGCGACGAGCCGTACGTCACCTTCCGCTACGCGGTCCTCGGCACTCGACTTGACTGGTCCCTCGAGCCTCACACAGCGTTCATCGACCAGGGCGAGGACGACCTCCAGCAGGACGAGGAGCTGCACTTCTTCCTCGACATGGAGCGGGGCTTCTGCGACCAGATCCGAGAGTTCTTCACCCACTACGTCGAGGAGGCTGACCTGCCATGCGCACCCTGACCATCCGTGTCGGCGCCATCCACTGCCGTGTCGAACTGCCGAAGGGCAGCTACGTCCTGTCCAGGTCCGCCCATCACGTGCTGGTGGGCGGTCTCACCCGTGCCCTGCAGGCACGACAGAGCCGCACCGCCGTCAGCGAGGTCCCGTTCAAGCTGACGACCGTCGAGGACGGCGGCATGCACCTCGCCACCACCGACAGCAGCCCCGTGTTCGTCGAGATCCCCGAGCTCACGCCCCTGAGCCACACCATCCACACCATCGAGGAGGCGGCCGCCCAGCTCGAACTGGAGTCTGAGCGGCTGCTGGAGCAGGCCGAGAAGCTCCGCATCCGCATCAACACCCTGGCCCGGGAGCGGGAGGGCATCCGCCCCGCCACCAGGGAGGAGTGGGAGGGCAGCCTGGAGATGGAGCGGGAGGACGCCACGCACCCCTGCAACCACCACGACCCAGACATCTGCGACTGCCGTGGCGCGTGCTCCTGCCACTGGCGCAAGGACCCGCCTGGCGACGGGCACAAGGGGTCCACTACCGAAGGAAGGGAGATCACGTGACCGCTGCCAATCCGAACATGCACTCCACCAACGTCTTCACGGGCGGGCGGATGCTCACCATCAACTACGAGGCCGCCGGCATCACCGAGTTCGCCCAAGCGCGGCTGGAGAAGGCCGCCATGGACGCCTTCGACTTGCCCAAGGGGACGCTCGACAAGGTCGTGAACTGGGTGCTCTCCTGGTCCCACACGGGCCAGACCGCCGCACTCGTCGCTGTCGCCATGTCCGGCCCCATCCACATCACGCCGCTGCCCGGCGTCGCCCTGCGCACCAAGTGGTTCCGCGCCACCGAGGACCTCGTGGAGGAGCGGGACAACCTGGAGCGGACCGTCAAGGCCCTCGAGGACCACATCGTGGGCCACAAGGCCGAGATCGAGAAGCTCGACGAGCTGCTGCGGGAGGTCGTATGAAGGCCGAGATGCTCCGACACGAGCTCGAGTTCCTGATGAAGTGGCGAGACATCGACTTCGGTGTCGTCGCAGACGAGGCCGGGACCTCGTGCCTCGGCACCACCATCCAGGCGTTCGTCCAGCACCCGTCTCGCTGCCCCACCCTGCCCGGCCGTGACCTCGGCCGACTCGAGCGCTGGTCGCTCCGTGAGCGGCTGGCCGAGAAGGTCGGCCTGTCGCTGGACAACACGCGCAAGGCGGCCGACAAGCTCGGTATTCAGTGGGACGACGTGGACGACATGGTCCAGCGCCGCATGATGCCCCGTGGGTGGATGGTCGTCCGCCTCTACCGGGCGATCCACCTCGAAATCAACGTGATCGGCCTCGCCAACACGGCGCTCGCTGTCGTCGCAACCGGCAAGCACGAACCCCACAGGCTCCGGGAGAAGTGGGGCCTGACCCAGGACGTGCTCCGCAGCCTGCGCAAGTTCGTCGCCGCGCCCACGGTGGGCTACAACCCCTCGCTGCAGACCATCCAGCGCCTGCAGAAGTTCGCGGGGGACAACGACAAGGCCCCGAGCCAGCTGTCGCTGACCCTCACCGACATGCCGCAGCAGGCCGCCAAGCCGAAGAAGGCGGGCCGCGTGCCGCGGCGGGCGCCGGCCAGGGAGAGGCACGCCCAGCCCAAGCAGGCCATCCGCGGCGTGCCTGAGGGCCTCAGCGGCGAGTGCCTGCAGGTGGTGTTCCGCCTCGACGTCTCCGTCCGCACGAGCGAGACTGCCTTCGACCTCAGGGATGAGGAGGATCCGCGCGCCGGCGAGCACCACGAGCAGTTCGTCAGTGGCTACCTCAGCGGGGCGAAGGCCGCGCTCGAGGCCCTGGGGCACCGGGACGTGGTTGCTTCGGCCAACGAAACGTGCTGGATGCAGGTGCTGGTGCGCTGATGGCAGTCATCCACCCCTTCATGCACGTCCCCACGTTCCTGGCCAAGGTCCTCGAGGAGGTCGAGGTCGACCAGACGACGTGGGAGGCCATCGCCGACGAGATGGGGCTCACGCCCCAGGACCTCGAGGACCTCGTGGTGTGGTGCCAGTCCAAGCACAAGGACACCCACCGCTTCTGCTGCTTCATGCGCCGTGCGTTCGCGCACGACGTCGAGGAGTGGGGCGTCTTCAACCCCTACGCCGACGGCGAGGCCTTCCCCGAGGAATGGAAGGAGCCCGCCGACGCCATCCGTGATGGCTGGGAGCCCTACAGCCACTCCAACTCCTCCCTCGAGGACCCACCCTGTGTGATAGAACGTGTCTTCCTGCGGAGGCCGTGCTGATGGAGCTGTCCGAGAAGAAGCAATCGCTGTTCGACCTCACCCGTGAGCTGCTGGACATCGCCTGGAAGGCCGACAAGAAGTCACCGACGTCCGTGGCGCTCGCATGCCTCTCGTCCGTGGGGGCCATGAAGACCTACGTCCAGAGCCAGGACACGCTGCAGCGGCGGGTCAGGCGCCTCGGCGTGGAGGAGGAGTACACGGCGATGCGCTCCTTCCTCTACGAGGCGCTGGTCCGCATCTGCGGCCACCCCGAGGTGGACTGGGTGAGGGGCGACAACGAACTCCACCGCTTCGACCTCAACGGCACCCACGCCTACTTCCTCAAGGCCAAGAACGAGCCCGAGGTGAAGAACGGCGCCTACCTCTCCAACAAGGAGGCGTTCGGCCGGGTCTTCCGACGCATGTTCTGGGAGAAGCAGGGCGGCGACGCCGTCACCCTGCTCACACGCAAGCACCGCTGGATGACCTTCATCGTCCCCCACCAGTGGGTCGGCGAGGCTGGGGCCGTGGTCGGCAAGCACGACCCCGAGACCCTGCTGGAGCGCCTGCAGCCCTTCCTCGACCGGGGCATCGGCTGCACCCTCCTCATCGCCGGGCAGCCCGGCACAGGCAAGACCTCGCTGGCCCGCCGTGTGGCGGGCACACGGGGCAAGGTCCTGCGCGTCACACCCGAGGCCATGGAGCACATCCCAGCGCCCACCTTCATCGAGATCGTGGAACTCACGGCGCCCGACGTCCTGCTGCTCGACGACTTCGACCGGGCCGGGAGCTGGTGGACCACCCGCTTCCTGGAGCAGATCGAGTCCCTCAACGAGCAGGCACGGTCGACCGGGAGGCTCGTCATCGCCACGGTGAACAGCCTCAAGTCCCTCGACAGCGCCCTGAAGCGGCCCGGCCGCTTCGACATGCTCGTCGTGGTGGACCTGCCTACGGCCACGGAGCGGCGTGCCATCCTGGCCCACTACCTCGAGAAGATGGGGGTCCGTGGTGTCACCCACCAACGGCTCGTGGCGCTGGGGCGCAAGACCAAGGGCATGCCCGGGGCCTACCTCGAGCTGCTCGCCGAGCGCATCTCCATCTACGGCGTCGAGCACATCAACCGGGAGATGGCCGACATCAAGCAGCACTTCGAGCTGTGCCACGACTTCGAGGAGTCCAAGTACATCCACGACCTACTCAGCGGCGCCCTAGCCAAGCAACGTGAGGAGGGCGGGAGCGAGAGCGGTCCGTCGACCGTGGAGAAGGCGTGAGCCCCCTGCCTCCAGACTTCGACATCCTGCAGCACATCAACCTCGCCATCGTGCCCGAGGAGCGGCCCCGAGACGAGAATGGCCTGCTACTGGGCACAGCGAGGTTCTGGGTGGCGACGCAGGGCATGGCGAAGTTCAGCCGGCCCGAGCTGGAGATGCGCTACCTGCACTTCCTGTCCGTGCCCCAGGCCCTCCAGACCCTCGGCACCCTCGCCCACCACAGCGTGGCCGTGAACCCCATCCGGCCTGGTCAGCAGATCAAGGACGTGACGGGGTTCACCCCCTGCTACCTGCAGGGCGTGGCGACCGACAACCCCTTCTGGAAGGGCAAGGGCGTGCAGTGCGTGCGGCTCGTGGTCGTGCGCATCGAGTTCCACGCCTGCGGGCAGTGCGGCACCAAGAGCGGTGACGCAGCAGTGGGCGAGGGCATCGCCGTCGACCCAGAGTTCATGTCCGCCTTGGTGCTGGTCCACGGCCTCGGCTGTCCCGACGACGAGCAGGACGCCGTGGACTTCTGGGCGCCCATCCTCGCCGACACGTTCCCCTGGCCAGACGACAAGATCGAGCGGCTGTGCCGCACGATCCACCGCAACATCGTTGCGAAGCACGGTGAGTCCGGGGGAGGATGAATTTCGACCCGGGGCTACTGCACGACGATTCAGCGGCGGCCCCGATTGGAGCTCCCCTCTTGGCGCTTCGGCGCACGGGGACCCCCTCCCCCGGGTGAGGGAGGGGAGCTCCTCTTTAGCCTGGGAAGCTGCAGCATCTTGAGCATCAGGGCAGCGAGGCCCGGACGCTTCTTCTCCGGTGGCGTGCAGATCCGCAGCCTGTCCCCGGGCTTGGGCGTGCGGTGGGTCGGGAACCGCACCCACGTACTGCCGTTCCACACCTGGACGCCGAACTTGGCCGCCTCAGGCATCCAGCCGAGCTGGTGCAGGACGAGGTTCAGCGGCCGCGCAGGGATCTCACGGGTCTGCCCACGGTTCGTGATGGTCGTCATGCCTCGGCTGCCCCGGGGTAGAGGTGATCGAGGAGCTCGGGATGCAGCCGCAGGAGGTTGACGAGCGCCGGGGCGAAGGTCGCTGCCGCCAGGCGCGCCGCCAGGTCCTCGGCGAAGCCCTCGGGGCAGTCGTCGATGGTCTCCTGCAGCGTACGCTCCAGCAGTGGCGACACTGTGTCGGCGAACGCCGTGTGCAGGGGGTCGGTCATCGTAGTCCGAACGCATCCGGGTGCAGGGCGAACCCGTTGACGTACTGGCCGGTCGAGTCCTCGAGGGTCAGGTAGAGGATCACGTCCTCCACGTTGAAGCCCACCTGGATGTCGCCGTTGATCACACGCTCCAGGTAGGACGTGACGGCCTCTGCGAGGGCCTTGGGCTCTGCGATGTGGCCCTCGTCCGTGAGCTTGAAGGCCGGCAGCACGTCTCGCTCGAGCAACCGCCGCACATGGAGTGAACGAACCTCACCAGCGGGCATGCGCTGGTCAACAGCGCCGCCGTCGATGGCAACTACCTTCCTGGGCGCAGGCTCAGGACGTGTCCGCATGAGCTACACCTCCACTTCGGGGGTTTCTGGAACACCCACCGCTTCATCATCCCGCCGCACTGAGGGCATCGGCGCGTCACCGGCGCGCCTTTCCGGCATCACCCCCGTGGGAGCGGGCGCTTCGTCCGTCGTTTCTTGCTTCGCACTGGCTCTCCTTGCGTTGCGGGCGGCCAACCTGTCGCTGAACGATGTCGGCAGCCTCGTCGGCGCCACCGCAGGGCCTGCGGGACGCCTCGGGGTCACTGTAGCAGGGTTCTGGACGTCCACGTCGGCCAAACGAGCCCGTTCAGCCCTCTGTAGGCGTGCCCGACGGGCCCTGTCGGCCGTCGTGAGGCCGCGGAAGGCACTCCCACGGCCGTAGATGGCCCCCAAGGTGTCCACAGGGACGCCTTTGAAGCCTCGACCGAGCATCTCGGCGACCAGACGCTGGTCCTCACCACGTCCAGGGGTCCACCAGATGCCCGACTTGGCCCCCACGACGCCTGCGCGGTGCATCAACTCGTCCGGGATGACCGTCCCGAGCTGCCAGGGGATGCCCGGACCGAACTTGGGCTCGGCCACGAGCCGCTCGTGGACCGAGTTCTCCCAGTCCGGGCCCTGGTTGCGCACGAACATGGTCCTGGACCAGCAGAAGTCGATGTCTGGGCGGGCGTCCATCACCTTCACCCGGTGCTCGAGGGCCCAGGGGGTCATCACGTCGTCGTCATCGAGGTAGGCGATGTACTTGCCCTTGGCGATCTTGACGCCCTCGTTGCGCTGCAGGCCCCCTGAGATGCCCAGGGCCACTGGGAGCCGCAGAACACGCAGCCTGGGGTCGTACTTGCGCAGGATCTCGAGGATGTCGGCCGTGTGGTCGGTCGTGGCGTCGTCGACGACAATCACCTCGATGTCCTGCAGCGTCTGGCCGAGGCACGAGAGCACGGCGCCCGCCATGATGCGGTCGCGTGACTCGCCCGGCGGGCCTCCAGTGGGGATGATGACGCTGGCTACGACGTTCAACGAGCTCTCCTGGTGCGCGCCGGCTGCCGGCGGCCGCGCTGGGGTGGGCCAGCTTGGCCGGCCCGGCGGAAGACCAGGAGGTTGTCGCAGAAGTAGTGCACCACGCCCTTGGAGCGCCAGTCGCGGACCCACCGCTGCATCACGGTGGTCTGCAGCTGGAACCCTCGACGCTCGAAGTGCCCGATCCAGTGGTCCGCGGGCATGAGATTGACGTGGTGGTGGCCGGGCTGTCCAGGAGGGGCGGCCGAGAAGACCAGCCAGTCCTTGGCGTGCCGCGCGATGGTGTGGCAGGCGATGTCCGCCGTGTGGGCGGGCAGGTGCTCCAAGACCTCCATGCAGATGACCACGTCGACCTGCAGCCGGAGGTCCAGAGCCCTGGTGAGGTCGTGGATGTGGACCGGAGTGCCGGGATCCGCGAAGTCGAGGGCATGCGACGAGCCGTCGACGCCTGCGGCATCGCACCTGCGCTTGCGCAAGGCGTTGATGACACCGCAGGGGCCGCAGCCGATGTCCAGGGCGACCTTCGGCTTGATGTGCCGGGCGATGGTGTCGGCGATGACCACGGAGGAGTGCCGCTCCGTGGCGGCCACGGCCTCCATCCACTCCTTCGTGTACAGGTCGTTGAGGCTCATGCCTTCCTCGTCGGTGCGGGTGGGCAGCGCAGCCGCGGCTTCACCGGCGCGGGCTGGATCGGTGGCGGCGACGGCGGCCCGTCCCACCAAGTCCTGGTGTAGTCGACCTCCGGCGTGTGGATCCAGACGTTGGGCACGGGCTGGTCCACCTCGTGGTCGAAGTGGGCGTGGACTGCGTCCCTCACGTCCGGCCAGTGGTAGTCGTGGCCGGCGATCACACGCGTCTTGGGCGACCAGTCTCGGATGTCCTGGTCCACAGCGGCGTTGGAGTGGTCCCCGTCGATGAAGACCATGTCGGCGAGCACAGGCACGTGCTTCACGGCCTCGTGGGAGGTCATCTTCAACATCACGACGGGCACCTCGAACGCCGCAGCCAGCTGCTGGAAGGTGCGGTAAGCCCACGCGTCCTCCCAGGGGTCGATGGCGTACACGCACTCCAGGCACGGGGCGTCGAGGACGTAGCTGAGGCTGAGACCGGCGTGGACGCCGATCTCGACGAGCGTGCGGACCTGGTGCTCCAGGATCGTCCGGCGGTACCACTCCCCTTGCTGGTCGTCGAACCAGCCGGAGGTCTGTACGCCTCGGACGGTCCGGCTCAGCGCAGGTCCCAGCGGAGCGAGGGCACGGCGTCCACCAGCTCCACGTCCTCGAAGTCCAGGCCGCAGCCCTCGTAGTCGATGGTCACGCCCGGGAACCACACCTGCCCCTCACCAGCGGCCACCGCCAGTACCGTGTCGGTGATGAAGGACTCCAGTCCCTGGGTGTCGTCTCCGAGGATCCCCATCCAGATCTCCGCCTGGATGCAAGCCGGGCCCTCGGGCTCCTGGTTCGACATGATGAAGAGCTTCACAGTGCCCACCGCGGCCGGCACCGTGGACTGCATCACGAGGATCACCTGCTCGTTTGGCTCCACCGGCGGCCACGGGTCGGGCACGTCGTGCATCTCGAAGCAGCGGTGGACGTCGATGATGCCGCCCTCGAGCGTCAGGTGGCCGTCGGGGTTCACCGCCTCGTCCTTGATGGGGTCCACCCAGGCCGCTGCGATGGTCAAGGCGCCCTTGGACGGGTCCGCAGCCATGCAGGGGTCGAAGCTGGGCTCGGTGCTCACCGTGGCCCAGGCCTCGGCGAGCTCGATGCCGTACACGGCCGTCTCGAAGCTCAGCTCGAGGTTGTCGGCGAACTTCTCCGGGTCCATCGGCTCGTCGGGCTGCTGTTCGCCGCCGGTCTCCGCCGGAGTGCGGCAGTCGGTGTTGCCCATCAGCATGGCCAGCGCGGCCAGCAGCAGGATCTGTGCGAGTCGTCTCATCGTCCCTTCCTCCCTTTGGGCTTCTCGCCCTTCTTTGTGGTCTTCTTCACGCGCGCCTTCTTGCGCTTCTTGCTCCCCAAGCGGCGGTGCTTCACTCGGGCACCTCGCCGGCGGAGTCGTCATCGTCAAAGTAGCCCAGGGACTCTGCCCACATGGCGTCCCCTTCCGTCGGTGGGTAGTGGGCGTCTTCCTCCCACTCCCAGGGGGTGTCGTAGTAGCCCATGTCGTCGAGCAGGAAGTCGTCGCGGCTGTCCCCGCGCGTCTGGATCCAGGCGTAGACGCACACGCCCATGAGCGCCACGCCGCAGACAGAGACCATGATCAGCGAGACGCCCTTCACACTGAAGAACTTCCCGATCTTCACTTCGCCGACCGACTCGTCCTTGCCGAAGATGGCGAGGAGGAAGCATCCGAGCGCACCCAGGAAGGTGAGCGTGGCGCCCATGCAGGTACCGGCGAGCAGGAAGATGAAGGTCTCGCTATACCACATCACCACCTCAGCGTGAGGGCGGGCTCCATCGTAGCAGGCTCGTCCTGTGCGTTGTCCACCAGGGCCACGATGAGGACGGTGACTGCGACGCCGATGCCCACGCCCACACCGAAGAGGATGGGCATGCCCTTCTCAGCGCGGTAGGCCCTGAGCTCGGCCTTCTCGACCTTCTGCTGCAGAGCGTCGATCTGGATGCCGGTGCCGGTCTCGATGCGCTCCCGGAGCTCCGACTCCTCCGCGTAGAGCGTTCTGTACTTGGTGTGCCCCGCGGCGTCCTCGATGGTGAGGTCGAAGGCCGTGTCGCCGAACAACGAGCCGAAGTACCACATGCCGGGCACGCAGTCCTGGCTCTCGTGGGGCACCTCTGGGCAGCGGACGACCGTAGGGAACGGGCCGAACCCATCCAGGATGGGGTCGTCTACAGCGCCCGTCCCCACGGTCTCTCCGTAGTCTGCTTCCTGGGCCTGGCAGGGCCAGGCGGCGATGACCATGCAGGTCACGGCAACAGCGAGCATGATCACGGCTGCGCGAAAGGTCATGGTCCCTGCCTCGCCTTCTCCAGCAGCATCCGCTTGCGCAGGTGCCGGTCGAACACGTCGCTGGACTGGTTGATCTCCTCCAGCTTCGTCGTCACCTGGTCGTGGGCCCAGGTCGCCTCTCGCTTCTTGACCTCGGCCTCGAGCTTGGCGTCGATGATCGACTCCTTGGCTCCCTCGATGACCTTGTCCAGCGGGTCGTCGCGCTTCACCGACCCTCCCCTGCGCCCCAGGACCACCAGGACGAGCACGAGGAGGCTGACTGCGATGACGACGAAGGCCGGCCACCACGTCTTGATGAACGGACGAGTGGCCGGGAGGGCGTAGAGCACGCCGATGGCCGCGCAAACGCTGATGGCGGCGGCGATGAGGACAATGGCCCAGGGATCCATCAGCTCACTCCAATCCAGACCAGGAGACCGAGGACCAAGGCAGCCCAGAACTCCAGGCTGCCGAGGTCCACGTCCCCTGGCAGGTACTCCAGCATCAGGCGACGCCGGCGGCCTTGGCCCTCGCCACGGCGTCAGCGATCTTGGCGCCGTAGTCCTGGGCCTTGCCCGGGCCGTTGTAGTACCGGGCGAATGTGACGTAGTCGCCGTCCTTGAGCGCCTGGTGCATCTTGACGTTGCTCTCGATGAACTCGAACATGCCGTCGATCTGCTCGGCGGCGGACTTGGACCACGCGTTGACCATGGCCACGGCGTTGTCGTAGCCGCAGGTCTCGGCGTTGAAGCCCATCATCTGGGGCAGGCCGAACGAGGTGGCGTCGTAGGCGGCCTCGGCGTCCAGGGACACGGCCAGGGCCAGCACCTTCCACTCGTTCTTCTGGGTGCCGTGGCACTTCTCCCACTCGCCGTCGGGCTCGAAGCGCACCATGTGGCCGGTCCAGCGCTTGTCGGCGTTGTACTTGAAGTGCTGACGGAACTTGGCCTTGTTCGCCTCGCTCTTCTTGCCCCAGTAGTCCCAGAACACGTGGTTCTCGAACCGGGCCAGGAGGGCGCCCTTGTAGCCGAAGGCCATCCCGCCGGCCTCGACGAGCAGCACGGCCAGCACGGCCGACGGGGCGAACCCCATCTCGACCGCCTGCTCCTGCAGCACCTTGCCGTACTTGTTCCAGGTCTGCGCGAGGCGGGAGCCACCGCTCAGCAGGGTGTCCGGCTCCATGCCGGTCTTGGGCGGGTCGTCGATCAGCTTGAGCCAGATGTGCGGGCCGACAGCGCCGTCGAAGGTGAGGTCGTTCTTCCGGCAGAAGTCCTTGACCGCACGCTCGGTGCCGCGGCCGAAGATGCCGTCGGGCCGACCGGCGTTGCAGTTGTGGATGTTCAGCCGCTCCTGCAGCTCCTTGACGGTGTCGTTGCGGTCGCCACGCTTCACGATGTCTCTGCTTGTCACGTCGTCTCCTTGATGAGTCTGTGGTACCCCTCGGCAGTGAGGTCCCGTTGTAGTTCCTTCAGGCTGCCAGCACCATAGACTGCGCGCAACAGCTTGTCGCGGTCCTCACGTAAGTGCGTCTCGTTGCGGACGTGCTGCTCGGCCGTCGCCTTCCACGCCACGGCATCTGGATGGACGGGGTCGCCCTGCTCGACGCAGGTTTTGCCGACCTGGGAGCACTGGATGGTCGGCACCCCGCCCAGCATCCGAGCGTCCTCATCAGCGAGGTTGACGGTGGTGCCGTCCTCCACGGGAACCCACGCGGGGTCGTCGAGGTCCTGCTCTTCGAGGACGAACAAGTCGCCCTTCCTGAGCTCCATGAAGTCGACCGCCACCTTGTCGAGGCGGTGGCACTTGCGCGTCTTCGGGTCGCTCACGGCTCGCGCACCTCGATGGGGTCCCACTCGCAGCCCTTGGGCGCGCCGGGGCAAGCGAGGATCCAGCTCTCGCCGGTCCGGGGGTTGAAACGGATGCACTCGTGGTCCGAGCACTCCACGTCGTAGAGCACTGGGCCATCGCTCGATGCGTCCGCGTCGAGGAGCACACCGACGCCGATGCAGGCGGTGGCGAGGATGACCGCCAGGAAAGTGTTGAGCTTCATGTCCTGTCCTCCCTCGGGTAGCGGACCTCGATGGCTGTGCGCGCCACCTCGTAGTCACCCTCGACGTCCGTCGTCATGTGGATGCGCGCCGGAAGGCCATCCTCGTTCGGTGACAGCACGTGGATGAGCTTGTGCTCCGACTCGGGCTTCCCGTCTTCCCCCGGGAAGCTCACCGTGCCGACGATCATCAGTTCGTGGGCCAGCATGGGCCACCGCTTGCTGGGGTAGTCGCCCGACGCACCCACACCGCCCACCCACGGCACGCCAATCACCGGCAGATCCCCGGTGACGTCGACGAACACCTCCGGCACGAAGTCTCCCCACTGCTGGTGGTCTCGGCCGGTCTTCTGCCACCGTCGGGCAGCGACCATGCCTGCGTCGACGGCCCGGATGCCCTCGTCGGGGCGCTGGACATCCACGATGAAGTGGAACACCCCTGAGTCGTCGCGCATCTCCACGACAATCCGCTTGTGGCCTCTGCCGACGACGGCATCGCCGACCCCCGTCATGTCCAGATCTCCTGCACCCAGCGGCACTCCTTGGGCTTGGGTCCACGGACGCCCGTGTGGTCCTTGTACATCAGCCGCCAGGGGTGAACGGGGTCATGGCCAAGCAGCAGTCCATGCCCGAGCTCGTGGGCGAGGACGCAGACGCTGTCGAACTTGGACAGGTCGTCAGGGATGAAGATGCGGCCGGCGATGACCTTGCGGCTGAGGTTCCAGAACAGCTCGCAGTCGCCGAGCTCCTCCCCCTTGCCCTGCGGCGACGTGGATGTGTCGCCGTGGACGCCGAACCCGCCGACGGTGCTGGCGCCGAACTGGGTCTTGCCGTCGAGCGGCTCGAAGTCCCGGCACCCCACCATCAAGTCCTTGCTGCCCAGGTAGTCGAAGTCCACCAGCATGAAGGCGGGGCCGATGCCGGCGCGCTTCTTGAGCCGGTGGTTCCAGATCTCCGTGGCGCGGCGCAGCGCGTCCTGGACGTGGTCCGGTGTGTCGGGCCACCAGCCCACGCGCAGGGGCAGCGGGTGCTCTGGAAGCAGGACGGGCTGGGCCATCTGGGCCTTGCGCAGCTTGCGCGGGCGCCCAACCAACTCCTCGGCCATGTCCGGGTCCAGCGGGACCCGCAGGCGAATCTTCTCAGCGGTCAGCGGCATCACTTCCCCCAGCGGCCTTGAGCCTACGATCTCGTTCCACCAGTGCCAAGACGATCTCCTCCTCGCCCATGCCCCGGGCCACCATCTGTCGGATGGCCTCGTCCTCGGGCAGGGCGTCGAGGACGGCCGTGGTCGGTAGGGCGATGGGCTTGCCGTCGATGGTCACCCGCCACGGCTCGACGAGCTGAACGGCCCCCTCGTCGCCGACGAGCGTGAACGTGCAGTGCCCGTACTCCAGCAGCTGCATGACGAGCAGGGCGCCGAGCTCCCACCGACAGGCCTCCGAGGTCATCGTCTTTCGGTCGATGGGGACCTCTTCCGAGGCCGTCTTGGCGCGCTGCTTTGACTTGACTCGCATCGGCACGAGTATCGTTCCGTAGCGTTCAGTCTGTCAACCGATTCCATGACAAACTCCAGGCTGTTGCAACGGAAACTCCTCTACGAGAGGCAGGGCACCTTGGGGGTCGACGACACTGTGTCGTCGACCAGTCGAGGCGAACTGCGACGGGGCAACGAAGCGAAAGCTGCGAGTTGTTCGCTATAAGGGCCCCAACTAGCAATCACCTGGAGGTACCGTGAATCAGATCCCCACCATGCGGATGAGCATCGAGGACTCCATCGTCCTCAATGAGCCGCCGTACGTGGACGCGACCGGCCTGGCCGCGTTCCTCGCAGACCACCTGAAGTTCGTCCCGACCGTGCTGTACGGCCCCAAGGGCATCGGCAAGACGCTGTGCCTCGAGTGGCTGGCGCACACGCTCAACCTCGCCAACCTGCAGGTCTCGTGCACCGAGGGGACCAAGGAGAAGCACCTCTTCGGTGCCATGGCCCCGAGCGACACTCCCGACCAGTACTGGTTCGTCCTCGGAGCCCTGGCCGCGGCCACCGACATGGCCAACGAGATCGCCAAGACCAAGGAGTGCGACGGCGTGATGCTGCGACTCGGCGAGGTCAACGCCCTGACGCCCCAGATGCAGAAGTCGCTCAACGCCTTCACGGACTGGCAGCAGGCCGTTCACCTCCCGCAGATCGGGCGGGCGCTCCAGCTCGCCGAGGAGGCCAGGGTCTGGGTCGTCGCCGACATGAATCCCAGCGCCCACGGCGGCGTCTTCGACCTCAACGAGGACCTCAAGTCCAGGTTCCAGGAGGTGTGGCTCTCCTACCCGCACCCCACGCAGGAGCGCGTCATCCTCAACACGGTCGTGCCCGGCATCGACAGCGACGTCATCACCAACATGCTCGACCTCGCCACCCAGACGCGGCAGGGCTCACTGTCCTACGCGCTGTCGACCCGCGACCTCGTCGCCTGCCTCCAGAACGCCTATGGCCGCGACGACAACAAGCCCATGGGCCTGGACAAGGCGCTCAAGCTCCTGTCCTACCGCTACACCGAGGGCGAGGACCGCGACGCCTTCCACGCGCGGACCAAGGCCAAGACCGACATCGACCTGGCCGGCATCGCGTTGATGACCCCGCCCAACCTCTCGTCGCCGGCGACGCCCGGCCGCGCCCGGGCATCGATCTGATGCCTGACGACAAGCACAAGACCCGCTGGCTCCAGATCGGCGAGCTCTGGGTGAAGGAGGGCGACGTCTCCGACCTCAAGGCCAGCGGCTTCCTCAGCATGGGGCTGCTCGGCGAGGTCTCCGTCATCCTGCGGCCGCAGAGGCACGACACCAGCCGGCTCAGCATCCTCATCGCCAAGGACAGCACGCCGCTCAAGCTGCTCGAGCGGCTCGTCAAGGCCGTGGAGGGAGGTGAAGATGTCCCATTCTGACCCGTTCGGCGCGTTCCGCGGCCGCGACGTCCCGCACGCCTGGAACTGCGGCCACTGCGGCGCCGAGGGCAAGGGCCACGAGCTCCTGCTGGACTCCGGCGGCGACTGGCACTGCCCCGACTGCTGCTCGAGCTCCGACCTCGACCTCGGCCTGCCTGCGCCCCTGGCGCTGGTTCGCATCACCATCCCGGCCTACACCGTCCAGTGCCTCCGTGGCGCCTTCCAGCTGGCCGAGGGTGAAGAACTGAGGCTCGTTCAGGTCCTCGACCTCATCGGCGACGAGATCCAGGTCTACGGCCGTGAGCACGACCGCGAGGTCCTCGACGCCGTGCCCATCCAGATCGCCACCACCGTCAAGATCATCGAGCCCGAGGACGAGCCATGCCCGACATCCGAGTAGAGCTGGCCTTCGACGCCTTCGACATCGACGAGCAGTACACCACCGAAGACGCGCTGATCGCCGCCTGCGCACAGGTGAGCGAGCGCATCCCAGGCCTGGACCCCCGCACCGCCTTCACCTGCACTATGCCCAACGGCGACCGCTTCCTCGTCGACTACTTCGAGGCCGACGTGCACGGCAGCCCCAAGATCACGGAGCTCGACCTCCCGCCCGAGAAGAGCGAGGAGGAACAGGAACTGGAGCGGCTGGAGGCTGCGCTCGAGGAGAGCGGTGGTCGTGGCGTCGAGCTGGCTGAGCGCATCGACGAGCTCCGACGCGACCTCGGGAAGGAGCTCTGATGCCTGACCCGACCAAGCCCGACTTCTCCCGCGTCGTCGAGATGGCCGAAGGGACCTGGAACTCCACCGAGATCGCCCTGTACACCGACCGCCTGACAGACGAGCAGCAGGCGGAGATCCGCCGCATCCTCGTCGACGCCACTGCCGAGTACGCCGCCAAGGTCGCGGAGGCCTGGACCCTCGTCCTCAACTCGTGGAAGGAGGCCTGATGCCCTGGTTCGTCTGCGCCACCTCGAGCAGCAACCCCGACTACAACGGCGATGGCGACTACGCCCTCGTCTACATCGGCCACAGGGCCACCACGAACACGCCCTACAACTTGCTGCGCTTCATCGGCGACGTCGCACGACTCAAGCACAGCATCGGCGCCCTGTACAAGCTGGTGCTGTGGGACTCGTCGGTCCGCTACTTCTCCTCGTTCTTCGTCGACGCCGAGGGCGGTGGGTCCGATCTCCCGGAGGAGCTGGTGGCGGCCGACGATGAGATCACCGAGGTCTCGGAGGAGTTCGCCAAGTCCTGCGTCGACCACCAGATCAGCGTCGAGGCCGACACGCTCCACGTGACCCACGAGAAGGTCTTCTGGACCGCCCACGTCAAGCACTCGGACGTCGTCCTGACCACATCCACACGATTCACCAAGGAGCTCCTGCTGGGGCTCGAGAAGAGGGAGAGGTGATGGCAACCTACGTTCTCGCTGCGTTCCTGGTCGACGATGACGACCCCGAGGTCGCTCGGGGCATCGTCCGCAACTCCACGGCCTTCGACTGCGTCGGGGCCAGCCCGCGCATCCGCGACGGCCGCATCTTCGCCGTCGCGTCCGAGGAGGAGTACCTCGGCGCCAAGCCCCCGCCCGACTTCTCCGACCAGGCGGCCGAGATCGCCCACTGGTTCACGACCAAGGAGGTCGTCTCCGAGTACCTGGACGAGGCGATCCACGGCGAGAAGGGGAGGGAGGGGTCTGCGGTCAACAACGCCGACCTCGCCGAGCAGGTCGAGTACCTGCTCGGCCGCAACTGGTCGGAGCACGACATCTGCGTCGCCGTGATGGGCGAAGCGTCGCACATCGACCTCGTCGTCGAGTGCGGCAGCTGCCGCCGCGCGACGTCCAAGCGCGTCGCGGAGGTCAAGGGCAAAGGCCCGGGCGTCCGGCGCTGGCAGTGCCCCGACTGCGACGACAACTCGGGGGCCTGATCGGGCACAAGGAGTACAACGCCAACCGAGGGAGGTACCAGAGCATGCAGTCGCTCGACGGCTTATGACCCCCAACGGGGTGGTCCGGCGTCCGACCACGGGCGCCGGGCCGCCTGCTCCCTCCCGGCAATTAGCTGGAGATGGCGGCACAAGAAGGACAACTACTACGAGGAGATGCCCATGCCTGTACCCAAGCCCAGTGACGTCCCCGAGGGGGACAAGGTCCTCTTCCTCACGATCCGCGACGACCACGCCGTCATCCTGGCCCGCGCCAAGGTCGACGGCGAGTACGCCACCCTCGCCTGCCACATGGTCAAGCCACACAGCGCCGTCGGCCCCTCCTTCGAGGGCCCCGACGGCACGCGCATCGTACCCATTGGCGTCGTCTCGGGGCTGACCGAGGCCGACTTCGCTCGCGTCACCGACCTCGAGGGCGCGCCCCTGCAGAAGCTGAAGCTGGATGAAGATGGACCCGGACCTGCTGATCGTGATCCTGCTGCTGACGGTGCTGGCCGTGGCGGCGTGGAGAAGTAGGTGAGCGCTGCCGCTCCGTCGTACCGCGACATCATCGAGGCCCTGCCCCGCTGCTTCCAAGTGCCCCAGTGGCGCCGACGCCAGATGTGCGTCCACACCGTCGAGATCTTCAACGGGATCATGAAGCGCGAGTTCTGGCTCAAGCACGCGGACCAAGGCGCCACGGACTGCGCGAAGTGGATCTGGGTCGACCTCTCGGACCCCGAGTGCTACGTCGTCACCTGCCACGAGATCTCCCACCCCTACTTCGGCTCCGACATGGTGGCCCGGGACCTGTTTGTCAAGGAGTACTCTGAGCGGCTGATCCTCAAGTACAAGCGCACGGGCTCGCCACTCATCATGCAGCCGCTGTTCCCCGAGAAGCTCAAGACCATGCTGCACTTCCTCGTCAACTACTTCGACGACCACCGCTGCTGCCACCTGTGGGGCCAGATCTACCCAGGCGACCTGGGCATGACGCAGACCCGGTGGAGCCGGTTCGCCCGGCAGTTCATCGCGCAGGGGCGCGCCGAGCGGGAGTTCTTCCCCTACGCCTTCGCCATCGCCGACGGCGTGGCTGACGAAGTCAAGCACCCCAAGCCCGAGTTCCTGGCCATCCGGCCGGTGATGGAAGACGCACTGCGGGAGGTGCGCTTCACCGACTTCCGCGGGTGCCTCGTGGTCACGCGCAAGACCCTCGACCGCATCGTCAACGTCCTGCTCGACGACATGGCCGACCCGCCGTCTTCCGCGGCCTCCGGTGGCATGCAGATCCACAAGGCGCAGGCCCTGGTGGCCTCGGCGCTCGATGACGACCGCGACGACGCCGACGGTGACGGCGACGCGGCCGACGGCGACGCCGGCGACCCCGCTGGGCAGAAGAAGGGCGGCCAGGCCAAGGTCGACCGCAAGCAGCTCGACAAGGACCGCGCCACGATGTTGGGGTTCCTCTGCAACTCCCTCGCCGGCGCCGGTGACGACGACCTCGGCCAGGATGGCAGCGAGCGGTACGACGACGCCAAGCCGTCCAAGTACCGTGCAGGACGCAAGCAGGCGCTCTCCAAGGCCTGGTCCGTGGTCAACGATGCCCTGGACGTGGATCCGCACGACTCCGACGACCTGCAGTCCTACATGGACATGGGCGCTCAGGACATGCAGCGCAAGGTCGACGATGCACGCGCCTACGTCAAGTCCATCCAGAAGGACGACTGGCTGAGCAAGGAGAGCAAGTGCAAGGTCGTGTTCCACGACGTCGACGACTCCGAGCTCGGCCTGCCTGTGGCGCTGTCCGGACCCGAGCGCAGCGCCGCCGAGGCCATGAAGGTGGGGTTCATCCGCATCCTCGGCTCCCAGCGGGCCGATCTCGACGACGCTGGCGACGACATCGACATCGACGCCGTCATCGCCCGCAAGTTCGACCCCACCATCACGGAGCTGTTCAACGTCGACGACCCCGCGTCCGGCTTCTACGCCCTGCTGTCCTGCGACGCCAGCATCTCGATGAGGGGCAGCCCGTTCGAGGCCGTCGAGACCGCCGAGACCATGCTGCGGCGGGGCATGGACTTCCCGTTCGTCGAGATCGAGAAGTGGGCGTGGACCCAGCTCGCCGATGGGCAAATCGACCTGTTCCGCATCGACCCCAAGGCCAAGGGCTCATTCGCCGACCGCACGGACACGTGGGGCTACACGCCCCTGCACGAGGCCATCCGCGTCTCGGCCCGGCAGTGCATGCTGACCAACAAGGTCCGGCGGCTGTTCGTGCTCACCGACGGCATGCCCGTGTACACCGGCCACGGCGGCGCCCAGTTCGCCGAAGACCAGCTGGTGCGCTTCGCCGCCCAGAACGCCGAGATGGCCCGCCGCAACAACGTGGGCCTGTTCGGGCTGGTCATCGGTGGAGCCATCGACGACGCCGCCATGAACACCATCTTCGGCGGTCCGAGGTTCTGGCGTCGAGCGCCCGGTGTGGGCGATACTGCCCCGGCGCTCACCGACCTCGTGACCGAGCAATTCAACCACTGGCTGAGGACCAGACACTGAGGAGGAGACAGTGCCCGACGAGAAGATCCCACTGAGGAAGGCCGTCGACGGCCCGACCGATCCACCTGCGCTCGATGACCTGATCGAGACGATGCGCGACCACGCCGGCAAGTCCACGGACGGACGGCTGTGGCTGCTGCGCATCACCCAGGCCGCCACCATCGTCCTGACCGAGCTGCACACCAACACCAGCCACCCCAAGGGGACCGGCGAGCCTCCCAAGCGCGACTTCCCGAGCGTCATCCACGACGGCAGCCGCATCCAGGTGACCGCCCATGAGGTCGAGCTCCTCGAGGGTGGCGCGCAGTGCATCTTCGTCCCCGGCAAGTTCAACCCCGGCCACCTCAACAAGTACGAGCTGTACCGCGGCGACAAGAAGCTGGGCTACCGCGTCGTATCCACCCACTCCGACCGGCTCTGCAACATCATCCAGGGCGGGGGCACCCAGGACGAGGTGTCGTCCCGGCTCGGCGTGAGCGGCCGCATCGCCGAGATCACGCAGCTGTGGGTCCGCAAGCCGCAGCAGCACCCGGCGGGCCAGGACCACACGCGGAACACGCCCGCGTGAGCAAGCACCGCCTCGAGGTCTCGCTGTCCCCGTCGTCCATGAGGCTACTGGGACGGCTGAAGCAGCGCGCCAGAGAGGCGATGGGACGAGAACCGACATGGAGCGAGGTGCTGGATGGACTCTGCGCGACCGTTGACCGTTATGCCGACACCCGAAGCGTGCCTGAGGAGCTGCGTCCGACCGGACATCTCCGACTGCCCGGACATCGTGATCGACGGTGACGTCCGTCACTGCAAGCTGGACGCGAAGTATAGCTGCGCCGACCCCGACTGGAGCGACCTGCCGTACAAGCGGCGCGCGCCGAAGGCCGGGGACCCACGCAAAATTCGCCGCAGAGGGCCCTGAGCCCTCGCTGGAGGGCAATCGCGCCCTCCAGTCTTAGCCGTAATGGCTGGGGTGGGCGGCGGCGCGCTGCCGGCGCTGAAGGTAGTGTGACGTGCCCAGGAGACCGCCGGCGCCGAGCACCGTGCCCGCGCCGAAGGTCATCATCCCCTTGCGGACGGGGCTCATCGGGGCCTTGGCGCCCTCTTCCACGACCTCCTTGGCCGCCTGGGTGCCTGCGGCGGCCTCGGGCGCCACCTTGCCGGCGACGGCGCCAGCTGTCTCGTCAGCCGTGCCCGGGAAGCCACGCACGACGTCTTCCGCTTGGTCCAGGCTGCGGTGCGGGAGCACCCGTTCGCCGTGGCCTGCGCCTCGGAGGCGAGCGACCTCCGCTGCCGGGTCGTCGAAGTGCTGGGCCGGAAGGTGCGGCCGCGTGCCGGAGACAGCCTCATCCCAGCTCTTGGGCAGCTGCTCCATGCCCTCCTGCCAGCCCTTCCGCATGCGGCTGAGCAGCCCCGGCTTGCCGAGGGTGGACGAGAACATCTGCGACGCGTCGTCGGCGCGGCTCCCGATGGCCTTGACGGCGCCGGAGACGGCACGCCCAAGCGTGGCCTCCTTCTCCATGGCGAGCTTCGCGTGGTCCCGGGCCAGCAGTCGCCCGCTGGCGTCGGCCATCAGCATCATGGAGAGCACACGGTCCTCGACCTGGGAGGTCTTCTCGGGCTTGCCGAGCGCAAGGAGCTCGTCCAGGTTCTTGGCCTGGAGGATGTCGAGAGGGGACAAGGTCGCCTCCTACGCGGCGATCTCCTCGCCCGTGATGCCGCTGATCAGGTTCACGGCGCCGACGGCGATGGGAACCTGCCGCTCGTACTGCAGGCCAGCGGACTCCTGGAGCACCACGCCCTGCGCGTCCATGGCGAGGTTGTGGTTCGGGACCACGCACGCCTCGAGGTAGGTCGCGCCCAACGAGTCCTCGTTGCTGTCCCGCAGGTACAGCATCATCCCGATGGGCTGACCGAACAGGTCGGACGCCAGGTTGAGGTACAGGTTCCGGTGGCCCGGCGGGATCTTCACGTCGTGGGGGTTGGCCACGCCGGCGATGCCGGGGTTGTTGAAGACCGCGGGGATCGTGGTCGGGGGGACCAGGTCCTGGTAGTACGCGTACAGCGTGCGGAGCAGCGAGGGGCCGTGGTACAGGATGCGGCTCAGGCCGAGCTGTCCGACGGTGCGTCCGGAGATCACGTAGCTCCGCTCGGAGCCGATCTCCCAGAACCGGCTGAACTGCCGGTTGCTGCCCAGGTTCATGGTCTGCGTGATGCCGATGGGGTGCACGAGCTCCAGACCGCCTGCTCCCCCGCCACCAGCGGCGCCCGCCAGTGCCTCTGCACCGGCGGAGCCGCTCATGGCCGAGAGGCGGGGTGGCCCCGACGCCAGGAGGGTGAAGGCGGCCGACGCGAACCGGCCGTCTACGAGTCCGTCCTGGACGTAATTCTCGTACGCCCTCCAGTCGCCAATGGAGCTCATCCGCTACCTCCTCTACGCTGCGTCGGCCTGGGCCTGCCAGCTGACCAGCGCACCCGCTGCCGGGTTGATGCCGCTGTCGGTCAGCGTGACGGCGAACATGTCGCCCACGCCCATGTCGACGATCACGAACCCCACCGCGCCCGCGGCGAGGTCGGCGAGGACCACGCCGGCCGCCGACCGGACCATGCCGGACAGCAGCTCGGGGGTGGTGCCGGAGCCGAACGCGCCGACGGTGACCGGCATGCCGGCCGCCAGGGCGGTCGCCTCGTTGGCACCCAGGGCGAACTCGTCGCCCCAGACGAGCTTGGTGGCCGCGTCGGCGCCGTCGGTGAGGGTGGCACCGGACAGGTACATCCTCACGCCGGCGGTGGACTCGACCAGGACGTAGGTGTTGCCCACCGCGCCCGGGGTCTGCGAGACCACGTAGAGCACGCTGACGCCGTCGTCGTCGACGTAGACGTCGGGGCTCTCGGCGTTGATCTTGGCCTTGGCCGCGGCGAGGGTGGCCACGAGACCACCGGACTGGTCGATCTCGTTGGCGCCGGCGCCCCCGACGTTGAACGTCCAGGTGATCGAACCGATCTCCAGGGTGTCGCCCACGTTGGGGTTGTTGGCGAAGAAGACGGACCCGCATGCGGTCTTGGCGGGGACCTCCTTCATCACCGGCTTGAGCTGACTGCGTTGCAAGCTCATGGTCTACCTCCGATCAGCCCGTCGTGAAGATGAAGCCGATGACGTCGCCGGTCTGCAGGACAGCGCCGGCGTCGGTCAGCAGGATGGCGTACTCGTCGCCCGCGAGATTGTCGAGGTCGATCTCCACGTTGACGAGGGACTGGTAGGACCCCGCGGCCGTCCGCCGGATGGCGCTGAGCAGCTTGGGGGCCTCACCGAGGGTCACGGTGCTGATGGCGACCTGGCCGCCACCGGCGAGCATGGCCACCTCCTGGGCGGTCATGGCGTGCTCGTTGGGCACCAGGATCTCCACCTCTTCGGCGTGGCCGTCGACCATCGCGTGGGCCACGCCGTTGGCCGCGGCCTCCTGGTCGGCGGCGAAGGCGGCCATGGCGATGTCGAGGGTGATCTCCAGCCCCACGCCGGCTCCGGCGGTCTGGGCGACGATCAGGCAGACGTCGCCGCCGATGTCGTAGGCGTCGAACAGGGCGCTGGGGCCCCCGGCCACGTTGCCGTTGTTGATGGCGTCCACCAGCTGGGCGATGCCGTTGGGGGCGGTGTCGTCGGCCAGGGCGTACGCCTCGGGGGTGACGCCGTCGGTGAGGGTGACGCCGTTGTTGGGTGCCGCGTTGAGGGCGCCGGAGAAGTACACCAGGGCGTGTGCCTTCTGCGCCGTGAACTTGGCGATCTGGGACGAGAGCTGGGTGTCGAGCAATCCGGGCATTTTCTATCTCCCTCCGGCTATTCGCCGAGGATGAAGCGGACGATGTCGTTCTGCTGGAAGAGGCCCAAGCTGTCGTACAGCGAGAGCGCGAAGTACCCCGCGACGCCAGCCTGGTCCACGCGGTAGTCGAGGCCGTTGACCCCGATGAGGTTGCCCGCCCGGTCGGCGCAGATGCCGTACAGGTTGGGCGCGGCGGTGAACGGGAAGCAGCCCACCGGGACCCAGTTGGCCAGGGGGCCACCGTCGGCCCACCGCGCGACGTCCTGCGCCGAGACGGTGTACTCCTGGGTGAAGGCGCCCTGGAACGCGTCCGCGGCGCCGCCCTGCAGGTCCTGGTCGGTCATGTTGGTGACGCCGGTGGCGTCGAGCACCAGGTTGCCGGCGAGGCCCTCGGCGTCCTTGGGCACGATGCAGACGATGGCCTGGCCGGCCGCGCTGTTGAACCCGATGACGGCGTCCGCCAGGACGCTGTCGGTGTTGATCGCCGTGATGAGGGCGTTGGCCACGGCCTGGGCGTTGGCCAGGTTGCGCTGGACCTCGAAGGGCGCCGCCGGTGCGCCGTCCACGAAGGTGAACGTCTCGAGGGTGGTGCCGTCGGTGATGGTGAACGTCTCGGCCGCGACGGGAAGACCCGTCAGGTAGCCGTAGCCCGCGCCGCCGCGCTCGATGCGCGACTGCCCCGAGACCGAGGACAGCGACAGGTGGAAGAACCGCTCGATGCCGTCGGCGATGACCATGATCTCGACGACGTCGCCGTCGCTGTAGCCGCTGAGGTCCAGGAGCGCGTCGATCTGGTGGGCGCTCCAGTCCATCAGCTGGGTGACGATGTTGGTGGGCTCGAGGGCGAACTCGCCCTGGCCCGCACCGCCGCTGAGCTCCACCTCGGCGGCGTCCGTGGGCGCCACGGCGCCGGTGGCGCCTGCCTCGAGCGTGCAGTTGACGAGGTCCGAGGTGTTGAGGAGCACGTCGGCCGCCGCGAGGACCACGTCGGAGGCGTCGTGGCCGGCGCCGACGGAGTCGTAGCCGACGGTGACGTCGTCGCCCACCGCCGTGATGAACGGACCCGCGGCGTGCGCCACGTCGTCGTCCATGGTGATGGTGATGTCGTTGCCGTCGGCCCCCGGCCGGATGGCGTACCAGTCGATGCCGGCGTTGGTGCCGGTGTCGCTCGTGCCCTCCGCCTGCAGGCTGTCCTGCAGGAAGTTCTCGCCGGTGATGCTGACCTCCTGGTCGGCCAGCGGGGCGATCCCGCTCATCGGCACCTGGGTGATGTGGTGGATGGAACCATCGTCGACGGGCGAGAGCGCAATCAGCGCCAGGTTCTCTCGCACGGCGTCGAGGTGCCGGTGATGCCGGTGCTGGCGGTTCGCGGGGTTCCACGACGTCAGCAGCGGGATACGGGAGCGGTCACGAGCCATTGTTCGTTCCCTCGGTCGAGGCGGCGTAGCGAGCTACGCTGCCGGTTTGCGGCCCCCAGCCGGGACGAGCCTTGTGGGTCAAGTCCTGTGGGAACGCCCGATGCGCCCACCGTTGGCCGGGCCAGTTGCGATTACCTTAGAACACCCCGACACGTAGTGTCGAGGGCTAACCTCCTACCAACAGACCGGCCAGAGCGCCGAGTCCGACGATGAACAGGGCTACGGACACCATCCACATCACGGTGGCTGAATCCAGTCGGTGATGTTGAAGCCGAGCTCTGCCAAGACCACGGCGAACAGCAGCAGCCCGAGGATCACTGCCACGGAGGCCAAGGGCTTCTTCTCCACCAGCCCCACCAGCTCCCGGAAACACCACAGCCATTTCGGCTGTCGTGGGGCCAAAGCGCAGACCTTCTTGATCTGCTCCTCCAGCTCCCGCAGCCGCTCCTCGATCTTCTCCTTGAAGTCCGTCTCCGACTGGATGAGCACGTCGATCCGGGCCTGGGTCAGTCGCTCCGACTCCTCCCGATCCTTCATGCAGTGGTCGGTGCTGCGCACCATCTCCTTGGTGGTGTCGTCCAGCCCCCGCAGGGAGTCGCTCGTCCGTTCCACCAGGGACAGGACAGATTCGAGATAGGCCGCGTCCGTCGTCTGGGGCGTGCTGGGCTTGTCGTCCGTCCCCATTCCAGCTCCTCACAGTCGCCAGTGCTTCAGCCGAGGTATTCTCCAGGGACGTCAGGTTCGCTTCCCAAGATGCGAGCGCGTCGTCTCTCGAGCTCATGGCTCTGGCCCCTTCTCCCCTCTCCATCGTACCACCTACGGGCTCGCCTCCCCGACCTTCTTCGCGGCCTCGATCTCCCCGACAGTCTCTTCCCGGGCGACCGGGACGATCTTGCCGTTCTCCTTCTTGCTGCCGACCGCTCCGAGGATACGGTACTCCGCCTCCAGGTTCCCCAGGTTCACGGCCTCGAGGGACGCGATGGTGGGTCCGACCACCTGGTCCATGTGCTCGTCCATGCCCGCGCTCACCTGCGACACGCCGCGACGCCGGGTGTACACCACACACGAGGTATCCACGTCCAGCTCGGCTGTGTCAGGGAAGACCAACACCCTACCCAGCTCGTCGGTGACGAGCGACCCATCTGTCAGTTCTGCAACGACCCAGCCCATGCCGCCCTCCTAGTAGTGGACCAACGTCGCGTCTGGGATTTCGACGTCGAAGACCCTCGTAGCCGCGTCCCACTTGTTGAAGTAGTAGTAGACGCGGAAGGTCAGGCCGCCGCCTTGGTCCATCCTATGAGCGTCGGCCGCAACAGCGCCGTAGATCCCCATCTGTTCGGTCAAGTAGGTCCGCCCCGTGTTGAGGTTGTCCAAGATGCGGTAGCCACCCTGGGGGCTGTAGGTGAAACAATACCTTCCGTCGTCGGAGTTGTCCCACCGGGCGTTCGCACCCCAGTTCATCTGCGTCCCGGTGTTCTTCGTAATGATGTCCAGCCGCTGGCGGTCCGGGTTGCCCCCGTCACAAGACAGGCGGAGCCGCATCGAATCGTCCGCTAGCAGGGGGTCGATGAATTGAATCCGAAGCCAGAACTCCTTGTTGCTCGCCAGCGTATCCGCCATGTTCAAGATGGTTTCCCAGGTGAAATCGGGCCACAGCTCGATAGGGATGTTCGCCGTGTAGTCCTTGTAGATCCCGCTCGACCCGTTGGGGGCGTCGGTGATGTTCCTCATCTTGAGGATGCCGCCCTCGAACTTGCAGATGTCCATGCTGGCCTTGGCAACCGTCGTCCAACCCTCCCAGGGATCGGCCTCGGTCAGGAAGTCGTGGTCCACAGCCCACTCATCTGCGGAGAAGTTGATGAGAGACTGGATAGGAGCGGGACCGCTGCCGCCTCCGCCTCCACCTGGGGTCTGCGTGTAGCCCATGATCTTCTCCTACAGCCCTGTCATCCACACACGGAACTTGGGGTAGACGCTGAAGACGGCAACGCTCCCCACGACGTTGTTCCTCACCACGTTGATGGCGAGGGTGTCCCCCGGGTCGGGGGCGATGCCCCCAATCAGACCGTCGGGATCGGTCATGGCGATGCGCTGGGACTCCGTCACCTCCTGGAGATTCAATGACTCCGGGATGGCCTCGTTCGCCACCGTCTCCAGGTTGGCGGGCGGGTTGACGTCGGCGTCGTTGTCGTCACGGTACAGCGCCGTGTTGAACGTGAAGTCCGCATCGGCCAGAGCCGCCGCACTGCTGGAGTACTTGAAGTCGAACTCCAGCTCCGCCCCCTGGCGGAACTCATCGGGCACGGTGAAGTGTCCCACGATGCTCTCACCGGCCGGAGGGGCGGCAAAGTCCATCGACAGCAGGTAGCCGATGAGACCACCTGGGGGACCAACTGCCGGAGCGGGACCGCCTGCCCAATCGTCCACCACGTACAGCAGCTTCTCGCCGTTGCCGGTGCCCCAGATCTCCACGTCGTGCTCGAAGTACGCCTCGGCGCCCCCGATGCCACAGACGTTGGCGCCCAGAGCCGTGGTGAAGTTCGGAGCCTCCATGAACTCCCAGTGCTGACGCCCCTGGTTGGCGGGCGCCTGTAGGGCGATGAGGTAGTTGTCCGTGACCGTACCGAAGACGGCGGGCAGCTCGACGCGAGACTCCCCCACCTCGACGGTGATCTGCTGCTCGAACAGGTGGCCACAGCCGTGCATCCGGATGAACCGGCCGTCGTTGGCCACGCCGCAGGTGATGGTGGGGCAACCGATGTGGACCTGGTCCACGTCTGCGAACACGACCTCCTGGTCGAAGTGCAGGTCCATGTCCCAGGTGTTCATGTTGATGGACCGGGCGGCGCCTCCGCCCCAACCATCGACCACGCTGGGGCCGCTGTTGAAGATGAACTTCGCGCCCCGGGTGCCCAGCATCATGTTGCGCTGGCCGCTGGCCTGGTTCCACAGGTAGACGCTGTCGCCCAAACAAGAGCCGCCATCCACCATGTTGAGGAAGGAGCCCGCGGCGTTCCCCAGCCTGATGCGCGTCACCGCGAGCTGGACGAACATCTGCTGCATGTTCAGCGCGCCCTGGACCTCGATGTCGCAGTTGATGAACGACACGGAGCCCAGCACCTCGGCCACCCCGCCTGCGATGACCAGGTTGGCCGGGAAGTCGGTGATGAGCACGTCGTCGGCGGCCAAGGTGCCGAAGTTGTTGGTGTCCAGCTCGACGAACAGACTGGTGGCGTCGTTGTCGTAGACCCAGCCGACCGCGCCGGACTCGGCGCCGGAGGTCAGGGCGATGCGCTTCCCCTTGTGCTCGTGGGCCGCCCACGCGCCTCCGGGGATGTCGCCGGCGGCGAAGGTCAGCTGCCGTCCCCCAGCCCTCGTGTCGGAGGCCACGGCGTTGATGGTGGCCGTGCCGTCGCCGCTGTTGAAGATGCCGGCGTCCGCGGCGAGGTCGGGGCCCCGGATGACCAGTCGCGGCCACCCGCCCCGGTATTCGATGCCCGCTCCGAAGTCCAGGGTGCCCCCGACGCTGTCCCAGTCGATGATGTACCCGAAGATGTTGGTGCCGCTGTGGTACGTCGGGATGTCCAGCAGGGCACGTGCGAGCGTGGCGTAGGCGGTGGGCGCGGTCGTGCCGTCCCCAGCGTCATCGTCACCGGTGTCCCGGACGAAGATGGTCTGGTCGGCCACCAGGGGCTCGTCGTACTCGCGCTTGCGGATGCCCCAGGCGTTGGGGCCGACCTCGCGCAGCCGTCCGACGTCCGTGGCGACGACCAGGGACCCGACGGGGAAGGAGGTGTAGGACACGCCCGAGAAGGTCGGGATGTAGTACACGCTCGTGGCCACGTCGGGCAGGGGGTCAGCGCCGACGATCAGCGAGATGTACGACAGGTTGTGGATCCGCCGATGGAGCTTCAGCCCGTAGCTGTAGTCGCCATCCGGCAGGTCGTACAGGGCCATGTTCGGCAGGCCCGGCGTGGCGTGCGGCCGGTAGACGAAACTGATCTGCGCGTTCTCCACGGCAGCGGCGGCGACGGCGTCTCCATCGGCGACCGTGGCCTCGGCCTGCAGGAGCCCGAACACCTGCTCACCGTCGGGGGTCTCGACCTTCTCGCCGCGGTCGTCGAAGATCTCCACGGCGTTGATGATGGCGTCGTCGATGGCAAGGTAGTCGGCAGCGCTGGGCGTCTCGGTGCCCGGCACGTTGAATCCCGCCGAGACCACGGCCTCGTACCCGCCGTCGTTGGTGCTCGCGGGCCCGCCGATGGCGAAGGTCCCGACCCCGCCGGGGAGCATCGTGACGTCGACGACCACCCCCTGCGCCGGTGCGCCGAGAGTGAACTCCGTCGTGCCCACGTGGACGGGCACGCGCTGTGCAAAGGTCTTGGCTCCCAGCGCCGACGCGATGGCCGAACTGACGAGCTGAAGGCCGTGCCTGACTGCTCCGAGCATGGGCTCCTCCTACACGCCGTCGCGCACGGTCCTCATGTAGCGGACCTCGAGCGTGTCGTCCGCGTCGGGCTGCACGTCCGTGGTCACCAGCATCTTCACCATCGGGTCGTGGATCGGGATCGAGAGACGCTTGTGGTAGTACCGCACGCCGGCGGCCGGGGCCGCGACGGGGAACTGGTACTCCACGATGGGCGTGGCGACGGGCAACACGCCGGCGGCCACGAGCCCCACGTCGAGGCCCACCTCGTCGTACAGCCGACCGTGGCCGCGCTGGCCCTCACCCATGCCGTACCGCAGCCGCAGCTGCACCTGCGTCACCGGGCTGGCGTTGGTGATGGCGAACTGCAACCAGATCTCCAGGTAGTCGTTGGCGTTCATCTCGACGTTGCCGCCGGAGTTCCCCTCCGAGTCCCAGAACTGGTGGAAGTTCTCCAGCTGCGAGTTCCACACGCCGTTGAGCAGCAGGCCCGTCGGTGCGTCCGAGGCGACGGTCGGCACCAAGCCCCAGTCCGCCGCGTTGGCCAGCAGGACGACGGTGTCGCCGACAGCCGTGGCCGTGCCGGGGTTGCCGAGCGCCGCCATCGGGACGTTGAGCACGGCCGCGAGGTTCGTGGCCGACTCCTCCGGGGTGCCGCCGGCGTCCCAGTCCGGCCCACCACCGCCGGCCTCGGTGTGGACGGTGGCGCCGCCACCCAGGGCCGTGAGGTCCAGGGTGACGACTGCGCCGGTGAGGTTGTCGTTGTCGATGACGGCGACGAACGCCTGGGGTGCCATCTGGAACGAGGCCTCGGCCCGCAGCTCGACGGGGAAGAGGTCCATGTCAGCGTCGCCGCGCACGGCGGACGCATTTGCCTGGCTCATCGGTCACCTCCCGTCGACGACACAGTGTCGCCGACCGGCTGCATCACACGATCAGGCGCACCCGGATGTAGTTGCAGGGGTACGGCAGATCGAGCGTGACGTCGATCAGCACGGTGTCCGGGTTGTCCTCGTCCTGGGTGATGGAGTTGAGCGTGTACCCGATCAGGGACCCGCTGGCCTTCAGGAACTCCAGGAGGCCATCCACAACCGCGGTGAGGGTGTCCAGGAACGCCGTGGTGATGTTGAAGATGCCCAGGAAGTTACGCAGGGCCGCCCGCAGGAACTTCGACACGAAGTCGAGGTTCTTGGTGATGGACAGCTCGCGCGTCTCCAGGGTCGTGACGTCGGTCGAGTTCTGGTGGCGGCAGATCAGCGGGGCGCCGTCGTACTCCTGCACCAGGATGTACACACCGCCGCCGGAGATCTCGTTGAGCAGCGACTCCCGGAAGGTGTCGTTCGAGCCGTAGACGTTGCTGAACCCCGCGATGGGGTAGCGGCTGAAGCCCTGCTGGGGCAGCTGCTGGCTGACCATGCCGGCGACGGCCGCGCAGGCGTAGTACGCCGGCAGCAGCGTGGTGCCGTCGTCGAGCTCGGCCTCCACCTCGTCGGGGAAGATCATGTACAGGCGGCGGTCGGCGTAGGTGCTCGCCACGCCGGCCACGGTCTCGGCGATGCCGTCGAGGTCGGGCTGACCCGCCACCTCCAGCGCCGCGCCGCGGATCTTGACGGCCCACGTCACGCTGGACACGGTCTCGTCGAAGTCCTCGGTGTCGTAGAACAGGTCGTCGTTCTCGCCCGTGACGAAGGTGGTGTTGATGGCGCACAGCGCCCCGTTCACCAGGTTGAGGTTGTAGCGGCGCAGCTCGCTGCCCACCGTCGCCTCGAGGTACACGCCGTCGGAGACCGCCAGCGCCGCCGGGTTGAGTCCCTGGGCCACCAAGCCGTTGGCCGGGCTGGAGTCGCAGATGAACTGGTTCACCGCGCCCGTGGACCGGCCGTCGGTGCCGCTGGCCACCGTCGTCGGCGTCGCCTCGGTCGGCACCTCGGGGTTGAAGAACAGGATCCGCTCGCCGCGCTGCGCGGCCGCGCTCATCCAGTCCACGTGGGTCTGGAAGAGCTGGTGCACCGTGTCCTGGTGCGTCAGCGGGGCGATGGCGTAGACCTCCTCGCTCTCGAGGAACTCGGCGGCCCGGGTGAAGGCGCTCAGCGTACCCTCCGGGTGCGCCGAGGAGACCTCGTCGACACCGAGCCCCGTCACGCTCACGCCCGAGGCGTTGAGCTTGGCGAAGAACAGGCCCAGGCCGAGCGGGTTGTCGGTGGTCAGCGGCGACAGGAGCTCCTCGAGCTCGGTGGTGTCGTCGATGACCAGCAGCCCCGGGTTGGAGGCCGCGGCCGCGCTCACGTCCAGACGCAGGCCGTGGTAGCCGATGTAGATGCCAGAGGACCCGAGGTACTCGTTGTCGTGCGGGATGCCGGTCATCGTGTCCCGCAGGATCTGCGCACCGATGACGACGCCGCCCGAGGAGTCCAGGTAGAAGTCCGGGTTGGGCCGGCCGGAGCCGTCCGCCTCGTGGTCGGGGTCGACCATGCCCACGGCCGTGGCCGCGGCCAGCCGGCTGGTGGTGTCGGCCAGGACCTCGACTCTGGACGCCTGGCCCAGCAGGAGGCTGGTCAGCACGAGCTGGCGGGTGTTGGTGCCGCCGGCGGACGCCACGATGTTGTCGTTGACCTCCTCGTTGATCCTGTCGATCAGGTCGTCGAGGGAGTCGCCGATGGGAGTCACGGACCACTCGTGCGGGTTGTAGTCCAGCTGGAAGACGAACTCCTCGCCGGTGAGGTTGTCCGCGCCGGTGTCCAGATCGTTGTCGCTGGTGCCGCCGGTGAGCTCGTGCTGCAGGAGGTCGCCGGCGCCGGCCACGTCGATGTTGGCGGCGTCGTTGCCCTGCATCCAGCACTGGTTGCCCAGGAAGCTGTTGACGATGACGTAGACCGTCACCGTGGCCGTGGCCACGCCAGCGGCGTCGGTGTTGTGGGCGTAGACCTCACCGGCCTGCGCGCCCGCGTTGATGGCCGCGGCGAGGGAGGTGGCACCGGCGATACCCACGCCGGCCCACGCGCCGCCCTCGATGTACTCCACCTGGGAGCCACCGAGGGCCGTGGTGTCCACGATGAGCGAGTCGGGTCCGGCGGCCGCGCCGCCGATGATCACGTGCTGCTCGGCCGTCGCCGTGCCCCCCGTGAAGAAGGCCGCGACCGCGCCACCCTGGATCGTCATGTTGGTGAAGTCGTCCGACACGATGGTGCAGAGGTTGCCCTCCCAGCCCGCCAGGTCGATGGTCACGGTCACCGTGTCCACGCCGTCGTCGATGGCCGAGATGCCGGCCAGCGTGTCGAGGAAGGCCGCCAGGGCTGCGACGGTGGCCGGAATGTCGCCCACCACCCTGGACCAGTCCGCGCCGCCGCCCTCCGTGGCCGTCAGTGCGCCACCACCGGCCACCGTGGTGTCGATGGTGATGATGTGCCCCGCCCCGGGGTCGCCTGTCAGAACGATGTCGGCCGTCGCGCTCACCTCGGCGCCGCCGAAGTTGAAGGCCGCGTCGGTGGTGACCTCGTCCACGTCGACCTCGGTGCCGTTGCCACCCTCGAGGACCGTGATGGTCAGCCCGCGGGATCCCGCCACGTCGCTGCCCGAGAACTCCACCATCGGGCAGTTGGGCATGCCGTTGGAGGGCAGGGCCGTGCCGTTGCCGCCGGCCGTGAGCTGCGCGGCGAGCAGGGCCCAGGTGCCTCCGGCGACGTCCGCAGCGTCCAGGGCGTAGCTGAGGTTGAGTCCCGTGCCGTTGCGGTCGGTGACCGTGAAGGCCAGGACCTCGCCACCGACCAACGGGAAGGCGTAGGGCGCGGGGGTCTCCCCAGCGTCCGGACCGCCGGTGACCGAGGCCTGCGTGGAGAACTCGGCGTCCACGCCCTCCCCGCTGCCTCCGCTCAGGGTGTCCATGCCCACGTCGGCGATGGCGTTGTTGGAGCCGGTGGCCGCGATCTCCACGCCCTGGTCGGCGCCGGTCGCGGACGTCTGCAGCGTGAGGTACTGCTCGTTGGCCGTGGCGTCGGTGTAGGCGCTCGCCACGATGTCGGTGGCCGCGGCGTTGATGTCGTCGGCGATGGCCTGCATGCTGGCGTAGTCGCCGGCGAGGGTGATGGTCTGCTCCGCGCCGCGGACGCCGTCGACCGTCGCCCGCAGGTACAGGCTCTTGCCGGTCAGGCCCATCGGGAAGTTGGCGTTCGCCACCGGCGACCCAACGAGGTACCCGAACAGCGCTGCGTTGGCCTCCACGGTGCCCGTGAGCGCGGCAGCGACCGGCGTCGGGACGACATCGCCCTCGACCAGGCCCTGCGCACCGAACCACGCGTACCGCGGAGCCAGCGGGGTGGCGTCGAACAGGTTGCCCACCTCGTAGGTGGTGTACACGCGCGAGGTGATGTCGCCGTCGTCGTCGTACACCGAGTTGACGATGTCGATGGTGCCCACCCGGAAGCGGGAGGTCTGGACCTCGGTGACCTCGGCCGTGGTGCCCACCTGGGCGCCGTCGGCCATGAACACGTCGCCGGGTGCCGTGGTCGTCGCGGCCTGCAGCGGCACGTCGGGGCTCACCCCCGCGAAGGTGCGGGCCGGGGCCCGGGAGCCGAGGTAGGCGTCGGCGTCATCCACCAGCTGCGCGGAGGCGGACCACGCGGGCCCACCGACGTCCTGCGTGCCGACGCCGTCCTCGTAGTACTCCCCGCGGAAGTACTCGATCCACGGCGTGGTGGTGTCGGTGTCGCCGTCGTCCTGGCCGCGGAAGCCGGCGGCCTCCACCCGGTACTCGGTGGCCTTGCCGCCGATGGACGTCCAGAGGATGTCGGACGCCGTGCTGCCGGCGCGGATGGTGATGGACGACCCGGCGCCGTAGGTGGTCGAGATGATCTGGAGGTAGAAGTCGCCCGGGACGAGCGGGTCCTCCCAGGTCTCGGCCACGGTCTCGCCCACGGCGTCGTTGATGGCGTCGGCGACGTCGTCCGAGGCCATCACGCCCGACAGGCTCACGGTCACGTCGTTGTCGGTGCTGGTGCGCACGACGTTGTCGACGGCCAGCACCAGGAGCATGCCCGTGCCGAAGTTGTAGCCCGCACCCTCGAGCTCGGAGGCGCGGAAGCCGGCCCGGTACGCCCAGTTGGCGAAGGCCAGGAAGGAGGAGCCGTAGTCGCCGTAGACCGAGTCGCCGTTGTCCAGCTCGGTGGTCTCACCGCCGTGGCTGATGTGCGCCTCGATGGTGCCCTCCTGGACGTCCACCTCGTCGATGTTCCCGCGGGGCGACGGGAAGGAGGACTGGGCGATGTTCTGCTCGAACTGGTCGTACTCCCCGAAGTACGCGTCCTCGTCCAGCAGCTGGCTGGAGTCGTACACCTCGATGACCTCGAAGGCCGCCCCGACGACGTTGGTCCGGAGGGTGGGCACGAGGATGGTGGCGCTGGTCGACTCGAACTCCTGGATGACCTGCACGCTGGGCTGCTCGAGAGCGGGCATGGGCGTCTCCTTCAGTGGGTGCGGCGTCTCTCGCCGCGTCACACACCAAATTCTGTATCGGTGTCCGGGCTATTGGCTAGCCCATAGTGCGCCAGGAACGCGATGTCGTTGAGCACCTCGAAGGGGGGCTTCTCGACATCACTCGCCCGTGGCTCACCAAACACCAGGTCGAGGGTGGTTCGCTGCGGCGGAACGGTGGGCGTCTCGCTCCACGTCCACTGCATGAACCAGGGAATGGTGACATCGACCATTACGGCCTCTGCCTCGGCGGATCCGTTGACGATGGCCCCCGGCGGCGTTTCGGGTCCGACAGCGGCCTTCTGTCCGATGTGGTGGAACCCACCTTCCTTCTGCAACAGGCGCCGATGGAAGACGGTTCCGCGGCTGACGAGGTCGGCGATCCTCCCGGCCTCCATCCCCGTCTCGGCGACGCAGTGCGCCACGAGGTTGCCGGGGATCAGGTCCGTGTGGGTGCGCTCACCCGTCATCGTGTTCATGGTCCGCAGCTTGTCCATGACGAGCCCGGACCACTCGTAGCCGCCGCGCATCACGACGATGTGCGGCTTCTGCGCGATGGCCTCCCGGTCGACGGGGGCCTCGGCGGTGATGATGATCTTGGAGTCGTGGTCGTCCGGCTCCCAGCGGAAGGCGTCGACGTGGAAGTGGTTGAAGAGCCCCTGCAGGAAGCACACGTACAGCCGGCGCGTCCAGTCACCGATGCCCTCGTAGGGGTCTCGGTAGCCCGAGTCCGGCGTGACGGGCGCGACGGTGGGGACTCTGGAGCTCAAGCTGTCTCCTCAGCGGCCGCGGCCTCGCGGCGCTTCCGGTCTTCGTGCATCTGCTGGTAGGCCTGGTGGCGATGATACCCGAGGGCGACGCCGCCGAGAGCTCCGCCTGCGGTCCCGAGGACCTTCAGCGCACGCGCCGCCGTGACCTGCTGTGCGGGGGTGAGGCCGTGCCAGAGTTCCGAGATGTGCGGCGCCTTGGACAGCGCGTAGTGGCCGGCGCCGCCACCGAGGTACCCGAGACCCACACCGAGGCCGACGGGCAGCCCCACGCGGCCCAACGGCTCCAGGACGCCGTAGCGGACGCCCTGCCAGAAGGTCGGGGCCTGCGGGTCCTCCGCACGCTCCTCGCCGATCTTCTGGAGCTCGTCGAAGAAGGCGCCGGTGTCGATCATCACTCGTACTCCAGCCGCATCGTCTTCACTTCTGGGTTCGCCATCAGTGCCTTCGCCTTGTTGACGAACGCTTGCACCTGCCGGTCGTAGCTCTCCCGGTCCTCGATCCCGCCGAGGGCCTTCGGGTCCTGGCTGGCCCTCTGGTAGATGGCGAGCACCCTCTGCATGTCCTCGCGGGACAGATTCCGGATCGTGGGGGTGTCGCCGTAGGACGTATCCGTGGTGCTCTCCCACAGCTCGTTGGCGGCGTTGGCCGCGATCCAGTCGTTGAGCTTGTAGTTCGTGCCCTTGTCGTGCGGGGTCCTCACCCGCAGGTCGCGCATGGCGAAGAACGAATCGTCGGGTGGGGGGTTGTCCTCGTAGTACTTGCGCCGCGCGCCGCGGTAGGCGTCGGCGGCCTGCTGCCAGTCCTGTTGCGCCTGCAGACTCTTCTTGGTCTGCTTGGCCTGCCCCCACGGCAGGAGGCGGAACCGCCGCTTGATCTCAGGCTTCTTGCCCGGCCACTGCGGTGCACCGACGAGGTCGGCCTCCATCTTCTTGTCGTAGGCGTCTCCGGCCGCCTCGAGGGGCGCAACGGCAGCCTCCGGATCCGGGACCGAGTAGCCATGAACGTCCCAGCCGACGCCGGCGACCTTGGCCATCAGCGGACCAGCACCGATCTTCTGGAGCTCGTCGAAGAAGGCCGCAATGGATGGGGAGCTCACGGCATCCTCCACTGGTAGATGTCCAGGATCTCGTCCATCTCCATCTCCATGCCGTCGGACGACTCGATGGTCTGTGGGTTGATGAAGTCGCGGTTCACCAGCTGATCCCACTCCTGGAACTCGTCGGGCACGGGCAGCAGGAACTCGATGGAGCCAGGCGGAATCTTCCGCATCTGGATCTCCTGGTGGATCGGCGACCGCAGGCGCTTGGTCTTCGGTACCTTGGCGACGCGCCACCGGACGTTCTCGAGCTCGACGATCACGTCCTTGGGGGCGACGGGCGGGAAGAAGGTGCAGCGCGCACGCACCACCTGCTCCTGGCCCTCACCGAGCGCAGACGTCTGCACGTCGTCGGTCTCCGGGTCCACCTGCATCCAGAAGAGGATGGGCGCGTGGTACCCGTGCATGAACGTGCCGCCGAAGCAGGCCTCGCAGCGCTTGGTGGTCTGCCGGCCCTGCCGCTCGTCGTAGCAGTGGGGGCAGCGAGGACCGAAGGTCCGGCGCTTGTACAGCAGGCACGGCCGGCCCGTGTGCTCGCGCAGCAGCGTCTCCTCGAACCGCGCGGCCTCCATGGCGTCGAGAGGCAGCGGCGGCTCCACGGACGCACCGTGGTTGTCCGGGAAGTCACGCTCCTCGCCCGAGGCCCGGTGGACCAGCCGCACGCGGTAGTACAGCTGCCGCCAGTTGTGGAGGAGCCCCGGCTGCGTGTCGCGGAACCAGTACAGGTCGCGCAGCGGCTCCGGCGTCAGCAGCGTGTAGGGGCCGAGCGGCGAGTCGACGGAGCGCAGGATGTACGTGTCGTAGTCCTGCGGGTCCTCAGAACTGGTCGAGATCTCCCAGAAGAGGTCGAGGCGATCCAGGTCGAAGGACCTGGCACGGATGTGGCGAACCTCGATCAACCATGTCTCCTACGCCGTGAGCAGCTTCTGGTACGCCTCCGGGAGGTGGTTCTCCCAGCCGCCCTTGGCCAGGAGCCGCTCGTGGACGGTGCTGGTCTTCTCCTCGTCCGCCTTGTCCTTCTTGATGGGCGTGCCGAACGGGACCTTGGTCGGCGTCTCGCCGCGCTCGTGCGCCCCGGCCATCTGGTGCATCCGGATGCCCTGGCCGGCGGTGCCTCCAACCAGTCCGGTGAGCGCGCCTGCGCCTGCGCCCAGCAGCGTGGACCGGAGATCGCCACCGTGCGACGCGCCGATCAGGCCGCCGCCCACTGCGCCACCGACGCCCATCGGCAGTCCGCTGCCCAGCCCGGCGGCCAGCAGTCGCCCACCGGGGCCGATCTCGGACGCGTACTGCTGGTAGTTGGCCAGGTTCTGCAGTGCCTCGGCCTCCGTCGGCCGCCCGGACTCCTGCACGGGTCCCGGGGCATCGAAGGCGCTGCGCCGTTCGCCCTCGGCGGCGCCGGTCTTCTCGCCGGCCCGCGCCAGCTCGGACTTCATCCGCTCGATGTACTCCAGGGCCTCGTCGCCCACCGGGGCGAAGGTGGCGCTCACGCTGGAGCCCAGCGGGGCCTTGCGGGGCGCCGGCATCCGGCTCATGTAGTCGGCCACCTCGTCCCGCCGCTCGGGGTTGCCGGCGTAGAACTCACCCAGGGCGCCCGGCATCTGCTGCAGGGCGTCCTCGATGTTGGACTCGCGGCGCTCGCGGAGCAGACGCTGCGTGCCGAGGGTGCCGATGGCACCACCAGCCACCCCGGCCCCGAGGCCGAGCGCGCCGGCACCGACCGGGCCCAGCGCCTCCTTCTTCAGGTCGGGCTTCTCGGCGCCAGGCTTCTTGGGGTCCTGGGCCTCCTGGACCTTCTTGGCGTTCTCCTGCAGGGCCTCCATCATGTCGCCGTTGGCCGCCTTGACCAGGGCCTCGCTGAACGAGATCCCCTGCTGCTCGGCGTAGGCGGCGACCTTCTCCTGCATCTCCTTGTACGCCTCGGGCGTTGGCGCGCTCATCTTGGCCTTGGGCTTGGAGGGAGCCGGCCCCGCTGGGCCCGCGCCCGGGGGCATGGCGGGCATGCCGATGCCGCCCATCGCCGGCTGACCGGCCATCGGCACGGAGGGTCCCGGAGCGGGGGCCATCGGCGGGCCGCCTGCCGGCGGACCGGCTTCCGGGCCACCCATCCCCATGGCGTCCATGCCCATGCCAGCCGCGCCACCGGCCATGCCGCCGAGCGCTCCTCCGCCGGCCATGCCGGCCAGACCGCCACCGACCCCGCCCACGACGGCGCCGCCGGGGCCACCGCCTGCCTGGATGCCGGCGCGGATGCCTCCGATCATCCCCAGCAGGGTGCCGGTGGCCGCGCCGAGCATGGTGCCGATCTGCGCGGGGCTCGGGGGCACGTCCTCGGTGATGGGAGCGGTCGAGTCCTCGGCCACCATCTCGGACGCCGGCATCTCACCACCCTCCGGCGGCATGCCCTCGTCCATCATGGGCTCCTCCATCTCCGGCGGTGCGCCGGGGGTCGGAGGCGTGCCCGGGGGTACGGCCGGGGGCGGCTCCGGGAGCTGGAGGTCACCGGGGGCCATGGCGAGCTTCAGGAGGTCCTCCATCGACATCTCCTGGAGCATCTCCTGTCGAGACGCGCGCTTCTCGAGGGCGGCCTCTTCCTGGGCGGCGTCGTTCAGCCAACGGTCGAGCATGTCATCACCTCACGGGTAGGGCGGCTGCGCCGCCGGCTCCCAGCACTGCCCCGGTCAGCGCGCCGAGCAACGCGGCCTTTCCCGGGTGGTCTACGTTCACGTCGGCGACGCCCTCGGAGGCGCGCGCCAGCACGGCGCCCAGCCTCTTGGCGTAGCCGGGGTCCTCGGTCTCGTCCAAGGCCCGCTCCGACTTCTCCCGGCCGAGCTCGGCCAGGGCTTGCTCCTTGCTCCTGCCGCTCATTGTAGGCCTGCTGAACGCGTACTGCCCAGCGCCTCCGAGCGCTGCACCCACGGGCGCGCCGATGATGGCACGCTGCATCCGGGGGTCCAGGGCCTGCCAGGCGGCCACGAGATCCTGGGCCGCGCTGGTCTTCACCGGCGACCGCTTGATCTTCGTGTCGGCCTCGTCGTGGGGCTCCCACGTCCTCCCCAGCAGGCCAGCACCAGCTCCTGCAGCCGTCGCCGCTCCGCCGGCGAGGCCGAGGGTGAGCAGCCCGCCCTTGACGGCCTGGGGCCCGAACTGCCTCACCAGCTCCTTGACGTGGGGCTTGACGGCCTGGCCGCCGGCGGACTCCGACACGCCCTTCAACCCCGAGAAGATCCCCTTCAGGGTGTCGTACTTCCCCATCATCATGCGGCCGGCGATCCCGCGCTGCCTCTGCCCTCCTGCCATGCCCTCGAGGCCGCCCTGCAGCATGCTGCCGACGCTGTGCTCGTCGAGGCTGTTGGCGAGTGCCGCAGCGGCCTGGGAGTGCATGGCGTCGCTGATGAGCCTGTCGAGGGCCTGCCCCCGCAGGTAGGCGACGCCTCCGCCCGCCGCAGCGCCCGCCGGGACACCGAGGGAGACGCCACGGAGCTCGCGTTCGTCGCCACCGCCGAAGTAGCCGCCAGCACCTCCGAGCACTGCGCCGAGAGCGGCATGGGGCACGGCCGTCGCCAGCGGGAGCCTGCGGAGCAGGTGCTTCCGCTTGTCCACCTCCCGGGCGAGGATCTCCTCGGGGCCTGGCGCGGCGTCCTCGGACATGGCTCCGGTGATGGCGCTGAACGGTCGGGTCACGACTCCCACCCCCCGTACCAGCCGTGCGAGTACCAGATGTACTCGGAGTGGATGCCGCCGCCCCAGCCGGCGCGGATGTTGCGCGACGCCTTGAGCCGCAGCTTCTTGTGCTCATACTCGTTCGAGATGAGCTGGATCCACGCCATGATGGCCCGGCTCTTGTCGGTGTTGTACGAGAAGCCGCCGTCGGTGAAGGCGATGGCGTTGCGGGTGTTGAGCAGTCCCACCGACGTCAGGAGGTTCACCACGGTCCCCCGGAGCAGCAGGTGCATCGACGGGAAGGTCGAGACCGTCCAGGTGCCGATCTCCGGGGGCGTGGTGTTGAAGTCGTCGATGCAGTCCAGCACCGCCCAGGCGATCATGCGGTTGCTGCTCTCCTCACCCCGCGTGAGGCGGTTGAGCTGCGGGTGGTCACGCATGAACGTGCGTACCATCTTGACGACCTGCGCCAGGCGCTGGTCCTCGGATGGTGTGTAGCTGGACGGCGTGAGCATCGACTACTCCAGCAGCTCGTCGAGCTTCGTCAGCGGCGTCAGCTTGGAGCCGCCCTCGACCGCGAGGTCCACGGCGTCCTTGAGCTCGGTGAGCTTCATGCGGTCGCTGAGGAGCGGCGCCGGTCGGACGTACTTGGCGAACGCCAGCACGTCCTTCTTGGTCCGCATCTTCCGCATGGCCTCGAGGTATGGGGTGTAGTCGACAGCGGCGTCGCCGGTGTCCACCTCGTCGCGCTCCGCAGGCTCCGGCCGCCCCGGCGGCTTGTAGGCCTGCGCCGCGCGGCGCTGCTGGTCGATCTCGCGCTTGCGGCGGACGTACCAGGCCGGCGGGGTGGCGCCGACGTGGATGTCCCGAGCCTTCTGCATGCGCGCAAGTCGCGCGGTGTGGATGGGCCCGGCGATCTTGGAGACCGGGACCACCAGCCTACCGCCAGGCGGCACACGGACGCGGAAGATGGTCAGGGGCCGAGGCCTGTCCTGCACGTCCGTGAGGTTGTAGATGTTGGTCCGCTTGGTCTTCGCCGCCATCTCAGTCCTCCATCGACACGATCTTGGCGTCCAGGGCCTTCATGGCGCCGGTGCGGGTCTTGCCCGACTGCTCGGCGTCACGCAGGGCCAGGACGTGGTCGGCGTCCTCGCAGGTCTCGAGGAAGGCCTCGAGGTCCCCGATGTTGCCGTCGAGGACCGACAGGTCGTAGGTGACCTCGACCTCCTCGGGCTTCTCCTCGAGGTCTTCGGGCTCGTCGGTCTCCGCGGGCGCGCCCGGCCCCGTCTCCTCCCCCAGATCCCCCTCCTCTTCCCCGTCGGCCTGGGAATCCTCGCCGACATCGGCGTCCTTCTCCTCGGGTGGGTCCTCGAGGTCGTCCAGGCCGACAGGCTCGTCCGCGTCCTCGTCGACCTCCTTCTCGGCCGGCTCCTCGGGCTCCGGCGGCACGAGCGCCTCCATGTGCAGCGCCGTGAACCGGGCACCGTCGCCGGCCTGCAGGGCCTCGATGGCCTCCTGCCGCTTGGCCGGGTCCTTGAAGTCGTCGAACAGTTCGGTCAGGTCCGGGCCGGGCTCCGGCTCCGACGACACTGTGTCGTCGACCTCCGGCACGACCTCCTGGATGAAGCCGTTCTTGGTCAGGTGTTGGATGTGTCGCCGATCCTTCTTCGCGTCCGCGTCCGAGACGGGGAGCGGTACGGATCCCAGGCACTTGCCTGCGATGGCGATGTTGGGCGGAGCGCCCGCGAGCTTGCGGTAGTACTTCATGATGGGGTCCCTCTCTCCTCTGCTTCCGAGGGCCCCCGCCCCCGCGCCGCCGCGCGGGTTGGGAGCGGGGGCGGGACCCCGGTAGAACGTCAGGCCACTGGCCTGATCAGAACTGGTTGACCTGCGGGTACGTCAGGCCATCCTCGGCACGGTTGTTCATCGCGCCCAAGTCCTCGATATCGACGGGCTGACGATCGGCGAAGTTCGCGTCCTCCGCGCCCGTCGTGACGGAACCGCGGTAGAGCTCGAGCTTGCGGACTGCGGCGATGTTGCCGAAGCCCATGCCGATATCTTCCCACGCCTGCCAGAAGATCCGGTTGGCGCGCTTGTCGATGTAGAACTTCGTCTGGTTCAGGATGTAGAACCGGCCGAAGAACTCGGGCTTGGTGAAGATGTAGACGTTGCCATCCCGCAGGATGTCCGTCTTGATCGTCCGGATGAAGTTGGTGCCGAGGAGCATGTTGTACTTGTAGCCGTCGACCACGGTCTCGGACTGGATCTTGTCCCCGAAGTCCTCGACGGTCCACTGCAGCACGTCCTCGAAGTCCGGCTCGGACATGAGCATGCGCTCGGGCCGCAGGCGGTTGCGGCTCAGGAGCTTGCGCAGGTTGACGATGTCCGGCCGCAGGATGGGCCGCACCTCGAAGTCGTCCACGCCACCGAGGGTCAGGGCGTTGAGGCCCTTCACGCGGGACACGCCGACCACGGTGCCGTTGTTGACGTTGGTGCGGTTGAAGGCGACGGTGCCGTTGGTCTCGAACTGCAGCGCCTCGATGCAGGCCTCCACGTGGAGCAAGAACTCGCGGTCCTCGATCTCCTGGATGTCCTTGGCGCTGTTGTCCTCGATCACCTTCGTGATCGGCATCTCGTACGCCAGCAGCTCCTGCTCCGTCTTCTCGAACTTCTCCGAGGAGATGGTGAAGAAGGGGATGGCGTACCGCGGCGCGCTGATGTACCGCGCGGTCGGCTGGCCCCGGAAGGTCAGCGGCATGGCGCGGGACTGCGGCTCGATGTCCACGATCCGCACGAGCGTGTCGTGGTTCTCGGACCGCTGGCACTCGTTGCGGGTGATGGGGGTGGGCGGGACCACCTTGCGCGCGAAGCTGACCTCACGCAGGTGGTCACGGATGAAGGTGCCGCCGTACTCGGCGATCTTCTCTTTGCCCTCGGCGGTCTCCAACTTGCGGTTGAAGAGCTCGTTGAGGACCTCGGCGGGGGTGCTGGACATGTTGTGTCCTCCTCGACTCGGTTCGTTGGTCCTACGACCCTTGGTTGAGCCCTTCAGGGCCTAGCTGGGCACTCCGACGATGCCGCGGATGCGTCCGTGCACGGCGTCGATGTGCGTCAGGCGTGCGACGACCAGCCCGGCACCGGCGCCCACCTGGTCGGCCAGGACGCGGCGGATCACGCCGGCGCCTGCCAGGTCGAAGTCGATGACGGTCAGGGCGTTGTTGGTGTCGAGGTCGAGGCCGGTGTCGTCGTAGACGTCCGTCTCGAACTCGTAGAAGCTCGGGAGCAGCACGTGCCCCATGCCACCGTTGATGGCCTGGGCGTCGTAGCGTCCCTCCTCGAGCCAGAAGCAGTACTGCGGCCGCGCGGCCACGTCTGCGGTGGCGTCGTTGTTGTCCCCTCCGCGGCGGAGGTTCCAGTCGTCGTCGTACTCCAGCCACTCGCCCTCGACGAGCGAGCGCCCGTCCTGGGGCCACAGGGGCCGGTGTCCGGCAGCGTCGCCGGTGCCGGCGACCACACGACGGTCCCGCGTGGGGAGCGTCTCGTACTCGGTGATCAGTCGAAACATGGTGCGTCCTCCATCGGCTCAGTGAGCCGAGTCGTTGCTGCTAGTCCTCGTCCAGGATGAAGGCCTCCAGCTGGGTCTTGCCCGCGCCGGCGACCTTCTCTTCGCCGTCGCCCAGCTCGAAGAAGGGGACGTCGCCCGCGGCCATGCCGATGGCTTCCTCCCTCGTGGAGAGCTTGTCGGGCTCGGACAGGAGCTCGGCCGTCTTGGTGCCGACGTCGTCCTCGTCGATGAGGCCCTTCTGCGCCATCTTGTCCGCGAGTGCGGCGGCGCGCTTCTCCAGCTTGAGCTGTGCGTTCTCCACCCGGAGCTGCTCGTTCTCGGACTCGAGGTCGCTCGCCCGCTTGGTCAGAACGCGCAAGGCGCCCGGGACCTGCTTGAAGACGGTGTGTGCCTGCTGCCGGTCGATGGTCATCGTCGGTACCTCCTACACCGTCGCCGGGACGTCCGGCGCGGCGGCGGGGGCCACAGGCTCCCCGGTTCCCTCGCCCTCGGCGCGAGCCGCGGACTCCAGGATGTCTGCGAACTGCTGCTCGGACCGCTCCGTCTGCTGACGGTCGGCCTCGTCGGGATCCTCCACGTCCGAGGCGGGTGGCACCTCGTCCATGGGGTTGTCGGCGAGCTTCGCCATCGCCTGCTTCAGCGCAGCCTCCTTCTCCGGGCCGTCGTCACCGGCGAGGACACGTCGGAGGAGCTCACGCGCCGCGTCGGCCTCGATGGTGCCGTCGGACGCGATCTTCGCTCCCGCGGAGTCCACCACGGGGCCGAGGTTCTCGTGGAGCTTGGAGTCGGTCGCCTTCGACTGGGCCGGCTCGTCCAGGACCTTGCCCATGTCCTTCTTGGGCTCGGCCTTTGCCTCCCGCTTGGTGTACTGGATGGCGGCGTCGTTGGAGCCGACCATCTTGTCCTGCCCGCGGGTCTTCTTCTCGGGGACGCCCTCGCCCGCCTCGGTGCCCGGGAAGTCGCCACCGTCCACGGTGGTGCCTCCCTTGCCGGCGGAGGGCTTGGCGCCGGAGTTGTCCTCGGCCAGCTTCCGCAGCACGAAGTCCACGAGGGGGCTCCGGCCGCGGACGGAGGCCGTGACCTCCTGGCCACCGCCCAGCACGGAGGCGCCGCCGGCGCCGAGCGCGCCGAGGCCGGCCACGCCACCGGCGCCCTTGCCGACGGCCTTGGCGCCCTCACGGCGGGCCTGCTGCTGGAGCTCCGGGATCTGCCCGGTGATGGCAGCCAGGGCCTCGTCGCCGAAGCCGCGCCGGCCCATGTCGCCGGCCATCTCGCCGGCCTCACCGGCCTGCTCCAAGAGCTCGCGGCGGAGGGCCAGGTTCTCCAGCGGGTTGACGGCCTTGACGGCCTTGCCGCCGGCGCCCTGGATCGCCTGCAGGATCTCGGCTGGGCCGGCCTGCTTGACCATCACGCGGGCGTAGCGTGTGGGGATGCCCTGGGCCTCCAGTGCGGCCTGGGCCTCCTTGAACACGCCCTCGTCCGGGTAGCCGGCGGTGGGCACGGAGCCGGAGTTGCCGCCCGGCGCCTGGTTCTCGTCGGTCTCCATGGCGGTGGACGACGAGCCGGCGGCGAGCTCGGGGCTCTCCAGCGGCGTCTCGTTGGGGATGGTGGTGGTCTTGGCCTTGTCGTGCTTGTAGGGCTGCTCGCCCGCACCACCCGGAGCATCCTCCTGGGTGTTGGCCATGGCGTTGCTGGGCGCCGGGGACTCCTGGAGCCCCTTGCCCGTGGCGGGCTTCATCGGCGGCGTCAGGTCCGCCGGCGCGTTGCCGGCGTCCTTGGTGTCGGTCTTGAGGGCCGTCTTCTCGTAGCCCATCAGCTCGGCGACGATGAGGGCCTCGGCGACCTTCTCCTCGTTGGAGCGGCCGTCGACGATCTCGTCGAGGTGGTCGTTCGCGTACTCCACCGCACCCGCGAGCTTGTCGAAGTACGCGTAGTCGAGCTCCGCGGACTTCTCCTCACCCTCGTCCTTCTTGACGAAGGGCGGCACGTCCTTCTTGTCCTTGGGCTTGTCCTCGGCCTCGCCCTCGTCCGCCTCGGCGGTCTTCTGCATCCGCTCGTGGCCGCGGTGGTAGGCGTCCTTGAGCATCTCGGTGAGCTGGAAGCCGTGGGTGGTGCTTTCGGGCATGGTTCACCTCACGCTCGGGGGCTGTAGGCCTTTGCCCATGTCGCCCGCCGGGGTGTTCTTGATGGGGGACTCCAGGCGCATCGGAGGTGCCAGCGACGGCCCCTTCACGCCCTTCACACTGGGGATGGCTCCACTACGAGGAGACTGCACGAGCTTGGGCGCCGACGAGGTGGGGGATGTCAGTCCTGGCATCTTCGCACTCAACGCGATCTTCTCCAGCTCGTCGACGAACCCGGCCACCACTACGGGGTTGGCCGTCTTCGTCAGCTCCTTCAGCACCGCGCTCCTCTACTGGAGCAGGTGGCCGTAGCCGTTGGCCTGCAACAGCTGCGCGGCGGCCTGGTCGATGCGGTCCTGCTGCGAGGGCTGCTCCGGCGCGGCCGCGGTCTTGGCGGTCTCGCAGTCGCCCTTGCAGTCCGCCTTCAGGCACCGGCACAGCTGGTTGGCGGCGACCTTCTCGGCCAGGAACTCGTTGGCGCGGGCGGTGGCCAGCTCGACGAGCAGCGGGTCGGCCTGCGGCTGCTCGGGCTGGGCCTGCGCGGCCGCGGCGGTCTTCTGGATGACGTCCAGCTCGTTGACGAAGGCGTGGGCCATCTGCCGGCCGAGCAGATCCGCCTCGGCCATCTCGGCCGCGGCCTTCTTCTCCTCGTCGTTCATCGGCGGGCCCTCGTCCTTCTTCTCGTCCTTCTTCTCCTCGTCCTTCTCCTCCTTCTTGGGCGGGAAGGGGGGAGCGGGCGGCGCGTCGGCCGGGGCCTCCTCGGCCGCTACCTTCTTGAGGTAGTGCTGGAAGGTGGCCTGGACCTGGGCGTCGGACATCTGCGAGATGTCGTAGCCGTCGGCCGAGGCCAGCTTGTCCAGCGCGTCGTAGACGGCCTGCTGGTCGACCTGCTCCTGGTTGCGGGCGTGGCCGTAGGCCGCTGCGAGGACCGGGTTCATCTGGTCGGGCATTTCCTCTTGCTCCTCATGCTGGCTGCGCTGAGGCTAGCTTCACCGCCAGCTGTGGGTTGCTCTGAACGATTCGTTCTCCAAGCTCCGGGCCCAGCCTCTTTCCCGCATCCCAGTGTGCACGGACGAGGTACACGACGGGGCCTGACGAGAACAATCCTGCCAGCGGCCCACCCTCAATGGCAACAGGCTTTCGCCCGAAAAGCTCAGCGAGGGGGTCCAACTGGTCGGTTGGTAGCCCAAAGTGTGGTTGCGCAGTTTCCCGTGCCAGCAGGGAGAGCAGAGCTCTCCTGTACCCGTTGTAGGCCCGAGAGATCTCACTCAACAGCGGGTTGTCCGCGTAGTTCGGGGCCGAGGGCTTGGGCACTTCCATGCGGATGATGACGGTCAGCCTCTTCTTCAGGGGGCCGCCGAACATCGAACGGCCGCCGACCAGTGGGGCCAGCAGCTCCTGCAGGTCTGGCGCGTGGCCAGAGAGGGACGGGCACTCGCCCATGTCCATGCACGGCTTGAATACGCTGCCGGCGGAGTCAAGCTCGTCGGCCAGCGGCTTGTTGCCGCAGCGGACCAAGGTGATGCGCTGGAACTCACGGGGCGTCAGCACGATCCCCATGCGGCCAGCAGTCCCCAGGGCGGTCCCGAGGTCCGACGACACTGTGTCGTTTGGCGCCGCCATCCGGTCGAGGACCTTGGAGGGCAAGGGCTTCTCGGTCTTCTCCAACAGGGGGACGGCGTGTCCGGCGGCCTGGCTGGGCGGCAGCTCCTTGATGATGTCGGCGAGCTTCTGCTGACTGGCCGTCTTCGGGCTGTCCGCCACCATCTCCTGGAGCGCCTCCGCGTACGCGCCCGCGGTCTTCTCGTACCCGAGATCCGCAGCGCGCTCTGCTGACGGCGCGGAGAGGGTGCCGGGCTTGACCACGACGAACGTCCTCTTGCCTGACGCCAGCAGTGCCATCACCTTGGCAGTCCTGTCCGCTCCGATCAAGACGTACGAGATGTCGAAGAACCGCGGGTGCGGGTTCCACACGAAGATCTGCTGGCCGTCCGGCAGGATCATGTTGGGCCGGTACCGCGGGTCCTTGCGGCTCATGTGCTCGCAGTAGTCAGCCCGAGTCTTGGACTTGTGGCCGCAGATCGAGCACACGTCGTACTTGACCCGGCAGCCCATGCTCACCGGCAAGTACTCGCCCCGCTCCAGGCGCTCGATGATGTCGTAGCCGCCGGCCTGGCGGCACAGGCCGTGGTCCAGCTCCTGGACCAGCTCGACCCGCTTCATCAGGTCGTTCCACACCGCCAGCACGACGTCGCCGTACTTCGGGTGGTTGTGCGGCGGGTAGGGCTTGTTCTTGTGGTGCCGGAACGCGTTGGCCAGGTAGAAGGTCGTGTACCCGTAGGGCGCGTGCGCGGCGAGACGCCGGCGGCCCTCGATGTCCCAGGGCGGGACGTTGCGCCAGCCCGGCGGCTCCAGCTTCAGGGAGTCGATGCTGAACCCGTCGGCGTTGATGTTGGGGCCCCAGATCTCTGTGGCTCCCAGCGCGTTGACCAGTGCGTAGGTCTTGTCGGGCTTCGGCTCCAGCTTGGCGATGAACTGCTGCACCTCGTCGTGCAGGGGCGCCGCGGTCTTCACGAGACCGGGCTCACCTGGAGTGACGAGCTGGGAGTAGACGCCCCGCTCGTCCTCCCCCTGGTAGTGCAGCAGCTTGATCATGCCATCAGCCAGAGACGGCCTTCATCGCCCCCGTGAACGCGGCTCCCGCGCCGCCCGCGGCCTGCGTGCCGACGGGCCGTCCCATGTCCTTGCGAGCCCGGATCAGCTCGCTGACGGTCTTGTGGTCGATCAGCTCGGCGTCGGAGACCCGCTTGACGAAGGTGCCGGCGACCAGTGGGTCCGCGGCCATCTCCGGTGCGAAGCGGTGCATCGTGTTCCAGGCGCGGTTGACCATGGTGCCGTCGTACTGGTCGGCGTCGGCGAGTTCCGGGTGGACCTCGACCATCTTCTTGAAGCGGTGCTTCTTCATCGCCTCCTGGACGACGACGTCCGCGGCGTTGACGCCGGCCTGCGCCGCGGCACCCGCGGCGACACCGCCGGCGGTGAGGGCGCCGCCGAGCCCACCGACCATCAGCGCGGCCTCATGCGGCTTCTTCCCGCTGAGCAGTCCCAGTAGCCCCTTCGCCGGAGGCGCCTGCCCGATCAGCTCGCCGATCTCGGCGAGGGTCTCCGGCGTGACGCCGCGCATCTGCGGGAAGCGGCTTTCGACGGCCCGGAGGGTCGCCGCTGGGATCGCCGCGACCTTCTCCATCGCAGCGCTCACCAGGCTGTCAGCCTGCTCCTCGGACAGCTGGCCGCTGGACACCAGCTGGTCGATGTGGTCGGTCGCGGCGCTCATGGGGCCTCCCTACTGGCGGACGCGCTTGTCGACGTCCTCGTACTGGCGCTCGAGTTCGGCCTTCGCAGCCTTCACCACGCCGAGGCGCTGCTGCAGCAGGTCGAGGTGGCGGGTCGCCTTGGCGAGCTGGCTGTCCAGGTCGACCTCCCGGCTCTGCGCCGCGGCCACCTTCTCGGCGTCGAAGTGGATCTCGAGGTCGGGGTCGTTCCGCAGCGCCGACTTCATGCCGACGATGATGTGCGGGAGCATGCTGGCCATCTTCTCGGGACCGGAGACGAACTCCACCACGGCGCCGACGTCCTCGAGCGGCACACCCTCCTGCAGGGCCTGCTGCATCACGGCGTCGAACTGCTCGGCTGCCTCCTTGTAGAAGGTCCGGACCTCCGCCTCCTCCGCGCTGACGTGCTCGATGGCGCCGCGGAGCTGCTGCCACTGCCGGACGTCGGCGGAGGCGTCCACGTGCTCCGATGCCACCTTCTCCTGCTCGACGCCGAAGGCATCGGCGAGGACGTCGTCGGCGATGTCCTCGTGCAGTCCCTCCCGGAAGTCCTGGACCTGGACGCCGTAGGCCTGCGCGGCCGAGAGCTTCACGGCGGGGCGCGACTGCCCCTCCAGGTGCGCGAGGATCACGACGGGGTCGCCGTAGTCGAACACCACGTTCTTGACGGCGCCGGCCTCCTTCTGGAAGAGCTGGTCGTAGGCCTCCTGGTTGGCGGCCTCGGTGATCCGGTGGACGTGCTGGGGCGTCAGGTCGGGGTTGGCCTGGGCGATCTTGAGAACGGCGTCGTTCAGTGAGGTACCCTGGTTCAGGAACTCCGACGCGGCCTCCTTGCCCAGCAGCTTCAGCTTGGTCGCTTCGACCCCGGAGGTCTTGGTCTTGGTCGACGTGAGGAACGCTTCGAGAGCGGTGTCGGGCATGGTTCACCTCTGGGGTTGGACCTCTTCTGGTTATAGGTGGGCGCGCGAATCAGTGTCAACGGCAAAGCCCGGGGCGGGGCGGGCACAAGTGGGTCGGAGGAAACGATGACACAGACCCTATCCAAGAAGGAGGCGGCCGTACATCTGGGCGTCTCCGTGCGCTCTGTCGAGAAGTTCATTCAGGACGGCCTGCTCCCCAAGTACACCCAGGGGAGGCGTGTGCTGCTCATGGCCGACGATGTCGAGGAACTCCGCGTCGAACGCGAGGAGGCAACGGTCCCGCTGCTGAACCGGAAGGTCATCGCCGACCTGCGCCGCCGCGTCCGCGTGCTCGAGCACCGCGTCTCCATCGTCCTGAGCATCCATGAGATCTCCGAGCCGCCACTCGCCCTCACCGACGAGGACGCACTGCGCGTCTTCACCATGGCCGTGCACGCCGTGGAGCACCCGACCATCGAAGCCTGCACGCGGTGGGCCGCGCTGCTGCCCCGCATCAACGAGGACGTGCTGGCGCAGATGCAGCGCGTGGCCAAACGGCTCAACCCCGGCGCCACCTTCCTCAAGCTGAGCCTGTCGTTGCAGCGGCACCTCAAGGAGAACGAGCACTTCGCCACCAGCCTCGAGATGCAGAAGCTCCACGCCCAACTGAGCAACCTCCATCCATTCCTGCGCACCGTCGTCGTCGCCTTCATCGACATGCAGGAGGGCCTGTCGATCCAGGATCGCGTGAATCTCATCGGCGGGCCCGAGTCCTCCATCGAAGAGGACATCGTCTCCCAGATCTGCAAGTCCAGCCGCTGATCCGGCACAAGGGCGTCAGAACCCCCGCATTTCCGCCCAAAAACCGCAAATATGGCGCGCGGTTACGGGATAAGAAAAGTAGCCCGCAGACAGACTGCTCATGCTGTCGGTGGGAAAACTCACCCCACAGAGGAGGTACGATTATGAGCGACCAGGCAACCGCGAAGAAGAAGGCCCCCGCCAAGGCCACGAAGACCACGGCCGCCCCCACGGCCACGGGGGCGGACACCGCCCGCAAGGCCGCGCCGGCCAAGGCCAAGAAGACCTCGACGTCCAAGGCCCCGACCACCGCCCAGCGCCTGAGCGCGATGGACAAGCGGATCGGCGGCATCGGTGACGAGGTCGCCGCGATGGCCGAGACGGTCAACGGCATCCCCGGCGCCCTGGAGGACCACGCCAAGTCCGTGTCCGGCCAGATCCACGCCGGCGTGACCGAGGCCGTGACCGAGGGCCTCCGGCCCGTCGCCGAGGCCGTCGAGACCGTGGCCGAGACCGAGCGCCGCGTGGCCCACCTGGAGCGCGGCCAGGACGAGATCGCCGACGAGATGGACTGGCTGGCCAACCGGGTCCGCCCCGGCCACGACCGCGGCACCGTCGGCGCCATCGTGCTGGCGCCCGTGGACGCGGCCCGCACGCCGGTGACCCCGGCGCAGGTCGGCGGCACCGTGGCCGGCAGCGCCGGCGCGCTGGCCCTGGGCAGCCGGTTCGAGAACGGCTTCCTGTCCGGCCCGCTCGGCATGGTGACCGGCGGCGTGACCGGCTACGTCGTGACCCGCGTCGGCGGCTGGGCCATCGGCAAGGGCATCACCCGCGCCGGCCAGTTCCTGGCCGACCGCAAGGCCCGCCGCGAGGCCGCCCAGCAGGTCGAGGCGCCCGCCGAGGCCCCGGCCCAGTCCTAGCGACCCCGCCACCCACCGTCCTCACAGCGCACCCGCGCCCCGTCCCGGGGCTGCGACGCGAGCGCACCTGGAACCACCGCGGTTCCTCTTACCTCGGGATTACGCGGCGAGCTTCTGCGGCACGAAGATGTCCGGCCGCGGGATGCGGCGGGTCGATGCGAGCAAGCACAACAGCGCGGCGTGGTAGGAGTCATCCGTGGTCTCCGGCGCCAGCTTGTACTCGTCCTGTCGGGTCTTCTCGTTGTACTCGGTGAAGATGTTGACGAAGTCCGAAGCGAACGGCTCCTTGAACTGCCGCCAGTTGGGGAACCGGATCAGCTGCTTGCCCTGGTTCTTCATCGCGTTGAAGAAGTCGGCCATCACGGCGGTCCGGTTGACGACGTACCTGTGCAGGCCGGGGTCCCAGCGCCACTTCTCGTTGGGCTGGCTGTACTGCCACTTCGTGATGCGCTGAGGGCCGAAGGTCTTGATGAGCTCGTTGTTGGGGAAGTGGCCACCACCGAAGTCGCAGGCCACGACCTCGACCTTCCAGGTGTTGATCAGCTGCTTGATGAGGTCGAGCTGGACATCCGGCTCAGCCTCTGGCCCCTCGAACCTGTGCAGGTAGAAGATGGTGAAGCGGTCGTCGCCCGGGAAGTAGGTGCCCAGGCACACGACGGTGTAGCTGGACTCGCTGCCACCCGCCCAGTCCACGCCCATGAACACGCGGCCGCTGCCGCCGAGCCGGGCGCCGAACTTCCGCATGCTGTCGGCGTCCATGCTGATCTTCGAGTCGCACAGCATCTGGAGCTGACGGCGCGTGATGGGCCGGACACCAGAGTCGTAGCTCAGACCCAGGACCTCGTTGAAGAACCGGACCCGCGGGTAGAACTGCTGCTTCTGCAGGATGTCGGTCCAGCTGATCCACGGCACCATCAGCTGCGGGATCCGGAAGCCCTCGAACGGCTCGGGGATGTCCGGGTGCGGGTTCATCATCGCCCACTGCGCCATCGGGTGCATGGGGTCGATGGGCCGGCCGCAGCGGTCGCAGATGCAGCCGTGCTTGCCGATGTTCCGCTCGGTCAGGATGTTCCAATGCCAGGAGCTCGGGTCCTTCGGCGTGCCGTGACGCTCGCAAGGAACCACCCACTCGTTCTGGGTCGAGTAGTAGACCCAGTAGTGCTCCATCGGATTGTCGGTGGATTTCGGCGTGCCCGAGTAGGTGAACAGGCCCCACGGCGAGTGGGAAGCCGTCTCCTCGATCACCGGAATGTTGCCGAGCAGGATGTCCTGGAGCTCGTCGATGCACACCATGTCCGCAGAGATCCCGCGGGTCCGGTCGGCGTTGTGGTAGGCGTAGCGCAGCCGGATGAAGGCGTGGTTGATGAACTTCTTGAGGTGGATGTTGTCGGCGAGTTTCGTGGTCGTCCAGCTCGCCAGCACGGGGCTGATGCTGATGGGGTCGGCCAGCCGATCTCGGGAGAACTGGTTCGTCTGGGTGTGGGTCGGGGAGACGTAGAGGCTCTTGAAGCCGGTGTTGATGCACGAGTAGCTCAGCATCTTGTTGCCGAGCATCGTGCTCTTCTCGACCTGTCGGCCGGTCTTCAGTAGAACTCTCTTGTAGCTGGTGTCATAAGGGCGTCGTAGGTAACGGCGCTCGGAGAAATCGAAGGGGACGATGCGGTTCTTCTCTTGGTCGACGACCTTGATGGCGTACTCGGTGAAGTCTGAGGGGCGCGCGTAGATGAGCGCCTCTTCCGTCTTCTCCTCAACGTAGTCCTCGCTGACGGGGTCGTAGGGTTCGACCTCGAGGTCCCAATCCTCGGTCTCGACCCACTCGCCGTTGTTCCGCCAATCTTGGATGACGCGCGGCGCTACCTCGAATGTCATCGACCCTCCGCTTGTCAGCCAATCAGTTTACACGCCGTAACGTAGGCCTCTACCATACCCGAGGAGGAGATATGAAGGTCCAGCTCATTCCACGGGGCGAGATCCGCCTCGACCTCAACCTGCTGCCCAATCCACGCGAGTGGCACATCCGGGAGGAGTCGGGGTTCGCGCTCCGCATCATCCAGGTCGGCCGCCTCGACCAGCCCATCGACGTCTGGTTCGACGGCGAGCACTACTACCTGGTCAACGGACTCCGCCGATGGCTCGCCCTGGAGTGGATGGAGGAACACCGCCCCGACGAGTACCACGCCATGTTCGACGACGGCATCGAGTGCCTCGTCCGGACGGGCGACATCGAGGACGTCATCGTCGCGGCCATCGTGGTCAACGCCGACCGCGAGGAGTACACCCCGCTCGAGATCGCCAACGCCTGCGAGATCCTGCGCAGCCGGGGCTACGGCAACAAGAAGATCGCTGCCATCGTCAACAAGGACGTCCGCACCGTCCAGCGCGCCCTGGAGTTCAAGGACAAGACCGACGAGTCCGTCACCGAGCTCGTGCGCGAGGGCGTCCTCAAGTTCAGCGCCGCCTGCGACGTCGTCAAGGCCCCCCGCAACACGTGGAAGGGACTGCTGGACGAGCTGATGGGCGTGAAGCCGCACATCGACGAGAAGGCCGACCCCAACACCATGCCCCACAAGAAGCGGAAGAAGGGCCCCAAGGGCAAGACCTCCTCCAAGGAGGCGGGCGCCAAGGAGCTCAACCCGCGGTCGCCGACCCGCCGCAAGAAGCCGGCGCCGAAGAAGGACGGGATCACCAAGACCCGGGAGCGCGCCAAGAAGCTGGGCGGCCGAGCCGGCGGCAAGAAGACCATCACCGAGATCCGGTCGCTCGTCGGGGAGACGGAGCAGCAGCTCAAGCAGCACGAGATCGACGGCAAGGGCCAGATCCTCGAGCCGGACGAGGTGGCGCGTCGGAAGGGCGAGAACGCGGCCGGTGCCATCTCGTACCACTACGACAAGGGCAAGCTCGAGGGCATGATCGCGGGCCTCAAGTGGGCGCTGGGTGAGGGCAAAGACGCATCCTGATTCTGGCACAAGGGATGTAGTCAACCACAGGGGAACAGCCCCAAGCTCACCCATAGGAGGGAATCACACGTGACGAAAATCGACCGCCCCGTCAACCGCCAGATGACCGCCGAGGCCATCACCTACCGGCTGATCCAGAGCCAGCGCAACCGCCAGAACACCGGATGGGACGACCCCGTCGTCCTGGTGGAGATGGCCGTGCACGACGCCAGCATGGAGCAGTACAACGCGCGCCTGTCCCGGACCGTCATCACCCCGGACATCGGTGATGGCCGCCTCACCGAGACCACCATCGAGGCCATCATCCGCAAGGCCAAGGCCGACCACGGCCTCGAGGGCAAGGCGCTGCTGCACCGCCGGTGCGTCGTCACCCTCAAGCCCAGCAACCGCCGGGACAAGCGCCCCAACGCCGACTTCGTGCGGCTGGGGATGCTCACCGACGAGGAGAAGGACGCGGACGCGCCGTCCGCGGACTCGCTCCAGGAGCTGGCGGGAGGGTGACCCGCAGCCGCGACCAGAAGGCTTCGGCCGGGGGATGCCCCCCGGCCGGGGCCGGCCGTGTGGACCCGTTGTTAGCTCAGAGGCTCGTGTGGGTGGACGACCTCGGCGCGGCGCTGTCCGACGCCACCGACAAGGTGGAGCACGTCTTCATCACCGTGGACCCCGTCCGCAAGATGGCGGTCAGAATCGACATGAGGCTATCGGAACCCCTGGAGCCGGGGTCCGAGAAGCATTTCGCCAACGTGATTCGCGGCTGGGCCGCGGTCAACGACGTGGACGTGCTGAAGGTGACGACACAGTGTCGTCGCGTGTTGGTGGACGCCCACGTCAAGTACCTTGGAGGTGGAGAGTGCCGTCACAGTATATGGGATCTGCGCCCAGCCCCGCGAAGCCGCCACCGCTTCGTGCGCATCGGGGACCGCGGAAGAAAATGAGAGTCGCCGGCCTGGACGAGGCGGGTGCCGGAGCCCTGGCCGGTCCCGTCATCGCCGCGGCCGCGCTCTACGACGACATGACGTGCCCGTTCGAGCCGCTCATCGACGGCGAGGGGTACAAGGACAGCAAGCAGCTCACGAAGCTGGCGCGCGAGAAGCTGGTCCCCCAGCTCATCGCTGGCGCCGTGTCCATCGGGCTCGGATGGGCGGACCCCGAAGAGGTCGACCGCATGGGCATGCGGGAGGCTCACCTGCTCTGCCTGCGGCGCGCCGTGGGGGATCTGCAGACGCCGCCGGAGATGCTCTACGTCGACGGCCGCGCCTACGAGCTCAGTGGCCTGCCCTTCCCGCAGCTCGCCGAGAACCGAGCCGATACCATCTACTGGCAGGTGGCGGCCGCATCGGTCATCGCCAAGACCTACCGCGACGGCATCATGTACGAGCAGCACGCGAAGTACGATGGCTACGGGTTCAACACCAACGTGGGGTACGGGTCCAACCAGCACCTCGAGGCTCTGGGCAGGCTCGGCCCGACGCCCATCCACCGCAAGCTGTTCATCCGCAAGCCCATGGCCCGGGCTGGGCAGCAGGTCCCCCTGTCCCGGAGGTACACCCTGTGAGCGGCGAGGTCACCACGGCCCGCATCGCCCGGCTACTGCACGCCCGCCACGAGCCGCCGGAATGGGCGTGCTTCCAGGAGTTCACGACGATGACGGGCGGCGGGTTCCGCCGGTCTGGCGGCTACAGGACCGTGCGGTTCGTCGACTTCCTCGCCGTGAACCTCTGGCCCTCGAAGGGGATCTCCAAGTCGCCCAGGGTCGTCGCCTACGAGATCAAGGTCAGCCGCTCCGACTTCTTCCGGGAGATCCAGGACCCCAGCAAGCGGGCCCAGGCCATGGCGATGTCCAGCGAGTTCGTGTTCGCCGTCCCCAGTGGGCTGGTGAAGAAGGACGAGGTCCCCGAGGGCTGCGGGCTGCTCTACGCCACGACGGCCGGCCTGCGGCAGATGAAGGCGCCGCGGCAGAAGAAGCCGGACGACTGGGACTGGAACCTCATCTGCTCGCTGGCACGCCGCGTCGCCGACGAGCGTCCGAAGGACTCGCTGGCCGCCTGGAGGGTGGCGGGCCGCGAGCTGACCTACGAGGAGCTCGTGCAGCTGGCCATCAGCTCGTACAAGCGTGACGTCGGCGAGACCGCGGAGGCCATCGCCAACGGCGCCACCAAGAAGCTGATCGCCTCCAAGCCCTACCAGGACCTGCTCGACATCGCCGCGGCCGTGAAGGAGAAGTGTGGCTGGCGCGTGCAGACGGGCGACCAGTTCCGCCGGTGGTTCGATGAGCAGCTGCAGGGCGCGGTAGACCGCGACACGATCAGTGGAATCCGGCAAGCGCGGAGCACGCTGGATCGAGTGCTGGAGCGAGTCGCGCCAGCTCCGAAGCAAACCCGCTGACGGCCCCCTCCTTCTCCAGCAGGGTCTTGTAGCCGCGGGGCTGCATGCCTGCGTCGAGCGCCTTCTTGAACCTGCGGACGTGCTTGCAGTCGCTGCCCTTGTGCGACCGCTTGTAGTACCAGTCCGGGCACGTGCATCCGACTCGACCCGAGGACATGAGCTTCAGGGTGTACCGCTTGGGTCCGACATCGGACTTGACCCGGCGGACGTGCTCGGCGCCCTGCATGCCCTCCATGGCCCGCACGTGCCTTTTTAGCTTCGAGTCGGCCTCGGGGTGCAGGAGGATGGCCTGGCGGAACCCCGGGGACCGCAGGGCGCGGCCCTTGTACTTCTTCCACGCGTCCTGCGTGGGCGCGGGATCCGTGACGAGCCTGTCGGCCTGCTGCAAGTGCTTGGGCTTCGGGATGGTCGGCGGCAGCGGGCCCTGCCGGGCCTCCTTGACCGCCGACGTCTTCTCCGCCACGAACCGCAGATTCTGCGACCCGGGCGTCGGCACCCTGTGGTACCCGACCTTCCCGGTGGCCGGACTGTAGATCGCGTGCCACTCCCCTGCGCCGCCCGGCATCCTCGCCCCGTGGATGTCCACGCTGCTGGGCCACACCTCCGGGGACACGAGCCCGCGCACCACATCCCGCGCGCGGCGAGCGTGCCGAAGGTTGCCTGGGGTGGGCCGGTCGAGATCGACGCCAGCAGCGGCCATCAGCTCCTCGAACTCTGGGCTGAACGGCTCTGGTCGGAGTTCCTGCGCAAGGTCACGCTCGATCATGGCGGGGTCTGGCGGGTCGCCGGGGTGGCTGTGGGCCGTCGGGCGCGAGGGTCCCGTGCGGTTCGCGGAGACGGGCCGCAACGCCACCGTCCCACCATCGCCGTGGACTAGATGGCGCGAACGCCCGCGCACGCCCACCTCGCCTACCTCATCCGCGCTCGCAGCCGCCAGATCCTTCATCCTGGCGGTCGGCGCGGCAGTCGATGGGTGGTCGATCTTCCCCTTCCTGAGCATCTTGGCCAGCCAGCGCCAGTCGCCCTCGCCCACCGAAACACCGGCCGCACGTGCCGTCCGCGCGAGGTCCTCCGTGCGCGCTGACGTCTTGGCCAACTCGACGAAGTTGGCGCCCAAAATCGACCCCAGGCTATGGGCGATTTCTGGGCGGCTGGTCAGATCTGATTTCATCAATGGCTCGGGATGTAGTGCTCGGTCTTCTGGACCTTCTCCTCGGTCACGGACAGCCCACGCAGCATGGCACGGAGCTGCTCGTCACCGAGTCGCGCCCGCTTGCGCGCGTGGGTCTTGGGCGTCGTGAAGTACGGGTCGCGCAGGCCCAGCAGCATCTCTGGCGTGAGCATCAACGCAGCGAGCCCTGTGCCGGCGGCGACGGCGCCCCCGATGCCCACCGCGGCCTGGGTGACCGAGCGGGACCGGGGCAGTAGGTCTTCGGCGAGCCCGATGCCCAGTGGAGCGAAGGCAGGGGCGCCAGACAGGCCGACCAGCGGCGTGGCGATGCCCAGGACCTTGGCCGTGTTCACCAGCCTGTCCTTGTCGGTCTTCATCCCCTTGGGCGCCGGCGTTCCGCGCGCGGCCGCGCGGTAGTACTGGCGCAGGGTGTCGATGAAGTACTGCTCGCGCGCCTGCTTCTTCTCGTTGCCCACGGCCTCGACGTACGGGTCGGCCATGTCCTCGATCTTGTCGCCGAACTCGTTCCAGTACGCCTCCATGATGGGCTGGTCGGACTTGACGAGGCTGCGGCCCTCCTGGAAGGGGATGCGCTTGGCTGCGGCCCGCAGCTTCTTCTTGTCCACCTTGGCCGCGGAGATCTTCTCCATCTCGTCGTCGAAGGCGGCCTGCATCACGGCGAGCTTGAGCAGGGAGTCCTCGGCGAGCTCACCGACGGCGTAGTCGAACTCGGACTCCACGCTGGCGGCCTTGGACTTGCCCTTCAACTGGTGGCGGAACGACTCGTTGAGCACGTCCTTGCGCTTGGCGACGTCGTACATCCACTCGTCGGGCGAGGTCTCCCGCTTGAACGGGTTGTACATGATCGGCGCGCCGGCGGTGGTCAGGCGGTCGAGGAAGCCTCCAGGGGAGATGAGCTTCAGCGTGTCCTTGGCGGTCTGCGTGGCCGAGCGGGGCACGACGCTGACGTACCGGCGGATGACGACCTTGCGCTGCTCCGGCTCCCGGTGCGCGAGCCCGCCGGCGCGGACCGCGCGGGCCTCGGCCTGCTGGATCTTCTCGGGGTTGAAGTGGCCGTCGAGCGCCGCGAACATCGTGGCGTTCTTGAGGTCCAGCCCCTCGCCGCCGGCGGCAGAGATGACGAGGACCTTGTTCTTGCCCTTGTTGAAGTCGCGCACAGACCGTTGGCGCTTCTCCTCGGTCACCCCGGGCTGGCCCTTGCCCACGAAGGTGCCGAAGGGGATGCCGCGGTCCTTCAGCCCCGCGGACACGACGTCGACCCCACCCTTGATCAAGTTCGAGTGGATGACGACCTGGCCGTCTTCGGTCTCGGCGAGGTGGTCCTCGACGTCGTCCAGCATCACCTTGACCTTCGGCGTCTTCTGCGCCGACTCGGTGATGTCCATGTCGTTGTCGATGGTGTGGATCGAGTTCGAGACCTGCCGGGCCTGGATGATCTTGGCGAAGATGTTGTTGAGGTCCCGGCTCTTGAGCTGGCTGGCACCGAAGCGCAGCTTGATGGCCGTGACGGGGTCGAGCTTGTCCACCACGTAGCGGTAGAGCTCCTCCTGTCGCGGGCTCATCATCACCTTGACCTCTTCGACGACCTTGTCGGGCATGCGCTCGTCGTCCATGTCCTTGGTCTCGAAGTGGTCGACGAACGGGTTGAGCAGGGCGCGCACCATCCGCGGCCGCGCGATGGTCTTCTGCCCCTTCTTGTCCTCGCGGACGAAGCGTCGCTCGAAGTGGTTCTTGGTGCCCAGGCGGTGCTTGCCGCCGGTCATGGCGTCGACCAGCGGGACCATGTCGCCCGGGGTGTTGTTCATGATCGACCCAGTCAGGCCGATGAAGTTCTTGTGGTGCGGGCGCGCGTCCTTCAACGTCTTGTAGGTCGCGCCCTCCTCGTTGCGGATCCGGTGGAGCTCGTCGTAGATGACGGTGTCCGCGCCCGAGGCCTTGATGTACTTCTCCGGGTCCTTGCGGAACATCTCGTAGCTGACGACGTGGTAGCGGGCACCGTCGTCGGGGTCCTCGGCGGCCCTGGCAACGCCCTTGGCTACCTCCTGGCTGTTGCCGAAGATCGCACCGCGGGCGTTGGTGAACTTGCGGACCCCGTTGTCCAGGAAGTTGGCGCGCAGCGACGCCGGCGTCACGACCAGCGCGCGGCTGGCGTCCCCGGAGTCTCGCATCTTCTCGAACGAGGCGATGGCGGTGATGGTCTTGCCGGACCCCGTGCCGTGGGACAGGAGCAGGGAGCCACCGCGGTTCATCACCTTGTCGACCGCAGCCCTCTGGTGCTCGAACAGCTCGACGTTGCGCTTCAGTCCCTTGGGCTCGAACCTCTGTTCCTTCTTGCGCTTCGCCACCTTCACCGAGCTAGCCTTGGCCATGCCCGGCGCCGCCTCTCCCATCGTCTCCGCGGACCGCCCGACGACCCGGCCCAGGTGCTCCGGCAGCTTCCGCAGCTTGCCCTTCAGCAGCTGCTCCGCCTCCACCGAGCTGGGTGAGGGTGCGAGGCCGAGGAGCTTCGACGCGAGCATGTCTCCCTTGAGGGCACCGAGTCCCGCGACCTCCGCTGTGCCAGGCACGGGCAGGGCTGCTGCTGCACCCATCGCCGCGGGGATGGTGGCGATGTTGTCGGTAGCGGCGCCGACCAGGACTCGCTGGGTCTCAGGGTTGAGCAGGTGGAATCGAGAGGTCCCCGGAACCTCCGTCAGCAGCACGCGCTGGAGAGCGTCGGACGCGCCGCCCGCAGCCTGCTCCACCGCCTGCCCGACGCGCGGCAGCCCGACGCGGCGGAGGAGTTCGCCTGTGATCTGCCCACGTGCCGCCGCCTTCTCCATGTCAGTGCCCTTCCTGCCGGCTCACCGATGGGTACAGGCCGCCGGTCTTGATGAGTCCCTCGGAGATCCGCTTGCCCCGCACGTCGCGGCGACGCAGCAGTCGTCGGAAGTCGTCGAACGACATCGTCGTCATCGACCCGAAGAACTTGGGGCTGTTGTAGTGCTTGAGGTACGCCCGCTTCGCCTCCTTGGCATTGCGGAACCCCAGCATGCACTTGTCCTCGTCGTACTCCTTGAAGCCGGGCTTCTTCATCTGGTGGACGATGTACACCACGTCGGAGTGGAGGTCTGGCCCGACGTACACGTCGACGGGGTCGCCGTCGGGGGCCATGGTCCGTCGGACCTCACCGTAGTGGTGCTGCATCTTCGTGCTGCCGGACTCGCCGGTGTTCTCGTCCTTCCAGTGCCGGCTGGAGCCGCGGCGGTTCTCGATGTAGATCTTCAACCCACGGAAGTCGATGGTCCCCTGGTAGGGCCACTCCTTCCTGTTCCGCTTCGGCGGCGGGCCCACCTTGGGCTTGACCTCCTTGGGGTCAGCGCCGTTGGCCTTGGCCACCTTCTCCAGCGCCGCGATGATGGCGAGCCCACTGGCCTTGTAGAAGTTGCCCTCGTTCACACCGACCGTCTCACTGTTCCGCGCGTCCTCCAAGCCCTTCAGCCCGTCCTTCGTCAGCTCGGGGCCGCCCTTGACCTTCAGGAACTCGTGCCCGTCGCCGTCGACACTGGTCTTGTAGGCGCGGCTGGCGCCGATCTGGCTGTTGTGCTCGACCGCTCGGAGCAGCCGGACCATCTTGGCGACGGTCTCCGGGTGGCCCTCGAGCTCCAGCTTCACCGAGGCGCGCGGCTGCTCACCGACCTTCTCCGGCAGCTTCTCGTCCGGTGTGTGCCTCTCCCACTTCTTGACGGTGCCCTTGGGCACACGACCATCCGCCTCCATGGCGTGGAAGAGTCGTCGCTGTGCCTCGCTCTGGAATGGCATCGTCTACCCCAGGTTCGGGCCGAACACCTTCCGCGGCCAGCTGCCCGTGCCTGTGGTGGGCAGCGGGGCCTGCGAGAACATGTTGAACGCCTTCATGGCAGCCGGCAGCGCGACCAGTGCGCCGCCGACCCGCCCCCACTTCGGCAGCCTGCTGGCGAGCTGGGCTGCCTCGTCCGCGGTCATCAGCCCCTTCTCCACCGACTTCTGCAGGGTGCCGGCGAGCATCTTCCCGCCACCGTGGCCGAGCATCGACGCACCGCCGACGGTGCCCGCCATCCCAGCCAGCCCCCACGTCGGTCCGGCGGGGACCACCTGCACAGGCTGCTGGTACTGCATCGGGTAGGCCGCGGTCTTCTCGCCCGTGTAGTTGCGCAGCTTCTCGGACATCTCCGCGACGTGTGCTCGCTCCTCTTCCTCAGACATGCCGTGCGTGATGTAGATGCTGCCGATCCCGCCGTCGCCCCGCCGCACAGACAGGATCTTCTTGTAGGGGGAGTAGTGGTCGCGGGTGCCTCCGGCACCGAGGGTCCGCCGCAGCGCGTTGATCATCCCCGGCAGCTTCTCCGTATGCACCGGCTTCTTGACGTAGACGCCACCAGGCTCGAACGCGGAGTCTGGAATGGCCTTGCCCGTCCGCTCCTCCTCAGCCATCACGGCCTCGACAGCATCGAGGTCGTCCCACAATCCCTGACTGTCGGGAACATGCGTATTGAGGAGCTTGTACCCTTCCGGGGTCAGCGACCTCGGGTCGACGCGCTTCGGGCCGAACGCGGTCTTCACCAATCCGAAGGGCACGATGGGTCGCTCGGTCATGCTGCTGCTCCTCGGAGCCTGTGCGCCAGGCGCTCACCGAACTCGGCGGTGAGCATCTCCAGCGCCTGGCCCTTGCGCTTGCCGTAGCCGGCGAGCTTCACGCCCCAGCTGTCGACCTCAGCGGTGTAGGTCCCGACCGCCGCCTCGCTGGACCCGAGGATCTCGTCGAAGGTGGTGCCGATGGCCTCGCGCATCGCGGACTCCGGCGGCCACGGGAACGGGTCCACGCGGTAGATGTGGTAGAGCAGGTCGTCGCCGGCGAACACCCACTGGATCCGGATGGGGCCGAAGTCCACCATCGGTGTGCGGTCGTGGGTACCCACGGCCTCCATCTTGAAGGACCGCTGGCCCCCGGCAATCTGGCCGAGCATCTCCTGCGCCCAGTCAGGCGTCCTCGTCAATGTCTTCGGACCCGTCATCGTCCTCTCCCAAGGTGTCAGCGACATCCGCGGTGTCGCTGTACGTTCCTCCCGCCTCCGGGTCGGCCAGCTGATGCAGGGACACCGGCGGCTGTTTGTCATTCTGCACGCGCATCCGCTCGAAGTCCTTGAGCAGACGGCGCAGTTCATCCTCGCTCGTGGCCACGCGCTTGTCGATGGCCAATGCCGTGTTGGCCAGCCCGGTGAGCATCGTGATCTTGTCCCGGCTCAACGACACTGTGTCGTCGACCGTCACGAAGTTGATGTACAGGCGACGCCGCATGTCCTGCAGCATCTCCTGCCCCTCGAGGCCGGCCCGCAGGCCCATGCGGTGGAGCGTGGCCTCTCGGCCAGACCGCAGCGCGACCTCGTGGTCCTCCTGCACCATCGGCGGCAGGTCCTGGGACAGGATGGTCTCGGACCACTCCTCCAGGCTCATGGCCCGGACGTTCCAGTAGTAGTGCGCGAACGACTGGACGCCGTCTGTGGTGATCCGTAGACCCTCTGCCCGACCCACCTCGCGTGCGATGACGTGGAAGGGCACCTGCCCCAGCAGTCCGACCTCTACTCGCCGGCGGACCCGGAAGTCCAGGAGGATCGTGTTGGCCTCCTCGACGGCGCGCGTCGGGTGGTGCAGCGAGAAGATGCGGTGCCGTCGCAGGTACCGTGCGGTCCGGATGTTCCTGCGGTCCCGGGGCAGGAAGGGGTTCGGGATGTCCTTGAGCAGCTGGGCACGGAGGCGGCTGACGTACTGCTCCTCGGCCTCGGGCAGCCGATACATCTCCAGGTGCGTCTTCACGAACTCGTAGCTGCACTTCTCCGGATGCCCCTGCGTCAGCAGGAAGAGGATGAACCGTTCGCTCGGATGAGCACGCTGCTCCCGAGCGGGTGGGAGCAGATCCATCGTCATGCGTGTGACAGCAGCTTCAGCCCGTTGACCACCGACTCCAGAGAGAAGAGCGCCGTCCGCACCGACGACTCGTTGATGATCTTCTGGCCGATGCGGACGGCCAGCAGGAGGTCCGCGAGACGGTTCACGGAGTCCTCGAGGTACGGCATGTAGCTGACGAACACCGACATCGTCTCGGGCGACAGGAAGCCCAGCGACAGCACGGCGTCCACGGTGTCGGCGTCGCCGTCGGCGAGGTCACCGGCCTCCTTGACCAGCAGCACGGCCTTGGGCAGGTCCTTGATCCTCTCGGCCGCGGTCTTGACCGCCTCCTCGCGGACCTCGGACAGCGGGACGATGGGGCGGAGCCCACCGAGCTCAGCGTGTCCGACCTCCACCGACTCCGCCAGCTTCTCCTTGGCCACCCGCGGGTGGACACCGGCGCAGACCATGAGGAACTCGGCGCCAGCCCGGTCCACGAACTGGTAGTCCTGCTGCGCCAGCTTGTGGAAGGCGCGGCCCTTGAGGCTGTACTCGGGGCCGTGGCACATCAGCGTGCCCACCTGCGCGACACCGCGGGCCTCGGACTCCTTGTTGAATCCCTCCGGCGCGTCCACCAGCTTGGTCATCTGTCCCTCGAGGGGGCAGAAGCGGTAGTGATCGGGCACCGCGAACAGGCCGTCGCCCAGGAACTGGATCTTCTGGATGTTGGGGGCGAACGAGAACCGGACGAACTCCCCGATGTCCGTGATGGCCTGGTACGCCTGCATCCCACCCTGCTGCTGGTCCAGCTGCACTTGGAAGGGCACCGTGGCCTTGGCGTTGCCGCCCTCCACGCAGTAGAGGAAGCCGTGCCCGCGCACGGGCCCGTGCGGGAGGTTGCCGCCCTTGCCGACGCGGATGCCGGCGACGCCGGGCTGCACCGAGAACTCCGAGCCGTTGGTGAACAGGCTCATCGGCACCAGGTCCTCGCCCATGCTGGGCTGGAACTGCATCAAGCCGGGGAACACCCAACCGATGAGGTGCCGGCCGTCGCAGGTGGCGACGCGCCACTCGCCGAACTCGTCGACCAGTCGGATCTCCTCGTCCTCGGAGTCCGGTTCCATCGCCGCGGCGTCGACGATGTCGGACTCGCCCGGGGCCAGATCGCCAGCGCCCGGCGCGATACCCTCGGCCTCGGCCGCCCCCATCTCCTGCTGTTGGGGAGCGAACGCCTCGGGGTTGGCCCACTTCGCCATCACCGTGCCGCTGGCGGTCTTGGTGAGCTGGACCACCGTGGGCTTGATGCCCGTGGCAAACTGGCTCCACATGTCGGCCGCGGCCACCTTGTCCAGCGTGCTGGCACCGGCGATGTACCCCAGCATCTCGGCCGCGGTCTCCGACGACCGGAAGGCGCGGCGCAGGGCGGGGTCGTCGGCGATGGCGGCGGCGACCTTCTCGACCGTGGCGGCGTCCATCGACGGCGCGAGCGCACGCAGCAAAGGCACGCCAGCCTTCTTCTCGTGCAGCTTCTTCTTGGCCTCGAGGGTGGAGTCCCAGGACTCGCCGGACGCCTCCTCCAGCTTCTTGAGCTGGTCCTCGTCGAACTTCTTGGCCAGGAAGCTGTCGACCACACCGGCGGCCTTCTCGACCCCCAGCATCTCGGCGAGCGCCTCCTCATGGGCGGAGCCGGTCACCGTCATGCCGCCGAAGTACCCGCCGTACTGGCCGCCGCCGAAGGGCGGGGCGAGGTCGCTGGCCATGTACTTCTGCGCCGGCGGCGTGCCGGGGCCGTCGAAGGTCTCGGCGCGGAACATGTGCTGACGGAAGCGAGCCTCCGTCAGCGGCCACGTCTTCTCCCCCTGCATGAACAGGTCGAACGGCGCCAGCTGGAACTTGTGGATCACGATGGGGATGCGGGAGTGCTTGACCGACTTCCCCAGCAGCTCCTCCCCCGGCGACCTGTCGGTCTTGTTCTTGACCTCGACGTAGCCGATGGCCGTGCCCTGCTCGGGCACCGAACGGGGGATGTTGACGGAGACGTCGTACTCCGCCAGGAACGGAAGCTGGCGGTACGCCTCCTGCAGGAGCTGCGTCGGCCAGTGGTCGGCGTTGCTGACCATGCGGGCCGAGGAGACCATCGCGGTCTTGGTCTTGGGGGATTCGTCGAGGAAGAGGTCCATTGGTTCACCTCAAGTACGTGTTCTGGGCCAGGATGGAGCTGGCCGGAGTCGTCGGGGCCGCGGCTGTCGTACCCGCCACGGAGTGCGTGTGCGACTGGAGCCAGGAGACGAGCGTGTCTCCCAACACACCCTTCTGCGCGCCCTGCTGACCGCCGACCGTTACCTTCCCGCTGGGCTCCACCACGACGGAGCCTCCGCCCATCGTGATGTTGCCGGTGGCCGTGATCTCCACGTCGCCACCGCTGTCTATCTTCACACTGGTTCCACCCTTGAGCATAGCTTCTTGAGTGGCTTCGACCTTCGCGTTCTCCTGTGCCACGAGCTCGATGTTCTTCTTGGCCGCCACCAAGAAGCTGTCCTCGACCGCCCAGGAGACCTCGCCGTTGTGCTTCACCGTCAGCTCGGCGTTGAGCGTCGCCTCCTCGGCGCCATCCACGTTCACGCCGAGCCGTAGGGCCACGTCTTCGTCGTCAGGGTCGTGGCCGAGCAGCAGGGAGCACACGTAGCCTGGGTCCGTGGCCTTCTCCTTGGCCCGCAGCAGCAGCGTCGTGGTCTTGTCTCCGTCCGCGTTCTTCTCCGGCCGGTCGACCAACCAGGTCAGCTCGCCGCCGAACGTCCGCAACTCGTACTGTGAGCACACGTCGCGGATCATCCGATGGATCGGCAGGTACAGGCGCTGGGCCAGGGGGCCGGCCATCACCTGCACCACGCCACCGCGTCGGATGGTGATGCCGTTGCCGTCCCTCGTGCTCATGTGGATGTCGCCGGGGTTGAGGTCCTTGCGGGTGGCGCGCCACCCCTCCTCCCCCGGCGGCGGCGCGTACCCCAGGATGAACGGGTGCTCCCCGTCGCTCGGCCAACAGACCCAGCACATCGCCCCGACCTCCGGCATGATGTACACGCCTTCGCCGAAGTAGTGGTGCATGTACGGCGACATGAACGGCACGTCCCCGTAGTAGCGCATCGAGTGCTGGGTCACGAAGTCCACGGAGTACAACGGCGGGTTCACGTTGATGACCTGGGCGGACTCCACGTACGCCTCGGTGAGCTCACCGAGAGCAATCGGTCGCGGTTCCTGGTGGGTCGCCCGAGTCACGTCCTACTCAACGACGGAGCAGCGTCGCGCCCCCGAGGCCCAACGTGCCGAGACCAGCCATGCCTCCGGCGCCGGCCAGCGCACCGCCGCCGACGTCACGGGCGAGGTCGCCGCCCTCCTGGACCTGCTTGCCCCAGCCCTCGAGGCCCTCGCCCCAGCCGCGGCGTGTCTTGCCGGCGTCCAGGGCCTCCGTGCTCATCTTGCCCTTGGGCTGGGCCTTCACGGCGCGGGCCATGGCGTCGTCGCCCGACTGGGTGAGCTTGCCGCCCAGCCACTTGGCGCCGCGGCCGATGAGCTTGCCGGCCTGCTCGATGAGCGCGAGCTTCTCGAGGTCGCTCAGGCCACGGGCGTCTGCCACCTTCTCGAGCTCGTCGAGGAACCCGCCGACGAAGGCGTGCTCGCATGCGGCCGCGTGCTTCTCCATATCCATGCGGTCCTCCTATCCAAAGTGGCGCGGCGTTGGCGCGTCGAGCCACAGATATTTGCTTTCGTGCGCTGACAGCCGAGGCTTGAGCCACCGCATGGCTTCCTGAGGCCCGCGGCTCTGCAACTGCTCCCGGTACGCGTCCTGTATCTGACTGTACTCTAAATCTCGTCGGTCGACCGACCGCTCCAGCAACGCCCGAAACCGACGTCGCATAGCCTTCGGCATCTTCTGCCCAGGACGGCCAACGAACCCACCTGCGCGGGCGTCCCCGAACGCCTCGGACGCCTGCCTGGACAGACGCCTGTACTCCGGTTCGCGCAGCCTACGCCACAATCCAGCCGTCTCCCAGCCACCGCCCGGGCCCTCTAAGGTGTTAATGAGATTGGACTCCTGGACCAGCACATCTGGCTCTGCGTGACCAGAGACCAGTTCCGTGAGCTTCTCGCCGTAACGGCCAGCTTTCCGCTCCGCAGCCTCGTGTATGGTGGCGATCCCACGAAGGTTGGTTTGTGCCTCCCTGGAGGCGTGTGGGGCAATACCGCGACCCGCGGATGGCGCCACGTAGACGGCACCTGCAGCCCGAGCCAGGGCCGGGGACTGATCCTTTATGGCCTCCGGCAAACGCTTCGGTATGTGGAACGCGCCAGCGCGCATCGGTGTGGTGCCGAGCTCCTCCCAGGCTTTCGCTGGTAGCCTACGCAGTGGGGCGATGCGCTCGGTAGCCACGCGAAGATCTGCAGCTGACACCGCGATCTTCACAAGCTCGTCGCAAAACGCCGCCAGTCGCCTCCGCTCCATGCGATCTCCTAGTACCCGACGCGGAACTCCGTGGTGCCGGGTGTTCCTTTCTCAGGCTGCCCGAACTCGGAGCCATAGGCTAGCGCCGGGATCGGATGCAACCCGTGGATGTTGCTGGACCAGCCCCTCAAGGCACCGTCGACGATGGTGTCCTTCAGCTTCTGGTACTGGAGCCGCGCCATCCAGTCCTCCTGCATGTCCAGCGGCGTCTGCGTGACCCCGCGCAGGATGGGCGTGAACTTGACGGGCTTCTTGCGCTTCTTGTTGTGGTACCCGACATTCGACGTGGACACCAGGTCTCCTGGGAGGAGGTCGGTGTCGCCGGCGTCATCCACTACGCCGAGGTCGGTGATGGCGCGGACCGCGGTCTCCACGTTGCGCCGGAGCACTGGGCCCGCGTCCGAGTACGCCTTGTGGACCTCGTCCGCGAGGTAGCCGCGCACCGTGTTGATGTTGGTCAGCGGCAGCATCTCGTGCGGATTGATGGGCCCGCCGGAGAGCCGGTCCCCCTTGCGGACCTTCACGCCCTTGCGCAGCTTGATCTTCTCGTTGACCAGGTGCTCGGGGACGTAGTGCCTCTTCCCCTTGACCCAGATGTTGAGGCCGCCGACCTCGGCGTCCTTCTCCACCCGCTCTACGGTGCCCGTGGTCGTCGCCAGCGTCGCCGAGTCCGCCAGCACCTTGGGCATGCGCAGCAGGTCCTGGACCCTGGTGAACTTGTCGGTGGACCGGCCGCTCTTCGAGGCAGCGACCCCGCCTTCGTGGAACGCGCGCATCGACAACTGCGTGGCGGGCTCGCCCAGTGCCTGCGACGCGATGACCCCGATGTTGGTCCCCGGGTCGGGCAGCTGGCCGTCCGGCAGGTTGCCGTAGTCCCGTGCGTACAGTCCCTTCGGGGCCACCGACTTCAGCGGGCTGCGGATCGACACGCGCCGGACGCCGCTGTTCTTCATCCTCGTCTGGACCCGGTCGGTGACCTCGGTGTTCCTCGGCAGGACGTCGCCGCCCCGGAGCTTCACGGGCCGCGCGAGGTAGCGACCGATGACCTCGCGGTCCTCGGGGTCCGCGCTGATGCCGTCGTCGGCGTCGTCCGGCGCGTCCCCATCGACCACGACGAGGTTCATGGCAGAGTTCACGACGTCCTTGGTCAGCGCGCCGGGCTTGGCGGTCTCCTTCGTCTTCTGGATCATGCCCTTGCGCGCACCGTGCATGGCCGTGAAGTAGCTGGCGGAGTCCAGGCCCTCGGCGTAGCTCTTGGTGATCGGCACCGGCACGATGCGGTCGGCCGCGTCCTTCACCAACATGGGGGCGATGAGGATCTGCCGGACCTGGTCCCAGTTGCCGCGAGCACCGGCGTTGACCATCTCCAGGGCGTGGTTGCCCTGCCGCTCCAACTTCGGACGGATGGCCCGGCTCAGGTCCTCGGTGGCCTTGGAGTAGAGGTCGACGAGGCGCTGGTCCTTCTCCTCCTGGGTCAGCGACTTCATCTTCTGGATGCGCTTGGCCGCCTTGTGGACCCCAGCCAGGGCGCGGTCGCGCACAGCCTGCTGCGCCTGGAAGTCGTCGAGGGTGAACGACGCGCCAGACTCGTAGGCGTAGTCGTTGCCCATGTCCTTGAGGTCGTTGACGACGTCGCCGAAGTCGGCCGAGTGCTCCTTGGCCATCCGGGTGAGGAGGTCCTTGGTCGGGCCCTTGGACATCCGGAAGTCCTTGGAGTGGAGCAGCTGCGCGTCCCCTCGCATCCCCTCCGGCAGCACGCGGTCGAGGAGGATGCGACCGAGGGTCGTCTCCCTGCCCTTCACCGAGACCACGTCGGTCATGCCGAGGCCGAGCTTGCGGGCCTTGGCCGCCACCTGCGCCGGCGAGTCGAAGCGGTGCGACGTCTTCTTCCCCCACTCTGTCAGCCGGTACAGCCCGAGCTGGGCCTCGTGGCCCGGGGAGTACATCACCCGGCCGGTGGTGGTGTTGAACAGGTTGTTGGACGGGAAGAGCTTGCGCGCCTCCTCCACCGCCTCCTTGGCGAGCGGAACGTAGGCGGACATCTGGTCGCCGTCGAAGTCGGCGTTGTACCCCGAGGTCACCAGGGGGTGGATGCGGATGGCCTTGCCGCCGACGAGCTTGGGCTTGAACGCCATGACCCCGAACTTGTGGAGCACCGGGTCACGCTTCAGCAGCACCGGCCGCTCCTCCATCACGCGCTCAAGCGCGTGCCGGGCGACCTTGGAGTTGGTCCGGACCAGGTGCTGTGCCTCGGCGGGGACGTAGCCCTGCTCCCGCACCAGCTTTCGCACGACGAAGGGCTTGTACGTCTCCTTCGCCAGCTTGTAGGGGATGCCCACCTCGTCCAGTCCCATGTCGGGCTCGGGGATGATGGTGGACCGCATCGACAGGTCCTGCCGGCGGGAGACGAGGTTCTTCTGGAAGAACGAGTCCTTGGGCTGGGGCACGCCCTTCATCGTCTCCATCACGCCGCGGTGCTTGCGGCCGTTGATGGTGGAGCCGGTCATCATCAGGGCGCGGAGCCCGTCGTAGAGCTCGGCGGTCAGCTTGCTCTTCGTCTTCTCCCCGAGTCCGGGGTCGTAGTCCCGCAGCTGGATGTTGGTGATGCCGAGGCTCTTGTACAGGCCGTTGATGTCCGAGTCGTTGAGCTTGCCCGACTCCATCACCGAGACCGGCCGCATCACCGGCGGCATGACGGGCACGACCGAGGTGAAGTACGCCTGGTCGGGGGTCAGGTCGTTGGCGACCAGCGCCTCGAGGAACCGGATCTGCTTGCGCAGCTTCGCCATCGTCGACACGGCCTTGGTGGTCTCGGCCTGGCGACGGAGCGTCTCCAGCTGCTGCCGTGGGTCGATGGCCGCCAGCCGTGCGCGGATGGCTTCGGGCCCGGTCTTCCCGTCGAGCGTCTTCTCGCCGGCGATGACGGCCTGGTAGTCCTTGTTCTTCAGCCCCGTGAAGGTGAGGATGGCCTTCTCGAACACCGGGTTCGGCATGGGCTCGGCCAGCCGGATGTGGGACCAGCGCTTGCCGTCCACACCGCCCGTGGCGTAGGGGTCGAACAGCCCGCCGCGCTCCGGCTTGAGGTCCTTGCCCCGGAACATCAGGCCCGGGTCCTTCAGTTCGCCGCTGGACATCCGCAGGATCTGCTCGTCGGTGAGGGGCGCGAGGTTCAGGGTCGAGCCCTGCTTCTTGACGTCGACGCCCAGCACGTTGAGGTAGCCGTTGAACTTGTCGAAGGCGAACGAGGTGGACGGCGGTGGGAGCTGCTCCCCAGTCTGCAGGGCCATCCACAGCTCGGGGTTCTTCTGGCTCTTGTAGGTGGCCATCTCCCGGATGTTGGCCTTCGCTCCATGAGCCAACATGGCGTACATGCCCAACGCGTCCATGGCCTGGGCGCCGTGGGCACCACCGCCCTTCGGAACCTCGTTGACGCTGTACGCGTACCCGGCCCCGCCCGCGCGGGCGTGGGACTTCTTGTCGATCTGGTGCTTGAGCTTGAGGATGTACTGGTCGCCCGTGAGGATCGGCCCCAGGCTCTGCCCGGACTTGGGGTCCACCAGCTCCTCGGTGTCGGACAGGCCCTCCTTCGCCAGCTCCGCCTTCATCTCCTTGGCGTAGTTGCGGTTGGCCCCGCCGAAGTTGTTGGTGACGTACCGCTTGCCCCGCTTCCGGGCGATCTTCCCGGCCATCGTCTCGAGGACCTGGCCGAGGTTGATGCGGCCGGGGATGCCAGCCGGGTTGAGCAGGACCTCGACCGGGGCGCCCTCTTCGCCAGAGGCGCGCGGCATCTCGTGGTCAGGCAGCACCGCCGTGACGATGCCCTTGTTGCCGTGGCGTCCGACCAGCTTGTCCCCGACGCGGGCAGGCTCCTCGGTGGCGACGTGGACGCTGACGTCCTTGCCCCGCTTGACGACGCGGACCACCCGGCCCTTCGTGTCCTTGTCCCAGACGATGGGCTTGGGGTCCATGTCCCGCACGAGGCTCTTGTGCAGCCGCGCCCGCATGCGACGCTCGCTGGTCTGCTCCGGCTTCTTCAGCGCGGCGACGAGGATGTCCCCCTCGTTGACCTCCTGCCCCACCTGGATGACGCCGTCGTCGTCGAGCTTGTCGTAGACCTCGCGCTGCACGCGGTCGGGTGGCGCGTACGCGCGGAACTTCTTCTTGTCCAGGACCGTGTTCTTGGTCAGCCGCATGCTCTTGCGGTGCATGTGCTGGGACTTGAGCTTCTCGGCCGCGGACTCGGAGACGACGATGCCGTCCTCGAAGTTGTACCCACGGTACGGGATGTAGGCCACCCGGAGGTTCTTGCCCAGCGCGAGCTTGCCTTCGCGCGTGAAGTTGGTGTCGGCCACCGTCTGGCCGCGCTTGACCTTGTCCCCCTTCTTCACGAGGGGCTCGGAGTGCAGGACGCTGGACGCCTCGTTGAGCGGGAAGTGGTCGTAGAGCTGGACCTCCTCCAGCTTCCCGGCCTTGCTCCGGATCTTGATGGCGCCGGGCCTCACCGACACCACGGTGCCTTCCACCGGGGACTCGTGGGAGTTGAACTGGCCCAGCACGTCCTCGAAGGTGGACCTCACCTCGGTCTTGGACTGCACCAGCGGCTCGTCGCGGTCCACCAGGGGCACGGCCTGCTCCTGCTGCCGGGACGCCGTCATGGCCCTGTTGCCCTGGTTGTTCTGCAGGAAGGGCACGAGGTTGGTGGCCATGCTGAACAGGCCCTTGGCCGACGGGAGGATGTAGTCCACCTCGCTGGCCGGCACCTGCATCACCTCGCCGCCCGGGCCGCTGACCGTCACCTCCTTACCGATGGGGACGAGCCGGTTCTTCACCTTCTTGTACTGGTCTGGGAAGGCGACGGTGGAGCGGTGCGCCTTGTGCGGATCGATCTTCTCCCGGCGGCCCGTCTTCGTGTTGTAGGCCTGGATGTAGAGGGTCTTGCCCTTCCGCGACACCCCCAGCGGGAGCTGGAGGGTGATGCCGGTGCGGTCACCCTCCGGGGTGTGGATGGGGTCGAGGAAGCCGAGGTGCGTCGGGTCGATGAGCTGGTCGGCGTCGGTCAGGGTGTGGGTGCTCTTGACCCCGCCCTCGCCCATGATGGTGGTCTTGGACTGGCCGGAGATGAACTCCAGCGGGTTGACCTGGTCGGGCATCTGCGACAGCTGGGTCTGGGTGAAGAAGGTCTTGATGGGCTTGTCGAACAGCCCGGGGGTCACGACCTCCCTGACGTCGGCCTTGCGGTCGATGTTGTTCTCCATCTTCCGCTGCAGATCCCAACGGCCGCGGGTCAGCCGCTCGGCCACGAAGTCGTCGACCGACAACGCGTCCTTGTAGAACAGGTGCTCACGCGCGTCCGGGGTGTCCTCGCCCCTCGAGATCCGCGCGAGCTTGTGGGCCGAGGCCAGGAGCGACGGGCCGCTCACCTTGTCGTAGGCCTTGCCCAGGGTGATCTTCGTGCTGTCGGGGCGCAGCACGGTCGTGCCGAACTCATCTCGGAGGTGGCGCTCGGCGTCCTCGATGCTGGGTGCCTGCTTGCCCGTCGACGCCTTGTAGAAGGCGCGCATGGCGACGTCGTGCTTCTCCTTCTTCCCCTGGTTGAGGATCCCGCGGCCCAGCTCGCGCTCGATGGTGTCGTCGTCGACCCCCAGCACCTTGAGCATCGGGTAGAGCGGGATGTGGGAGTTGCCGTACCGGACCAGGAACCGCCGGTCCTCCGGGTGGAACCGGAGCCGGAAGTTCTTGCCTTTCGCCATGTTCCACTGGGACTCCAGCTCACCCTTGGCGCTGACGCGGTGGTACACCCCAGCCTTCAACCGGAACTGGTTGTCGACCTGGTACTCCTTGCCGTCGACGATGTAGGAGTGCCGCTTGGTCACGCGGGGCAGGTTGCCCACGCGCATGGACTTGCGGCTGATGACCTTGCCCGTCTCCTTGTTGACCAGGGAGACGTCGGCCATAACAGGGTCAGCCCAAGTCCTGCCCTTGAGCTTCGCGTCCTGCTGGGACCGGATGTCGTCGATGCCCTTCTTGTCGTCGACCCAGACCCGGTGGAGCTCCAGCCGGTTCTCTCGCCCCTCGAAGGGGAACATCGACGAGATGGCGTCGCTGACACGGTCTTTGAGGGCACCGTAGGAACCCTCTGGGTTCAGTGTCGCCATGGAACGTCCAGTTGTGCCATCAGGCTACAGTGCAAGGGATGCTGTGGCAACGGGTACAAGTAGAGTAACCAACAGAGGAGGTCTGCTGCATGATTGAAATCGTACCCACCGAAGACCACACCCTCGACGATCTGGACGACGAGCCCATCGTGCTCGCCGGCCCGGGCGATGACGAGGATGACAACGATGACGAAGAGGAGGACAATGAGGAGGAGGTCGACGAGGACCGGGAGGACCGGACGAGTCCAGAGATCCTCGACGACGCCGTCGATGAGGCGATCTACGGCGAGGAGTAGCCATGTTCTGGACGCTGGTGGGCGTCGGCCTGTTCCTGGGGCTGATGCTGTACATGAGACATTCGAGCGGGGACTTCGTGGCCTCGATGACCCGCTCGACCTGACCGCCGACGACGCGGCGCCCGACGCTACGTTCGCACTGGCGTACTGCACCCTGCTCGCCCACGACATCATCGCTGAGGCGTTGGACGGGGACCCCGAGGACTGGCCCGACTACATCCAGCTGTGCTGCGACGAAGTGAACTGCGCCGAGTGCGCGCTCCTCGCCGGCTTCCTGGAGGGTTCCGAGTTCTCGTGGGTCTGCGCCACCTGCGCCACCGCCTTCCCACACCACATCGGCTTCTGGATCTCGGGGACCTGCGACGCCTGCGACGGCGTCGTCACAACAGGTACACGCCGCTCCCCCGTCGTCACGACCGACGACGACCACGCCGAGTCCTGCGTCCTTCAACTGATCGAGGAGCAGCCGGTCCTCCGCGACCGGCTCCGCCGGATGCAAGCACTGGTGGAGCGGCATGCGTAGGGCGCTACGATTCAGCGACCTCACGCGCCGCGCCAAGGAGGACCGAGAGGAGGCCCTCCGCCAGGACGACGCCGGCGAACCACGAGTCATCTGCGACTACTGCGACCAGCCAATCGTGCCCGGAGAGGTCGGCTTCGCCATCCAGCAATTCGAGGTGGTGGTGAGCAACAAGTCCGGGCGCGACGTCTACCAGGACATCCACATGGAGGACGGGTCCTCCGAGAAGTGCTACCACTTCACGTGTCTCGCCGAGCACATCACCCAGCCGTGCATCATCGGAGCCGAGCATGAAATGTGACTGGTGCGACTGCGAGTTCGAGCCCGATGAGGAGGCCATGCTGGTCATCGAGGGGCAGATGACCCTCTCCCCCAAGTCCGAGCGCCTGGTGCTGGGCAAGGAGATGACCCCCAAGTACTTCCACAAGGCCTGCCTCTACGAGGTGGCCATGCACGCGATGGAGCTCGACGACGAGTACCTCGCCCAGGTCGGCGCCAACGTGCGCGAGATGCTGGAGGAGGAACTGCGCGAGAAGATCTACGACGAGCTGACTGCCTGACGACACAGTGTCGTCGACGCCGAGTGGGGGCCGCCCCACTCTTTTAGATCGGGATCAGACGACCGCCCGCTCGAGGGGCCGGCGCGGGGGCTTCTGCTCGGGGAGGGGCTGCTGAAGCGGATTCAGCGTGTCTCGCTGGCCTCCATCGCCCTCGCTCAGCAGGGCCTGGACCATGCGGTAGATGTCGGGGCTGCCCATCCGCAGCTTCTGCATGGCCTGCGGGAACATGGCCGGCTGCTCGTCCTGGATCCGGCGCATCTCCGTGGCGATGCGTCGCGCGACGAAGCGGACGTCGACCATCTCGTTGCCGCCGGTCATCTGCCCCATGTGCATGGGGGACTGGACCTCCTGCGGGAGGTTGTCGACGTACACGGCCGCGCCGTCCGGCACACCCGGACCGATCTGCTCGCCGCGCATGACCGATGGCTGGGTCTGCGGCAGCTCGGCGTAGGACGGCGGGGACTCCGGCGGCTGCTGCATCTGCATCTGCATGTGCTGGGCCTGGATCTCGTAGCGGAGGGCCGCCAGCTGGGCCTCCCCCTGCGCCGCGGCCTGGGCCACCACCATCTCGCGGTTGGCTGCCACCTGCTTGACCAGCTCCTGCTTCTTCCGCTTCTCCTCGGTCTCCAAGTCCTCGCCGAGCTCGCGGAGGAACGTGGTGTCGGAGATCTTCATGGCCTGGTTCGCCTGGAAGTAGACCATCAGCCTCTGCAGGTCGTCGGCCATCTTGAACCGCTCGAACCGGATGGGCACCCTCGGCCAGCCGAGGAACTCGCAGATGCGGCCCATGACGAAGTCGCCAACCAGCCGGAGTTGGTCGTCGCGGTACCCACTGAACTGGTTCTCGAGGATGCGCATCGACACGTTGGTGCCGGTGTACTGCATGCCACCGAAGATGAACTCGATGGGCACGTTCATGCCCGCGATGATCTGCTCGCTCCAGACCCGCAGCTCCTGGTGGAGGATGAGCGCCCGTCCCTGGCCGCCGATCATCTCGTGGCCGAGTGGGATGGGCATCAGCGGGATGTAGTTGGGGTCCTGGCGCCAGCGAGCGATCTCCTCCTGGACCTGGTCCTTCCACTCCCCGAGGTTGATCATCGTGATGGGGTCGCCGGTCTGCCCGTTGGCCTGCGGGTACAGCACGCGCAGCGGGACGATGTGCTCCTGGGCGATCATCTCCTGGCCCTTGCGCAGGACCTGCAGGTAGAAGATGTCCTTGAGCACGGGCAGGACCAGCGGCATGCCCCAGCCCTGGTCCTTCTGGGCGATGATGGGCCGCTTGAGGTGGAACAGCGTGCCCGGCGCGAACTTCACCGACTTCTTCTTCCGCATCGCCTCGATGAAGGTGTCGGGCACCGTCTCGATGACGTTGCGGCGGCCGATGGTGATGGCGTTCTTCAGCTTCTGCGGCAGCTTGTAGAAGTAGGTCGGGTCGGTGACGCCCTCGTTGTCGTCGATCTCCACCCGCTCCGGGTCCCACCGGACCAGCCGGATGCCCTTGGCCGTCCGCATGGCCTCGTCGTGGACCTCGGCCGGCCGGCGCTCCCCGCACTCGGGGCAGGTCAGGTAGTAGACCATCTCCTGGTAGCGGTAGTGCCTGCGGAGCTTGTCGATGGGCGCCTTGTGGCCGCAGTGACGGCACTTGAGGTGCTTGACGAAGGGGAAGTGCACCGTGACGAAGGCGTTGCCGTAGTTGTAGTAGTCCAGCCCCACCTCGATCTGGAACTTGCGGACCTGGAGCTGGTCCTCGAAGAGGTGGCGGTACCGCTCTCGGACGTCCTTGTCGTCGGCCTCGTAGATGATCTTGGTGATGGGGTACTCGGCCAGCTTGTACACGACCGCGTTGATGAGCGGGTTCGTGAAGAAGAAGTACCGGCACCACTGCAGCATCTGCTTGAGGCGCGCGGGGAAGTACGTCTGGGCGGCGTCGAAGAACGGGTTGGGGTACCGCACCCCGGTCCGCTGCATGCTCGAGCCGAGCGTGACGGGCGTGCGGGAGAAGCGGGTCAGCCCGTCACCGTAGGAGACGCCGGTGTACCCGAGGCCTGGCATCTACGCCCTCCTCTCGGCCGAAGGCGCGAAGAGCGTGGTGCTGGGCGTCGTCGCCCCCGAGGGCGTGGGCGGCGGCCGCAGGGACTGCTGCCTGCGCTTGTGGTAGCCCAGCAGCTTGTCGATGCCCTTGCCCAGCGTGCCCATCGACCTGGAGCCGACCTCCCAGCCCGCGATGGATCCCCCGAAGCCGGTGGGCATCCCCGCGACCATGCCGGCGTGACCGCCGAGGTGCTGCAGCGCTCGTTCTGCGTGGCCCCGCGGCTTCCCGCCACCGAAGGCGTGCGGGTCGTCGCGCTTGACGATGTGAGGGGAGAAGGCTCCGCCGAAGCCCGCCAGCATGGACTTGCCTCCCACCGGCGCGTACTTGGTCAGCTCGCCGGACCCAGTCCAGCCGCGGCGCGACAGCTCCTCAGCCAGCTCACGAGGCCGGGTCGCCACGTCACGGAGCCGCTGCGACTCGTCGAAGAGGTGACTCGTCTCGGCGTGGGGCCGCACGGCCTTGGCTTGCTCCCCCATCGCGCGCCGAGTGCCCGAGCCGCCGGCCCACTCCGGTGCGTACCACCTGTAGGCGCCCTCGGCCTTCCGGGTCTCCTTCATACCCTCCTGCAGCGCCTTGTGCGCGGCGGGGTCACCCCTGACGGCCTGCATGATGTCCTCGGGCAGGCCCTTGGTCTTGGCGTAGCTGGCCCAGTCGTCGAACCCGGCCCGGCGGGCCTCGAGCATCAGCCGCTGCGTGGCCCCCTCCACCGGGCTGAGGTGCTCCCAGCCCCGACGAAGGATCTGTCCCGTGCGGCGCGGGTCGAAGGTCTTGGCGGCGGTGGCGGTGCCGTGCGCCGCGGAGGTGAGCTGGTTGAGGAGGAAGCGAAGCGGGTTGGCCTGCTTCTCCAGCTCGTCCTCGAACGCATCCAGTCGAGCTGGCGTCAGGGCGCGAGAAGCCATGGCCGCATCATCTCCATCTGTTGGGCCAGCTGGCGCCGGCGCAGCTTCATGTACTCCCGCGCCCGCAACACTCTGGCCACGCATCGATCCACCTGGGTCTCCCCCAGATCTACTTGGTCCAGGCCCTTACCGGCAACTGATTCGTACCGCTCCTTGACCGGCCGGTAGTCGTTGATGAAGTAGCGCTCGACCTTCCCGTGCCCCAGCTTCTTCGCCGGCGAGTCCGCCGTGGGCTTGCCATCGAGGTTGTGCTCACCTCGGAAGCGCTTGGCGCAGACGTCACACGTGTCGTCCTCGAGGTCGTCCTCGTCCTCGTTGCCGCAGCTGGTACACCTGTACATCGGCCGCGCGGCCAGCCGCTGTGCGAAGTCCAACGGCGGCGGGAGGAACCACACGCCGTCCGACAGCGCGGCCGCGGCGACGAACCGGGCCACCTCGTCCGAGAACTTCCGGCCGTCCACACTCTCCATCATGTCCACGCCGGCCGCCAGCGCGTCGAAGGAGGGCTGCTGGATGATGTCGAACCTCGGGATGTTGTTGTTCAGCGCCTGGATGGTGGGGACGAAGGCGTCCCAGCTGATCCAGCAGGCGTCCGTGGCGTGCAGCGTCTTCACCGCCATGATCTTGTTGCGGTTCAGCTCGCTGATCTCCAGCTGTCCACCGCCGAGCAGAGCCTGCCCGAAGTACCGCTTGATGCCGTCCCACACAGCCTCCGGCACCCACTCCCACCAGTCCTTCCCGAAGGCGGTGACGATGACGGCGTCGAGGACCAAGGGGTGTGCGTCGTGGTGGCGAAAGAGCGTGGCTGGCCGAATGTCGTCCGGCTGGGTGGTCAAAGCGGTGGCCGGGGACGCATCAGCCATGCGCAATCGTCTGCATGCCGACAGGGCTGTGGCCCGTGTCCGAGGCCAGCCGGGCGAGCGTGACCTTGTTGATGTCGGGCAGCGACTTGAACACGGAGACGGGGTCCTTGGCGAACTGCGTGGCGAAGTCGTCGCCGAAGTGGTCCTTGAGCAGCTGCCGATTGGCAGACAGGAGCCGCAGGTCGGCCTCGGTCACGCGCTCGGCGCCCTCCACCCACACGAAGTCCTCGGCGGTCTTCTCGAAGCAGGTGGAGACGGGGTCCAGCACGTGCTGGTCCCAGAGGTGGTCGAGGCCCGTCTGCTCGTCGAACAGCGTCAGGGCCGTGGCGAGCTTCTCGGGGTTGGCGCGTTCGTCGCCGGCGGACTTCACGAGGACGTCGAGCACCGGGTGCATGCTGGCCGGCACGTACTGGCGCCGCGCCTCGATGTACATACCGGCGTCGGGAGCGAGCGCGGTGCCGGCGTACTTCTCGATGTCGTGCGATGGCACGGGGATCCCCAGGTCGGCGGCGCGGGACGCCAGCTTCGTGGCGAACTCGCGGCGGTCGTTGGGATGGAAGCGCAGCATGTTCTCCCGGAAGAAGCCCATGCCGGCGGCGACCTCCTCGTAGGAGCGCAGCGGGTACTTGCCGAGGGCCACGCAGTCCGCTTCGGCCAGCTTCTCCTGCTCCATCACCGGCGCAGTGGCCAGCACGGAGTCCACGACCTCGGCCGTCTTCACGCCATCGGCGGTGAGGGCCAGCCCGATCTTCACCAGATCCAGCGGGACCTGCATCTGGTGGGCCTCGTGGGCGTCGATCAGGTTGTTCACGACCTGCAGCTGGGCCTCCTTGGACAGGTGGCCCCGCTGGGACAGGAAGTAATGGGCGGACATCCATGTATTGCCGGGGTCGATGGTGGCATACTTGCAGAACAGGTTGCCGTCGACGGACGCGACGAGCGCGAAGTTCTTGGCCGGCAGAGCCTGACGCTCCTCGGGAGACAGGAAGGCTGCCGTCTTGGCCATGTCGGGGAGTTGGTCCTGGGGGACGGTACTGGCGAGCAGCGCCGCCTGGTCGTCATAGACGTCGAGGATCAATCCAGACATGGAGACTCCTGTGAATGAGGCGGTCCAGTGGAATCGTAGGCCCCTGCGCGCACGCGAGTCAAGTGCAACGTCTCCCGGGAAGCCGGCATAAGAAAAGCAGATTGTAATCTGAAACCCTGCTCCGAGGAGGATGCCTATCGTGACCCGAGCAGCCGCGAGAGCGATTCGTTACTCAGACCTTGCGCCGTCACCGACGACGTACCCCCGCAACCGCCCGCCGTGTTTCGGCAAGCAGTACGACCCAGCCGACGCCGAGTGCCGGCACCAGTGCTCCCACAAGAGCGCCTGTGCCCCGATCTTCCGCCAGACCCACGGGGTCCGCGTCCCCGCAACCACCACCAGCTCCGCCGTGGCGGACCGAGAGCAGACCGAGCTCCCGGAGTACACGGAGGTCGCTGCCCCCGACGAGAGCTTCTGGGCGAAGCTCGCCTTCAACTCCGCCCTGCAGGCTGTGGAGTCCGTGGTCCACGAGATGCACTACGCCATCCGCTCCGTCCCGAGGAAGGAGTACTTCTGATGGCCATGCTCAGCGTGGGCCAGACGTTCAAGCGATACCGCGAGCGCGCCAGGTTCAGCAGCTGTGCCGCCGTGGCTGGCCCCATGGGCATCTCGGGTGAGTACATCCGGCAGATCGAGAAGAAGGGGAAGATCCCCAGCGACAAGGTCGTGAACAGCTTCATCGAGGTCTGCCGGATGCCGACCGAGGCTGCCGACGCCCTGCGGAAGGCGGTCGTCGCCGCCCGCCTCAAGCGCACACACGGCCGCAACCTCACCCATTTCAAGGGTGCGGACCAGGTGGCCTCCGGCGTCTGCGACGACCTCCGGGAACTGCTCGACAAGATGGGGCTCATCGAAGAGGATGTGGACGCCATCCTCGAGACCGCTCGTCAGGGGATCGTATCGAGGCTCCGGTGATCCAGTTCCACAGGCTCGACCGAGACAAAGCGTACCGGGAATCCATGCTCTGGGTGCCCAAGTACCTCGTGCCCGTGGAGACCCTGGAGGCCTCGCTGACCTACTGGTTCACCGAGACCGACGACGAGGGCAACTCCTTCGTCGCCAAGCTGGAGTGCTGGGCGGAAGAGGCTCGGCACTTCGTGCTGCCGCGGGAGTTCCCGCAGGAAGAGGTCCCCTGCGAGGTCGTCGACCTCTCTCCACGCACCGAGCGCGTCACGTTCAACGACGACATCGCTCCCCGCGACGACGTACAGGTCGAGGCCATGGCGGCGATGCGCGGAGCCCAGACAGGCATCCTCAACCTCGGCTGCGGCCGGGGCAAGACCGTCGTCGCTCTGGAGCGCATCGCCCGCGGCGGCGGACCCGGGCTCGTCGTGGTCAACAACACCGGCATCCAGGCGCAGTGGCGCAAGGAGGCACGCGCCCGGCTCCGACTCCCGGCGGCCGACATCGGCATGGTCGGCGGGGACAGCCCCAAACGCAACGAGCTGCTCGAGTGGATGAAGCCGCTGGTCCTCGTGACCGTCCAGACCCTGTGGCGTCGCATCGTCGAGGGCCGCGTCCCTGAGACCGTCCGTCGGCGGTTCACGACGGTGGCGTTCGACGAGGCCCACCACATGAGCGCGCCGAAGTTCAACATCGCCAGCGGCTTCTTCACCGGCGACCGCTTCGGCCTGACGGCCACGGCTCAGCGCACCGACGGCAACGAGAGGTTCTACCTCTACCACCTGGGGCAGGTCCTCTACCGGAACATGGAGGTGGACGTACCGCCCATCTGCTACTTCGCCCACACGGGCATCGCGCCGACCGTCGCAGAGCGGAACAGGTTCTTCGTCAACGACATGGTGAACATCGGCCGCGTCCGTGAGTGGCAGGCCAAGAACGCGCGACGCAACACCATGATCGCCAGGCTGGCGAAAGACGCGGTGGGCGGCGGCAACAAGGTGATCGCCCTCACCCACAACAAGAAGGATCACATCCCGCGGCTGAAGAAGAAGCTGCCGGAGTCTGGGGAGGTGACCGGGAACGTCAAGGGCGAGGCGCGACTGGTGAATCTGCACGGGAACGACGTGGTCGTCGGGACGGTGCAGGCTGCACAGGAGGCGCTGGACAAGCCGGAGCTGAACGTCGGCATCTGGTGCACCACCTTCCCCAACGAGAACGAGTTTCAGCAGGGGACCGGCCGTCTGGCTCGCCAGTACCCCGGGAAGGACGTGGCCAAGGCCATCTTCCTGGTGGACGACGTCCCCATCTGCCACGACCACGCCCGCAAGCTGGAGCGATACGCCCGCAAGCGGGGATACCGAACCGAACACTTCAAGCTGGAGGACATCGCATGAACAAACCCGTCAAGATCCACACCGCCGGCCCCAATGAGAAGCAGGCCGAGTTCCGCAGGGAGCTGGAGGAGCTCTACGAGAAGGCCGAGGGCGACCACCTCATCCTCATGTACGCCCACCCGACCGCCGCCTACATGGGCCGCCGTACGAACTCCGTGACCGACACGGTCGTCAAGCTCGAGAACGTCTGCTCCGTGCTCACGGCTCGCGTCCCGCAGGGCGGCGCCCTCGTCGGGACGGGCAAGCCGCAGATGGGCCGGGCGCTGGTGATCGAGCCCCCCGCCGGCGGCGAGCTGGGCATGGTCGAGAAGATGACGTTCCCCACGAGCATGCCCATCGCCGAGCTCCAGAACCTGTCTCCTCGGGACCAGCACCGGCTGCTGGAGAGCTACCTCGACCTCATCGTGGGGTCCGAGCGGAACCGCGAGACCGCCCTCGGCCCCGACCCCGAGGAGGACGACGGTGAGCCGAGTCCTGTCGAAGCGTGAGCTGCTGACCCGCGACAAGTGGGCCCGCGCCCAGATGGACGCGCTGGAGGAGGAGTACGCGGAGTGCGCGCGCTGCCCCACCATGGTCGACACCGGATGGTGGACGCGCGGCCACATCGTCTTCGGCGAGGGTGCGGCCAACGCGGACATCTCGGTCTTCGGCATCGCCCCCGGCGAGCAGGAGGACGAGACCGGGCTCCCCTTCATCGGCCCCACCGGCCAGTTGCTCGACGACCTGCTCCTGCGGGCCTGTCCCTACAAGGAGCTGGACCCCTACCGTGTCGAGCGCAACCTGAACAGAGGGGAGTGGCGCGAGGTGCGCCAGATCCTCGTGGAGAAGGAGCGGCTCTTCTACTCCAACGTCACCCTCTGTCGTCCGGTCAAGCAAGAATACAACGACCGGAAGGACGTGATGGAGCTGCGCAACCGTGACCCGTCCAAGGTGGAGTACGACAACTGCGCCGAGCGGCTGCGCGAGACCTTGTACATCAACGACCCCTTCCTCGTGATCGCCCTCGGAGGTGTCGCGCTCACCGCGCTGATGGCACTGGACGAACGCGTGGCCCGCTCCAAGAAGTTCAGCGTCCTCGACCTGCTGGGCGAGGTCCTCGAGCTCCAGATCCCAGGGGTCATCCGGCCCGTCCGCTACCCGCTCCTGGTGCTTCCGCACCCAGCCTTCCTGCTGCGCAAGTGGGATCCCAGAGAGCGCCGAGGCTTCGTCCAACGCACCCAGCAGGGCCTCAAGCGAGGTCTTCGCATCGTCGACACCGCAAGACACGAAACGATGGGGACGGCTGTCCCCGAACGCACAGAGAAGAAACGGAGGTGAATATGAGCGAGGTCGGAGCTCAGCTCATGGAGGCGGCGCACCGCGCCATCGAGAAGTTCGAGGAGGCGGACCGCCTGTACACGGATACCCTGGCGGAGCTGGAGGAGGAGGACCCCGAGGGGTTCCAGGAGCTCTACCGCTGCCTCGAGGAGCGCAACACCGCGGTCACGGTCGCCCGCGCGGCCGTCCGCAAGGCCAAGACCAAGGTCGGCAAGTTCCGCGTCGTCGTCAACCGCGGCGTCGAGTTCGACGTTGACGCCTTCATCGAGATGGCCAAGAAGCTGGGCATCTACGAGGAGCTGGTCGACGCCGGCGCCGTCAAGACCACCATCAACCAGACCACGCTCAAGAAGAACGTCACGGAGGACCAGCTGCAGCGCCTCAAGGAGGGCTGCGGCAAGGTCATCGAGAAGAGCGTCTCCGTGTACGGACCCAAGGAGCTGGGGACGCTGAAGTGACGGGCAGCCACATCGTCCGGCGCCGGCTGGAGTTCTCGATGGAGCGCTACGCAGTGCTCCACTCAGACGCCGCGCCGGTGCGGGACGTGTGGGAGGGCCCCGAACTTCCGTTCCCGGAGGAGATCCTGGACATGATCGACAACCTCGTGACGACCGAGAACCCCGGGCGGATGACGCTCGGGTCCAACCTGGACTTCAAGGAGTTCGGCTCCGGCTTCGGCGCCCACGTCTCCCTGTCCTTCGACATCGACCAGACCACCGAGGCCGCCGAGACGGCGCGCGAGCGGGTCGGCGAGTTCCTCGTCGGGCTCGTCGCCGAGCAGACCGTGGAGGCCCAGCACATGTGGGAGGACCTGAAGTCCGGAGCCCAGGCAACGCTGAAGGCCAGCACGTAGCGGTGACTGCACCGCGGAGGCGCCATGGCGCACCCTGAGATCATCCTGCTCACGCAGATCATCGAGGACGGCAACTACCAAATCCTCAAGGACAACGACGTCGACGTCACCTACTTCACTACGCAGGAGGGGCGCGCCGTCTACCGACTGCTGACCAAGCGGTTCCACAACCGCACGACCTACGGCACCGTCCCCTCCATGGACCTCGTCCGACACACGGTCCAGGGGTTCCGGCCGGTCTCGACCGGCGACGACGTCGACATGCTGGTCGAGGACCTGCTGGCGTCGAAGCTGCGCAACGATCTGCTGGGGTTGAGCGAGGAGATCACGGACCTGGTCGACCGGGACCAGTCCGAGAAGGCGGTTCGCGCCGTCATCGACGCGTCGACACAACTGGGGAAATCCAGGGGCGCCTCCCGCGACATCAACCTCGCCAGCGCCATCGAACTGGTCGAGGAGCGCTACGACCTCGTCTCCGATGGACAGGGGATGCTGGGCATCCCGTTCCCCTGGCAGCCACTGAACGAGGCGACGCTGGGCATGCAGCCCGGCCAGCTGTTCATCATCTACGGCCGGCCCGGCATGATGAAGACGTGGACCGCCATCCTCGTCGCGTGCCACGCCTACCTCAGCGCCAACGCACGAGTGCTCTTCTACACCCGGGAGATGACCGAGGTGGAGATCCTCATGCGGATGGCCGCCGTCATCGCACGCGTGGACTACAGCCGGTTCCGCAAGGGCCGGTTGCAGCCCGCCGTCCGCGACGAGGTGTTCGAGATCCTCTACGGCCTCCGAGAGGAAGAGGAGATCATCGCCGAGCGCGACGGCGCCCGCCGCAAGGCCATCGAGATCACGACCGCCGCCGACCTCAAGGACGGCCACACCGTCCGCGGCCTGCGCGAGAAGGCGTTGGAGTACGACGCCGACATCGTGGTCGCCGACGGCATCTACCGGATGGGCGACGCCCGAACCGGCAAGCACTCCATGGAGTGGACCAACCTGACCCACGTCAGCCAGGACCTCAAGGAGGGCGCCAAGCGCCTGCGCATCCCCATCGTGGGGGTCACCCAGGCCAACCGCGGCAACGACCTCGCCTTCTCCGACTCGTTCCTGCAGGAGGCCGACCTCGCGCTGCGATGCGTCCTCAAGGAGAACGAGCTCGTCTACATCAACCGCAAGCTGCGTGAGGACCAGCTGCCTGCGTTCTCCATCAACGCCTTCCCGGCCACCAACTTCACCCTGAAGGGCCAGCTGAGCGTGGATGACGCGATGGCCCTCCGAACCGCCGACGACCAGGCGGCCCACCGCCACGCGCCCAAGGACGGCAAGGACGGCGGCCGCAAGCCCGCAGGGCGCCGGCTCCCGGGAGCGATCCGTCGATGACCGTGCGCGGGATGGAGGACACTGTCCACGACGCCCTGCAGCGGTACGTGGGTGGACGCATCAAGCCGTCCGGGAACAACCTCCTGGTCAACTGCCCCTTCCATCCCTGGTCTCCGGGCCAGCACAAGTTCACCCTGTCCGTCAGCGTGGTCCACGGCCAGTGGGTCTGCTTCTCCTGCGGCGAGAGCGGGGGCTTCCCGCGCCTGCTGAAGAAGCTCGAGGTCCCGGCCAGTGTCCGCGACGACATCCTCGACCCCGTCAAGTACCTCATGCAGCGGCCCACCAAGCCGTCGCTGCCGACCCACCGCGACCCGTTCGCGGCGGAGCACTCGCTCCCGGAGGCCGTGCTCGGCGTCTACGAGTTCTGCCCCGTCTCGCTGGTCGACGAGGGGTTCGACGAGGTGCTGCTGCAGGACTTCGACGTCGGGTACGACTTCTCCCAGGACCGCGTCACGTGGCCTGTGCGGGACCTGTACGGCACGCTCACCGGCATCATGGGCCGCGGCGTGGACGGCACCTACCCGAAGTACAAGGGCTACAAGCGGGAGGACTACGACGACGAGACGCAGAGCCTCATCCGAGGCTACGAGTTCCGGCGGTCGCTGTTCCTGTGGAACATGGACCGCGTGCACGCCAGCCTGTACCCGCGGCGCCACCCGGGCGTCGTCGTCCTCTGCGAGGGGTTCAAGGCTGCGCTGTGGTGCATCCAGCATGGCTTCCAGCACGCTGTCGCCATCATGGGTGCGCGCATCAGCTTCACCCAGGCCGAGATGCTCCGGCGCCTCGGTGCCGACATCATCATCTTCCTCGACGAGGACGACGCGGGGGTCAAGGGATCCATCGCCGCGTACGACATGCTCCGGCGGTCCTGCAGGGTGGAGTTCGCCATGTACCCCGAGGAGGCCCACCAGCCGGACGACCTGGATCCCGACGAACTGCACGACGTACTGAACAACCCGGTCACCCTGAAAGCGTGGCTGGACATCGCCTTCCACAACGAGATGTGGGAGGAGTGGAGGAACCGACGATATGAGTTTTCGCAGAAGCGCAGGCGGCGAGCGTAGCCGCCGAGGCCGTGGCAGCCGCGGAACCTGGCGGAACCGCTGGCGGCCGCCGCAGGCCGAGGTCGGGACGCCCGCCGTCCTGATCCCCGGCGAGTACCCCGACCCCCGACCGGACAAGCAGGAGCACGGGCGCGCGCCCGTCCGCCAGTACTTCCTCCGCTCGGAGCACCGCAAGGTGCTGCAGAAGGGGAAGTCGATCATGACCGGCACCTGCTCCGCCGGCTGGGACCCCAACGACGCGTGCGACTGCGTGTGGTGCTACGAGAAGGAGAACGGGGACAGCACCATCGACAACGGCAAGGACCCGCGCCTCGTCTTCTCGATGAACCTCGTCCACCTCGTCTGGTTCCACCTGGTGCCGGACGTCGACCGCAAGACCAAGCGCCCCCGCATCAACGAGAAGACCGGCAAGCCCTACATGGTCAAGACCGAGTGCCAGGGCCGCGGCTGCCCCCACTGCAAGAACGACGAGGAGCTGACGTTCGGCGCCAAGAAGTACATGGACGTCGGCCTGGGCCACCTGGGCAACCTCCGCGACTTCGACGCCACCGTCGGCCGCCTGTGCCTCCGCTGCCGCGAGGGCACCATCAGCACGGCCTCTTTCGAGTGCCCCGAGTGCGGCGAGGTCATCGTCGACTGCCTGTCGCACCAGTACACCGACCGCGAGCTGGACCAGTTCGCCACCGAGCAGCTGACCTGCCCCAACCCGCAGTGCCGGACCACCGGCATGGCGGTCGAGACCATCGAGTGCTCGCACTGCAAGGACCCGCTCCGGACCACCCTGTTCGACGTGGTCTTCTGGATGTGCCGCAAGGGCGAGGGCACCGACTCCAAGATCTCGCTGGCCCACGACGACCCCCGGCACCCCGGCTGGTGCTTCCTCGACGAGTTCGACATCCCCTGTGACCCGCCGGCCCCGCTCATCACCGGGTGGGAGGACGACGAGACCGGCCTCGGCCTCAAGCCCGTCTGGGACGAGGACGTCCGCAAGCTGACCCGCCCGTTCGACTTCGCCGAGATGATGGACGTGGGCAAGCCCCTGTCCCTCGACGGCCAGGCCAAGCGCCTGCAGGTCCAGAACCCCTTCGCCCAGACCCGGGGCGCCCGGAGCTACGGCGACGGCCCCGGCTTCAACAGGTAGCCACTACGGGCCCGCCCCCGCACGCGCGGGGGCGGGCGTGGAGCCTCAATGCGGTTGAACGTCACGCTCCCCGAACCCGAGTGGGTGGGCACCGAAGAAGAGGCCCGTCGTGTCCTCGCCTACGCCATGAAGCAGAAGCACATGGCCGTGGACACGGAGACCACAGGCCTCAACATCGTCCGGGACTACATCGTCTACTGGTCGATGAGCGAGGGCACGCACCGCTGGTGCATCCCGGCCGAGCTCCTGGACGTGTTCCGCCCGTTCTTCGAGGCCGAGCACATCACCAAGATCTTCACCAACGCCAAGTACGACGTCCACATGCTGGCCAACGCCGGCATCGAGTGCCGTGGGCCCTGGTGGTGCACCCTGGTGATGGACTGGCTGATCGACGTGAACCGACGACACGGGCTGAAGGAGTGCGTGCAGCGGGAGGGCATCCTCCCGCGCGGCGCCATGCCCAGCTTCGCCGAGGTCTTCCTCACCGACCCGGAGACGGGCAAGCGCATCAAACGCAAGAAGACAGACTCCCTCGAGGACATCCACCGACGGATGATGAAGGACGACCCCGAGAAGGCCATCGACTACGCCTCGCAGGACGCCTGGGCCACCTGGGTCCTGGCCTGGATCCTCCAGAAGGACCTCGAGGAGATGGAGTTCGGTGACGACTGGTCCGGGTGGGACTACTACCTGGACATGGAGCTGCCCTACACGCCGGTCCTGTGGAGGATGGAGCGCGAGGGCATCACCGTCGACGTCGGCCACCTCCTGTCGTTCGGCGACGAGCTGATCGGCCAGCTGGACAAGCTGGAGCGGTCGTTCGCCAAAGAGGCGGGGCACGTCGTCAACCTCCGCAGCCACAAGCAGCTGCGCGAGCTGTTCTACTTCTTCGACGAGGACACGGAGACCTGGGAGGACCCCTGGGGCAAGCCGTGCAAGTACTGGACCGACGGCGGGGCAAAGGGCCTCCGCATGCCCTCCACCGCGAAGCTCGTGCTGGAGAAGTGGGCGGACAAGGGCCTACCGCTGGCCCAGAACCTGATCGACCACCGCAGCCTGGCCAAGCTCCACGACACCTACATCCAGGGTGTCCCGGCCAGGCTCGACGGCCACATGCGGGTCCACACGACCTTCAACCAGCACATCACCGCGACTGGACGGCTGTCCAGCGAGGACCCCAACCTGCAGAACATCCCGGTGCGCACGGCCAACGGCCGCCGCATCCGCGAAGCGTTCGTCGCCGCCGAGGGCAAGCGCCTGCTGGTCTACGACTACAGCCAGCTGGAGATGCGCATCCTCGCCCACTACTCCGGCGACCGGGGGATGATCGACGCCATCAACGGCGGACTCGACATCCACAACGACTCGACCGCCCGCATCTACGGCATCCCCTACGACGTGGTGGCCGCGGCCAAGAAGGCCGAGGACCCGACATCAGAGCAGGTGGAGATCGTCGAGAAGCGAGGCCTGGCCAAGAACGCCGGCTTCCTCATCGTCTACGGCGGCGGCGCCGGGCGCCTGGCGGTCACCGCAGGCGTCCCGTTCAAGGTGGCCAAGGGCGTCATCGCCGGCTTCCTGGACGCGCGGCCCGGCATCGCCGACTACGCGCAGGGCATGAAGGACTTCGCGCACGACCACCACCACGTCCGGACCATCACCGGCCGCTACCGGCACCTGCCCTACATCGACAGCCGCGAGGACCACGGTGCCAGCGAGCGCGCCGCGGTCAACACACCGATCCAGGGCAGCGCCGGGGACATCGTGAAGAAGGCGATGCTCAAGATGTTCGCCATCGAGGACCCGCGCTATCGTGAGACTGCGGAGCGGCTGGAGGAGCTGGGCTGCAAGCTGCTGCTGCAGGTCCACGACGAGCTGGTCATGGAGATCCCGGACGACGACGAGATCGAGGCCGAGGTCGAGGCCATCGCCCACGAGCAGATGGAGAAGCCGTTCGCCGAGGACCTGGTCGTCCCGCTGCCCATCGACGGTGGCGGTGGATACAACTGGCTGGAGGCCAAATGAGAGTCACGTGCAGCGAGTGCGGCACCGAGTTCACGGCGAAGCTCGCCCCCTGTCCGGACGGCAGGGAGAACTGCGCTGTCGCCCACTACAACAAGGAGAGTTGGGACTGCCCCAACTGCGACCACAACATGGGCCGGGAGGTGGCCACGGCCATCAAGGAGGGCCGGGTCACCGAGGAGCCCGGCATCGGCATCGGCAACATCGCCGCGGTGCGGAAGCTCGAGATCTACCGGGGAGACAACCGTGCACCGGACGGCATGACCTTCCCGAAGGTCGAGGACTACGAGCCGTGACAGGCCATCCCAAGCTACGGCCTGGGTTCCTGCGGTTGATGGAGCGCTTCCTCATGCACCCGCGCGACCCGTCGAAGCCATCCCCAGCCGACATCATCCACGCGAACCCCGAGGAGCTGGCGCGGGAGCTGATCCGCCTCCAGCACACCGACGCGATGTACGCGACACTGTGTCGTTTGCAGCGTGACCACCCGCAGATCACGGACCAGCACATCCTGTGTGCCGCGCTGCTCTCGCGGGAGGAGATCCTCGAGCTGCTGCACGCTGAGGTCCGCGACCGGCCACCCGAGCCCATCGTGGTGGGGGACGTCCCCTTCTTCCCGATCAGCTCCGAGCGCGTCCCGAAAACGGAGGAGGCACTGCTGGAGGGCATGGCCGACCTCAAGCCGGCGCTCAACAAGATCATCGCCACCGCCAGCGGCTCGAGGCCAATCCCCGATGGCGAGGTCACCTGGGAGCGTCTCGGCGAAGGACTCCGCGACTGGTTCAGTAGGCACGCCACGCCCGTGGAGCGAGACGATGACGAAGAGTGAGCTGCTGGACCTCGTGCACCGCCGCGTTCGCCGGCGCGTGCGCCTCAACCCCCTGCTGACTCGCGCCGTCGTCGAGGCGTTCCTGGACGTCGTCGCCGAGACCATCAACTCCGGCGAGCCCGTGAAGCTCCGTGGCTTCGGCCGGTTCGACATCATCCTCGCGCCGAAGAAGGCGGTCTACGACTTCAAGAAGAAGGAGATGACCAGCATCCCGCCGAGGCACAAGGTCGTGTTCAAGCCCTCGTCGACGAGGTTCACCCTTGACTGACCTGACCATCGAAGAGGCGGAGCTGGTGATGGTCGACTACGTCCTCAGCTGCTACACCGGCGCCTACGTCCCCAGGGCGGTGATGAACGCGCTGGCCCACGGCAACGTCACGCCGGCCGAGGCCCTGAAGAAGGCCGCCGGCGTCGGCGGGTACGCGGGCGACGGCATCTCCTTGGACTACAGCGCCAAGGGCATCTCGATGACCAGCCCCATCAATCACTTCCTCACCTGGGCGCGAGCTGCGAAGATCGCCACACGGGGGCTCGACGTCTTCCGCCGGGTCTTCGAGGAGGATCGCGTCTGGGTCTTCGGCCTGGGCGAGAAGGCAACCCACCGCGCCCGCTCCGCGCGCGGACGCGACGACATCACCAACATGGCCAGCCGGATACCGAGCTGGGAAGGAGGACACCGTGAAGCCCGACCCCCGAGACGACGAGGGAATGGACAAGTACAGCGTCGTCGTTGACGACGAGATGGAGAAGCAAGCCCGGGAGGGCGGCGGCTGCCCCGTGTGCGGCGGCACCGTCGACTACTCCGGCAACGTGCCCGTGTGCCCCAAGTGCGGCACCGCTCCCTTCGAGAAGCGCCCGGAGGGGAAGTGAACGACTTCACCTCGCCCCGACACGAGCGCCTCGCCCCCCACCTCGACGACGTCGTGAAGAAGGTCGGCGGGCGCGCACGACTGAAGCGCGCCAGCGAAATGGTCATGCCCTACTACATGCTCCGCCGACCGTGCGGGATCATCGGCCTGGACATCGCCACGGGCGGTGGCCTCCCGGCCGGCGGGCTGGCCGAGATCATCGGCCCCGACGGGGTCTGCAAGACCTACCTCCTCAACCGCTACCTGCGGCGGCAGCAGGAGATCTTCGGCCGCAACTGTTTCCTCGCCATGGACATGACGGAGATGCAGTACGACAAGACCTTCGCCAAGATGCACGACCTCCGCGTCTCGCTCAGCGAGATCGAGATCAAGCGCGAGCAGGAGCTGCAGGGCCGCGACTTCACCGATGAGGAGCTGGCCTACGCCCGCGACCAGATCGGTGAGTTCTTCGTCGGCATCGGCGACTCCGCCGAGGACCTGTACGACATGATCCTCGTCCAGGTCGCCAGCATGATCTACAACATCGTCGGCATCGACTCTTGGGGCTCCCTCCTGACCAAGGAGGAGGACAAGAAGGGGATGCACGACAAGACCCGAGGCGGGTCCGCGAAGGTCAACACCGAGTTCCTGCGGCGCTTCCACGCTGCGATGCTGACCGAGGACGACTCGGGCATGCCCAACCTCACCACGGTCGTCGGCATCAACCAGTGGCGCGACCGCATGGGTGGGATGGGTGGCCTCAGCATCCAGGGCGGCTACGCCCTGAAGCACGGCAAGTTCGTCTCCATCAGGCTCACGGCCCACTCGGGGATCTTCAAGAACGCCAAGGGCGAGGTCTCCATCGGCGCGAGCAAGGACGACAGTGGCAAGAAGTCCACGAAGACCCAGATCGGCAAGGTCATCCGCTGGAAGATCCTCAAGGGCAAGGCCGGGTGCCACGACGGTCCCGAAGGCGAGTTCCACTACTACTACGCCACCGGCGTGGACACGGACCGCGACCTCATCGTCACCGCGCAGAAGTGCGGCGTCGTCAAGACCGCGGGGTCCTGGCTGTCCTTCGGCAAGCTCAAGGCCCAGGGCATCGCCAACTGGAACAAGCGGTTCGACGCGGAGCCCGACCTCCGACTGGAGATGGAGCGCGCTGTCCTGGAGGCGTACGGTGTCACGCCGAACTACTACCTCGAGTACTGACCTGTTCCAGGACTGCATGCACTGCGGGGCCAACGCGTGGCAGAGCCACCGCTTCAAGCTCCGCTGCTCCGTCTGCGGCACCATCGTCAACCGGCGCTCCGTGGAGATCCAGAAGCACGCGCAGAGGGGCTCCTCGGACGCCGGCTACAACGCGCGCGTCCGGCGCAAGGAGAGCGACACCGACGAAGCCGAGCTCGCCCGGCAGACGGGTGGCCGAGTCCAGCGCGGCTCGGGCTGCGGCCCCATCCACAAGCTCGACGTGGCCACCCGCGAGGAGCTGCGTGAGCACAAAGAGACGCGCTCCAGCGACTTCCGGTTCGTCAAGCTCAACGACTGGTACAAGACCCGAAACCACGCCCTGTCGCAGGGGCTGCGGCCCATCCTGGACCTGCGGTTCAAGCGGCGGGGCGCTACACCCGATGTCCAGCTCGTCGTGCTGGATCTCCGTGACTATGAAGCACTGAAGGAGGCTGCACGTGACCGATCAGCTGAAGACCATCGCTGACCTCGACGCCATGGGGATGGAACAAGCGGAGGCGATTGCCCTCGCCAACTCCCCGAAGACCGAACTACTCGCCTGGATCAAGACCCTCAACGACCCCGAGGTGGATCTCCACCACCAGTCCGTCCAGATCACGCGCGCCAAGCGCGCGGCCGCCCGCGAGCCCAAGCTCCGGGAGACCTTCCGCATCGAGCCGTCGTCCATCAAGGACTGCAGCCGCAAGCTGTGGTACCAGCTGATGGGCGCCGAGAAGAAGTCGAAGTTCGACGCCCGCATCCTGCAGATCTTCGGCACCGGACACGCCATCCACGAGCAGTACCAGTGCTACTGCGAGGCCATGTGGGGCTGGTCCCCGGACGGGTGGGAGCCCGGCTTCCACGACGAGATGGGCGTCATGATCGAGGACCTGTGGATCTCTGGGTCCACGGACGGTATCCGCTCGACGCCACTGATCCGCTACCAGTTCGACATCAAGACGATCAACCACGACAGGTTCACCAAGCTGAATGGCAGGCCGGAAGACGGCCACGCGCAGCAGCTGCTGTGCTACATGAAGGCGTTCGACATCCCCTTCGGGTACATCCTGTACATCAACAAGGACAAGAGCCTGATGGAGGAGGTACTCGTCATGTTCAGCCACGTCCTGTGGGAGTCCATCGAGCGGAAGTGCCAGGCCGTCATCGAGTCCGGGCCGGACGGCGCCGACCGCGATGTCAAGAAGTGGGCCTGCCGGCGATGCGACTACAGCCACGTCTGCACGCAGAAGGGTGGCCGCTGATGGGACGTGGACGACTCGCGCCACGCGCGGCGCTGGACGACGCACTCGACAAGTTCGACATCGAGGCCGAGGCCACCAAGAACCTGGGCAAGCTGAAGATCTCGGTGCCACCCAAGCCGGAGTGGACCGGCAAGCTCTACGACGGCATCCTGCCGCCCAACTACGCGCGGCTGTCCGACGACGAGCTCGCTGACCTGCTCGGCGAGATCACGCAGCACCAGAACTTCCTGCGCGGGCAGGGCGCGGTGTTCAGCGCCTGTGCCAAGGCGATCAAGAAGCGGCTGCGGCTCCTGCAGGCGTACCTCCGCAAGCAGTACCGCAAGCACATCGACGACCGCGACCCCAAGTGGGCGCTCGACGACCTCCTGGAGATGGACGAGCGCCACCAGGACCACGTCTCGATGCTCGGGTTCTACGAGTACTCTGCCGAGATCGCCGAGGCCTGCTACAAGGCGGCCGAGAGCGACTTCGCCACGGTCAGCCGCGTCATCACCCTCCGGGGCCAGTCGCGGGACAGCTCGTCGCGCGCACGGTCGGCTCGCTATGGAGGCGGAGGTCGCGGAGCACTGAAGTGACCTTCCCCGAGATCGAGCCTCACGTCCTCGCCTACCACTACCTCCAGCCGCCGCCCAGTACCAACAAGGCGTACTACAACGCGCCGGGCGGCGGCAGGAGGAAGACCAAGCTCGCCGAGCGGTGGCAGGCGCGGTTCTCTGGGTCCATGGCCCAGGCGCGGCTGTTCTCGGTGAAGAAGCTGCAGGACATGGCCGCGGTCGGCGCCATCATCCACCTGCAGATCACCTTGTTCCTGCTGGCCGAGGAGGTGCTGAACATCAACTGGGCTGTCCGGTACGTCCGCGGCAAGAAGAAGGGGCAACGAAAGGCGCAATCCCGCTACAAGAAGATGGATGTATCTAACAGAGTCAAGCTCGTAGAAGATGCCGTGGCCGACCTCATCGGCATCGACGACCGAGCCAACTTCAGCGTCTCCAGCCTCAAGTTCATCGTCGGGGACAAGGCCGACCGCGGGGTGCGCGTCCGCATCACCATGGATGACCCGCGCGCGTTCGGCGTCCCCGAGGAGTTCGTGGGGCCGGAATGAAGGACGGCAAGACCATCACCTGCTACGGGCACGCCCCGAAGCAGCGGTCGGAACCCTACCAGACCAGCCGGCTGAAGTGCCTGACGCAGCCATACGACTTCTGCGAGGAATGTGGGCGCGGCTCGTTCGAGCTCATCGTCCCCGACCTGCGGAAGATGATCCGCTGCCCCGTCGGGCGGCTCGCCGAGTTGGCGAAGTCCAACGGCTTCTTGCCGCACCTGAAGGAGGAGAACCCGGTCCTCGCTACCGACGTGCGCAACGCGCTGGAGTCGGGGTTGGCGGGGGCCACCTTCGAGTACCAAGCATGTATCCTGTCCGGACCGTTCTACACCTGCACCAGCTGCCGAGGAGAAGAGGACTATGACCCAAGACGTGGACGGAATCCTCAAGGCGCTCAACGTCAGTGAGCTGGTCGAGCTCGCCCGCTCCCAAGGACTGGGCATCCTCGACCCCAGCATCGACCGCGTGCGCCTCGAGCGCATCGTCTCCGGCATCGAAGACCCCACACGCAATGACCTCTGCCCCACGGTCCCGTACCGCGAGGCACTCCACGCCTTCATCCGCCGCCACTGGGCCACGCTCAAGACCCAACTGCCTCACTGCCAGGGGGAGTGCCTGACGTTCGGCTGCCCGATGGGGATGGCGCTTGACCACTGGCTCGAGAACAGAGAGCATGTCGTCTGACTTCGAGATGGAACGCGCTACCTGCATGGACTGCGGGAGGCTCGGCCGGTGCCGAACGGCACGCAGGATCCTGAAGACGACAGGCCCCGACGCCCTACTCACGTACGATTGCGAAACTTGGGAGGTGTGCCCTCCCGTTGTTGCTGCTGCGAGGCAGCGCGCCCTGGAGACCGCAGGCACACTGGCGGTCAGAGTACTGACAGAACATCATGCAACTCTGGACCTGAAGGAGGGTTCCTACATGGCAAGCATCGAGGCCCGCCGGGCCGAACTCGAAGACCTCAGCCGGATGGCACTCCGCAAGATCGCCATCAAGCTCGGGATGGACCACAACGACTCGCTGAACTACAAGCACGAGGACCTGCTGGAGTGGGTGCTCGAGCAGGAGTTCGGCGGCGAGGCGACCGAGGAGCCGGACAAGAAGCCGGCCCGCAAGGCGGCCGCGCGCAAGCCCGCCGGCAAGAAGCCCGCCGGCAAGAAGGCCCCCGCCAAGAAGCCGGCCGGCAAGAAGGGCGGCAAGGCCGGCACCGCCGCTCCACCACCGTCCGACGCCGCCACCAAGGAGGACCTCGGCAACCTGGCCGCCGTCGTCGACTCCCACTCCGACGTGCTGAACGAGCACTCCGAGACCCACGCCACCATCGTCGCCAACCAGGAGACCATCATCGAGGGCCAGCGCGTCCTCGCCGGCGCCGCCCACCTGGTGTGCCAGATGTACATGGAGCCCGAGGACGCCGCCGCCGTCGCGGAGCGGCTCGGGGGTCTGCTCGAGGACCCTTCCTAGACCCCTCGGACTACGTGCGTGTCGACAGCAACGAGCTCCGGGCGATGATGGAGAACCCGGATGAGCTGTCGCGCTTCGCCGAGAAGGTCGGACTCGTTGTGCATGCGGGCGAGCAGCCCACGGCCACCCTGACGCGCCTGATGCGTCTCGCGGTCCGGGCCATTGACAGGCCGGACCTCAGCCTCTGACGACACCGGCGGGGCCCCCGGACGGGGGCTCCGCCATCGTCAGCCGCCCCGCTTTTTAGATCGCTTCGTTCGCGCCTTGACGATGCCGGCGAGCCGACCCACGTGGGACGACGTGATCTTGCGGTTGCGACGCACCTTGAGCATCCTCCTGGCGCCCACGGGCCCAGCTCGCATGGGGGTCACGGCGGGAGGGGGCCCCTCGGCCATCCTCGGGGGCGCGTCGGTCCGCGGCGGTCGGGGCTTGCCCGGCGGCTTGGCGCGCTCGGTGGGGCGCCTCTCGGCAGCGCAGTACCGCTGGGTCTGCAGGAACACATCGTCTCGAAGCTCGTCCATCTCAGCCTCCCCGGTACCGGGTCATCAGGTCTCGCTGCCCCTGGACCCAGGAGCCGTACAGCCGGTCGAGGTCCTTGCCGTGCTGCTGGAGGTAGGCCGCCTCCTCCGGTGAGCCCTGCTGCGTGGCGACCAGCCCCTGCTGCAGGGGATTGTACTGGTTCTCCTTGATGTCCCAGACGGGCTTGATGTCCGCGGCGAACTGCGCAGGTTGGACATCGGTCTTGTGCGGCCGCAGGTTGCGGACGTAGACCTTGGCGTGCTCCGGTGGGATGCCGGCAGTCGCCGCCACCGCCTGCACGTACTCCCTGGGTGGGCCGAACAGGCCCAAGAAGGCCTCCTTCACCGAGGACTGCTTCTTCTTGCCGGCGATGCGCCGCACCGCCTGCAGCAGCGTCTCGCCGGGCTTCTTCTTCACGGCCGTGCTCAGATTGCCTGCACCGGCGGCACCGCCCAGGAGGGCGTGTCGCTTGGCCTGCTCCTTCGTGATCTCCGCTACGGTCTTCTTCCCCGCCGTCTTGCCCTCCTCCGGTTGCTCGTACAGCTCGCGGAAGTAGCTGAGGTCCACGGGCTTGCCAGTCAGCCGGGCCTGGACTCCACCCATCTCGCCGACCATCGACCCCGAGGGGTTGAGCATCCGCAGCTGCGCCTCCTCGTCCGGTGTGAGCGTGCCGCCCTGCAGCTGCCTGGCGACCAGTCCGCGGGCCTTGTTGTACCCGGGGACTGTGGTGCCCATGAGAGCGCCGAGGCCCAGACCCGCGATGCCGGGCGCACGGAGGGCCCAACGGCCGACCGGCCCCTTCGGGAGGAAGGATGCTGCCGTCAGCGCCGCCCCTCCCGCCGCGGGGACAGCCGCTGCCGTCATCCCGGCGCGGTTCATCCGCTGCACGTACTCGTCCAGCAGGGGGTCTGCGTCGGGCAGAGCCGGCTGCCCCTCCTGCGCTGCGGTCTTCACCTCGGCGTCGGAGGCCATCCGCCCCAGATGCTCGACGAACGATGCGTAGACAGCCGGCTCCATGGCCTACTCCTTGCTGGCGGCGATGTCGCGTCCGATCTTCTGCAGCTCCGTGATGAGGATGGCGCCCGGACCTCCGAGGGCAAGGATGAGGGCGTTGTACCACTCCACCCCCGCCGCGAAGTCCGATAGGAGGTAGACGGCGAAGCCCACCACCACGCAGATGATCCGGAGCACGAACCCCTTCTCGAACAGCTTGCGGAACCAGGTCCTCGCCGCCCACAGCAGCAGCTTCAGGATGGCCGCGATGAGCCCAGAGATGGCGAGGAACATGGCGGTCTTGTCCCCCTTGGCCGCCTTGACCGCGGCGACACCGTCGATGACGCCTGTGAGCGCCTCGGCGGCGTCTGCCGGGTCGGCCTCGGCGTCCGGGTCCATGAGCTCGTAGTCGGCCTCCTCGGCCGCGGGTGCGGCACTGTCGTCGTCCTGGGCGCGCACCTCGGCGCACCAAGCGATGCTCGCAACGAGCGCGAGCGTGATGAGAACGAAGTCTCGCATGACGTCTCCCTTCCTAGCCCGGCCGCAGCCGGTCCCACTCGTAGGTCATCCGCAGGCCGCGGAACTTCATCGCCGCGGACCGACGGAGGATCCTGAGGTAGGTCTCCTTGTCCTCGTCCGCCTGCGAGATCTTCGTCCACGACGCCATCGCCGTCGGCGGGATCTCCGGCTTCCTCCGGTCCAGGCTCATCCAGTATGGGCTGTACATCCCCGACCCGAGCCACGGGCCATCGACCGCCGGGTCTGGCGCGTCGCCGTTCTTGCCGAGCACGTCCCCGTGCGGGGTGTCGACGTCGCCGCGGCCCCAGGCGTCGATGATGGCGTAGTAGGCGAACTGCCGTGTGTCGGCCACCCACACCTCCGGCTTGCTGTGCCGGAACGGCACCACCTCGGGGTCCGGGTCATCGCCACCCTGCCCGGTCAAGAAGAAGTACCGGCGGCGAGCGAACATCTCCGCGCCGATGGGGAGGTTCCACAGCGCCCCGCCGTAGTGGCCGACGAAGTTGGTGCGGATGGCGCTGTTCACCGGGAGGTACGTGGGCTCCTCCGGGAGCACCATGTAGCTACCGAACAGCACCTCGTAGAAGCCGACGTCCTGGTGGCGGAGCCCTGCGTCCCACGGGTCCTCGAAGTTGCAGCGCACGCTGGCGTGCACCCCGTTCTCGAAGGCGCCGCCGGACGGGTCGTTCGAGAACTCGTTCCCGATGCGCCTCACGGCCTCGTCGGCGTCGGGGAACAGATGCAGCCGGACGATGCGGATGCGGCAGCCGACCAGGTCGTCCTCCGCCCCCGGCCCGACGAACGGTCTGCGGTCCCCCCAGATGGTGAGCTTCGCCTTGTGGTCCTCGCCGTCGTCGTAGAACTGCGGCTGGAACGACATCTGCAGGTCGGCCCCGATGATCCGGGCGCCATGCGGCACCCGCAGCGGGACGATGAACCCGACGCGCGATGGCGGCGCGTAGCCGTCCGTGTCCTCGTCGCCGAGCGGGTCGCCTCCGGTCCGCGACAGGTAGTGGACGTAGGGGTCGGTCCACTTCATCAAGAACCGGATGGACGCCGAGTCGATGCCGCGGCGGAAGTCGATGAAGTCAGCGACGCGGCACCAAGCACGGTGGTCGTGCTGCTCGCCGTCCTCCTTCTCGTAGTTGCAGTTGAGCATGAAGTGCGCAGGTGGATCGATGGGGAGATCCAGCCCGACGTAGTCCGACGTCGCCTTGATGGATGGCTCCGCGGCGTACCCCGGTGGCAGGTACAGCTGGGCGTCGCCAGGGCCCATCACCATGTAGTCCCGGATGGGGCTGAGGGCCCGGAAGCCCTGCGCGGAGACCGTGCCTTCGACGACACGGCTGCCCTGGTCGACCAGCACCTGGTGGTCCTGGTCCACGGAGATCTGCCAGAGGTGGAGGCGTCCTCGCTGTGCGATGAGGAGCGGCGCGTCGGCCGTGATCTTGCCGATGCCGATCTCCACGCGCCAGTCGTTCTCCTCCTCAAAGGTCATCATGTTGGCTTCGCGGAGCCGCTCTCCGAGGTTGAGGTGCACCTCGTACTTCGAGGCGGCCGCGGCGTTCACCGGGACCATGACGGACGCCATCTGATGCACCGTGCCATTGTCGCTGACGAGCCGGGCGATGACCTCGACTTCGGTCTGGTCGATGTTGCCGAGGATCGTCTCGAAACGAGCCTCGAAGCGCACCACCACGTTGTAGTGGTGGTTCCGGAGCAGCCGCTGCCCCTTCTCCAGCGCACGGTACATGTTCCGAGGGACATACAGCGCCACGCCCGGGTCGTGTTCGTACTCGAAGTACATGGCCCACGGGTCACCGAGGGCAGCCCCCACACCGGGTCCGGTGCCAGCGTAGAACGTCCCGCTCGGAGTCTGGTTCTTGATCAGGTTCCGCGTCCACACCCACTCCGAGTTCCAGAAGTTCATGGCGTTGTCGGCGCGGGAGCTCAACGCGTCGTCGAGGAACGGGCCGAAGTTGGGCGGCGCCGGTGCGATCATGCGCCCGTAGGCGCCGCACCACCCGCTGTTGAGGAACGGCTCCTCGGCCAGCCAGTCGCTCGTCGGATCCGTGATCATCTCGCCGATGTCGCTGTCGCCGTGCCCGTAGGGCTGGTCGATCATCCCGGCCAGTGAGTGTGGTGCGTGGTAGAACTTGCCGTAGGCTGGCCACGCCGGCTCCGGGCTCGTGAGGTTGATCAGGTCGCCCCCACGCAGTAGCGTCGTCGTGTCGTTCATCCGGGCCCCAATCACGGGGTACTCGTGCGGCGCGCGGTCGCGCAGCAGCTCGATGGGGGCCGGCTGCGGGCCGCCTGCGCTGGAACCTCCGCCCGAACCGCCGCCCGGCCCGCCGCTTCCGAAGTCCTTCCCGACGATATAGGGGACCTTGGTCTCGGTGCCGTACAGCGTGAACCCGGCCACGTCCACGTAGCCGTAGTGCCACCGCGCGCCGAGGACCGCCAGCGATGGCGCCGCCGGGTCACCGTCTGCCCACGTCAGCGGCGCTGCGATGGTGTTGGTGCCGAGGAGCTCGAGCTCCAGGGTGTAGTCGGGCATCGCCGCCTGGTCGACCGGCACGGCGTTGATGATGACGTAGATGCCGTCGTCGTCCGCCGACCCGGAGATCTCCACTTGGCAGCCGATGAAACGGTCGAAGGGCTCCCAGAGACGGATCGTCGCGTCGGAGACGACGAACTGCACGGTTCCGCTGGTGCGGATCGCCCTCGATTTCGTCGGGTCCGGCGGAAGGAGCCCAGTGATCTGAATGTCCCCGGTGAGCCCCCACGGCTGGATCTGGCCAGGCCACCCGAGTCGTGCCTGCCCGCGGGTGATGGCGCCCAGAGGCACAGGCGCCGCCTCGTAGTACCTGTCCTCCGGCAACATCATCGGGTGCAGGGAGTGCATGAAGGCGCCAGCCTGCTCCGAGTAGATGCCGCCGCGGTGGATGTCGTTGTGGTCCGCCGACCACATCCGGGCGTCCGGCTGGTACATGGCGCCGGTGAACTCGTGCGCCCCGCTCTGCAGCTGGGTCTGCGGGTTCTCGCCGGCGGCGACGATGGCGGCCGCGCTCTCCAGCCACGGATAGTCCATGGACACGAAGTTGGTGTTCCCGGTCTCCTTGCTGAGAACGAACAGCCCCGGGTCCCACCCGAGTTGGACCAGCATGCCGGCGCCGCCGCGCATCATCGGGCCGGTCTTGGTCTGGTCCAGCGACCGCGTCAGGGCCTGCATGTACATGGCCCAGTAACCACGGTAGCTGGCACCGGCGTTGTCCGGGTCGCCGTAGTGGCGGTTGAACAGGCCGTAGGCCGGCGAGTACGAGGTGAATCGCATCGCCGGGCCTCTCGTCGCGTCCGGGATGCGGTCGATGGACTTGAAGGAGGGGTCGTTGAGGTTGGCCCACAGGCCCGAGCCGACGCCACGCCAGCCGATGCCGACCACGCCCTGCAGGTTGTCGAGGTCGTAGCCGTCCTCGTAGAAGAACTTGCCGATGCGCCGGATGCCCGCCGACGCCGCGATGGGCGTGAGGTCGAATGTCTCGTTGGACAGCTCCGTGGCCACGTACAGGTGGGCCTTCGCCTCTCCTGTTGCGTCCGCGGCGAAGTTGGGCTTGCTGCCGTCGAGGTTCGCCAGTCGCAGCCGCCCGGCGCCAGCGCCCATCTCACCCTGCACCACGTGGTACCAGCCCGCGTTCTCCTGGCTGTGGGTGATGGCGATGTACCCGCCCGGCCGGTACTCGCCGGTGTCGTCGTCGTACCCGAACCGGACGTTGCCGGAGTCCGTGGGGTCGAACGGCACGCGGATCCAGTCGTCGCCACCGTCGAAGGTGATGTCGAAGTACCGGAGGATCGAGGCGTCGCCCGAGTGCTGCGGCGCCTCACGGAGGGCGTTGAGGGCGTGGCCCGGGTCGTAGTCCCCGTAGGGGTTCATGTCCTCGAAGTACACGCCGCCCCACCGAGCGGTCGGGTTGACCTGCTCGATGACGTGCCAGACCATGGCCGCGTTCCAGTCCTCGAACCGGCCCTCGATGATCGCGTACTCCTCCACGCTCCCGACGGGGATCTGCCCCGGGGCGGAGGTCTCCTCCGAGACGATGACGCTCTCGGAGTCCAGGTAGTCGATGATCTTGAACGTGGCGTTGGGGTCGAGCCCGGCCGGCAGTGCGCCGCGGACCAGGATGTACCGCCCCACGTCGTCCAGCGTGAACGCCTCACCCGTGGCGAAGAAGATGTTGCCGGCGAGGAACTGCGCCGGGACCCCAGGCGTGCCGGTGCGCAGCACCGTCCCCGGCTTCGGGGTGCGGGTGCTGTTGACCTGCCACCGCGGCGGCCGGTCGTCCACCTCCACCATGAACCCGCCGCCGGCGCCGCGGCCCTGACCGTCGTAGGCGCCCTGCAGGGTGGTGCGGCGCCACTGCAGCTCCTGGGTGACGTCGGGCTCGCCGGCGTACGTCGAGCCGCCGGCGATGCTGTGGGCGAAGGGCGCCGACGTGAAGTCGTCGGTGCTGTCGACCAGCGGCCCCTTCATCTTGCGGATGACCTCCTGCACCAGGTCGTCCACCTCGTCGAAGGAGCGGATGTTCATGCGCAGGAAGTGGTCCACCGGCATGTTCGCCAGCGTCACGGCCGCGCCGCAGACCACCTTGAACAGGGTACCGGCGGGGATGGCCGGCTCGAAGGTGAGCCAGATGCCGTCGGCGAACAGGCCACCCGAGCTGACCTCGACGCTCCCGAAGGCCCCGGAGGTGTCGGGGTTCAGCTCTGCGCGGTCTCCCGGTGTCCAGGCGCCGAGCTCGAGGTGCTCCTCGTCGATGACGCGCTCGACCCGGTAGGTGCCGTCGTGGTTGAAGGGGTCGTTGATCGTCGAGCCCGACACGACGGCCTTGTCGCCGTCGACCACGCCGTCGGTGATGAAGGTCGCGCCGGCCACGCGGACCACGCAGCGGTTCTGGATCTCGTCGATGGGGACGGCCGCGGTCTTGATGCAGTCCACGCCCAGGACGTTCGAGCCGTCGTGCGTGGTCCAGTCGGCCACGTCGATCAGCGGGTTGGTCGGCGGGCTGGTCTCGTCCACGAAGTCGGGCGTCGGCGCCACACGCTGGCCGCGATGGACACCTGCGACCCGGACGGCCTCGCCGCCCTCGATGATCTCGACCAGGTCGTTGCGCATCACGGCGAAGAACTGGCCGATCTCCGTGAGGGTCGACAGCCGGTCGACGTACCCGTTGCCGACGTAGATGCGCTCCTCCAGCAGGGGCCACGGCGACAGGTCGCTGAGGTCGAGCTGGACGATGTTGCCGGCGCCGTCGGTCACGATGCGCGCCGCCCAGTTCGGGTCGGTCTCGTCGACGTCGACCTCCATGCCGCGGGCCAGCTCCCGGGTCACGGTCTGGTACAGGCTCTCCGTGTTGGCGGACAGCAGCATGAGGCCGCGGTTCTGCGCGTCCGCCGCCATCTGGTCGCCGGTGGCGATGAACCCAGTGCCCAAGGGGTTGTTGTCCACGCGGCCCCTGGGCGGGGTCCAGGCGACGTCCCCGGACTCTACGCGGGAGATGGGGTTCGGCCACCGCGGGAAGCCGAGGTAGAAGCTGGCGTCGACGCCGGCGCTGACCGGCACGATGGTGACCGATGCCCCGGCACCGATGGTCGACGAGTAGATGGCGACGAAGCCCTCCTCCTCCTTGGCCGTCCCCGTCACACCGAGCGCGGCGTCGATGTCCGCCACGATGGTGGTGATGTCCAGCGCAGACAGCACCACTTCCACCGGGGCGTCAACGTCGGGGTCGCCGTCGATCAGCACAGCCAGCCGTGCGGGAAGGGTCAGCCCCGGGAACTCGCGGGAGGTGTCGTCGCGGCGGATCTGCCCACGGATGTAGGGCTGGGACAGGACGTCGATGGGGGTGTTCCCCATCAAGAACGGGCGTCGGAGGAAGCGAAGGCTCATCGGAACATGACCTCCCAGACGGCCTCGAGGCCGTAGCCTTCAACCTTCACGAGCGGGTCGAAGGACTTGTAGGCCAACGGCGACCTCGACGCGGACGTGGCGAAGTCCGTGGGGCACGGGATCGCGTTGTCGGCGTTGGGGTCGCCGTCGGTGAACAGCCCGGCCTCGCTGATGACAGCGTTGGCACCGAGGCTGATCTCGTTGGAGGCGTACTCGCGGATGAACTGGACCGAGGTGCGCGGCGTGCCGTCGGCGTCTGCGGTGTAGGTCGGGGGGACCTGGAACTGCGCCAGGAACTCCCCGACACGGAACTCGATGGGGCTCACCAAGCCTGACACCTCGGCGACCTCGGACTGGTTGCCGTTGCCCAAGCCGATGTAGAGGATGCGGTCGTCCCGCATCGGCGTCCGCGACGGGTTCTGCAGCGCCAGCGCCACCAGCTCCGCCAGGTACTCCCGGCCCGTGAGCGTCCAGATGTTGTTCCCGTCACGCTCCTCGACGACACGGCCGTCGGGGTCCTTCAACCGCAGCGTGAGCCGCCCCTCGATGCTGGGCCCATCCTTGATCGGCGACACAGTGTCGTCGCCACCACCAGGTCCGCCGACCACGCGGAGCCGCAGGCGGTCCCGCACACGCACGATGTCCTTCAGGAACTTCATCCAATGTCCTCCCGGAGCACTCGACCAGTCACCGCACCGAGAGCTCCGATGTCACGAGTCAACCAGAAGGCGTGGGGCCCGTCCAGTGACGCTACCACGGCAACGGTTCCGCCTGAACCGAATACTTCAAACAGGTCGCCCCTCTGAACACCGAGCACTTCGAGGTCCACAGCCGCCGGCACGTCAACATGGTCGTTCACCACATTGAAGTCCGGCGAGTCCCTCAGGATGCGCGCCTGGACGTTGGCGGGCTGGAACTGGAGGTTGGCCCGCACCTCCAACCAGTGGGGCCCGAGGTTCAGGATCTCGTAGATGCCAGAGTTGACGCCGTCCAGCACGTCCACGAAGTCGCCAGGCAGTACGGGCACCGTATCGAACCCGAGGATGCTGGACTCGTTGAACTGGTAGTAGTCGGTGTGCAGCACCTCGAGGTTGTTGACCGCGTAGACCTCCACCCGAGGGCGGTAGATGGTGAACCGGACCGTGCTCTCCGGGCACACCAAGGCCTCGCGGTCCCACGCATGCGGGCCGCCGGGGGTGTCAAACACGATCTCGCACGAGTCGCCCGCGGAGTTCTGCGGCGGCGTCGGGCTGACGTAGACCTCCGAGACGTTAGGGAAGCCGTCGAGGATCTCGTACTCGCCGGTGTTCGGGCCTTCGAGGATGCGAAGCGTCGCGCTGAGCTGCGTCCTCCGAAGGTCTGTCCGCTCCGCCCGGACCGCAGTCTCCTCGTCGATGACGACGGTGGGCGACCCCGCGTTGCAGGAGCACGTCATCCCCGTGATGGGCCCATCCAAGTACCGGCGGACGATCCTCCAGGCACCGAGGTTGCCGTCGGGCGGGGGTGGGTAGACCTTCACCTCGCGCCAGTACTGCCCGGGGGCTGGCTCCTGCATCTCCAGGATGATGAACCTGCGCGGTGTTCCCACAAATGGGAACGTCAGCAGCTCGTCGTCGGTGGTCACGCCGTCCGGGTACAGGCTGTCCGTGTCCAGCTCAACCATGGATGTCGCGGCCGTGCCCATCGCGGTTCCGCCCGCGTCCAGCGGGTTCTCCACGATGCGGCCGATCACGAAGTTCAGGTCCTCACCGTCCTGGATGCCGGCCATCGTCGGTCCTGGGAGGTGTGGGGTGCGGACCTGGATGTCGTCGAGTTCCAACGCGCCGCTGGCGACGCCGATGATGGCGTACCAGCCCTGGTTCGGGCCGGCGTCAGGCAGGTAGAGCACGTCCCCCACCTTCACCATGTCGCCGCCGGTGTAGGTGTCCAAGGCCTCCGAGAAGAACCTGCTCGGCACCTGCGTCGTGACCAGTCCCGTGAAGCCGCCACGTGCCGACGTGGCCTGCACCGACCCCGCCTGCATCGCCAGGTCGTCGCCGCTGAACAGCACCCGGCACGACAGCGCCCCGACGTCCTCAAGGTGCAGGGGCAGCGACCGTCCACTCCAGTCGTCCATCATCGGCGTGGCCGCGATGCTCAGCGAGGGGCTGTCGTAGAAGTTGGGGTGGTGGACGAAGCCCAGCGTGTCCGTGACCTCCACCACATCGGCGAGGTACAGGCGCAACACGGCGTCCAACTCGGTCCACGCCGGCTTGATGGCGTTGGCGAACTCGACGGCGACTGCGAAGTCCTCGGGGCCCACGGCCTGCGCGTTGGCGCGCATCCGCCACGTGTGGAACTTCCGCAGCTCGGCCTGCTGGCCCTGCGACTGTAGGCCCATCCACCACGTCGGGTCCGTGAGGTAGTCCTGCACGTCGACGCCGCGGGAGAGCGGGGTGAAGCGGTCGACGATGTCGCCGACGGCGTACTGGACACCCGTGTCCGGGTTCTCGGCGATGCCCGTCAGCTCGTCGGCCCCCACCGTGGGTGGAGCCGGGTAGAGGTAGGTCCGGACGATGCCCAGTGGCTCGTCGGTGTGGGCGTCGACGTCCTCCACGAGCACCCGACCGAACTCTGGTGTGCCGTCGGGCTTGAGGGAGTACACGTCGTTGATGTCGACGATCACGCCCCGCGCCACCGCCACCGGCAGCCCGAGGAGGATGTGGGCGCCGACTGCGATGTTGTACAGGGACGGGCCGTTGGCGAACGCGTACAGCAGCCCCTCGACCGCGTGCTTGTAGGTGACCGACCGGGTTTCGCGCTCCGAGAGCTGCTCCACCGTCAAGGCGACTGCGACGCCGAAGTTGCTCTCGACGACGGGCGCGTTGTCGATGAACGTGGTCTCGGCCCACAACCTCGACGGCGCGGGCTCGTTGGCGGTCCACAGGTCGTCGTCGAACCGGACGAACCGGCCGGCTCCGCGTCGTGTGGCGGTGAACTCGACGTTGACCTCGTCGCTGAACACGGTGTCCCCGGTGGCCTCGAACTTCAGCAGCACGGCCGTGTTGCTCTGGACCTGCTGCACCACCCAGGTGCCCGCGTTGGGCCCATGCTCAACCTCGACCTCGTCCCCAGAGCGCACGCGCTTGCGCAGGAACTCGGCCGTCGGCGACTCCAGCGTGCTCGTCGACGCCTGGAACTCGCCGTCGCGGCACAGGAACCCCGACTCGTCGTCGACCGTGTAGTCCCGGTTCTCCAGCAGGGTGACGGGAAGCTGGTCGAGCTCGGTGCGCTCACCGTCCCGGGTGAGCAGGATGAGCTCTGTGCCCGTGTCCTGGACTGTCGGCGGCCGGACATACTCACGCAGGCAGGGGATGGAGATCACGCGCGGGTCCACGGCGATCTGGCTGTTCCGCACCACCGCGGTGACCGAGATGTTCACGGAGAAGGGGCCGATGTCGATGTCGGCGGTGTGGCGGATGGGGATGTTGCCGTACAGCTCGTTGAACGACCCCGACGTGAGCGTGTCCGACGCCTCCTGCCCCTCGCCATCCAGCAGCAACGTGCCGAACACGTCGGCCGCCACGCCCGTCATCCCCAGCGCCTCGGCGAGGGTCACCTTCTCGGTGACGCTCGCGTCGGCCGGCTCCCCGCCCACAATGGGGTCCAGCGTGGGCTCAAACCCCAAGCGGTTGCGGTCGACACCCACGACCGTGCCGTAGAAGTCGGCGACGGCCCCGTTGTCCACTCGGCGGACCACGCCCTCGAGGCGGTCTCCTGCAGAGACGCCGAGCTCCTCGAAGTCGATCTCCTCGGACACGAGCGTTGCCGGCACACGCCACGTCAGCCCCGACAGCTTCGACGGCGCCATGGCGCGGTCCAGCACGGCGAGACCCACCTCACCGGGGCCGGTCGGCGTGGCCGGGAGCTCGTCCGTCTCGTAGGCGTCCAACATGGTGTAGGCGCGGTCGTCGACCACGATGACGCGGCCTGCGATGGCGCCGACGGCGTCGATGCGGAAGCTCACATCGTCCATCGGGAAGGGGCCGACGAAGGGGCGGTCGACGATGTACCCGGTCCGGGGGTCGTTGAGGTCCGCGATGACGTACCGGCCTGCGTTGTCGCCGTCGAGGATCACGATGGCCCGGCCAGCGGCGCTCTCGAAGGTCTTGCTCGCCCCGACTACGATCTCGGTGGCCGACTTCACCGTCGCCTTGCCTGTCATCGGTGCGGGGGCCAGCGCGGGGAGGTCCGACGTGTCCGCGGGCACTTGGAGCAGGTCGGTGAAGGCGGACTCACCCTCCGGGACCGTGACCTCCACGGTGTTGTAGACCGTGAACTGCAGCCCAGAGTTGCTCGTCGTGAGGCTACGCGCCAGACGCAAGCTGCCATCGTCGGGCAGGCCGTCCGCGAGCCCGATGCCTGTGATCTCGTAGAAGCCGCGGTCGGCCCCCTCAGAGATGCGGAGCACGTCGCCGGCCTCGAAGCCCGACAGCGCCGCGAAGTTGGTGCCTGACGACTGGACGATGTCGAAGCCGGCGTTGGTCACCAGGTCGTTGGACGACGCGATCACGTCATCTGCGGGGGCGGGCAGCGGCGTCGCCCGGGACAGGGTGTATCCCGACAGCCCGCGGGCGACGCCGCGGATGGTGTAGGTGCCCCGGTTGCCCGGCACGCCGTTGCTGCTGACCACCTCGACCTCGACGCCTGCCGCCGTCGGGCGCGCGACGCCCTCGATGACGCGAATCTCGCTGGCGGAGATGACGATGGCGCGGATGGTCTCCGAGAACGGACCAGTCGCGGCGTCCAGGCCCTCCTGCTCGTTGCCCTGGATGAAGTACGTCTGCGCGGGCGTCAGGTCGATCCGCGGCTCGTAGGCCAGCCATCGACGGGCAACCTGGTCCTGGATGTGCTGGATGCTCTTGTTGTGGTCCGTCTCCAGGAGCCGTTGGAGCTCGGAGGCCGCGACCTGCATGTAGGCCGACCAGATGATCGGCAGGACATCCGACTGCTGGAAGTGCCGAGGCCAGAAGTCCGAGATGGTCCGGAGCAGGAAGCGGGCGTCGGGCGTGACATCCGTGCACGTCGGCATGAGTGCCGCGGACACCAGAACCGAGGTCTCCGCGGGCACGCTGTCGAACTGACCATCGTTGACGACCACCTGCAGGCGGTACATCCCCACGATGTCCGGCGTGAACGCGACCGCGCCGCCATCGTCGTCCAGGTCCTCGAAGGAGTCGTTGTTGGCCTCGCTGCCGATGGGAACCTCGAGGAAGGTCCACGCGTAGGTGAGGTCGGCCCCCTCGGGGTCGTAGCTGCTGCGCGCATCGAACTTGACGATGGAGCCGATGACGGCGGAGTGCTGGATGGGCGACACCATCGCAACAGGCGCCTGGTTGCCCGCTTGGAGGCCGTAGCTGAAGAAGCTGAAGGTCGTGTTCGCCATCCGGGCTCCTACGGGTCGGTATCCGCTACCTCGACGACCAGGTTGAGGTGCCCGTCGAAGGCGTGCTCATCCATCTCCTCCTGCGACAGGGAGCGGCGCACGGAGAGATCATACCCCCGGCTCGTTCCGATCCGTACAGCCTTCCAGGACGACGTGCACTGCCTCGTCGTGTCGCTCGACCCGACCACCACGGATGGCACGAGGGTCTCCGCGCCGTTGGGGAGGTCGATGTCGGACCACTGCACGTCGATTATCGGGGTGTCGGCGTTGTCCACGTACAGTCGGACGTAGCTCCCGGGCCGCCTCTCCAGCCTGTAGGTGTGGGCCTCGGTCCAGTCCACAGCGGCCGAGATCGCCTCGCCCTCCTCGGTCTGCAGCAGGACAGCCTCGAGGGTGCTGGCCGCGTCCGCCCCCTGGAGGTACACGTACTTCGCGCCTGCGGCGGTCTGCGTGGCCATCAGCCGCACGAGGTCGGACATGTCGTCGATGGAGAACCCGCCGGCGATGGGCTCCTCGGTCGGATTCGGTGAGCCGACGGTGTCGCTCCACGCCGAGATGGAGAAGATGGCCTCGACGAAGACCCCGTGCTCTGGCTGGAGATCCGGCAGCGACCGGATGTAGCGGCGCCACCCCGCCGACCCTGCTGTGCCGTACCCGGTATCCGTGAAGACGGCCGCGTCCCCGACCATAGCCTCCGACCCCGGCCCCGTGGCGTCCAGCGTCCACGCCGCTATAGGCGGCAACGCTCCGGAGCTCGCCTCGTACCGGACGAGGTCGCAGCTGTACTTGAGGCTCTCGATGCGGAAGGTCCCATAGGTCCGCTGGGTCAGCCCTGGCCGGATGTGGCCGGCGCGTACATGCGCCAGCGCGCTGGCGGGTAGGTCCCCGCGCCCGACGCTCGCGGCGGGGACCAGGTCGTCGTCGACGTAGACGTCCACCACGCCAGCCTCACCGTCACTGATGAACAGCAGCTCTCGGGATGTCGTCCAGTCGCCGGTGGCTGGCTCGTACCCCGCCTCCTGCTCGGGGGAGACACCGTTGTCCAGCCGGAGGCCGAAGTACGGCGTTGCGAAGTCCGTGATCAGGCCGAGGTGTGCCTGGCGCTCTCCGTCGCAGACCTCGATGGCGGCGCCAGCGTGGTTCGTGAGCGACGGTGTCAGCGCCGCGTTGATCCGGGCGCGCAGGTACCACCCCGGGCTCGGCAGCAGCCCTGGCTCCTCACGCTCGATGTAGCACTCCTCCAGCCCCTGCGTGCTGTCCTGCGCGATGACGAGCTGCGTGGTCGACGGCGTGAAGGTCCCCTCGATCTCGGGCGTCGCCCACGGCGGGTCGGCTTCGGCCACGTCGACGTTCATGGGCAGCTCGACGAGGTCGTCGGGGGTCAGTGCGATCTCGGCCCCGTGCCACGACACGCCAGCGGTCACCGCGGACATGGCGAGGGGCAGGATCCGCACGGAGTTGTGGGCCGCCTGGTTGCCCACTGGCCCGTCGACTCCGAAGATGGCGAACGCGCGGGTGCTCGTGGCGGGCTCGTGGCCACCGAAGACCGCGTTGCCGACGAAGGTGTCGATGGACGAGAAGGGGATGGCTGCCAGTCGCTGGACGTCACCAGACGCCTCGTCTCGGACGTACACCTCGACCTGGAGGACGGCCGGCGCCTCGTTCCATCGCACCAAGTAGGTCGTGTCGAGCGACCAGTCGTAGGCGACGTCCGCCAAGGTCTGTCGCGCGCCGGCGCCGATGGCGGGGCCGGTGATGACGACTCGTCGGGTGCCGGCGTCGTCGCACAGCATCAGGAAGACGCCGCGGTTGCGCAGGCCCGACACCGACCCGAGCATCACCCCGGTGAACCGCGGGTCCTCGAAGTATGGGACGGCGGCTGTGGTGTACGCGACGACCTCGGGCCGGAACTCGACGTGGAACCCGTCGCCGTCCTCCAACACCTCGGACATGACGTAGTGGCTCTTGAGCGGGCCCGCGGAGGGCATCGACATGTCGAGGAAGCCGGCCGACGCATCGGCGTCCGCGGGGTCTACGTGAGACGGACCGGCCCAGTCGTTGAAGCTCTCCAGCCTGACCTCACGGGATGCGTCCGTCTCCAGGAAGCTCGGCGTCTCTTCGGGCAGCAAGGAGGTGTTGGCGGGCTCGTACAGGACAGACCCGTAGGCCAACCCGATCTGCAGGGAGCTGAGGTCGACGCGCGTGTTCTCGTCGCGTACACCGAACCGGATGGGCCTGTCCACCTCGACGCCTGCGGAGCCTGGGGCGGGGCTTCTGTTGACGACGAGCGGTTCAACAGCCACTTGTACTGGCCCTCCTGGCGTTATACGGTTCCTACGTGGCCCGGCCCCGCCAACTGTTGGACCCGGAGGTTACGGCGCAGCTGCTGGAGGGGCACACGTGCACTCTACCAGAACTGTACCGGCCTGTTGACGAGCAGTTCGAGAAGCTACGCTGCCCGAAGTGCGGAAGCAAGGTCGAGCGCGTGGTCGACACGAAGCGGCCGTTCACCGACCGCGACATCATCCCCAACTACCTCGCCCGCTGCCCGGTCTGCGACCTCGAGATGACACCCGAGGGGATCATCACCAAGACCGGCGGCATCCCCAAGGAGGGGCCGAACCCGTCCGAGGGGATGAGCACGGTAGACCCGCGCAACACCTTCATCGCCGAGCAGGCCATCGAGCAGGTCATCGGATCACGCCGCGGCCGACCTGGCGGGTCAGGATGATGTGCTCGCCGGCGGGGATGTCCTCGTCGGCGCCCGTCGCCAGCGCTCCAGGGATGAAGAAGGACGTCCGGTTGCTGCCGTTGAAGTAGACCTCGGTGTCACCACCCAGCTTGTCCTCCGACCTGTCGGCCACCATCCTCCGGTCGAGGTCGTGCGTGACCGCCGCAAGCGTCGATGGGTGGTTCCACCCCGTCGCTCCCGACGTCCGCATCTTGTCCTCGACGGCCGCGACTCCCAGCTCGTCCAAGGGGTCGCGGTCGTTGATGTAGTCGCGCACCTCCGGGTACAGCCCAGCCTCCGTTGCCCCGCCCTGGTACTGGCCGTCGAAGCACACGTAGGACGGCAGGAAGTGGCGGACCAACGGGTCCGAGTCCGGCGCGCGCTCCTGCCTGGAGGTCACGAACCTCTGGAGCTGGGCCACCAGCGGCGCCCACGTGTACCGCAACTGCATGCGCTGGCTGTCCACGGGAATCCGCGAGGCGTGGTCGTCGTCAGCGCCCACCGGCAGCACGGCGGGGCTCACATGGATGGCCACCTCCTCGTGCGTGCTGAAGGTCAGGCGCGTGTCGTCGGTCTCGTACCTGTATCCCTCGCTGAAGTAGGTCCCGAAGACCATCTCCATCCGCGTCATCGCGGTCAGGTTGTAGATGTCGTCGGACCCCGAACTGCGCACCAGGAAGTCGGCGTAGTACATGCAGCCTGCCCGCTGCGTAGCCATCACCGTCGACGACACGCGCTGGACGCCGGGTCGGATCACCCGGAAGGGCTGGCCGTACCCGTCCACCGGCACGTGCGTCGGGTCGAGGGGGTCCTGCACCGAGAAGGTGGCCACGGCGTTGTCGAGGGTCGTGTCGACCGCGCTGACCACCCAGACATCAGCGGTGCCGCTGTACAGGCGGAACGGACGGAGGCCCCACAGCTCTGTGCCCCCGACATCCGTCTCCACCGGAGCCTCCGCCGGTGCGCCGGAGAGCACCCACAGGACATCCGACTCCCGGGAGTCCGCGGGGAAGTACCCGGCCGGAATCTCCAGGTCCACCCAAGCCCCCGAGGTCGTGTCGACGTCCAGCACCTTGTACGAGCCATTCGTGGCCGGGTAGTGCGAGCCGTAGATGGTGAGGTACCGGCCCAGGTCGTCGGTGTCGAAGGTGCCAGCGGTCACGGTGAACCGGGTGTTCTCGGCGACGTCACCGTCCCACGAACCGTCGTTGCCGTCCTTCAGCGGCGTGGACGAGTTGTCGGTCATCACATGATCGACCACGAGCTCCAAGGCGCTGATGGACTCCACGACATAGCCGCCGGCGTCCAGGCCCTCCTCGAGGAAGAGCAGGTCGCCTGCCTGGACGCCGAGCGTCACGAAGTCGATGCCTGCGGACTCCAGCACCTCGATGCGCGCCGTGTCCCTGCGGATACGCGCGGCCGGGATGCGGTCCTTGCTCGGTGCTTGGTCGTACCCGTAGCCGATGGCCGGGTCGAACGTGAGGTACCCGTAGCCGCCGCTCGTCGCAGCCGAGGACTGGTCCACGTCGACGACCACGGCGCCGCCGACCTCGACGGAGGCGACGACGACGGTGTCGCCGACCGCCGTGACGGTGAGCACCGGCACCCCGGCGTCCTCCGTGAACGAGGGCACGTTCATGGCCGCGGCTGCGGCCGCGGCGTCGGCAACTGCAACGCTCTCCGGGAAGGTGAAGCTCTGCGTGTGGGTGCCGCTCGAATCCTCAACATCGACGCTGATGGTGGCGAAGGCGGGCCCCGTACCCAGCGGTGTGGTCCACGCAGGATGTCCATTGAGGGCGGCGCCCGTGGTGACGTCCGCCTCGATGGTGACGGTGGCGCCCCCCTCGATGGTCGTCATCACGAGGCTGTTCCCGCTGGCGGTCAGCGACAGCACCTGGGTGCCGCCGTCGTCCTCGAAGCCAGCCGCCAGCATCTCGGCGAGCAGTTGCGCCATGTCGTTGTAGGTCGCCCCCGGGACGACCAAGATGACGGGGCCGTTCTGCGCCTGCCCGACGTGCGTGAACTCCTGGACGTGCGTCCCGTTGGGGTCGATCACGGTCGCTCGGATGGTCTCGGCCGAGTGCCCCTGGCTGGTCCCCACGGCGCCGGCCGCCGTGTTCCACGGGATGGGGCCGCCGCCCGTTGACAACGCGGTGGACCCGGGCACGACGAAGATGGAGGTCTGCACGCCCGTCTCGAGCGTCCGGATGGCCAGGACCATCTGACCAGGCACGGAGCTGTTGAGGGTCTCCGCCTGCACCAGCCCGGCCGTGAACGCGGCGTCGGCGTTCAGCTCGTCCCGGATGTCTGTCAGGGAGATGTTCCCCGCAGCGAACGAGTGCTGGAGGGTCGCGGTCATACCGATGGATGGCGCGTTGACCGTGATCTGCAGGATCTCGCCGCCGGCGAAGACGAAGGGCCCCACAGGCGGGACAGCCTCGGACCACACCCTGGCGGACTCCTCCGCCTCAGCCACGTAGGGGAAGGTGATGGCGTCGGAGGTGATGACCGCCTCGGTCTCCGGCGGCGTGAACGCGGACACGTCGTCCGAGATCACGACAGCGTTGCCCCCCGTTGCCCGCTCCGAGGGCAAGCAGAACAGCTCCTCGTGGATCTCCACGAAGTCCCGGCCCTCGAGGAACATCAGCTCGATGGGCGCGGGGACGGACATGTCCGTGATTCGCAACTGGGAGTTGGTCCCCTGCGACACGACCTCGAGGTCGCGCGGGAGGTCCTGCTCCAGCGTGTCCTCCGAGCTCTCCTTGCTCGGGAAGACCTGATGCGGGTCGGCGTCCGGCGACGGCGTGTACAGGGCCTCCTCTGCCCCGACCACGGCCGACCACAGCGTGGGCTGGCCAGCGTGGATGGTGATGGGGACGTCGTCCACCTCCTCGGCCAGCAGGACCGTGCACTCCCCGCCGGAGTCCACCTCGATGGTGGTCGGCTCGGAGAAGTAGACCCGGACGATGTTGTCGCACGTCGGGCTGCCGACGGAGTAGTCGACGAACACCATGTCGGCCAGGGCCAGCAGGATGTTCTCCAGCCCCAGGTAGTCGAGGATGTCCTCGGGGATGTCGAAGCCCAGCCGGCCCAAGAACTCGATGAGCCACGCGAAGAAGGCCACGATCCAGTCGAACGGGTCCTGGATGTTGCCGTAGTCGTCGTAGCAGTAGCCGTCGAACGCCGGCGGCTCCGGGAGGTCCGGCACGTCGGGCAGGCCCTCCTGGAACATGTTCCAGAAGGCGCCGCAGGGGCCCACGGAGAACTCGCCGCGGATGGTCACGGCACAGATGTTGAACTGACCCCAGAACTCGTTGAGGTACGCGTAGTAGCTCGTGGCGGTCATCGTACCGCCCGGCAGCAGCGTGTCCTGCACGTCGGTGTCGTCGATCTCAACGATGGGGATCTGCAGGGTGAAGGTGTGGAGGTCGCGGATGTTGTACCCACCCGCGTTCGGACCGCTGGCGATGGTCAGGACGTCGCCGGGCTCCGCCTGGCACAGCGCCGGCTCCTCGGCCCCGTCCAGCAGCTGCCCCAGCTCAGCGATCTGGGCGGGCCAGTTGTCGGTGTCGAACGCCGCCAGAATGGAGGCCAGCGTCGGGATAGACACCTCGGGGATGGCCATGAACACATCGTTGCAGCAGTTGAAGAACTCGGCCGGCAGGCACAGCTCCACCTGCATCACGTGGTCGGCCGTCAGCTCCTGTCCAGCGGGCCACGGCGCGAAGATGCCGTCCTCGTCGATCACGACGTCCGGCACGTCCTTGCTGGGGAAGAAGGCCGCGTAGGTCTCTTCCAGCCACGTGACCACCGAGTTCCAGTAGGTCGCCACCTGCGGAGTCAGGGAGGTGTTGAGTCGGATGCCGTCCGCGTCGAACGACAGGCACACCGTGTACCCGTCGCAGGGGATGCACCCGTCGCCGTAGCACCCGGCGCCGACCACGGCGTCCAGCAGATCGAGCACGCCCTCCGTGGTTGCCGGGAATGAGCCCGACCCAACGATCTCACCGGCGATGAATTCATCGAAGCCGAACTGCGCCAGCCGCGAGCACACCACGTCTTCCAGTGGCTCGAAGGTCGGCGTGAGGTCGGGCATGACGAAGCCCATCGTCCCGCTCGCCGTCTCCGCTGCGCCCGTGAACCCCTCGAGGTTGCGGCTGTCGATGGGCAACGCCGGAGGCACCGTGACCTCCGTGGGCTGGTCGGCCGCGTCGAGGAGGCGCACTCCCAGCGGCTCCAACCGCACCAGCGGCCGGTCGATGCCCGTGAAGGGCGTGAACACCTCGTAGTCCAGGTTGGCGTTGCTGGCGGACAGCGGCCGGTCCACCTGCGGACCGGACCCGCCGTTCGTGGTGTCGAAGGACGTGATCTCGTAGTCGCCGGCGTCCGGCCCCTCGAGGATGCGGAGGATGTCGCCTGTCGCCGCCTGGTAGTTGAGCAGGTTGGTGCCCGTGAACCGGACAACGTCCTGCCCCACGAACGTCTGGAGGTCTCCGCCCGGCGCCGCGGCGCCGAAGGGGACCTTGAGGTGGCGGGGCTCGACGAGGTTGACGACGACCTCGTCAACGATCCGGAACGCCACACCCTCGTCCGTCGTCGTCATGTCCGTGTCGAGCACCAGCTCGTCGCGGCTGACGCGGAGGATGCCGTAGGAGCCGGCGTCCGCGCCCTCCGTGATGACCAGGAAGTGCTGACCAGCGATGACCCCGAGCTCCACCCAGTCGATGGTGGGGTCCGTGGACATCACGATGTTGGGGTAGGCTCCGAGCCCATCGAAGGACAGCGACCTATCCGCGTACAGGGGCTGCTCGTCCGCGGCCGTGACCGAGGTCGACGCCTCCGTGTCCGAGGCGGGCCGGACCCAGATGTCGTGCTTGCCGCCGATGTGGATCTCGCCGTCGTCGATGATGATGGTGCCGCGGTCGGTCTCCGGTGCGAGGATGCCGCCCGGGATGTCGGCAATCTCGATCTTCCCCTGCCCGCGGACCGTCGTGAACACCGCCGGCAGCAGGCCGGGGAAGCCACCGAGAATCGTGGACGTCGGCGTCGGCTCTCCGTTCATCTGGAACAGGTAGATGGTGGGGAAGGAGGGCACGGCGTCGCGGCTCGAGAACACGACGCTCGTGATCGTGAACTCCTCGTGCTGCTGGTGGTCCGGCATGCCGTAGAGCATGCCCCAGTAGTTGAGGTCCACGGTGTCCCCGACCTCGACCTCTGTCAGTCCGTTCAGCCCACGGTCCTCGTACTGCGAGAGCAGGAGGCAGAAGGTGCCGAACACGAACGCCGTGCCGCTGGCGCGCACGCTGCCGTGGCCACCGCCGGTGATGACGTCCCGCTCCATCTCGGGGTCGCCCATGCCGACGACCTCGAGGTTGCGGATGCCGCTGAACGTCTCGGTGAGCTTGCCGAAGATGCCACGCACGCCGGTCAGCGACCGCTCGGACAGCCCGCGCTTGGTCTTGGTGATCAGCTGGGTGTTGTTCTCCCGGGAGACGCCGCCGCTCCCGGCGTCCAGGTTGACGACGCGGATGGCCGAAGCGATGCCCTCCACGTTGGACAGCTCGCCGCGGTCGATCTCGTACTCGGTCCCCGGGTTCTCCGACCTCACGACGACGTCCATGTAGTAGTCGCTGCCGGACCGCTGCACCGTCATTTGCTCGGCGGTGATGGTCTGGGCACGGGTCGGGTAGAAGTTCAGGCCGCCGTTCGTGTAGAACCGGACGAGGGGGGACACGTCCTGGTAGGCGGGTGCCGCGTAGTACACGCGCGCCGTGACGGTGACGTACTCGCCCTGGTTGCGGCTGGCGAACCAGTTCGCCGCCAGGCCGTCAGCGTCGTCGTCGGTCAACAGGTCGGGGCGCAGGAAGCTCTGGCGTTGGCGGATGGCGTCGATCTGACCGCGCAGGGGGGCGAGGACGGGGACCAGGGGCTTGGCGAACAGGTCCCGGCCGCCCACGTGGTCGCTCATGTCGAGCGAGGGGTACTCCTGCTTCACGCGGTCGACGATGAAGTCCAGGATGGGCATGCTGAACGCGTCGGCGCCGAGGGCGTCCACCAACGGATCGATGATGTCCACGCGCACGGACGAGCCCGCCGTGAGGTCCACGTCCGCATCCCACGAACGGAAGAGGTCCTCGATGTACTCCTGGAGCGTCTGGGGATCGCTCATGCCGCCTCCTTGGACTGCGCCGCCAGGTTGGCCAACGCCTCCTCTCCCGCCATGGACACCAGCCGGATCCTGCCCTCAACCGACAGGGTCTGCGGATCGAAGTTGACCGACAGCAGCGATGCCGACAGCAGCCGCTCGGGCAACGTCAAGCCGCGCGTGGTCGCCTGCACACGCGTGATCTGCTCTTCTGCACGGGCCACCGCAGCAGCGAAGGCCCCGACGTGCAGGTTCTTGTCGTGCCGGCCCGACGAGCTCTTCTGCAGCGCCATCAGGTTCCCGCCGTGCTCCGCATCGTAGATGTCGGAGCCGGGCGTCGTCAGCAGGACCTTCACGAACGTCTGGACCAGCTTGGGCAGCCCACCGACCAGCCTCCCCGTCCTGCTGAACCGGAACACCAGCTGGCTCTTCTCCGTGGCGGTGAACGCATCGCTGAGCACCATGACCTGCTTGAGCGGGGACTCCGCCAGCCTGGGTGGGACCTGCGCCACCAGCCGCGTACGCGAGAGGACCAGGAACTCCTCGGCCTCCACGCCGTTGAGCAGTACGGTGGAGACGTTGCGGAAGTCGTTCCCGTAGATGTCGTAGACCGGAGGGTAGAAGCCCGACACGAGCCCGATCTTCCGGACGGGGACGACGTCCTGGTACTGGACGTACTGGATGTCCAGGCTCATAGCGGCATGTCCTCCGACGAGACGGTTGCGTACACGCCGTCGTCCTTCTCGACGTCGTTCGGGTCGAAGTCCCTGGCGGCCTGGATGAGCCCCGGCACCGCGGGCTCGCCACCCGCCTCCTCCCGGCCCATCATCAGTTCCTGGAGCTCCTCCAGGCGTTGCTTCCGCCCCTTGCGCCCCGCGGCTCGCTCAAGCTCCGCTTGCGCCGAGGCGCTCGCCTCAGACTCGATCTGTGCTGTCACATCGATCTGGGTGGAGTCCAGCCCAAAAATGGCCTCGTCGATGAAGTTGGCCATGGTGAGCGACGCGATGGTCTCGGCCGTGGCCTGGCTCGTGATGGCCGAGATGACCCGCGCGAGGCCGATCCGCAACGCGGTCTCCTGGGCCTTGGCGTCCTCTGTGGTGTAGAGGAAGGTCGTCACGGGCTCTCCCTGTGCGTCGAGATGGCCGCCACGTCTCCGGTGACAGACGACCTCCTCCCAGCGTCCTCGGCCTGCGCATCACTGGACTTGGGCGGTGCCATATCCTGCGCTACCGCAGTCAGCGCCGCTTCGAGGTTACCAGATTGAGAAGCCGTGGCGGACGACAAGTCCAGGAAGTCCTGAACGCGTCCGTTCACAAGGAACTCTGCGGCACGGTCGAAGCCGTGCTCCTCCAACGAGGCGAGGAGGCTGTCCACGGCGCGCTGGGAGTCCACATCCACGGTCGGCGAGAACAGAGCCAGGGAGTCCTCGTAGGTGCGGCCGCTGGTCGGCCTGGCCATCTCCTCGGACACCAACCCCGCGTCGATGTCGGTAGCCTGCGGCGGGGAGGCCGTGAGCAGGGAGAGCAGGTCCACCAGCGGGACGAGTGCCTTCCGCATGGCGCCCGCGCTGATGGCCCCACGTCCGCTGGCGGCCGCCACCCGCTCGCGCAGTGCGCGCAGCACGCGGATGTTGGGCACGCGGGACTGTGCTTGGTCCGACAGCAGCCGCTGCAACGACGTGCCGGTGTCGTAGAACGACTTGTAGCTGGCGTCAGTGATGACGAATGGGGTGTCCCCCATGTCCAGCCGCACGGGCGGGGTCACCTGCAGGTCGGTGCCCGTCGGCGCCACCACGACCTCCAGATCGACCTGGGCCTCGCCATGCAGCTGGAGTCGGTCGCCGGCCGCGATCCCGAAGGTCGTCAGGTCCAGCGGTGTGTCGTCCCCAACTCGGCGCACCACCTCCACCAGCGCCGTCGTAGCATGGGTATCGCCAGCGACCAGGCCCAACTCAGCCAGCCCCACACTGTCCAAGATCGTGAGGACCGTGCCCTCAACCTCGTCCAGCACAGTCAGTACGAGGTGACCGTCGGCGTCCAGCGATGGCGTGACCCCACCACCCTTGACGGCCTCCACAACGGTGCTGGGGTCTGTCTCCAACGTCGCCGTCTCGGTCAGGCCGAGGAGCGTGACCGCCTGGTTGGGCTCCGCCAACGCCCCGACGCCTGTGGGCGCAGTCCAGGAGATCTGGATGGTCGTGCTGACCTGGTCGATGGTGATCGAAACACCCTGCCCCTCGGCCACGGAGCTGACGACCAGCTTGTCGCCGTCCGAGGAGACGGCCGCGACGGTCTCAGCGCCGTCCTGCTCCAGCGGCTGCATGGCCGCGACGAGCGCGGCCATGTTGCTGGCCCAGACGCCGGCGCCCATCGTCGCCGTGAGGATGCGGAGCTGCCCCGGTACGTCCTGCAGGATGACCTGGATGCCGACGCCGTCGCCGACCGGGAAGGTGATGTCGTCGGAGGTCACCGTGGCCGGCGCGTCCCCATCGAAGGTCGACGGGAGCGTGAACGCCGACGGGCAGGTCAGCAGCAGGCGGTCGCCGAACGCCTCGGCCGTCACCGGCGTCCCCGCGGCGTTGATCGCGTCGACGATGTCGGCGACATCCGCCGCGCCAGCCGGAAGCTGGATGGGGTAGGTCACACCGCCCGTCTCGATGTACAAGTAGACGCCGGCCGGAATCGTCAACCCGATCACGTCGACGGTGCCCAGCACGGCGTACAGCCCCGCACCAGGGATGTCGGCCGAGAATGAAGCGTCGCCAACCTCGTACAGGAGCTGCGTCCCGGCAGGCAGAAGTCGAGCCACGGGCGACGACCCCGTCACCACGAGGTCGCTACCGTCCTCCAGGGGGAGCAGGACGTAGTCCGTGCCCTCGGGGATGGCCGTCAGCGGATCCTGCGACAGGTCCTTGGACCGGATCTTCGGGTCGGCCGGGCCGCGCGCCTGCTGAACGGCGCTCAGTGCCGCCTTGCCGGCCAGCAGATTCAACGCCACGGAGGACGCAGTCCGCGCCGCCTCCTCATCCGACGCCGTGTCGTAGTAGTCGACTGCGGCGTCCACCCCCGACTTCGTCCGGTCCACGATGCCCGAGGACACCCGCCGGCGCAGGTCCTCGGCGGTCACCTCTGTCACGGTCCTGCGCGCCCACAGAATCCGCTGCTGGAGCTGCAGGAAGCGCCGGATGAAGTCGTCGAAGTGGGTCACGGCATCCGAGAGGGCCTCGGCCCCCACGCGCGCGGCGCCCGCCCCGACAGCGGGCTGCACGTTGGGCTGCAGCCCAGACGCCACGAAGTCGTCCAGCGCCTTCCCATAGGAGCCCAGGAGGGTGGATGTCGCGCGGCTGCTGCCCGAGGTCTGCATCACATCCGCGGCCGTGCCGAGCGCCGACGACGCCGCGGCCAACGACACAGTGTCGTTTGGCGCCACGGACGGGCGGGTGGAGTCCAGCAGGGCGAGGATGGTCTCCTCGAGGTCGGTGATGGTCTCCTTCAGCAGGGCGCGGACGCCGTTGTTGGCGTAGCCGGCGAGGACGTAGAAGGTCGGCGGCCGCAGGAGCAGCAGGGTGGCCGCGTCCTCCTGCAGCTTCGTGAACGCCTCGGTCTTGGCGTCGACACCAGCCGTCTGGTGCCCCGCCACCGACTGACGAGAGAGGACCTTGCCCGACGCGGTCTGCAGCCGGTTGCTGTCATACCCTCGCGCCACTGGACTTCCTCCGCCCCAAGAGCTCGATGCGCCGCATGTGGCCTGGCGACATCGTCTTAGCCTGCCGTCTCCACTTCTCTGGGTCCAGGTCGTAGGCCATGCAGACGCTCATGTACGAGTTGAAGCGGTCCGTGTTGTTGGAGAACAGCCAGCGCTTGACCTCCGCGTGCAACCTCCGCTTCCGGAGGCTCCGTGCGTGCCTCGTCATCACGTAGTCGTGGACGGCCTTTCGGATCGTCAGGATCCACATGCGTCGCTCGCGGGAGTTCTGCACCTGAATCCAGTCGAGCAGCTGGAGGTACTCGTCCTCGTCGGTCGGGTCTCGGACCTCGAACCCCTCGTAGGTGGCGGCGTGGATCATGCGACGTTGACGACCAGCGGAGTCACGGTGAACGTGACCTCCGGCAGTCGCGCAGAGAAAGCTCCTTCGTCCACAGTTGCGGTGATCGAGGCGCTGCCGGTTCCGGTTGCGGTGATGACGAGCGTGCCGCCGGACCATCCAATGGTCGCAACGTCCTCGTCGCTGGACTCGAAGGTGAGGAACTCCTGTGGCGTGCGGTCGGTGTCCTCGTCCAGGGTGATCCCACTGGACAGGAGCAGCTGCGGGTTGATGTCCTCGTGGTCGCCTACGGCCAGCGCCAGCGGGCCGGCGGGGTCGAAGGTGAGGGCGGTGGCCTGCGGGAAGAGCAGGTCGGCGACGTCGACGGACGCGGCGTCGGGCACCTCCACGGTGCACAGCGCGTCCTCGTAGCCTGCGAGGTTGATGTCGAACTCCGCCTCACGCGGGAGGTCGAACTGGAAGTAGCCGTTGGCGTCCGAGATCTGCCGGAACGGCTTGGCGAAGTAGCCCCTGGTGGGCTGGTAGAGGGTCGCCGGCAGCCACCGGGAGTTGACCTCGAGGAGGACTCCTGGCTGCGGCTGGCCGGAGGCGTCGACGAAGTACCCGGACACCGTGCACATGTTGGGGTACACGCTCTCGGGCTGCGGCGTGACGTACGCTTCGACGTCGAACGCATTGGGGTTCGGGTCGACGACGCGCAACGTCTGGGGCGACGTGATGGTGGTCTGCGGCGTCAGTGGGTAGAACCGGATGTAGTAGAGGCCCTCGGCGACCGTGAAGTCCACCTCGCCGGCGGCGTCGGTGAGCATCGAGTACAGCAGCTCGGTGTTGTCCTCGTCGTAGATCCGGACAGGTAGCCCCTCGATGGCCGCGGCGTTCTGGTCGGTGACGGTGACGGTGACATCGGCCATTACGGTGTGCTCCTCGGAGCCGGGATCACTGAAGCCCTCTGCATCTGGTAGACGCTGGGGGCGTCGGCGAGCAGCAGGAACAGGTCGGCCTCCGCCTGGTCCGGCACGGTGAACCGGCCGGTGTACCGTGTGCCGTGGATGCTGACGTCCACCTCCATGCCGCGCGCGAGGTAGATCTCGGCCTCGCCGTGCTCGTCGGTCTGCATCTCGACCTGCGCACCCGCGGTGCCCATGCGCTGGACGACCGGGAGGTTGAACGTCGGGGCGAACGCGATGACGAGGTTCTCGATGGCGTCGCCCTCAACCGTGCCGATCTGACAGAAGACGCGGCAACGCGACGCCTGCGGCAACGGCAGGTGCGGCTTCGACACCACCACGGGCGCCAATGGGAGCAGCATCGCTGGGTAGGTGGCCATGGCGCCACTCTACCGCAGGATGTCGGAGTAGTGAAGGAACTACGCGGTCTTGAGGGCGAGGCCGTCGGAGTCGTCGGCGAAGTGGACGTAGGTGTCCGTGCCGTCCTCGAAGTCGTCCTCGTTGGCCAGGCCGGCCGGAGCCCAGAACAACAGCGGCAGCGTGCCAGGGTGGTAGTCGCCTGTGGCGGTCATCAGCACGATGGGCGCCAGCGGCACATTGCCGGCGATCAGCGCCTCGGGGATGTTGTCCATCCACTCCAACTCGGTGTCGGTGTACTCGGTGGCGCTGTGCAGCGAGTAGGGTGTGGCCGACATGAGCACACCGCCCGAGTCGCCCCACAACACCATCGGCTGTACGTCGCTGCCGACGATGGCGCCGGAGTCGTAGCTGTAGTCCAACGGGTCCGCGGGATCGAGGAAGATGGTACGCGCGGGGCCGTCGACGCCCACGATGAGCTTCAGCTCGCCGACGCCGGCGACCGGGGTGTCCGACTGGTTCATCAACCAGAGGTACTGGCCCGCCTCGAACTTGGTGAAGTCCGTGCCGGCGGCGAGATAGATCATGTCGTCGCCGGCCTCGTTGTAGCCAGACGACGGGGCGCCGACGATGTAGGCGCGTCCAGACCGCTGCTCCGGCTCGGAGCGGTCCACCTTGCCGCCGTAGAACTTGTTGTAGACCCCGCCGCCGACGTCGGCAACGATGGCCACCTGCTCGGCCGTGGCGGTGATCCACACGTCGCAAGGGGTCTCGAGCTGGATGCAGGTGGTCCCGGTGTCGTCCCCGAGCTCGTCGTAGCCCACGCTCGCGGAGTCGTCCCACCACGAGTAGGCCCGGAAGTGGACCTGCTTGGTCGTCAGGTCGTGGGTGGCGCGCAGGAACAGAGCCTCGTAGCCGTCGTCGCCGTTGCTGAAGTACACCCGGTCCTGCTCGTCTGCGTCGCCGTCGACCTCCTCCCACAGCGTCCACCCCGCGGCCAGCAGCGTGGCGTGGAGCCCGTTGGCGGCCTCGATGAAGTTGTTGACCGTGGCGAAGGTCTGGTCGGCGACGGATACGAGCGGCATGGTCTACTCCTCGGTGGGCGGCTCCTCGGGCTCCGGTGCCGGCGGGTTCTGGCCCGTGCCGACCTGCTGGCGGAGCATCAGGGTGCCCGTCCGCGGGTCGTATTGGTACTGCGAGATGTCGTGACCCAGCTTGTGGCTGAGCCGGCCCATGGTGATGGCCTGGGCCCGCATCTCCTCCTGCAGCGCCCGGTTGGCGTCGTCGACGGCGCGCGACGAAAGCTGCATCCGAAGCTGGCTGTTCTCCAGCTCCAAGGCGTCGGACCGCTCCAGCTTGATGGTCGCCGGCGGGGTCTCAGGGTTGTTCGTGGGGGTCGCGTCGGACATGGGTTCTCCTCATCTACCGAGTAGCAGGTTGACCTCCTGGATCAGGAAGGGTTCGGCGCTGCTGATAGTAGCAAGGCTGAGGTCCGCTGATCCACTGATTCCCTCCCGCACCTCCTTGAGGTAGGCCACGTCGTCATCGATCCGTGCGATCTCCTTGTCGTAGTAGTCCGTCCACGCCTGCTCCAGCGCGTCCAGTGCTTCGTCTCGGGTCATCGGCTCTGTCACCAGCCCGGGTCCCACCGCTGTGCCTTCGCCGCGATCCGCTTGCGGATGCGCGAGACCTTGGAGTCCGACCAGCCCATCTTCTTGGCGATCCGCGTCGCGGACGTCGCCTGCTTGCCACCGGTGCCGAGCAGGTGCTCGTAGACCGTCAGCTCGTCAGGGGTGAGCTCGAAACGCAGGAACTCCAGCATCTCCTGGTCCTTGCTCGGGATGATGGAGGTGGGGTCGTCCTTGAACCCGGAGGATGGGAGGTCCTTGTGGGACAGCTCCGCCTGCATGCGGCCGACCTCATCCTGGTTCCACCCCAAGCGGTCCGCCAGTTCCGACGACGTCGGCTCCCTGCCGAGCTGCTGGTCGAGCTCGAACTGGGTGGTCTTGAACTTGCCGATGTCGTAGCTGCGCGTCTCCGGGATGCGACCGACGTTCTGGTACTTGTTCACGAACCTCTGCGCCGACCGCATGTAGTGGTGGACGAAGGTGGACAGCTTCGTGCCGCGGTTGGGGTCGTACCGGCGCAGGGCGCGCAGGAACTGCTGGTTGAACTCGGCCTCGACGGCCGCCGGCGGCAGCGGCGTGCGCTGCTGGAACATGCGGACCCGCTTGCCGATCAACGACTGCATGGAGTCGAGGAGGGGCTGGAACTTCGTCGGGTCCTCGCCGGAGTTCTTCCAGTCCCAGTACATCTCCATCTCCTCACGCTGCTTCTGCGTGAGGGGCTTCTTGG